GTATCATCTTGGGATAATCAAGAAGACAAGAAACAAATATTTCGCACACAAATTACTCAAATGTATAATAATTTACTTGCATCGCGCGATACGCACAAGTCTGAAAATTTTGGCGAGTTAATACAAATCCGCGTTCAGCGAACTGTTCTTTCCCCTTTCAACAGTAGCGACAATACTCCCGAGTTCTATACTATGAATGCTTATAAGAACGAAGGCATTTTGTATAAATGTTATGATTTCTCCATGAAACCCGGAGCCTTAATCATGTTTTTAAGTGAAGTTTTTATGCAAAAATATGCATTTGAAAATTTATCAAAAAGATGTGATGTCATTATTCCTGTAATTTATGATTATTGGTTACAAACTATACGCAGTGATACAAATTATGACTCGAAATTTATTATTAAAATGCAATACTTAACTGGGTTTCGCCCACTTTTAGACGTAAGTGTCACCAATTCTTGCGATTCAGTCGCCAACCGAATCAACAATATTAATGCTTGTATGCAGCGCGTTTTGTTTTTTCACAATGACTACAATCTTGGAAATATTATGTTTAGCGACAAAGACAACAAATTTGGACTCATTGATTTTGCACTCTCTGCATTTGCGCCTTTAGATAGTTTCATTGGTGATGAAAACGACAACAATAATTTCTATTGTGTCAATAAAAGTTTACGCCGCAGATCTGTTGGATTCGGTGGAAAGTCCAAAAAACGGTTGCAGAAAAAGAATACAAAGAAAAAGAGAAAGAAACGCCGACGCTAAATCAAAAATACATTCTTGCACCTTCCACCAAAACCACATATTTCCATTCGTTTTTGCGTCCATATGTCGCCTCGCATTTCGCCTTTATTTCCGCAACGCGTGTTAAACTTGCCGTGAAATATCGGGGCTTGAGTTCCGGATGATACACCATGTAACCTACCGGCGTTTTCAATGACTCCAAATGCATCACTAGTTCCGGTGCAGAATGATCATTGAATATTTGATTAAAACCGGTTGTCGACAGCGAAAACCAGGTTTTGATATTTTCTCCAATTATTTCTGCAACCTCTTCCGCCGTGTCCACTTGCCTGTTTACATTTTCCTTTTTGCCCGTAAAATCTTTTCCTTCGACTTGGTACTTGTCGTTTTCGAAGATAATCTGAAATTTGTATGTCGGACTGCACACTGTAAACATTTTTTCTTTTGGTTTTATTTTTGAACTAAAAATAATCTTTTACATTGCATTCGGGACATTGTGTGAACCTTTCGTTCACGTTTACAATCCGTCGGTCATAATGCAGGCCATTTATTGCCGACCATCCATACAAATTTGCATAATGTAAAGCTGTCTTTATATCTTCTTTACATTGTACTAAAAAATACTTGTAGGCATCGCCGCCATCCAAGTTTGCGTCGCAGTGCTTACACACGGAATCGGTTCTTTGTAACATTTCTTCGTTGTTTTTTGACGCTTCGTTTTCTTCGTTTATTCGAGCCGCCGCTTCGAAACAGATTTTCAAAAACCGTCTTGTCCTTTAAATTTTCTTTAACTGCCAAATTTAGAGGTGTCTCTGCATGGGCATTTTGAATATTTACATTAGCACCTAGCTGAATAAGTATTTTTGCCCGATGCTCGTTTTTTGTTAAAATCGCTTCGTGGAGTAAAGTGTTCAGGGTTTGCCTTTTTTGTTTGTTGATGTCGATACCGCGACCAATCGCATTTTTTACAACTGTTTCAAAGTCTTCATCGCTAACTCCATTTGTTATACTGAAAATATCGGTTCCATGCCTACGAGCGTTGACATTTGATTGTGTCTTTTGCTCGGCTTCTGCCTTTGCTTTTACATTGGCTTCTTCCTCTTTTCGTTTCTTTTGCTCAGCTTCCCATGCTTCTAACTTTTGCAAGGCTTCTTTATAACGAGCTTCTTTAATTTTGTCATCTTCTATCATCTCTTTTATATATTTTGCCTTTGCTTTTGCATTGGCTTCTTCCTCTTTTCGTTTCTTTTGCTCAGCTTCCCATGCTTCTAACTTTTGCAAGGCTTCTTCTTCTTCTTCTTCTTCTTCTTCTGCTTGTATCTTTTTCTTAGCTTCTATCTCTGTTTGTCTTATTTTCTTAATTTCTATCTCTGGTTCCGCTTCACCAGTTACTTCATAGTCTCTGTTATCGTCGTAAACATTAATTGTTGCCGCAACATTCCAATCATTTCCATAATTAGATTTGTTTTCAATTTGTTCAATAACAAAACGTTTCAAGTAAATATGAAAGTCGCTTACATTTTTTACTTTTCCCAAATCCGGATCTCCAGAATTATCCTCAGGTGTTCCGTATTCTGTTGTATATTTCAAATCCAAGGGTGGTGCTGTTTTTGGCAAATAATTTTCATAGGATTCATCAATTATAACACGCTTGGCCAAAAGTAAGTCATGTGACCTATTCGGCTGGATAGGATCAATCATATAATCTTGTGAAAGGCCTTCATCTTGAGACATCGATCCACTTATAATTAAATAACCGTTGTAAATGCCACAGTCCGGCGCACACTCCTGCAATTGACAGACTTCTTTTACTAGTTCGCGCGTATTAAATGATTTGCTCACATAAAAGTAGTTTCTTCCATAATCGATTATTTTCGCTATATATTCTGTTTTGAACTCAATCACTTTGTTCTCCTTTGTATAGTGATACCGCATTAGTACGCAGTTCTTTCCGGGGTAAGGTTTGTATACACATACATTGTTGGTATGCAAGTCATAATGGGTGTATTTGTCTTTTAACTGATCAAGTGCGAAATATACTTGATACAAAACATTAAAAACATCATAAGCAGATTTAGCTGTATACGCGGTGTTTATCATTTTATTTAAAGTTGTTAAATTATCAAAATGTTGCATGGTAACACATATTTTATTTGTAAGGATGCAAGACGTTTTTATTTCTTCATCATTCATTTCTTCATCATCTAATCTTTTTAATTTACTGAAGTAATTACGTAAATTATAATTATTTAAAAAGGCTCTCTGAGCCCATTCATCCTCAAATTTATACAAATCATAAGTTTCCAGAAAACACGGAAAAGATCTTGAAACCCCGTTGATGAAATATTTGCCAATCAAATATTCGTATAATAAATTATCAGATTCCGGGTTTTTCGCGCATTTTAACACTGCATATGTCGTATAGTTACCTATTTCAAAAGGGATCGAATATAATACTCCATTTTGCCCATCAGCTATTAATTTTATACTGCTTCTTGCTACTAAGCTGAAATCTTTAAAATCTCTAAATATTTTTTTAATATGTTTTCCATATGGACCTAAAGATACACAGGTGCCAGAATTTGGACACAGTTTTTCAAGTTCATTCAGTGTTGGTTTGTTATCGAGCAATTCGGATACAACTTGTTTTGCCGTTTCGTCCAATTTACCACCCCGTCTCTTCTTTTTTGTTTTCCTCATACACTATATTTATTATCTATAAATAATTCTATACAATACATGGTTTATCAAATCACTTTGTATACGCGTCGGAAAGCCAAAGAACTAGGAGTTGTCGTTAAACCGTCCCATGATCCCAAAAAGAAAATTGACATCTTTAGAGACGACGTTTTTATCACCTCCGTTGGTGCTACCGGTTACAAAGACTATCCCACCTATATCAAAGAAATGGGCAAACCTTTTGCCGACGAAAGGCGCCGTCTATACAAAATTCGACATCAGTATGACCGGACCAAAAAGGGGTCCGACGGTTGGTTTGCCGATCAACTCCTTTGGTAAAGTTAAGGGAACTACGTATTCGGCGCACCCAAAGGGTGCGCTTACGCCTTTTGATCCCTCCTTTTGAAGGCACCTTCGGTGCCCTGTGGTCGGTGCCTTCAGTACCTCCCGAGCACCGTCGGACGCAAAGCGTCCTTATCCCTCCTTTTGAAATGCCATTTTTTTCTAATATACAAAGCATTTGTCGCGATACAATATATATATGTTTATAAATTGCCCACATTGTGACGGCTCTATCGAAATTGTTGAGTTCAATTGTTGTATATTTCGTCACGGCACTCTCAAAACCACCGGCGAACAAATCGATCCACACGCCAACCAGTCCGCTTGCGATTACTTTGTCGAAAATAACCTCATTTACGGTTGCGGAAAACCTTTTCGACTCGTACTTTGCGCAGAAACTTGGACTGCAAAAATTTGCGATTATATTTGATACGAATCATAAAAAAATTAATCATGTCCTGCTGGTCCGACGCCTCCCCCAATTTTAAAAAAAATTTTAAAGATTGGCTGGGCGATATCGCCTACCGCGAATTTCTTCGCCACGTTTCCTACGACTGCTCACTCGATGTTATCAATGACTGGTGGCATTGGTCCAAGCAAACCACTATACAAGATGTCAACTACATTTACCAAGAGTTGTTTCGAATGGTTAGAGAATATGACCCCGTCACCTGGAGCGATGATCCTTTGCCTTCCTCGACTCCATCTAAGCCTTCGTTCCTTGTTCCACGCACGACAAAATGTCTTGTAGAAAATACTTTCGCTCTTTCGTCACCAGATTGTAGCCAACCTGATTACATGATTGGACAAAACGATTATTGCGAATCTTCACAACACGGTATCGCCGACCCCGTTCGCCTTTTCGTACATACTTGCGACAGCACCGACGATGCGCGCGATTTTCATTTTCAATCGATGCAATCATGTGATTCCATCGATTTTTCAGACGACAGCCTTTCTCCAACTGGACCTTTGCCTTCGCAAGAATCGGTCCGACGCCGCGTTCGCCCCTCTCCCGAATTTCGGTCATCCTTTGTGCGACCGTTTCACCGCAAATAATTTTTTTTTATTTTTAGTTTTAATCGAATTTAACCCTCGTTTTTTTTCGCAAACTTCTTTTTTTTTTTAAACTTCGCTTTATTCGGAACTTCCTTCGACTTTTACCTCCTTTTTTCACATCATCCTCCGAATCACTGTCACCAAATTTTATTCTCGGAATCCGATCAAATACATTTGACGCCGTCGGCTTTCGTTTATTTTCCGCTCTCTTCGTCTGGAGCTCTTTATTTAATTTACTATATTCGAGTTTTCTTTCGATCTCTTGATGAAATTCTTCCGGCGTTGCTAAACCAACATATCCTTTTACATTGAAATCTGCATTCAAGACCACATTGGGCGCCTCACAAATCACACACTCCGGATGAAAACGCGATCCCGGGATTGCCTCGAGCATAAAATTTGCCATGTATCCTTGTATTCCCGCTTGACTACAAAGAAATTGTACAAACTTCCAATCCGTCGGACCCACCGAATTCCGGATTCGAACTTTTTCATCACCATATGCAGACGTTTTTTTACGCGGGTATCCAAAACTCTGCTGCATCGCTTCGCGTATCTCTTCTTTGTTTTCAACCGTCGGCACTACTGTGTCTAACAAATATTGCATCGTTTTATCACTGTCTATCGCAAGAAGTGTGTAAGGCTGTGTCGTTCTATATGAAAAGGCGAAGCCATACAGTCGTGATGTCATTTCGTTAAATCCGAAAAATGCAGGGCCTGGAATCGGTCTCGGTATATATTTGCTCAATGGTTCGCGAAAACTTTTAAACAAAATGGTGTCTGTCGGTATCACATATGTATCATACTGTGGTCCTGCGACAAAAAACCTTTTCAGATTTTCTTCTAATTCGTCTGACATTGTTATATATATATATATAGTATCTTTGCATAATATCGAAAACTTTTTTCTTTTTGTTTTGTATATTTTCCACTGAAAAAAATGAATCCCGATAAACAATGGCTCTCCCTCATCCCTTTCGACAAATCCAATTGGTGGATCACATCCAAGAATATTTATTTAGATGGCGCTATTCGCAAAAATACTTGCTACCGCGCATACTACATTCTCGCCGATGGCAGCAGCTTCGGATCTTATTTTCGCTACTTTTTCTGGGACTTTGATTCCGACCAACGATATTTCGACGTCGATTCCAAATGGATTTTCGACAAACCCTTTGATGACCTCGAACCGGGCGACGTTGTATCAAACTTGATCAATCAACACAAATATATTGTTGTTAACAACACCAGCAACAATGTAAATACAAAGTTCTGTAAAGTTTTGGAGTTCCTTTAAAGGGAACCCATGGTTCCCTTTTGATCCCTCCTTCTTTTTATTTTATATCATAAACAACGGGTTAAAATCGAAGGAGGGGTAAGGACGCAAGGCGTCCGGCGGTGCTCAGGAGGTACCGAAGGCACCGACTACAGTGCACCGAAGGAGGGGTTAAAGGGGTGAACGGTGAAGGCGTTCCGCCTTATACGTAGTTCTCCTTAAAATGGTTCCCTTTGAAACGCATACAAATAACACTCAAACATCTGTTTTACGAAAAAAAACGAAATCTGATCTTGGATACCACATTCTTGTATATGTTCGTACCACACTCGCCCCAACTCTTCCGTCACAGGATGCCGCATATTTCGTATCAAAAATCCACAAGCACAATGACTCGCCGTTGTCTCGCGAAACCCCTTTTCAACTTGCTTCTCAATATACTCCATGTACTTGGCACAATCCACTCTGTATCGCTCTTGCAACATCGACTCGTGAAACTCATCCCACACATTATTACTCGTTATGAACCAATGTTGTCGCAACAATAGCGCATAATCCTGCTCAACAAAATACTTTTGTATATATTCTTCCACAAAGGTTTCGCTCACCTTGTTTAACTTGCTGTCCAGGAAACACAAATAATCATATTTCGACAACTGTTCATACAAATGCGGCTGCGTCTTTACATGCTTCCCCATCATACAACTCTCCTTCACATCGTCCGTCGTCTTTTTGTTAGCCTCGTACACGCCGATCCACGGCGTCTCTGCAAGACGTTCCATGATTGTATCATTATTGGTGAAATAATAACACTTGTATTTGCTCGATGGTGCTGGTGGTATGCTAAATGATGCGTTGCTGTTGCTTCCATAAAAACAAGTGTAGAATGCCAAATTCATTATATTTGTATAGTATACATAATGTGCGACAACTCTTCCTCACCTTTTGCGCAAACTTTGTCGTACACTCTGACCGTCGAACCCTTCTTGAATCCTACTTCCAAACAGTACCAAAATATTATCGTCATCGATAAAATGCCTGCCGGCCCCCTCGCCGAATTGGTCAGTCGCTTCGCTCCTTCCAAGCTTTCTCGCTTCCAAGTCAATGACGACAACAATTCTCACTGTTGCAAGTTTGCCATTCGCCGCAATTACCACATTTTACCCAACGACTTTTTGACCGCCGACGACATCCCCGCCCTGCTCGGATATTTAAGCACAAATGGCTACACCATCAATTATGACATCACAAAAATTGTTCAAAAATCAATTCGTATTGTTTGTGTCTTCTTTTATTCTATGTGAAAAACTAGCTTAAAACTATATCTTGTATATTTAATAATGGACCCCATCACTAAAAAAAAATTTATCGAAGAAAAAACCAAAATCGTTGAAGAATATATGGCCGAAATCGAGTTCCAACTCAAGTCTGGTCTTGATCTCATCGAGCTATACAAAAAAGAAGCAAAACTTGAAACCGACGAATTCCAGGACAAAATTGTATCTATCATCAAAAAAATCGAATTCTGCGCCGCCACCGTCGAATCGGAACTCGATGTCGAGGGTGCTCCCACCTATTATATCGCCAACGGTCGTATCAATGTCGCCGACAGTACTCCGACTTTTACCATCACTCAAGTTGATGATGATGATGACGATGACGATGACGATGACTCGGATTCGGATTCCGACTCTGACTCGGACTCCGATGCCTCATTCACCGAAGAAGAACGCAAACACATCAAAACCCCCGAACACTACAACTTCCTCAAGCGTTACAGTCTGAAACCCTCCGCCGAATTTTCGTTCAACATCACCCAAAATCTCGACGATATTTCGTTATCTTCTACACCACCTTAGAACACAATTGTTTTTTCCTCTTTATATATAGAATCCAACAATGAGTTCACTCGCTTTCACTCCTCGACCTTTGAGACACGGTACCGGCAACGGTCGCGTTTTACCCATCGACAGCATCAAAAACAGCCAGGGCAATATATTTAACCGTTTTGTTCCCGGCGCCGGCGTCGGCGCCACCAGTGTTTCCGTTCGCCGCGCAAAAATGTTTCACGCCGCTTTACGTCGTTAATGAAAAAATTATCACTCTTATCATTTTTTAATACATTAAGTTAAAAAATGGCATCCAAATACTGGCATCTTCTTTCTCGAAAACCTTCAAATGAAATAACCGGATATGTTGCATTTCCAATCCATCCCACGTTTCATGTTTCCACCTTAATTGTGGATACTACATTTTGGAGTATAGTTTTTACCTTTATTTCTCTTTTAGTTCCAGTTATCTTGAAAAGGTTATTTCCGAATTATTGGGGAAATTTGGAAAAGTCAAAGAAAGCCGAATTCCCCTCTATCATTATCGCTTTAATTCACCATGCATACGTTGTACCATTGGCAATCAAATGGATCTTTGACGACTTTACTATGAGCGACAGCGACTATTTGTCGAGAAACTGTGCTACCAAGGAAGCTATGATCACGCCATTCTGTTTTGGATACTTCATCTCGGATACTATCGTTTATGTTATTCCGCAATTATTCATTGGTAAATTTGAAATGTTAATTCATCATTTTTTGTTTGTCAGTTTGTCGCTTTTCACCTTATTTGCGTCTGGAGAAATCAATAAACTAATTCCACACCTACTTGTTTGCGAGTCAACTGGTTTAATATTTAATACTTGTACAATTCTTCGAACTGCCGGTTTCCGAAATCATCCGATTGTTACTTTGTTGGAGAATCTTTTTGCTTTATTTTTCCTCTTGTTTCGTTCAATCAATATGCCGCTCGCGTTTCTTGCAATGTTTCTTTTTTTCGATTACAGCAGTTTGGGGCCCGCTCAATATACAATTCCGCCGATTTGTGTATTACAATGGGTTTGGATGTATAAAATTATTACGATTGCCCTTGGAAAGAGGTACACCAAAAATTTATAATATTTCATTTTCGGTTGCATTACTTGTTCTGCGCAAAATGCTCCAATTCATAATCCACATTGCAGCACCAGTTATAAAACTTATCAAATGATATATTTCGTGAAAAGTGGCAACGTCAGGATTAAACCACGAAGGCGTAAATTCATTTATAAAAAAATATCCAGCTATCGATTGTGAAACTATTGCCAGCCAATTCATATTCCACTCAAGCTCGTTCATATACTCGTGATACCAATACATAAACGGAAGTTGTATTCCGGCCAAAGCAACCAGCCTGAGTGTGTTTGGCTTCATAATGATAACATTGTAATTGTTCCAAATCGTTATCATTAACGCAGCGAAAAAATGCGGCAATCCAATTTCTTTTGGAACTAATAATAATGCCATGGGAAAATATTTTGAACATACATACGAAGCTACCATTATATGATCAATTTTTTGTAAAATAATTTCGGTTTCTTTTGACCACGTACCAACATGATACAAACTGCTTATCACAAAAGTTATTACATTCATTAATAAATAAAAATAACAAATATACAATCCATTTAAATTTTCTTTACTCGCCTCGTAGTACCACCAAAATAATGGAGGAAAACAAATCAATAATACCAAATGCAGCTTGCCTCTTAAGTATGGTTTCTTCCTCCCTTCGCAATACAAAACCTCATTGCAAAACAGACGTCCATCTGTGTTTTCATGTAAATACTCGTTTGAAATCATATATCACTTTCAATAATTATAAAAAAAAGCTTTTATATCTTCTTACATTTGCGAACACATACAAAATGCCTCTTCCGCCGTGATTCGCATCGACGGATCTATCGCCAACATTTGTTTCACCATCTCTGTCATTTCGCCCATATCTCGCAACTTTTGCTTCTCCTTTTCCTTCAATTTCTCCATCAATTCTGCACTCAACTTTGTACGATCCACTTTTCCAGTTGTCGCATCAAAATGCATTGGTTTCTTGCGCACAATATGATTCGGAAAAGAAGCTCCATCTAACACCGCTTCTATTTCGCACAAGTGCAGCCACTCCCCATCTCCATCAAATAATGGCTCCCTGCGAACCATCTCGCACACCACGCACCCCAATGACCAGATGTCCGCTCCATATGACCACTCCAACTCCAAAATATTCTCTGGACACCGGTAAGGTTCGGTGCATATTGTTTCGGGTTTCTCCGCGCTGTGCTCGAATGTCGCCAGTCCAAAATCTATCAGCTTTACATTTGTACCTTTGCTGTTCACAAACATGATATTTTCGGGCTTAATGTCACAGTGCACAATGCTGCGTGACTTTAAACATATGAGAGCATCCAATATTTGCATTGTGATTGCCAGGATTTCATCCCTCGTTAACGCCCGATTTAACAATGTTTCATACAAATTTTGGTGCAGTTTTTCAAATACAATATATTGCAGCAATCCGTCCTCAAAACTTGTTAACATCTGTACACAGTTCAGGTTCCACATCACTTCCCGCAACATTACCGTTTCCGCCGGGTTTTCCCCCTTTTTTTGTATCTTCATTGCATACTTCATTTTGCCACGCTTGGCCAAGAAGATTTTTCCAAATGTTCCCTTGCCCAATACCTCTTTTGTCTCGATTATATATTCGTCCCCTGTCTCCGGGTTTTCCACTATGATTGCAGCCGCTTCGTGGGTCGCTTCGCCAATTACTTCGTGAGTCGCTTCGTGGGTCGCTTCGCCAATTACTTCGTGAGTCGCTTCGCTTACCGCTTCGTCTTGAATCTTTTTTACTGCAATCCGCGTTGGAGTTTTTAAGAACATGAAATAAAACGCAGCCCAAAACAACATTCTTCGACATATTATCAAGAATGTTGTTAAATTTGTTTGTATCATTCTTTCTAATGCATGATTTTTTTTTGATCTTCTTCTCGGATTTTTACACACAAATACAGTATAACATACAAAAATATTACCATTCGTATTACGCGACCATTCGTGCAAAATCGCAACACCCTTTTCGCAGGGTGCACATATTCGCTTAGCACCTTTCGACATATTATACACTTTGGTGTTGTCCTTAACCATTCGATCAAACACCGCTTGTGACAACGCAACAAACATTTGCACTCAAAATACAGCTGTTTTTCTTTTACCACGAAGATTTGACTCTTGTTAATAACCCGTTTTTTTGGCTGCAAACATATACAACAATCATTTTCGTTGTCTTTCTCTCCCATTTTATTTCCTTCTTATATTTCCCAAAGGTAAAAAAAATATTTACTTTTCGCTCGCTGTTTTTTTGTAAGTATACAATGTATACAAAATGTCCATCCGTCGTCTTCAAAGCAGAGTCCTTAATCAGCGCACCTATTTAGGTAACAGGTTTACTAATTTCACTACACCACCCATTTATACCGGCGACTTGATCGTCGAACGCGACGAAACTGTCAACGGCAATTTAACAATAAAAAAAAATTTGCACGCCAACAATTTTTATGCCTCCGGTAATTACTACTTGGACACCTTCGTCTTGATTCCCGCTGGCACTATCATTATGTCAGCCGCCGTCGTCGAACCCGGCGGTTGGCTTGATTGCGACGGACGCCAACTTAGCGTCCATTTATATGAAGACCTCTTTTCCGCCATCCAATACACCTTCGGCGGCTCCGACATCAGTTTTAATATTCCCGACATGCGCGGACGCGCCGGCATCGGTCTTGGACAAGGAACTGCGCTCACCAATCGCACCCTCGCCTCCGTCGGCGGAGCCGAAACTCACACTCTTTCCACTTCGGAAATCCCCAGCCACGACCACACCGGCACAACCGCTACGAACGGCAGTCATACCCATTCTTCCAACGCCATCGGCGGTCAGGGCAACTACGGTTTAGCATACGCAAATGGATCTTCTACAGTTATTGATACAGATCTAAGCCAGGGCGAACTCAATGTTTGGACCACTCCAGGTGCACTTACAATTAACGCGTCGGGCGTCCATAATCACACTTTTACCACGAATTCTACCGGCGGCGGTGGGTCGCACAATAATATGCAACCTTATGTCGTTCTGCGTTATTTGATCAAGTTTTAAGTGTAGCAAAAATCTTTGTATAGTTTATAACCACAAATGTCCGGCAAAAACCCATTTGAACCTATTCCAACAAGTTATGTAGAAGCCGTTCCGATTTCCCAAATCGCAGAGGGCACAAATGCAACCGCCGGCGAAAAAGTCACTGGGCTCGGCTCAGGCAAAGGAAAAAACTTCGCCCCAAGATTAGGCAAAGGAAAAAACTTCGCCCCAAGATTAGGCAAAGGAAAGAACTTCGCTCCAAGAATTACCGGTAAAGCTGGACTTGGCTTAGGTAAAGGAAAGAACTTTGCTTCAAGAATCACCGGTAAAGCTGGACTTGGCTTAGGTAAAGGAAAGAACTTTGCTCCAAGAATCACCAGTAAAAAACGAGGCAAAGGAAAACACTTCGCCTCACGAAAAACCAAAGGAAAGAATATTGGCAAGGCCCACGAGCCCCCCATACCTCTATTCCAACCATCTTTAACCAAAAATGATTCTGATACAAAACTCCACAATAAATCATACGACATGATATTCGACGACAATCTTGCAAACTTTAGTTACCACTTCTGCGGTTCCCCCTTTTTCACAAACGAGTTAGTGGACAAATTCACTGTAAATCTTAAGGAGAATAAAACTTTACGAAAAAAATTTGAAATATTCATGAACGGCATCGAGCTTGAAAATCGGTTCAATTTCCGAAGCCAACTCTCAGGTGCTAATTCCGCCACTGAGCGTGAGGCAATCATCGAAAAAGTAGCTTCCGCCTGTGGCGATGCACCTGTCGCTCAGTATGTTCGTGAATTTATGGTTTTCATGCTTTCCGACAACGGCGACAATACGGATATTTTGATTTTGAAAAAAAATGGTGTCATCCACGGCGTCGCTCTCGTATCGAAGTCGTATGACGAATACCAACATCCGGGATCTTTTAAACTCGAGCTTCTTTGTTCCAAAGACTTGGAAAAGGGCGGCAGTTTTTTGATCATGATGTATCTATTGGGATTGAAAGCCAAAGGTATTACAACCGGGTTTCTTCAGGTTGCCCACGGTTACTCGAATCTTAACGCTTTGTGTTTGTATGACAAGTTCGGATTTGTTGAAGATCCCGATTTGATTGATATGCACAATGAACTGTACATGAAATGCGATTTGACATATAAAGAAGATAGTCATATTTTCAACACATTTATAGCCAGTCTTCCCCCATCTCTTATCCCCAAAGAAGCATACGACGCAAAGGGAAAACTCATAATGGATCGCTCTAAAAATTTTTATAAACACGAGCCGTTGTGTACCGAAGGCTTTCGAAATTTACCCGAGCATATTCAGGAAGACATTATTGATTACCGCCAAAACTGTTTGAGTTCTATTAACACCGAGGCGGATGTTCTGAGTATTCGCGAAAATACCTTAAAATATATCAAAGCCAGAAAAATTACCGAATAATTTTTTTGCGAGATGATGTATACAACAATGTCATATCATCTCGTCTATTTTGTCGGCGACGCTACGCACGCCTTTTTCGACTACTTTTCCGGCGGGAAATCGATACAATCCAGCGGACCATACTCCAATAAGTCTGAAGCGATCAATGCATCTTTAGGGCGCGCAAGGGCTTGTATGGTTTATGATGCGCAATCACAATCCGTCACTTATTCGCAACATGGTTATGCTGCCAATTCCATCAACGAACTGTTGTTTTGGGCCAAGGCCCATGTGAAGTCGGTACCCTTGGCGCCTCCGGCGCCATCCCCACAAAGTGATGCCCAGCAAAGTGATACAAGTAAAGGAGGGGTTATCAGCCGTCAGGCTGCGCCCTTAGGGGATAAGCCGTCGGCTTCGCCTTATCGTAGTTCCCCTAATTGGGCATGCTCCAAGTCCAAACATTTGTCTCACACCGTTGAAATCACCGAGTTCCATTTAGCTGTCGATAATTTGGCCAAGCTAATCAGCGCAACCGTCGCCGGTATGGTCGGCAATGTTCCCGGCATTTTACAAGCCGTCTCCGGTCTCACCTTCGACCTTTGCAGCTCCTCCGAAGACAAAAGCGATTCAGAAGCCTTTATCAAAGATATTGTCGACAATGATGGTAACAAGGGCATTCTCGTCTTGCGTGCATCCAGCGAGACAAAAACCAAAAAGAAATTCTGGGGCAAAAATGAAAAGAAAATGCACGTCGATGGTGTCATTTTTGTATTGATTCCTTTGTCCGAAGACGCGAAACAACAGTGCATCAACATCGAAAATAAACATGCATCCAACGTTCTTGATCAAATTGAAAAGGACTTTTTCTGAAAACGACTTTTTGAAAAAAACAAGACCGATACACAAAACTTGATAATTCTTGATAATACCAAAAATTAATAAAAACAACCAAATCAGTTCCTATATAACTTTTGTTTGTTAAAAAACAAACATATTTCATATATACCAGACTTTAAATTGTTCAAGTTTTTATAGACCTGTATCTGGCCTTTTACAAATTTTTATATGTATTGTTTCATATAAATGTTTCTACAACCATTTATATCTCTGTGTTGTTTGTTATTACATTTTTTACAGTCATATTCAATTTCTCCTTTTAAATTCTCATTGTAATTTCCACATTTTGAACATGTCTTCGATGTGTAACACTCGTCTATTAAACTAAATTTGCAATCTTTTATACTGCATTTGTAAATTAGCCGCATCCTGAATTCATAGAATTTTGTTCTTAAACACGCAACCTTGGCAACTTTTGATAAAACACTTGAATTTTTTTTTACAATACTCTTGGCACTCATATCACCTAATAGTATTGTATCATAGTTGTTTGTTAAAAAATTTATTACTTTCCAATGTAACTCATTAACTTTGTTTTCTATTTTCCTATTAACGATTCTTTCGTTCTTTTTTTTTATTGAACTTTTGATTTCTTTATTACATTTAATAGTATTCAATCTGTTTAACATACTTTTAATTTTCAAATGCACATCATTTCCTATCGAAACGTATTCATTATTACTCAATCCAGTCATAAATGTTCTTAATCCAGGATCTAATGATATAACATTGTTTTTTTGCTGGGTTTGTAAATCCTCTAATTTAATTGGAACCAACAAAGTGTATTTGTCCAAAATGGAATTGTAGTTTATTTTAAAATCACAATTTATACTTTGCAAATCAAACTCTTTGTTATTATATAAAAATTTTATTTTTGGTAAATCACCAAAGACAGATTTACAAAATATACCGTCTTTTATTTTTCCCTTTTCGAATTCAAGCGTTTGACTCGGTCTTGTAAACTTCCAATATTTCATTCTAAACATTTTAAAGTTTCCAGTCTTCATATTAGAAACTGCACTTTTAATATTCTGCGTTAATTGAAAAATTGTCTTATCGAGCGTATGAATATCGATTGAGCATTTTATAGACTTTTTTTTACTAATTGTATTTTCTTTATCGATTGTAAATGAAAACCCGTTTTGAATCTGTAATTTGACTTCTTTCATCATGTTACGAATATAGTAATTATTATAAAAGTCTTTATTGGTTCCAATCATATTTTTGGTAATAAAAGATTTTGTAAACGGAAATGAACTTTTTATATAATTCAATGTTGAGTTATAAATAACAGTTGATGCTTTGAACCATTTTTTTAGAATCTTTTTATGTATGGATTTCAAAATCATATCAACTTTGATCATTTTATAACCCGGTTCTGGTAATTTATCAGTTTTACCAATTTTGATGTTATGCACTTTTTCTTCAGAGCAACGATGTATAGAAAACCACGAATTCGCGTCGATAACATCTTTATGTAATAAATCTAAGTTGTGAAAAGTAGGAATCGTATTTTGGTGTGTAGCAACAATGTTTTTGTACTTTTCTAAAAATACATCCTTTTTGTGTTTTTTCTTTTTCATCTGATTGTTATGTATTGCGTATTTTCTTTATATATTTTACAACATAAAGAAAACGAAAATAGGTTGATTATTTCAAAGAATTATCAACTATTTTGCTACTAGTTGCAAACCCCTGGGTTTTTTATTTTGGACATTTTTACTTTTGTCCAAAATCCAAATATACGAAATAATCTTTTTGGACGTGACTGAAAAAATATTTGTATTTTCCAATTTTGTTTTCCGCTGCATAACAAGTGTTGTTTTTATTGACCGTTAGAAATCGATTTTTGGATTTTTTTGAAAAACCGCCGAAAATTGGCAAAAACGGGTTAAAAATTTTGAGAGATCTCAGAGATGTCTCAATATCCCTACATAAAATTCAAAACGAAAATTATGATATTCCTTTTCTTATAGGGACTGAAAAACCCGCATTTTACCTACATTTTTGGATTCAAACCAACCTTTTGTAAAAATGTCCAAATTTCGACTTTTTTACAAGATTTATGGAGAAGTTTTCCCTACAATGGTTGTAGATAACATATTATAAAACAAATGTAGACCTACATAAAAAAATGTTTATAAAAATGTCCAAAAAAACCATTTTTCCAGCATTTTATAAACAAGTTTCCCCTACACGGATTGTAGATAACTACCGCAAAAACTAATGTAGACCTATATGTCAAACTTTTCTTAAAAATATATTTTGAAAAAAACAAGACACCTGGGTTTTTTATTTTGGACATTTTTACTTTTGTCCATTTTTCAAATATACGAAATAATCTTTTTTGGGGTGACTGAAAAACTTTTTGTATTTTCCAATTTTGTTTTCCGCTGCATAACAAGTGTTGTTTTTATCAACCGTCGAAAATCGATTTTTGGATTTTTTCGTAAAAACCCCAAAAATTGGCAAAAACGGGTTAAAAATTTTGAGAGATCTCTGAGATTGCTCAAAATCCCTACATAAAAGTGAAAACGAAAAAAACGACATTCCTTTTCTTATAGAGATCGAAAAAAACACATTTTACCTACATTTTTTGATTCAAGCCGACTTTTGTAAAAATGTCCAAATTTCGACTTTTTTACCTTCCTTCTAAACTCGTTTTTTCTACATGGCAAGTAGAAGACATCTTCAAAAATCCATGTAGACCTACATGGGCAATTTCTTGAAAAAATGTCCAAAAAAACGAATTTTCGACACTTTTCGAAACAAGTTTCCCCTACAAATTGTATAGATACCATTTTAAAAAACACATGTAGACCTACATGAAAATATTATAAAAACCATATCTTGAAAATATATTTTGAAAAAAACAAGAGTTGGTGAAAATTAAAAATGGACATTTTTACTTTTGTCCAAAATCCAAATATACAAAATAATCTTTTTGGACGTGACTGAAAAAATATTTGCATTTTCCAATTTTGTTTTCCGCTGCATAACAAGTGTTGTTTTTATCAACGGTCGAAAAATGATTTTTTAAAAAAATCGAAAAAAACCGAAAAATTTCCGAAAATTGGCAAAAACGGGTTAAAAATTTTGAGAGATCTCTGAGATTGCTCATTATCCCTACATAAAAGTGAAAACGAAAAAAACGACATTCCTTTTCTTATAGAGATCGAAAAAAACACATTTTACCTACATTTTTGGATTCCAGCCAACCTTTTGTAAAAATGTCCAAAAACGACAATTTTCGCCCCTTTTCGGAACAAGTTTCCCCTAGAAGCCATATAGAGACCCTTTTGAAAAAGACATGTAGACCTACATGAAAATAAAGAGATATAAGTGTTTAAGAATTTAAAAAAATAAATATACAAATATATAATGAACCCGCCGCGACATAGGACATATAAATTTGTATTAAAGAACAGTTCGGAAGAAGATATAAACTATATTAAGAACGATATCAACTACGAGTACTTGATATTTTATGTTGAAAGACATACAATGCGAGGTTGCATCCGATTTTACAACCAGAAACAAGAAAACACAGTTGCTTACATGATGAAGAATGCAGAATTGACACCATTAAAAGCGAGTGAATTGAATAAATTTACATTACAGTGTTATAAGAAACAGGGTTACACGGAGATATCGCGACCGAAGCAAAACAAGGACGAGATCATCGAGATGCAGCAGCGAATCATACAGCAAAAGGACGACATCATCAACGAGATCAAGGTTTCGGAAGAAGAACAAATCAAGAAGATCACGGAGATTTGTGTGAACTTGGTAAAGAGTTTGCCGCCGCCACCACCGCAGACGGTGAAGCAGAAATTCAATTTGAACTTTTTCTTGAACGAGCAATGCAAAGATGCGATCAACATCATCGACTTTGTGAAAGGGATCCATTTGGACATGAAAGACTTTTTGATGTATGGGAAACTGGAGTATTCAGAGGCCATATCGCAGATATTTCAGAAGGAGATGGAGAAAATCGACTTGACGAGGCGTCCGATGCACTGTACCGATGTAAAGCGCGAGACTTTGTATGTTCGAAACAACAATCAGTGGCAGAATGACGAGACGAAGGAGATCACAGACAAAGCGATCGACATGTTATCGAATCGAAATTATATCCAAATGATACAATGGAAAAAGGACAATCCAGACTACATGTCGAATCCCGAAAAGTACAGAAGTTACTTGATGATGGCAAAGCACATGATTGGGGGGAGTAGCGATCATGAGCAAGCGACAAATTTGAAACGGATCATCAAGAATATTGCCACATTTACGTTTGTAAAGGGGAGAACCTTGGTATAAGACGTTCCGCAGTGTATACAAAATCTTTGGATAATTTATTCAAAGGTTTTGTGTGAGGTTGCGCTTTGCGATCGAAAGGGTTTTGTATAGTTGGATATCTATACAAAACAATTTGTAGTAAGCCTCGCTTCGCTCGGTTTATTGTCGTCGTCTTCTTTTGTTGGATCGTCGTTTCGACTTTCGCTTATTGGATCGTCGCTTATTGGATCTTCGTTTTCTGGCTCCACCTGCGGCGGCTAGTGGGCTTTCGTCGTAATATTTCCAATTCGACTGCCATCCAAGAAGAAGAATGATTTCATCACCTTCTTTTGCTGGTGGTTCTTCCGTGTAATTAGATATTACATTTCCTTGTAAAATTTTGTCAACTCTGATGTCGAACTGTGTATAATCATTATCGAGAACAGTACCAATAAATGAGTTTCCGGAACTATCAACGAATTTGAATTGTTTATTTATCATATCGGTGGCTTTCATATCTTCCATTGTATAATATATTATAACTCGAGACATTTTTCAACAACTTGGAAATCGGACGAGTCTTTTGAATAAATGAGTCTAAACCAAGATGAGTTGAAAAACGAAGAGTATTAACAAGTGAACAAACTAAGTACGGCGGGCTTTTGCACGATTGTTGGAGACGGAAGTCGAGCCGGTGGTGGAACTCACAGTTCCTGGTTTATAGAAAACCAAGTGGTTCATGGTGTAAGCGGGAGTCAAAACACGTGGAATAACGACAACAAGAGTGGTGGGAGGCGGCGAATCGGTAACAAATCCACTAGGGAGACTGGGATTCGTTCCGACATTGCTGACAGTGATATTGGAACCAATGTTTCCGGATGTTTTCAATAAGTATACAGTTCCGGCGGAAGCGGTGGGGAACGTGTTGGAGACGGTGAAGTTCGACGTATATTTTGCCTCGCCTTTGATGATATGGAAGTAGGCCATATAGCCGCCGAAGGCGGCGCTGTTTGACCGGTTGGTTTCATTACCGATAAGCAAGTCGAGACTGGAATTGTAGTTGGTAGAGTCGCTAAATGCAGTGAACAAGAGGGTGCCATTTTTATAAACGCTTGTAGTTCCGGAAGACCGGACGATGGCGAAATGAACCCAAGAGTTTTTGTATGAACCTAGGGAGACGCCGCCGCGAAAAGAACCGGCGGTCCAAAAATAGAAACTGCCAAGCTCGATTGAAGCACCTATACTTGTGGTAGGATAGTTTCCAATTTGAAAGATGCGCGGAAAAGTGTTAGAATCGGTCTGGTATTGGTACCATTCGATAGTGAAGTCACCGGTGCCCATTTTGGTATCGTTGGATGAAGCGATGGAAATATAAGAAGTTGAATTTCCTATAAAACTAAGACTCGACATTTATACAATAGTTGTATATACAAAAATGTGTTGAGATTTTTTTGTGTACACGGATGAGAAGGGGGGGGGGGGGAGTATGGGATTAAAAGGGAGTGAACACCGGAGGTGTTCCACCATCGGCACCCGAAGGGTGCCTTATCGACGAGTTCCCTTTATTAGACATCTAAATTAAAAACAAGCGACGTATCATCAGCCAAATAACTGTCGTGATACAAAGGCGTATTCACACACACTTTGTCGCGGTTATTCAGAGTAATTGCGCTGCGAATTGGCACGGACCCAATTTTCGAGTTTGTACCAAGTCCGAGCCCCTCTGTAAACACATTATTGTTGATAACTGGCCACCAAGTGGAGCCATCGTTACTGTATACAAGCGTGTTGGTACCTGCACCCGCGGCTACCCATCGCCGATCGTTCCATGCCACTTCATTGCCCCTTGTAGAGAAGATGGCGGAGCCTTGACCGGTCCAAGTGATACCCAAGTCTGTAGAGGACGCAATTGTATTGCCGCCCTCCCCCACGGCAACGGTGATTTGTCCGTTCCAGAAGACGGAGTTGGCACTGGTTGAGAACGGCTGCGCCTGCGGCGCAGTCCACGAAGAGCCGCTAGGATCGGTCGAGTACTTGAGAGTTTGATTACTGGATGATCTGCCGGCGACGATCCATTGAGTGCCGACCCACTGTACATCATTGACGGCGAGGTCCATGGCGGAAGTGCCCAAGCCGGTCCAAGAGATTCCGTCGGCCGAGTAAGCGAGGGTATTTGTCGAGCCGGCTCCGCCGGCCAACCAGAGATGGCTGTTCCATTGAACACAGAGTCCAGAGACGTCGAAAACAGAGGTACCCAATCCGGTCCAAGAGATGCCGTCGACACTGGTTGCCAAGGTATTGGTGCCTTCGCCGGCCGCGATCCAGCGCACACCGTTCCAAATGACGTGGTTGGCTTGAACCGAGAAAACCGCTTTGCCGAGGCCGGTCCACGATATTCCGTCGTAACTGTAGGCGAGTGAATTGGCGGATCCTTTGCCGCAAGCGATCCACATGCGGCCGTTCCAGCCGGCGTAGTTGGCTGCATCGGAAAACAAGGTGTTGCCCAAAGATTTGAAGAAGATACCGTCGTTCGAAAAAGCCAATGTGTTGTTTCCGCCGCTGTCTTTGCCGCAGGCAATTGTGGGTTGGTAGATGGTCAAGTAACCCATGTAGGGTTTAGTCCAGGCGAGTTGCAAACCGGGGAGATTGCCGCCGATATCAGTCCAAGTGGTGCCGTCAAAACTCGATCGAATGCTATTGGCGGAGTTGTCGGTTTTAACGAGGAATCGCAGACCATCCCAGATGGCGCAAGTGTGTCGATAATTTTGGTTGGTTCCGCCCACGGGGGTCCACGACGCGCCGCCGTCGGTCGACTTTAAAATCGCCTCCACGGATGTAGAGTTGGGGTAGGTCGCAATAATGAGGGTGGTCGCAGTCTCGTCGGCGGCGATGGCCAAAACCTGGCCGTAAGAGCCGATGGTGCGCGTGGTCCAAGTGACACCGTCTTGACTGATGGCGATTTTGGTGGAGGGACTGTCGTTGACGGCGGCCAAGAAAAAGGTGCCGGTCCATCGGAGGGGTCCGCCCCCTACGGCGGTGGAGGCGAGAGACCAAGTTGTGCCGTCACTACTATAAATAATTTGGTTTGTATTCGCCCCGGTTTGGACGGATACGCACCATCGGCCGAGTTGGGGGCTCCAGTCCATTCCGGTGACGTAATATCCACTAGTCATGTAGTTGGTGGCAACTGGTTTCCAATTGTATCCATCGTAGCTCAAGAGGAGATGGCGCGACACCGCGCCGTGAGAGACGCCGCCCATCAACCAATAAGAACCGTTCCACTCGATAGCGCGGACGCCGGAAGGATCCGAGTTTGCAGTGGTGATTTTGAAGGCGCTCTTGGGGTCGTAAGCGACATAAGTGTTGCCATTTTCGCCTTGGCCAAAGATGGCGTATTTGCCGTTGTAATTCGCGACATTGATATTGTCGGTAAACATTTGTTGCCAGTTGGAGCCGCCGTCGTAGGAGACGTAGTTGGCGCAGATGACGCCGTTGGCGGTGAATTGAAGTGGATGTTGCATTCGCGAAGAGGAGATAATAGCGCGACAAGAGGAGAGACCGCCATCCGATACAGTTTTCCAATTGAGTCCATCGGAACTATATAAGATTCTTCCGGTTGAGTTTGTGCCAGCAATAATAAATTTGTTGATATGCCATGCGACTTTATGAATCGAGGTGGGCGATGTGTTTGGCAATAAGGTGGTTCCGAGACCGGTCCAGGTGACGCCAAAGTTGTCACTGTATGCAATTGTATTGCCGCTGCCGTTTCCTACGGCGACCACACGATTGCCATTGTAAGCCATGCCGGTGACGCGTGTTGTGATGGGGCAAGTGGTGGTAGTCCAAGTGGTGGCGATATTATTGGTCGAGTAGGCAATGAGTCCGGCGCCGGCAGTCGTGTTTCCGCCAATCAGGAACTTGGAGCCGTCCCACATGATGTTGTAGATCGAGTTGGCAATATTGGAAATATCGATATTTGTCCAGCCCTCGCCGATGGGAGAGCCGCTGCGACTGAGGGCATATGTAGCGCCTTCGGCGGCACCGGCGAGCCAAAAGTTGCCGTTCCATTCGATCGCTTGTGCCTTAACGGTGGCTGAATTTCCGCCGAACATGGAGTTGCCCATGCCGGTCCAGTGGAGTCCATTCAAACTGTATGCGATCGAGTTTCCATTGGAAGCATCTCCAACGGCGACAAAAAATCCGCCGCCACGTGGTCCATAACCACCCCAACGTATAGCGTTACAAGCAGTGAATGTTGCATTTCCAGCGCCGTACCAGACCGTTCCATTTTCACTGTAGGCCATCGAGTCGACAACGTTGGAACCGCCGGCAACGTAAACTGTGCCGTTGAATTCAAGAGCGTTGATGGCAGTGAGCGTAATATTTGTTTGGGCCGGATACCATTGGATGCCGTTATTACTGAAGGAGAGCGAGTTACCGCCGACGATGAACCGGGTGGCCAGATTTTTGCCGACAGTATATGTGGTGGTGCTGGACGGGAGACCATTGACGCGAGCGGTATACGAATCGTCGTGGACATAGGACCGCGTAGTGATGGTGCGCGAGTAGATATTGTTTGTAGAGAAGTGTCGATCGCTGACTTCAAACGTGGCGACGGGGAAGGAAACCAAGTCGGAAGTGAAAGTGAGTGGCGGGCCTTGAACGCCGGTGGGACCAGTAGATCCGGTAGGACCTGTCGAGCCAGTTGGGCCGGTATTACCAGTGGAACCGGTATCGCCGGTTGAACCAGTAGGACCTGTTGTGCCAGTGGAGCCTGTAGAGCCAGTGTCGCCGGTAGAGCCAGTGGAACCGGTTTGTCCAGTAGGACCAGTGGAGCCGGTATTACCGGTAGGACCGGTAGATCCTGTCGAACCAGTCGAGCCAGTGTCGCCAGTAGGACCTGTAGGACCTGTAGAGCCAGTGTCGCCAGTAGGACCTGTCGAACCAGTAGAGCCAGTCGGTCCAGTATCGCCGGCTTGACCGCTTAGACCAGTCGAACCAGTTTGGCCGGTGGGACCCGTAGAACCGGTTGGTCCAAATGCGCCGGTAGGACCCGTTGCACCAGTGGAGCCGGTTGTCCCGGTTGTGCCGGTTGGCCCAGTAGAACCAGTGTTGCCTGTAGAACCAGTCTGGCCCGTAGGGCCTGTGGAGCCGGTGGAACCAGTCGAACCAGTCGAACCGGTGTAGCCAGTTTGGCCGGTATCACCCGTAGAACCAGTTGTGCCGGTTGAACCCGTAGAACCAGTTGTGCCGGTCGCACCAGTAGAACCGGTTGAACCTGTTGTGCCGGTTGCACCAGTGTTGCCGGTGGGTCCTGTAATACCGGTATTTCCGGTGTTACCAGTATATCCGGTGTACCCAGTAGGCCCAGTTGCACCGGTAGGTCCAGTGATACCGACATTACCAGTGGGACCCGTGTACCCAATACTTCCTGCCGGACCGGTAGGGCCGGTCGGACCTGTGGGTCCAGTAGTACCAGTGTTACCAGTGTAACCAGTTGTGCCGGTAGAGCCGGTGTTACCAGTTTGGCCGGTAGGTCCCGTGGAACCAGTAGAACCGGTGGAACCGGTAGAGCCGGTGGTACCTGTCGAACCCGTGTTGCCAGTAGTACCAGTAGTACCAGTAGTACCCGTGTTACCGGTCGAACCGGTATTTCCTGTGGGTCCAGTGTCACCAGTGGGTCCAGTATCACCGGTACTACCAGTAGTGCCAGTTCTGCCAGTATTACCAGTTCTGCCGGTATTGCCGGTGGTGCCGGTGTTTCCGGTAAACCCTACGCCGGTTGGACCAGTTGTGCCAGTTCTGCCGGTGTTACCGGTTGCGCCGGTGGAACCAGTGTCGCCAGTTGATCCGGTTGAGCCAGTGCTACCAGTGGAGCCAGTTCTGCCGGTTGCACCAGTGTCGCCGGTTGCGCCGGTGGAACCAGTCCAACCGGTTGTGCCAGTGGAACCCGTGTTGCCGGTATCGCCGGTGGGTCCAGTGGGGCCGGTAGATCCGGTGCTGCCAGTAGAACCCGTGTTGCCGGTGGAGCCGGTGGGTCCAGTGTCGCCGGTAGTTCCAGCAAGACCTGTTGGGCCAGTTGCGCCGGTAGAGCCGGTTCTGCCAGTAGTTCCAGTAAAGCCGGTATTGCCGGTGTTACCGGTCGCACCAGTAGAGCCAGTGGATCCAGTTCTACCGGTAGCACCCGTAGTGCCAGTGTCGCCCGTGGAGCCGGTAGAGCCGGTAGAACCCGTGGAGCCGGTTGAACCAGTGGATCCAGTTGCACCGGTGGAACCAGTGTCGCCCGTATTACCAGTGGAACCCGTAGAACCAGTGGATCCAGTTGAACCGGTGGAACCAGTCGAACCCGTGGAGCCTGTTGAACCAGTGGATCCGGTTGAGCCGGTATTACCAGTTCTACCGGTAGGACCCGTTGCGCCAGTATCACCAGTAGAGCCAGTAGAGCCAGTGGAACCGGTAGTTCCAGTCGAGCCGGTCGAGCCGGTCGAGCCGGTGGATCCTGTCGAGCCGGTAGAACCAGTCGAGCCGGTAGAACCAGTTCTACCAGTGGCACCAGTATTGCCAGTGTCGCCAGTCGAACCAGTGGATCCAGTAGAACCGGTTGCACCAGTATTTCCAGTAGTTCCAGTTTCGCCGGTAGAGCCGGTAGTGCCAGTGGGACCTGTGGAGCCGGTCGATCCGGTGGAACCAGTTGAACCGGTAGAACCCGTGGAGCCAGTCGGGCCAGTTGAACCTGTTGAACCCGTAGAGCCAGTGGAGCCAGTGTTACCAGTGGGACCCGTGGAGCCAGTAGAGCCCGTAGGACCCGTGGAGCCGGTCGAACCAGTGTTACCAGTTGCGCCGGTTGAACCAGTAGAGCCGGTTGAACCAGTAGAGCCAGTCGGGCCCGTAGGGCCCGTGGAGCCGGTCGTACCAGTGTTGCCGGTAGAGCCGGTGTTACCGGTATTACCAGTAGATCCTGTAGAGCCCGTCGAACCAGTAGAACCGGTGGAGCCAGTGGATCCAGTAGAACCAGTAGATCCAGTGGGACCGGTGTTACCTGTAAAACCAGTGGCACCGGTGGAACCGATCATACCTGTAGCGCCGGTATTGCCGGTTGAACCAGTGTTACCGGTTGATCCAGTTGGACCTGTAATGCCGGTATTACCTGTTGAGCCGGTGGACCCCGTAGAACCGGTTTGTCCAGTGTTACCAGTGTTACCAGTCGAACCGGTTGAACCAGTTGCGCCAGTGGAGCCCGTAGGGCCCGTCGGGCCCGTTTTACCCGTATTACCCGTTGCACCAGTTTCACCGAATAAACCGGTAGGACCCGTAGCGCCAGTTGAACCAGTCGAACCAGTTGAACCTGTCGAACCGGTGGAACCAGTCGAGCCAGTAGAACCAGTCGAGCCAGTTGATCCGGTAGACCCAGTTGTGCCAGTGGTTCCAGTCGAGCCAGTAGAGCCTGTGGCGCCGGTTGTTCCAGTAGCGCCGGTAGAGCCAGTGGCACCGGTAGCGCCGGTATTACCAGTAGAACCAGTTGAACCGGTTGAGCCGGTGGACCCGGTTGACCCAGTGGATCCCGTAGAACCCGTGGAACCGGTAGACCCGGTGGAACCGGTGAATCCAGTGGAACCAGTAGAACCCGTAGTGCCAGTTGTTCCGGTAGAGCCGGTGGAACCTGTCGATCCTGTCGAGCCGGTGTTACCAGTTGCGCCAGTGTCTCCAAACATACCGGTGGGGCCTGTATTACCAGTAGAGCCGGTTTGTCCAGTGGTGCCGGTGGCTCCAGTGATACCGGTTGCTCCCGTAGCACCAGTGGGGCCGGTTGCTCCCGTGGAGCCGGTCGAACCAGTTGAACCAGTTGTGCCAGTGGAACCCGTAGAGCCGGTCGAACCCGTAGAGCCGGTCGAACCCGTAGAGCCGGTCGAACCCGTGGAGCCAGTCGAACCAGTAGAGCCGGTCGAACCCGTAGAGCCTGTGTTTCCAGTGGAACCCATTGAGCCAGTCGCACCAGTTGAACCAGTAGAGCCGGTGTTACCTGTGGCACCAAACAAACCAGTGGGGCCAGTTGCTCCGGTAGTGCCAGTGGATCCAGTAGAGCCGGTATCACCTTTGATACCAGTTGCGCCCGTGGCGCCGGTTGTTCCAGTAGCACCGGTAGAGCCCGTGTTGCCAGTGCTGCCAGTGTTACCAGTGGAGCCGGTGGAACCGGTATTACCAGTAGAACCAGTCGAGCCAGTAGAGCCGGTGGAACCAGTAGAGCCGGTATTACCGGTAGAACCGGTGGAGCCCGAAATGCCGTCATTGCCTTGCAAACCAGTTGCGCCCGTGGAGCCGGTTGGTCCAGTCTGCCCGGTTTCACCAGTAGCGCCATCAATGCCTTGTCGACCCGTTGGGCCAGTAACGCCGGTCGAACCGGTGAAACCAGTATTACCGGTGGATCCAGTATTACCGGTTTGTCCGGTGTTTCCGGTGGAGCCATCAATACCTTGTTTACCAGTAGGGCCTGTAGCTCCAGTGGAACCAGTAGAACCAGTAGTACCTGTAGATCCAGTAGAACCGGTTGAACCAGTGGCGCCTGTAAAGCCATCGATACCTTGTTTGCCGGTGGGACCAGTGGCGCCCGTGGCGCCCGTAGAGCCAGTGGATCCTGTGGAACCAGTATCACCGGTGGAACCTGTCGATCCTGTGGAGCCAGTCGAGCCCGTAGATCCGGTGGAACCGGTGGAACCTGTAGCACCAGTGTCGCCAGTGGAGCCAGTTGAACCAGTGGGTCCAGTCGAGCCGGTAGAACCCGTAGAACCAGTATTACCAGTAGAACCAGTTGAACCTGTGGTGCCCGTGGAGCCAGTGGAACCGGTAGAACCGGTAGAGCCTGTTGAACCCGTATCACCGGTGGAACCCGTTGCACCTGTGGAGCCAGTCGAGCCCGTAGATCCGGTGGAACCTGTAGCACCAGTGGAGCCAGTGGAGCCGGTAGATCCGGTTTGTCCAGTGTTACCAGTGTTACCAGTGGAACCAGTAGAACCAGTAGAACCGGTCGAACCGGTCGATCCGGTAGAACCTGTAGCACCAGTAGATCCAGTCGAACCGGTTGAACCGGTAAAACCGGTTGCGCCTGTGGCGCCTGTGGAACCCGTCGAACCAGTGTCGCCCGTAGAACCCGTTGATCCAGTAGAGCCTGTTTCGCCGGTGGAGCCCGTAGAGCCAGTAGAACCGGTAGAGCCGGTGTTACCAGTGGAGCCAGTCGAACCAGTGTCGCCCGTATTACCAGTGGAACCCGTAGAACCAGTGGATCCAGTATCTCCGGTGGAACCTGTGGAACCGGTTGAACCAGTGGAACCAGTTGCGCCAGTTGCGCCAGTCGAACCGGTTGAACCAGTTGAACCAGTGGAACCAGTAGAGCCAGTTGAACCAGTGTTACCAGTTGATCCAGTGGGACCAGTAGAACCCGTAGAGCCGGTCGAACCTGTGGAACCTGTCGAGCCCGTAGAGCCGGTAGAGCCAGTCGAACCGGTGTCACCAGTAGAACCAGTAGAACCGGTTGAGCCAGTCGGGCCCGTAGGGCCCGTGTTACCGGTGTTACCGGTATTACCCGTAGAACCAGTGGAACCAGTCGAGCCGGTAGAACCCGTAGAGCCGGTAGAACCCGTGGAGCCGGTCGAGCCAGTGGAACCAGTGGAACCTGTGGAACCAGTGGAACCTGTGTTACCAGTCGAACCAGTTGAACCAGTGGAACCTGTGGTACCGGTAGAACCAGTGGATCCGGTGGAACCAGTAGAGCCAGTGGAACCAGTGGCACCGGTAAAGCCAGTGGAGCCGGTATTACCAGTGGAGCCCGTGGAGCCAGTATTACCAGTCGAACCGGTCGGTCCAGTAGAACCGGTAGAGCCGGTATTACCGGTATTACCAGTGGAGCCAGTAAAACCAGTAGCGCCGGTCGTACCGGTATTACCAGTCGAACCAGTCGTACCGGTCGAACCCGTAGAACCTGTATTACCAGTGGAACCAGTCGAACCGGTAGACCCGGTGGAACCGGTTGATCCCCTCAATCCGGTAGATCCAGTAGCACCGGTAGGACCAGTCGGACCGTCCGCACCCACGGGACCTGCAGGACCGGCTTGTCCAGTGGCGCCAGTGCGGCCCTGACTTGAGCCATCAAAATATTGAGTAATATCGGGACTGAGTTTGTCGAGGGTGATGGTGTTATTTTGGATATTGTCTCCTTGAATCGACTGCGTGGCGATTTTGCTGGCGGTAATGGTTCCGTCCAAGATCAAGTCGCCGGTAATGAATCCGGTGGCAAAGTTGTCGGTAGTCAAAGTTCCGAGTGCCAAGTTGGTAGTGGTAAAAGTGCCGCTTTGCAACTTATCTGCGGTAATAGTGCCGTTGATAATATTTTGGTTGGAGATCGAGTTGTCTGCAATTTTGGAGCCGCTGATGGCACCGTCGGCGATTTTGGCGGACGTGATGGCATTGTCGGCGATTTTGTCGGCGGTGACTGCGAAGGGTGCTATTTTTTCGGAGGTAACCGCGCCATTCTGAATATTTTGTGTATTGACGATACCGTTTCTGCTCATACTGAAAGCGATTTTGACCCACTTTGCTTGAAAACTGTCGACCGCAAGAGGTGTGACGGTTGAGATCAAAATATCGCCGTCGCTCAAATAGACGAGACCATCCCCACTGATATCGACGGGGTCCCATGCCTGTTCAACATAAAATCGAGTCCCTACATTGAAGGAGGCGTCCACCACAGGATCGACCGTCCCTGCACCGGTCACGACAGTATACCCACCACTCGTGTAGGTAGCGACGGGGTCGTTATATAAAACGCCTGTAGAGACGAGAGTTAGTGGAACGCTTTCGAAAACAGTGGTTAGCAAATCTTTCAAGACGGTAGTTCCGGGAGTATACAAACTGAGGAACCGCAAAGAGAGAAAAGGCAAATATTTTGCGTCAATTTGGTCTGGATTACCGGGGGATGTGAGTACGGCTTTGATGGTGTGGACAACATTATCGACATCAGTATAGGTATAGAGAACTTCGCCGGCTGTGACATCGAACGACATTTCCATTGTTTTGTTGGTAACAGGATCGGTGACGATGATGGTTTGGTTGTCGACATACAAACGGTGCGCGTAGATATTGTTGAATTTTTGACCGGTGGCGCCGAGATCGTAAGTATTATTAAGAGTGGGAATAATGGCATTATTGGAAACCTCTAAAACGCCGAAGCGTCCGCCTTGGAAGAAGGCGGATTGAAAAGGGTTTGCTTGTGTACCGACGGACAGCGTATTGACTCCGGGAACGAGGGAATTATATACAAGACCGCCGAGACCACCGGTGGGACCGAGGACTCCGGCGGGACCGCGAGGTCCGGTGTTACCTTGTTTTAATACACCGATTTCGGCGTCTTGTCCTCGGGTACCAGTAGCGCCGGTGGGACCTGTTAATGATGAGGTTACTGTGTCGTTTATACATTGGCCGCTTGCATTTGCAAAGGAGCGTGCCTTTTTCCGGTCTAAATAACCATTATACGACATTTACTATAAATATTACGAATAAATAATATTTATACTGTTTCATTCGAGAAACCCCAAGTTCTTTTTAATTTCCTTGACGTGATTTGAATTCGGGTTCTGTTTGATTTTTTCGAGCATTTCCATGAATAGAATGGTAACAGAATACAAATCCCATTTTGCGAAATTTTGTAACAAGTGGTTGAGCAAGTTTACGTTTTCAGTATTGCCGTATTTGGACGCGACAACTTCTTGAAACTTTGCGCGGTATTCTTTGAGCGCATCGCGCAAATAGATCTTGTCTGCGAATTTATTTTTTTGCATGACTTCGTCGAAAATTTGCATGATTTGTTCGGTTTTGATGATTTCCTTGTGCTTTTGTTTTTGCAGGATGAAGCAAATCAATACAATGTCGATGCACCAGGGTGTGTATTCGGTGCTGAAAGCGTAGAATTTGGTGTCCAATAGTTTGTATAATTCGGCTTTATTTGCGCCGTGACTTTTGGTGACGGGTGCTTGCAACATTTCGCGAGTAATGATATCCATGTCGATGGAAATGCCAAAATCGATTATCGTGGGAGTACCAGAGTTTGTGACGATAATATTGTCGCTTTTCAAATCGAAATGAACAACATTGATGGTTCGGAGTTTTTCGATGGAGATGCACAAGCGTTTGTACAAGGTGGCAATTTCTGCATAGATTTTGGATTGTATTTTTCCTTGTTTCATCAAATGTTCGACATGTTTGAAAAGGGTTTTGCCGTCGATATATTTCATCTCGGTGGATTCAAAGGTTTTTACGGTTTTGTCTTTGATTAACTTGCACTTGGCAGCGTCGGATTTTGCTAAATCAACTTTGCACGTTTTGATGACAGGTGAGAAATACAAATCAAAGTCGGGAATGTTGTCGCGTATTTTTTGGGAAACGGCGATTTCGTTTTTCACGATGGACGAGTTTATATTGCTGTGGATTTTGGTTACATATTTGACATCGACATTTTCTTGAGAATTATTGCACTTGAATCCGGGATGGAAAACACAACCGTATGTTCCCTCGCTAATTAATCGCGGCTTCATTTTATTGTATATATATACAACCGATGAAGAATTTTTGTCGTGCTTTTACTCACTTGTACGGAGTGAGTTGTAGATATTGTCGTCTACATGTATAGCGTAGTTTTGCACACTTTGTAGCAAGGCTTTGCATACGTCTTTGTATTCGCGGTCGTAGCCGGCGGCTTTAAATCCTGCTGCGATAGTATGATATACATACTCGATGTTTCGAGTGGGGCCGAGAAAATTGTCTAACATTTGTCCGTAGTCGCCGTATGATCTGGCGATGTCGTCGTAAAACTCGTCGAGTACTTCGAGGTAAAACATTTCTTCTCCGTGACCGAAACCTTGGACTGTAGTTTCGACGAAAATCTCTTTTAGCCTAGTTAAAATTCGGGCGCCGGCATCGGGCGCGGTGACGAAGAACCCGCCGCATGTTACCCAGCGATACCGTTCGTAAAACTCCCTCTTGTGTTTTTTATCTTTGAACTTTTTGTCGTTGCAGTTCAAGATTTGGATATGGAATTTGTCGGTGTTTCGCAATGCGTGAAGAATTCGAGGGACAACCATTTTATTATAGTTTTCACAGATGCGGAGGCCGTTTTTGCCATCACCGAGGTAGGCATCGATCCAGCCGAAGTGGGAAGTGTTGAAAGGGTTGATGGAAATGGTTTCGAGAACGAAATCGAATTTGTTGCAGCAGACGATGTGGGATTCGGCGCAGGTGCGATCGTCTCTCGTTGGCCAGTAAGCTGCGCGATTCTCTTTGACTTTTTGTAGGAATTGGTACGCCCATAGGTCTTCGAGTTCGATCTCGATATATTGGGTGTACTTGTCGAATCCAAATTGGGTCCGTTGTTGTCGAATGGCGGGGATGGTGGACTTGGAACCGTAGATGACGAGGTAAACAGGGATTTGCAACAAAGGGTTGATGAGTGCGAGACACTCCTCGGTTGTCCTGCATTTTTTACTGTATTTATTCAAATCGTAGCAGGCGGTTATGAGAGTGCAATTGGGTGGATTCATTGTTGTTAAATTGTTTCGCGGAATTTTTTTAAATTGGTTTACTCGTACTATAATCCAGTGGTTGAGAAACAGTTGGGAATCTCGACACCATCGTAATAGACCCTACAAGAAGATCCATTTTCTGCATTAGTTAAAACAGTTTGATATATACATTTTGTTCCGTTCGTGTTATTATGGTCATAGGAGGTGCCATTAAAGTTACCATCACGATAAAATATAACTCTATATTTTGGAAATACTAATACCTTATCAGTTGTGTCATTCATTCGAATAAAATTAAATTCAGACATAGTGCAATAAATAGGGGCCCCTTGCATGCCTCTATTGTCCGCCGAGTTGCTATTATATATATAAACCCCAGGGAGACGAATATTTTGGTGAAACATATATATATATTTTATTAGGAAACAATATCTGATTGTAAAACTTGATTTCCATTATAAAATAATTGACAACTTGTTGCTGAATTCGCGGTCCACCCAGTTCCAAAGGAATTTGATTTTCCAACAATAATGGTAGATCCGGTAGTATTGTCGATTGCTACATACGTACCTGAAAAATTTGAGTCAAACCATAAAATCAATTTGTAGCCAGGCATAACAAGAACACAGTCTTCCGAGTCGCTTGTTTCAGTACCCGGATAAGTTCTTAAATCTGAAACTGAGTAAAAAATTGGTAAAGATCCAAATGCACCAGAATCAATTAAGTATGCGCCGGGAAATATCGGCATATTAAGTAACTTGTATGGGCCATTTGTATTATTTGATGTTGGTGTGGTAGTAGTTGACCCCGAGTTATTGGTATATAAACTATATGTATATTTACCCGAAAGTTCTTCATTTTTATAGTACAATTTTACGCTTTGAGCATTATTGAATGATGCTGTATTTGAATACATAATTTTTGTTCCAGAAGTATTGTCTAGTGTTTGCGTTATTGTTCCTCCAAAATTGTTGTCTGGATAAATTACTAATTTGTAACCAGGAAGTACATAATATGCGTCGTCTTGATTTTGAAACCCCATGTCACTTAAAATTGATACTGATCCAAAAATAGGTAATTGAAATAGTTCATTTTGTGTGTTTGATGCACCATTTACTAAATATGCGCCAGGCATAATAGGAACGCCGTTATATAAATAACTCATTCAAAAAATATATAATTTAAATATATTTCAATTTAAATGCGTTGCCTAATTCTTGTGATTGTATCGTTCGACAAACCCGTGTACTACGATATGTTGCGAATATGGAAAGAACGTTTCAGAGCAAACAATGATGTGTGGTTTATCCAGTGCAAACCTGTGGGTGAATGGATCGGGGATATAATCAACGATATACCTATGTCGCAACAGTCGCTTCGCGATTGCTTCGAGTTAGACAATGAAAACAAGACTTTGTATGTCAAAGGCGACGAATGTTTGATTCCAGGGATCTTGCACAAGACTGTCGAGGCTTTGTCGTACTTTTTGTCCACTGATTCTACGTACACGCACGTCTGGCGAACAAATCTTTCTTCCGTCCTTGACTTTGTTGGTCTACAACAATACGTGTCAATAAGCGACAAAAAAATGGGGTTCTATGGGGGCTATGTAGGAAAGGCCGTGAATGAAAACATCTTTTTCGCATCTGGCGCTGGATTTTTACTCTCAAGAGACGTGGCCGATTATCTCGTGGAAAATAAGGCGTCTCTCAAGTACGACTTGATCGACGACGTGGCGATCGGTGCTTTGTTGGAGCCAAAGTTTGGCATTGTTCCGATTGATCGGTGCTGGGTGCAAACTGGGGAGGAAGATATCGAGGCATTGCTTGATCAAGGCGTGTTTCACTTTCGTTGCGAGTCATATCAGCATTTGCGGACATTGGATTGGATGCAGTATGTTTCTGGCAAAATCATAAAAAAAAGATGTTTTTCCAACTTAACGAAGCAGTGAATAAGCTTATGGATGGTTTCTTTCAACAACAGGAAGAAAACAAGCGTTTACACAAACGATATGATGATTTACAAAGTGAGTTGCGCGAGATACAGGCCAGGTTGTTAACCGAGCATGAAGAGTTCGACGCACTCTTTGACTCTGCGTCTAAGAGTTTAAACTATTTAACGTTGGATGATGTCTTGGTTGGATTTGATTATACTGTTTATGCTGAAAATATTTATCGTGGTGAAACTCCAATTTATGTAAAGAAACAATCTGAGCGCAGCGTTTTTGAAGCATTGTGCGATGATGGTGTAATCGGCGATGATGTTTCTAAGTATGAATTTGTTCTTATTCTGGAAAGTTTTCGATATTTTGATCCAATTTTTGATTTGGCCCAATGGTCTAAACTCGGGGTTTTAGATGTTTGTTATGAAGGTAAAGATTTATATCGTTCAGAAAGATCTCTCGAAGATGTCATATCAAATCCAGACAATCAATTAAAAGATTTATTCAAAGTTTGCAAAGAGCTTGGTATAAAATTTGTAGTGAATGGATCCGACTCTGTGAATGGAGTCCCGATTGATAAAATTTTATCGTAAAGAGTTGTAGGAATGTTTCAACGTGATATTGACCTGTAATTTACGATTGACATGATTATATATAACCGATTAATATAATAATAATATTTATTCTTTCAAAAGTCATAAAACAAATATTTTTTACTCTACTCTACGAAGAAAAAATGGGAAACCAACTTATGAGCCCGGTGACCACGAAGGCCACGTCACACTTTTCAGGGAACGGGATCTCCGCGGGGATTTCAGGAATGCAAGGATTCCGCCGAGATATGGAGGACACCCACATTGCAACCACGATTCCAAACTTTGGTGATCACACGATTTTCGCAGTTTTCGACGGGCATTGTGGCGATGCGACTGCCAAATATGCAGAGAAACACTTTGTCGAAACGCTCGCTAAATCGCCAGAGTGGCTGACCTATATTGCAACCCAGAGTGCCGACCACTTGATGTATGCGTTAACCAACTGTTTTATCCGATTGGATAGCGCCATGCGGAATAATCCGGAGATTCTTGCATCTGGTTGCACTGCGGTTGTGGTGATAGTAGCACCAAGGATGATTGTGTGTGCGAACGCAGGTGACTCGCGGGCGATCATGTCACAGATTGGCGACAGAAATGCAATTGCACTGTCGGAAGACCACAAGCCTGAAAATCCAAACGAAACCGCGCGAATCAAGCAGAATGGTGGCTACGTGGAAAACAACCGTGTAAATGGGATGTTGGCAGTCTCGCGCGGACTGGGCGACTTTGATTTGAAACAGAATCCTCAGCAACCGTTGGTATCCTGCTTGCCGGAGTTTGTGGTTCGACATCGAAATTATGAGCAAGACGAGTTTATACTAATTGCGTGTGATGGATTGTGGGATGTGTATTCGAACAATGAGGCGATCGAGGAGTTGCGCGCAATTGTCAGGGAGGGGGAGAGGGATATTCGGCTGATTGCAGAGGAAATGCTGGACATGTCGTTGCACCGAGGTTCGAATGACAATATAAGTGCGATTGTTGTGAAGCTGTCACCGATTCCTTACACAGAAGGGGTTACACAAAGTGGAGGAGTTGCCGAGAGACGGGCCGCCCGCGAACGCGAGTTTAACAAAACTTCGGACGATTCATCATAAAATAATTTAACAACAAATGTTGTTGAAATCTCAAATTATACAATTTTTGGAGGAGTTTGAAAAGGAGTCGGACCCTGTTTTTTCCAAAGACGATAATTTATTTGATGCGATATATTTTCATAAAATAAATTTAACTGCATTCCCCAAGTTTAATAATTTTTATTTAGAATTTTTAGAAAGTTTTTTGTGACCCCTTAAAAAACAATGGACGCACTTTTTGAACGATTCGAGTCGATCCATTTTATATTGTTGTTTCGACTGAAAATGTGGCGGGCTTCAATGAGTCCGGCCGAATTTGATTCCCTGTTGACATTTTTGACGAATATTGCGATATTTGACAATTGTGAACCGGACCCGTCGACCGTGCTTGTAATACAAGGAGCTGAACGCACAGGCAAAACCACATTGGCGAATCAGATATGGGCATTATTTCCTCGACTTTCAATATTGGAGACAATGGAGCAGCAAGTTATGCCGAACTATGCAAATGTATTTATTATAAATTTAAAGCAGCAGTTTTTTAGCCAGGAAGAATATGAAAAATATTTTTCGATGAAACCACAACCATTGTTGATGGGAAATTGCGAAATCACACAAAATTTTTTGTCCGATTTTTAAAATATCATAAAAAAAAGTGTAATTAATTTTTATTTAAACATTTTTTTGTAAAAAAAAGCAAAGTTTTTTATCATCCCTCAAAAAACTGTAATCGATGGAAATAATAAAAAAAAAATGTCAAGACAACTCAAACGCCAACTTAGTAAATTCGAAGAAAACGAAAAAAAAGCGTGGAAAGAGGCTTATGCGACATACAGAGAAGAGACCGCTGAACCTGCGCGAAGCCCTATGGAAAGTTATAAAAAGCGAAAACTGCAGAGACCCCCAGTGATTGTTCCAAAGAGAATTCCGCGGTTTAAATATAACAAATACATAAATCTGGATTCCAATATTATGCATTTTTTGGATACGGCATTAGTTGTTTTAATTAATGCGGAAAATATCCAGTCGTGGTTTTTCGACAAGGAGATTGTGTGGTATTTTCATACGGATTTGGAATGCGGAGATCGCGCGATAAGCATCGCGCGTCGGATGATCGAGATTGCGCAAAATCCGGAGACCCCGAGAGAGGAAGAGATCGACTTGTACATTGAGCGGATCAATTGTGTTTCACGAACGATTGAGGTGCCATCAAAGATTCCGGATGTCTATAAATTTGCTTTGCATATTTTGGCGCAGAGTGGTCCCATCCCAGATCGATTGAGGTTGCTTAGTGCGAGTCCTGCCGAACTTGCAGACTTTATCAGTGCTGTTATTCAAAAACCGATTACAGGGGAGTTTGACACGAAATGGGAGATTGAACCCGAAGACGATTGTGATCAGGAGTGCAGCTATTGTGACGATGGTAAGGAGCAAAGCGGTAAGGAGCGAAGCGACGAGGAACAGCCAATAGGTGGCGGTAAGGAGCAAAGCGGTAAGGAGCAAAGCGGTAAGGAGCAAAGCGGTAAGGAGCAAAGCGACGAGGAACAACCAATAGGTGGCGGTAAGGAGCAAAGCGACAGAGAGATCATTGATTTGGTGGACGAAGACGACGACGACCAACCATCAAATTGGAGAAAAAGGCATTATGACGAAATTATCGACTTGGTGAGCAGCAGCGATGAAGAATAAACATGTTTTATATATTTTTTTTATATATTTTAAATAAGATTTTTATCGACGAGCTCGACGAGATGCTCTCCTTCTTTTTTGTTTTTTGGTTTTTTTATTTCGACCGCCTTCAAATGGTACAACTTTACTAGTATTTTGCGTCAATTTAGACCACATACTATCCGGTTCTGACTTTTTCACCTCTTTGTCTTTAGTATTTGTGAATGGTTTCAAATATCCAATCGTCTGAAGTTTTCGTTTTCTTTCTTCCGGTGTCTCAATTTTTGTTAAGTCAATACCTGATTTTTTCATTTGATCTTTGAGAAAATCCTCTCTAGACATAGTGTCATAGGGGTTCTGTTTCTTTTCTTCAACTTTAGCCCGAACCATTTCATCTACTTTTTCCTTCTCAGCATTAATCTCATGTCGCTTCTTCTTCGCAGCCTCTATGCGAGGAATAAGACTTTTATCTTCATCCTCATCGTCCATCATAGATCGATGTTTATTTTTTTCAGCCAAAACATCAGCTATTTTTTTATTTTTCGCATCCTTAAACACAGAAATCGTAGCTTCCTTCTGTTTCTCAGCCTCAATCTCGGCTTGCTTTTTCTTATTGGCTGCAATCTTAGCCGCAAGTTCAGCCTTAATCTTAGCTTTTTTTTTCTTCTTATTCGCCTCAATTTCGGTTTGCTTCTGTTTCTCAGCCTCAATCTCCGCTAAACTTTTATCGACATCTTCGTATGCATCTTCATAAATCTCCTCCGATTCTTCATCAACATCTGAGTCTTTATTAAAATCTGAGACTGCATTCACATCGGACTCTGGACTATTACGAAGTAGTTCACTAATAGCATCGCAGTTGTTCTTTATGACCTCAAGTTTTTCTTCAATTTTTCGATTAGTTTCCATATTGTATATATATAATATCATAATTTTATTATTTTAAATAATAAAGTTGTAATCATTTGAAATTTTATCAAATACAGTTTTTTGACCCTCTTTAAAAAACTTTTCCGAAAAAAATGGCCGAACAAGAGTATTTAATGCGCTGTTTTTATGCAGTAGTTTACCAAGTCTCGATGGAAATTGCACGAGAAGATTTAATCATGCCATCATTGGCGATTCGGCGATTTCTACAAAATTATTCGTGGTTTCACAGTTTGGTAAACCGGTTGCATGCCCAAGCATTTCACAAAAGGCACAAGCGCGAGTACGAAGTCGATGATCTGTTTCCTGTGATGAATCCACATGACACGATAGCAGAAGAAGACGCCGACCCCAAATGGTTTTGTGTTCGAAAATTGAAAAAGCTGTTTAACGAAGTTGCGGCGGAGTTGTCGGAGTTAGGACCGATGGATCCACGCCAAATTCTTTTAGATTATGTGTCGCGGTTTATAGACAATTGTGTTGAAAACCCGATTAACTATACCGTCCGAGTGATATACACGGATTATCATTTGGAGTTGGACAACATGGACATAAAAGGATTGACACAAATTGTTGCCTTGTGTTCTTATCGAGAAAGATGTCGAGAAGCAAGGGAGCAAGGCTTACCGACTCAAGGGTTGATACCTCCGCGTTCAAGCGTAGCACAAAGCTTGTCGCTTCGCGACATTGAGCGAAACCAGCGAGCCGTAATTATGCAACAAGATCAACAAGAGATGTTTTAACCCTAAAAAAAAGAATATAAAAAATTTAATTGTTGCATACTTTATAGATGTTTTTATACGAAATTTTGTTGACCATTATTCGATTTGTAATCCAATATTTTAAGAAGCAAAAAGAAATTAAAGAAGAACCAAAACCATTACCACCATTACCTACACAATTTGAAAAATTAAGTGAACGATACAATAATTTTTACATGAAAACCACCGACGATGAAAACTCGAACATATCGGAAATTTTGTATGATTTCGAAAAACGGAAAGAAATGTTCGCCGACACGGACAACGACGAAGAGAAGAAATGGAAGTCGCGCATCTTGCACGAAACTACTCCACGTGGAAATGTCATTATGTATTACAATCCATATACGCTCTCTTTTTACTACCATAGTGACGAACAAATCATCCCCTACAAGATACTAGAGCAGGTCGCCAAGAAATATGTGGTGATTTATAGATGCAAAGACTTTTTCATCGACATGGTGAATCGGCCAGCAAACAGATTGATAGAGATTTTGCAGAAGGAGGAGGACGCTTTGAAGTCAAAGAAAATGAAGGTAAGCGACATAACCAAGTGTGTTAATGCACAAGTAACCGCAGATTCGAAAGATGTTTTTGCGGCATTAAAAGACTATCGGTCGGCCCCGGCGCAAACATCGTCGACGCCCTCGGTGCCATCTTCCACAATGATAACGAAAAAAGTGGCGGCAACGACAGAAACCAAGTTTTCAAACAAGTTTGTGAGAATCGGCAAGCTGTGCGAGTTTAATATTTTGCAAAAGCCACCGAATAAAAAAATTGCAGCAATCAATGAGCTGATGTTTGGTTCGGCGCCAGTAAATAAAGTGGTGGATTTTTTCGACGACGATGACTGCCTCGATCTGGAAATTCGACAAGAGGAAGTGGTGTCTTCATACAAAATGTTCAAGCAACAAATGAACAAAAAATCATAAAATAAATAAGAATGAAAAAGGGGCGGCCGTCAAAAGAGGTAAAAGCGGAAATACGGTTGCTCGAATCTTTCGACATCAATACCCGAACGGTGATCGATTTATTTCCTGGAATTTTAAATACGAAATATGACGACAAACTGAGCGAAAATATTCATAAAATGTTTTTATTTTATCAAGATTTGGATTATTTAACTAAAAAAGAATAATAAATACACTACTATTTTTCAGCATTTAATAATTTTGCTTTCCATTCTAAAAATGCATTGCTTTTATTTAAAGAGAACAATGAGCCCAAGTGGCTTTTTGCGATATTGTATGCCATCAATTCTTTTTCGTCCAAAGATTTGATGAAGGTTTGTTCCAGCTCTTCTTCCTCCGAAAGAGTTGTATCCATTATTTTTAAAAAATTTTTATTTTATGATGAAAGGACATAAAGGACATCCGGGACCAAGGCGACACTCAAAGTTTCGTTCGTACACCAATCTGTCGCACAAACGATTGCATACATCGTTATAATATAAAGTTCGTTTGCCACAATTGTGACACTGTTTATTGAGTAAAAGAGGATCCTCCGAAAATGCTTCGAGAAAACCCAACTCGAAGAGCGATTTTGGCAAAATTTCCATAAACCTTTTGAAAATGGTATCGACTTTTTTGGCATCGTAAATATAAGGAATCCATTCATTTTTATCAGTTTCGTATTTTACATCTTGTAGATCGGTTTGTGACAAACCGGCTTTGAACTTGTAGAATGCGATACGTTCCTCTGCAAGCGACTCATCTTCTAAAGAAAAAGAGTAAATCGCATTTCCAGTGGTTGTTAAGAAAAAATTTTTCATTTTTTTATGATTTTTTTGACAGAGAGATCATAAAAAAATATGCAATCAATAAAAATGGAACACGTGAAGGACTTGCTGGAGCACAATTGCAATCGCTGCTTGAAAGAGCTGACGGATCAAGAATATAAAATAAAAGTGGCAAAAAAGGATGACTTTTCGGTTTATATGCCGACAGGACTATTATTTTATTTACCGAGCTACATCCACTGTACAAAATGCAAACGAGACCTATTGATGGCAGACATGATTGTATCTTCTATTTTGGCAATATGTTTATTTTTTTTGCTTTTTTATAAATAAATAAATAAATAAATAAATAAAATTTAATTGTTACCAACAAATGGTGTTCTTTGCATGGGAGATACAATTTTATAGTTATCGTTTAGCGCGCACTTGTCGTGAAGAGACAAAATATATTTTGTGTGAGGGACGGTTTCCAAGTCTTTGGCGACGTCACAGTTCAACTTGGGCTTGGAGAAAATGGGGAAACCAGCGGCGGTCTTGACCAAAGCAGAAGACGAGCATACACGCTTTCCAACATTCTTGCCGGCCTCGGGAGGTGGACAAAACGAAGCAATATCAGTGAGTGTCTTTTTCTTAAGACGGTTGATGTAGTCAGTCTGGTCATTGGTGATGCGTCCGGCTTCGGCTTTCACAACAGCATTGGGGTAAGGGCGATTGATCCAGCGGTACTTGGTGGCGAGGAGTCCACGATTGCTCATGGTAGACTTTTTAACGACGGCGTTATCTTCTAAACTGAAGGTTTCAGACGCCTTAATGTTATTGTTCACAAAAGTGCCGCAACAGCCACCGTGACCTCGTGGAACATTATTTTTGTGGGGAGTGTGAATAACAGGGCGAGAGAGGGAAGTTTGGCCGATATAACCTTGGTTACGAGTAGTGCCATTGATTGAGAACTGTTTTTGTCCAACACTCATATTGTTGTAAAGAGTTTGGGTTTTCTTTTTTAAAACGGCGATCGACATGAAAGTATATATAACAATAATATAAAGAAGGGGAACCTCTCCTTTTTTAAATACAAAATATAATAAAAAAAATAAAGGGAAGGATTAATCAGCCATCCCGAAGGGATGCTGCACCCTTAGGAAACCTACGGTTTCCTTACGTAGGTTTCCTTAGTGCCAACACCATCAAGCCATTATTGTTAAAATATCGATCCTTGATGTACCACTCCGGATGCGCAGCCAAAAACTCTTGAATACCGAACCACATTCCCTTTAAAATTTCATCTCGAGGAATGCCGGTCTCGGCAGCCAGCTCGGTTGCTCTACCATAAGCATGCTGGTAGTTGTATCCATATTCGCGCACGGTTTCTCCATGAATCTCGTCGACGGTTGTATCATGCATAATAATATACTTGGTGGCAACCGACGAAAACTTTTCGAGTTCTCGTTTGATTTGTCCGTAGACATGCCAAGTGTCGATGAAAACCATATCGTATGTCTCACCGGGCTCGAACTGCAGTTCCAAGTCGTTTTTCCACTCATACTTGATGTCGAGATTTTGAGACTCTACTGCGTCGACAAACTCGCCAATCTGGCACTCGCGGGAGTCGTTCAGAAACATACGTTTTTTTACACCATTCTTGTTTTCCAAAAGGCCGGATGCAATGGCCCACGACGAGATGCAGCCGCGGACTCCCAACTCAATCGCACTGTTGCACTGTTTTGCGTACCGAAAGAGAGTTGGCAAATGCTCATTGATGTCGGAGGCGGTGTTGCAAAGGCCGCGAAATTTCTTGATAATAACATCCATTTTTTTTAAATTTACATTTTTGTATGTTATTATATTTAAGTTATTTTTTCTTGTATATCATCAAACATTTTATCAGAGAGAGTGTTCATCATCACGTTGTGGGGATTAAGATCTTCTTTTTCATTACAGATACAACGCAAGAGACCTTCGGAATAACCGGAAACCGTAGTGATTCCCTTGTATCGAGTTTTGTCGAATGCGGGGGGAGCTTTAAAACCTACTTTCCAAAAGTAGACTTGTATGTCGTCGCTTCTCTCCTTCTCCTTGTCGTCGCTTCGCTCCTTGGGCCACGTAGGATCGGCGTCGCTGAGTTTCATGTCGGATACAATAATGAGTCGATCTACATCTTGGTCTTTGAGCAATTCAAGAGCAGCGCGAATATCAACTTTATTTTCAAATGGCGCTGTGCGTATTTTTCCAATGTTCGAAAACAAAGATTCGCCGTCCAAATTGATAAAGCGCGGTTTTGATTCAAAGGTTAAAACATGTTTGCTCATTAAAGCCAAGGTAACAGAAATCAGCATGGGCAGACCAGCCATGGACGACGAATTGTCACAAAGAATAGCGGTTTTGCAAAGATCGGTTGGGTTCCACAATGCTTCCAAATTTGTATTCACCTCGTTTACATTTTCAAACAAATATTTGCATACAACAACGTGCGGTGGTAAAGGTAAATCGCGCGGCACTTTGCACATAGAACCTCGTTGTCGTGACTCGATATAAGACCGCAGAGGTGAAATATACAATTTGCGAATAGTTGACAAAGAAACCTTCATTACCCGAGCAAGACGAAATGTCAACGCAGTACGCTTATTGACGGCACTCGTCTCGGACGGAATCCACTTGGCGGCCATCGACACGGGTTGTCCAGCCAACATATTGTCGCGGTCTTGTATCAATTGTTTGCCAAGAAATTGTAAATAAGCATGCATGGCTTTTGAAGTCTTTGGTAAATCGACAAGATCATCGAAACGACCATATTTGGATACAAAGATTGGAATATTTTGTATCAATTGTTGTTCATCAAAACGTTGCAACCAATGCAACAACTTGCAACCGAGATCCTTATCTACACAACGATAGTGAGCGATTATTTTCAAAGTATACAACATGCTTTCTTTGGCGGCATGCGCGGCAAGTGTATCCAAGTTTTCTTTGCCAAGTGGTGCGCCATAAAATAAGGACAAAAGGCGGTCCCCACTTTGAACAGTCGGAATTTTAAGAGGCACCAACAAACCTGTATCGATCTTTGTGTATTGGAAAATATAATTCAACAAATCTGCAATCATAATATGAGTGTTGGATACAAACTTTTTATATTAGTTGTCTTGTTGATTCAAAATTTCGCAAATGACACAAAAACTCCAGTCGGCGCCGTTGAGGGAAATGACACTTCCCTTGTCGGTCATAAGCTTGACAGCCAACTTTTGTATACGAACAGGTCCAAAATATTTGCGATCCTGATTCTGCATGGTGCCGCCAAATTCTATATAATTTTGTCCTGTTCCCAAGCCGGTTAGCTTGAGAGGAATTAAAGCAAACACATCTTTCATATAAGGTCCCACTGCGTAGCTTTTGGCCTTTGTCCGCTTGTCTTGCAAAATTTGGTTGGCAGCATACAATTGTCGGCTGTTTAAATTGTTATTGAATTTATTGGAAGCCGATATGGCGACTTTTTGTCCCGTGACAGGGTCACACTCAAACGCGATTCGTGAAGAGTATGAAGGCAGCGCTACGTCCTTTTCTAAAGACGAAATGGTGATGAGACCCGCATTCACATGGTTTTGTATAAAATCGTCCAAAACAATCATAAAATAGTTATACAAATTGGTAGTCAATACAGTGTCACCGCGAATGGCAATCTTCTTTGAAATCGAGTCGTACGAGTAACTGAAGACTGTGTCTTCGTAGACATTTTGAGCATAATTTTCGCTCGATAAAGACTGTGCGGTGATTTGCGTAAAATCGGCCAAATTGTATTCGGTGAAAGACTGAAACCCGAGATACCAACCGAGTGTGGAATCGTATGTAACATTTTGGGCGGCAACTCCGACATTGCAATATACAAAACTGGTTGGATCGTAAAACACGAGTTTGAAATCCTCCGAATAAAAAGTCTTATTTACATTCATGCGAATATTTGTATATTGCAAATTGGAGCCGGGAAAAGTTACCAAACTGATGGTGGACCCGGCAGTCAAGGGATTCGCATCAAAGAGTAATTGTATGGCGTCGATCAAACCTTCTCGCGTATAGGTTTTTGTATTATCAGCGGTGAGGGGGAGTTCAAACACAATGTCGTTGGCACCACCCGCATCGGCAACTCCGTTTGTATACGGTCTGAATACAAATTTATTGTTAAGTGTAGTTAAACGAATTGTATTGTTGTAAACCTGCGTCGAGCCGGAAATATCGGCAAACGACGTCTCGATATGATCTGCCAAATTGTATGAAGTGTCGAAATACAAATAATTTTGCCACGAATTTTGTATACTATTATCTTGAAATTTGACGCGGTAGTCGGCCTCGGTCAAGACCTTGTTAATTTTGAGATTCAGTGTGATAACCGAGTTTGCAAAGGAAATACTGCTGCCGCGCATGATTTGGTAATTGTCGGCATCGACAAAATTGATAAAATCATTGTTTATACTATTAAGCAAATTATTCAACGTGTCGTATACACCGGTTGTGAAAAACAGCTCGATGTTACCGGAGTTTTGGTTGCCGAATCCATTGCCATTCGGACCGCCAGTGGTTTTGGGGATCAACACCATTTTGTTATTGAGAGCGCTAATTGAAATGGACGGCGCCGAACTGAAAGGGCGGTTCAAGGAAAAGTCGGTATTGGTTAAATAGTTGATGCTCGCGTCGAAATTAAAAGGATTTGTGCTCAAGAAGCAATTCGTCAAGTCGACAATAAAAGATTCTTGGGTGAAAAACCGCGTAATGTCGAAATTGAAAGTCGCATAATCATCGAAAATAAAAAGTTGTGTGTTTGCAGTAGCTGTACTTATATTGAACTCGCCGTTATCCAACAAGTTGGGTATTTTGGTTGTATTGTTTGTCGATACAATTGCGCTATTCACGGCGGCGATATAACTCGAGAGCAAATAGCCATCCGGAAACCCGCTTGCGACAGATCCAGCGACAGTTATCGTGCGCGTATTCTCTACAACGTTGTAGTTGGGTTTGACACACTCAACAATAATTTGCGCCGAGTTGTCCGCGATAATATAATTTGTAAGAAGGGTCTCGGTTTCGGACACAACCTCGTTAAGTTCGATTGTATCTATATCGGCAAAGACAAAACAAGAGTCGGTGCCGGTCCAAATGTGGTTGCCGACAATATCGGTTTCGGCTGGAAATTTGATTGCGAGTTTTGAGTTGTCTGTTTGCAAAATTTCCTTGCGACTGAGTTTTACCGAAATTTCAAAGTGGGAATGGAGGCCATCGGTATTGTTGACGCGGCGAAACCCAGAATAATTAGGATCCAACAAAATATTGGATTGCATATTTGCATGCAAGTTTGTCAACAGTTCGTCGCGTGTTTTGTTGCCCTCGTCTAGCGTAATGTAGATGGGAATTTCGCGAATAATTGTCGACGTATTTAAATCGAAAGCTGGCGTCCCTACATACTGGTAGATGGTGAAATAGTTATTGATCCCCGTGCGCAAGGTATAAATAGTCGAATTGGTGAGCTCAGTTGGGTCGCCAATAGGTTTTAGAATTTTCAAAGAAGAATACGCGATGTAGGGATAATACAAATCGTGATTAAATCCTAGAAAACTGGGGATCGTAAGACTCTTTTCTTCGCCTTCTACATTGGGCGTCGACCAAGTGGGAAAATAGAGTTGGTAGTCGGTCTCGTTGAATTTTTTTTTCAAATCAAATTGGAATACAAATTTCGAATTTTGTGCGTTCAAATTGTATGCACACTTGGTTTCGCCGAAACTGACATCCAAAATAGTTTTGTATATATCGTTATATTTTCTTTCATAATTGGTTCCAATTGTTTTGAACTCGTCAAACTTTCTTTGAATTGCACTCACAAAAGTATCTGCACTGTATGTGCCTGAATTAATTTCAACTTTAATATCGTGGTCGCCATTGTTGATACCGGGACTGTTACCCTTGATGTAAAAAAAGTTGCTCCCGAACGAAGAGTTGATGGTATACCAAGTGTAAGGGATTTGGACTGAATACAATTTCATGGAAATGACATTGTCAATAGACTCGGACAAATTCATGGTGAAATTGGTGGAAAGTGTGTTGGTAGGATCCTCTCTAAACTTGCTGTCGATAGAAACCATTTTCAAAATAGTTTTGCGCTGGACTGGGTTCAATTTGTATTTGTCTTTTACATAATCGGTTTGGGAAACTTGTATCACATCGTTTTTGTTTATCGCTTTTACTTCTTTGACAGTAGTTGTGGTGTCGTCTTTCAAAACGATTTGTTTGCCAGGGTCTCTTTCCGCCATAACTCGTACTTCATCGGATGTAAAGCCTTCAACCACGTTGTCGTCATGGTCATCGCCTTCTTCGTTTGAAAAAAAACGATCATACATGGACTCGAAGAACTCGTAGAGTCGCGGCGATTTTGTTTCATATTTGTCCATAAAACTCAAAATTTTCATTTCTAATTCTCGATCTGTTGGATTATTTAAATTTAATATGTCAAAACACTCTTGGTCAGTATACGTTTTTATATTGTAGTCATTATTTTGCATTTTTCAAGAATATATAATATATAAATTATTTTTTTTATATATCATAATCGGTCGACAAACATTTTGCGAATAATTGCAGTTATATCTTTTTTAGGTTTTAATTTTTCCAAAACATCGAGGGGGAACAGCGTGATGCCTCGGCAACGTTTTTGATGTGTCTTTCCCTTGAAACATATCTTCTCGAGTTCTTCGATAATTATCTCTTCGTCGGGTGTCATCGCTGTCCGGTCGATACGCTTGGCCCCCGAGTATGTATAAGTGTTGAAGGAGCCTTCGTTGTATATACTGTGTCGTTTGGAGGTCAGCACATTGCGAACCATTCCGATGCCCATAATCCGATTTTTGTCATTATTCATCTCAAGAATAAACATAATGGCGTTGGGCATTACGGTGAAAGAGATTTCACAATAGCTGCCGTATATGCAACCGATTTTTCCATGCCGCACACAATAATTCAACATTTCAGTGTGATTTTCGCTATTGAATCGAGAGGTCATGATGTAGTGGGATCGCGGGATCCTTTTTAATTTTTGCACAAGGCGGTGGCGATCCCGGCGGGGATCTTTTTTTTGCTCCTCTGGGTCTTCTTCGGACAACATTTTTTTATGAGAATATAATATATGTCGTCGATTTCTTCGTGCGACAGTTTTGAAATTGAATTCGAGGATCGAGACGATACGTATTTGGTCCGATTGGACGAACTCGAAATGTCTCACGATTCGGATAGTGACGACCACCAAGAAAACATGATGCTGTCTTTTAAAACAAAACCAGACGACAACGAGCTCGAGCTACTTTGTATATACCTCAAATGCAAAAAAAATGTTTTCAACTTTGCGAGTCGATACAACAAACAGTTTGCTGATCTTCTATGTTTTACTTCTTTGTTATTGACAAGCTCACTTGTGTTTATTCCTTTCTTAACATGTCACACATATGTTTTGTGTCCAATCAGTGTTGGGCTGTTGTGTTCAATATCGCTGTCCAGATATTACAAGTTTGATATTTATAAGCATCAATACAAATTTGTCGCCAACAAGTATGCAACATTGCACCAAAATGTTGCTACCTTTTTAGCGAATTTTGTATACATGACTGATAAACAAAATGTCTTTTACCAAAAGGTGAAAGAAATCGAGGAAAAGCTGAATGGTATTAAAGAACACAACAATGAGTGTTTGAGACTCCCGTATTCGATACAACAGCAAGCGCCAACAATTAGCAACGTAGATATATTTCATTGTATACATACGGTGGAAATTGATAAACGGAATTTGGGATCGCGATACAGAAGTATAAAGAATGATATTGCCGATCTTATTATAACAGATGATACAATGATGCGCAAAAAACATTTGAAAGACACGAAACGAAAAATTAAAGATGCGTTGAAAAAGACCAATTATGCATACATGAAACAACGACTCGAGAATGAATACAAAGATGTGCTAATTATGTATGATTGAATTTGTATCCAACCCAATACCACGGAAAGTTGTACACAATTTTGATGTCCTTATTGTCTTGGAAACGTTTCTCAATGCGGTCGGAGATTTCATTGTGGACCCATGTTTTAAACTTGATAATGACGCGTTTCCCAGTCTCATCGTGTTTCAGCGGAGTTTCAATAATCTTTTCGATGAATCCGATGCGTAACGCGCAAATGGTTTCGAATATTTTTTGTTTTGGTATGTTGATATCGACACGTGGTATACAAATGGTTTGCATTTAGTGTGTTTCCCTTTTTTATATTTAAACCATTTTGGTAAAATATAAAAAAAAAGTACCTGTCGAGTCGAGAGATAGATATATATCCTCGAAAACTCGGGTGTGCTGTCTCTAGTACTATTAAGGGAACTACGTTCCCTTATGATCCCTCCTTTTATTTACACCTTGTTGATTTGGTTTTAAATCTTCACTCGTATAAGAAAAATAGATTGGACCTCGGGTTTCAGTTCTGTGTTATACTTTTTGTTTGTATCGCGCCGTTTTAGAGACAATAAATAAAGAAGACAACATCTTTAAGTATGTTTTTTATCCTTTGTATATTTATATTATATGTCAGCCGGCGATTACATCTCTTTGAAAAAAACAAAATTATTGCAAAACTATCACGTGAATACAAAAACTGCAATTGCAGAGACTTCTTATGAGAACTATGTACACAATTTGAATTTAAAGGCAGTCAAATGTTCTACATCGACATTTGGAAACGGGCTTGCGAAACCCTTGTCTTTGAACAATGTTTTGGTGGGTCGAACAACCAACTGCCCTGCCAACACCTACGATGGCCCTGCAATCCATCCTGTTGTGGACACAACGACGCCTTTGAAAAGTAGCCCATCGGTTCCAACCAAATTTCAAATGCCGGCGAAGGAAGCTGAGTCACTCTCAATTCCTGCCATCTACAAAGTTGTATGCCACAAGGGCCAACATTTGTGTATGCAACCTACATATGCGTCGACATTCAATGCCGAGTCTTCGTCGGCGCCGTATCACCGTCAATGGAATTTGAAGAAACCGGCGGTTTTGTCAGTAACAGATTCAAACACGTTTCGAATGTAAAAAAATAAATATATAAAAGAGTAAGAACTATTTTATGCAACCCCCTACAATGGACAATGTAGATGAATGGATCGAAGAGCAAACGAAAATACTGAATACAAACCAAAATCACCAACGAGAGCCCTTAAAGTATATACAACTCCATTTTTGTTATACGGATAGCAACGATTGTATAATGAGTGTAAAAACAGAGAAGCATTTTTTCGATAACGCGACAAACGAAGATGATAAAGTCGTAGATGAGGCAACACTGATGCGTATCATTGATGAACACAAAACTCATTCCAATATGCACTTTGTATTTAAAGAACTCGCCTCATTTCACGTAGATTTAGAACCCGAACATATTAATTCATTTGACCCAAGCAATACAACATTTTTTAAACCATTGCCAATTGTATCGGATGTGTCATTTTCAAAATCGATTTACATTTTTCATCCACTCAACTCTTTGTTTTTCCTCTTTAAACAACGATCGAGTCTCAAACAGCCGCATAAAGCGACAAAGTCTATGAAAAAAGTCGCTTTTTCTTCCAAGAAATTCACAAGACGCATTTACCTTTGAAAAAAAAAACATAAAGTCTTGTCTTTTCTATATAAGATATGACTTCTATTCTTGAACAAATCGCCGTGTTGCGAACCACAGAGAGCGACACCTCGTCACCCATCAATTCTTTGCTCAATTCCATCTTGGACCATCCCGAGTGTACAACCCACATGGAAAATATTATCGAAGCCATCCTACATACTCGCGACATCCATTCGGGTCGCGGCCTTCGCGAATTGACCAACTGCTATTTGTATACACTTCAGCAAAAATTCCCCATGAAGGCGATATTTACGCTCTACATGATTGTAGATAGTCACGTGGGCTCTTGGCGCGATGTGCGCGCTTATTGCGAGTTTGTCGCGAACCATTCGAAAAAAGGGCGCAACGATCCAATCATCAAACCCATCATCGGTCTATACAACAACCAATTGATCAAAGATGTTGCAACTTGGAAAGAAGTTTTGCAAAAATGTGAGCAAGAGGGCTTGCCGAAACCTGACGCACGTAAACACATTTCATTTGCAGCCAAATGGGTGCCGCGCGAAACCAAAGGGCGCCGCTGGCTTTTTGACATGTTGGTTCTTATGTGGGTATACAAAGACGTTGAATACAAAAATATTATAAACAGTGCAAAGACCCCCGATGCGCTGGCCGCCGCCGAACGCAAGTGCAAAATGATGTATCGCAAGATGGTGAGCAATTTGAACAAAGAACTCGACACTTTGGAAATAAAGCAGTGCGCCAACCAATGGGCCGACATTGACCCCGACAAACTCTCTACAAACCAGTTGTTTACCGGTAAGGACCGATTCCTTAAAGCCCAATGCGCCTCTACATTTGATGCAACATACAAGGAAAAGTTGGCGCTGATAACGCAGAAAAAATTCAGTTACAATGTCCCTATGTGGAAACTGGTCAAACACATGGTTCGTTTGTCGAAAGACCCGACGAAGAAAGAAGAGTTGGAGTTAATGAACCTACATTGGCCGGTCTATTTGCAACACAATTTCAACGACCATCGCGACTACTACATTTCGATCGTGGATGTAACCGAGTCGATGTACCTGAATGGTGCCAAAAATTTGTATAATGCGATTGGTGCGGGGTGCGTTGTCGCTTCGAAATCACATTTTGGCCAGCGTGTAATTGTGTTGGCAAACAAACCAGAGTTAATTGACTTGGCAGATTGCAGTTTCAGCGAGATGGTGAACATGATGATGATGCCTTTGAATCGCGACAATTATGCACCGCCGATCTACGAAGGTTTTCGACTGGTGTTGAATGCCGTGATTGCCTCGGGCATGACCGCGAGCGAAGCGAGCAGTCTAAAAATCAAATTGTATACAAACCAGCAAGATATTGATTACTCGTTAATTGCTCAAATGTGGCAAGAAGCCGGGTTTGTCGCGCCACACATTTCATAAAAACACACAACACTTTTTTTTGTATATTTGTATAATATACAAAAATGAAAATCGCACTACTAAGTCAGAGCAATGTCTCTGATAAAACGCAAACAATTCGCGTCGAAGAATTTGAACAAACCAGTCCCGACATCTATGTAGAAATGACACAAGAAGACAGTCGAAGTTTGCCGATGATGGACCCAGAGTTTTTACAAGGCTTTACAACTCTTCATGAAGAACAACTTCTGAAATTAACGCGTTTTAGTGGATTCAATGTGAAAACAAAAGTGTTTGTGAAAAATAATTTGAAAGACAATGTGAAAGTTTTGGAAGCTGGCGCCGTGCCGATAAAAAATATGCCAACCATATTTGGAAAAATAAATCCAGTAACGACCAAAGGTATTGTATATACAAAACTATTTATAACCGGACACAAGCCAATCGTTTTTGTGAATACACATTTGCCCAAGTCGGCATACCGTCACAATAGTCGCAGATACAGAAATGTTGAAGGTCTTTATACTACGACTGACACGAGCGATTATGCGCATAATATGAAATTATTTATCGAAATGCTTCAACGCTTACACTCAACTGGAGTTTTAGATGAAAATACGACATTACTTTTGGGTGGAAATCTGAACTTTCAAATTTCAGAGTATATTAAGGGGAATACAAGTTACTATGATGACCTGCTTTCATTAATTTTAAATGGTAATTTTGAACTTGGAAATCGTCCAAGAATTAGTGAACTTAAATTTAAGTCGGCTAACGACAAAATTTTTACTTGTAAATTTGACAAGGCCAAGTCGGTGTATGAAGAGTTCAAAACATGTCGTAATACTCCAGCGGGAGAGCCAGGCAAAGACGGGTACAGCTCCGATTTGGCATTAGTTAAAAATAATTGTGGTGTCGAAGATCAGCATCCTAGCAGATGTGACCGATTTCTTGTTGGACCAACAAAGGATTCAAAGATCGATGTTATTGTACACAAGGGCAAATATTTTCCCGAAATTGATTCCGATCACAACACACTCTATGCAGTTGTCGAATACTTAGACTCGACCATTTTACAGAGTAAACAACTGCAAAATGAGTATGCCGAAATAAAGGGAAATTTTGTAAATGCACTTCGTAAAAAAATCGACAAGCTCGAAACAAGTGTGCAACAATGCACCGCAAGTTGTATCGCAGCACAGGAGAATGTTTGCAGCAGCAGCAGCAAAGACGACAAATGTGAAAAAACACTCCAACAACTTAGAGACATGGAAGCAGAACAACCCCTTGAACTGTTTTCTGCCATGTGTAAAAATAATATTATTCAAGATCCTCAGTCAAAAACTCTTTGTATCGATTCGATTGATCAACAAGGCAACATTACAAATCTCTTGAACAAATACAAAAAGGATAACAGCGACAACACAAATTCGGAAGAATACAAACGTGTTTTGGAAGAAGAAATGCGTTTCAAAAAGATCACCAAAAATGATCCAGCGTCGAAAGCCAAAAGAAAGACGACAAAAGCCATCGGTGGTAAAAAAAGAAAAAGAAGAAAGACGAAGACGCGTCGCGCGCGTTAACTTTTGCGCCACCTTTCGTCGTCGAGCATTTTCTCAATTACGTCCATGTCGCGTTTTCGCCGCTGGACCACGTTGTTCGCAACCATTTTCACTTGGTTATTGGTCGTTTTGTCAACCGCCAATTGCGACATTTCCAACTCACACGAGTGCGACTCCAACATTTGTTTCAAATAATCCGCGTCGTCAATGCCGATTTGTTTCTTGTACATATACAAAAACACATAGATAAGGAATCCAAAACACAAATAATAAGTCAACGACACCACACTTTTGTATGTGTCGTAGATCATTACTTCTAAAAAGCCCATGATGGATGCCGCGACCACCGACAAATAGAATTTGCCCACCGTGTTTTGCGGCCGAGTCGATGTGACAATACTAAGAACCCAATATTGTATCATGAACGCAACGACAAATGTGAGCATCGAATACTGGAGCAACTGCATTATATACAACTTACTCGGATAATTTTTGTATGGTTTCTTCCAAAAACTCGTTGAGCATCGAATACTGGAGCAACTGCATTATATACAACTTACTCGGATAATTTTTGTATGGTTTCTTCCAAAAACTCGTTGTCGCTCTTTCTCTTCATCTTCTGATACTTTCCTTGTAAAAGCGAAATCAATACAAAGTCGAGCTCTTCTTTTGTCGCAATTAACTCGAGAACTTCGTTCGTTCGAATATTGAATAATTTGAAAACCTTTTCGTTGTAACCCAACATCTGATACAACCATGCATAGATAATCAATTGGAGTTGGTGGTCCAACGTGAGCTCCTTAACACACTTGATTTCCCACACCGTATCGGCCGTAATCAAGTCGGTCCGCGCCGTGAACCTGAATTGTATACCATCCTCAAAATATTTCTCCAGATATGTATCGATCACCTCGTGCTCCAACTCTTGCGAACTGTGAATGATGGTTTTCTCGATGAGTGGTTTGCTTTCCTCGCACTCTTTGCCAATGGTATTTTCCAATCGCGCCCTCGACCGGTTCAAGACATCGTCAGTGATCCAGTTGTATTCATGCTCCCCAATCTGTTTTAGCTTAAAATACAATTTCTCTTGAAACGCCGTGTATACATTTGCCAAAAACAAATAGTCGGACGGTTTCGTAAATTTGGCAGGAAGCCGCTTCGCGGCCTCTTTCAAGTATGTGTGTTCGTGTTCTTTCAACTCGTCCAAAATCAACAAAATCGTTTGATACAAAACATTTGTCGGAACTTCTTCCCACTTGCTGCTCAAATAGTCGCAGTACATGGCGGGAATGGCAAGCCCATTGAGATCGCTTACTTCTTCAAAATAACCTTCGCTCGTCTCGATGATGGAGGGGATATCGATTTCGACTCCCTTGGGCCGAACCACGCGAAACATTTGTTTCATAAAGGGCGTAATTTCCTCCAAAACATTTTCGGGAATAAACTTGATCAAATCGGTGGGCGTTACGTAATGCTTGACCACGGCGTCTTGCTTCTTCTCGGGCAATTCGTACACGGGATAATAGGGCATCCCCTTGAACTCAACATTCTTCATCTTTTTGATCTCGAACTGCGTCTTTTTCAAGAATTTCATCGGCTGGTCGGTGTCGAACTCGCTCCGCTCGAGCAGAAATAGGCCTTCTGTCGCCCGCGTAGCCGCCACATAAATCGTGTTGGGACATTTATCCTGCGGCAAATCCTTGCAGTAAAAGTTCATGTAACCTTGGTCGAACCCTGTCAAAAACACGTACTTGCGCTCGCGGCCCTTCACACTATGGAACGTGCAAAAGACCACCTTGTTTTCAATAATTTTGTCGTCGATGGTATCAGTTTCGAACATGGGCACGTGGCAAGGAATGCCGTGACTCACGAGCACATTCTCAATTTTGCGAATCTGACTGTTGGGTCCTTTGACCGAGGCGCCCAAAATGAAAATGTCGCTCGGTCTCGCCCCCTCCGACAACAATTTTTTGATGTGGTAGACAACCATATTCTCCAAATTGCGTCTCGTGTTGCGTAGATAATAGACGGGCATCGTCCCCTCTCTACATGAAAGGAGGCGCACGTCGCCGATCATGACGTCGTTGATGAATTCGCGCATTGGGTCGGTGATGCGGTAGGAGGTGCTTAAGCTGCAATTATGAAAGGTCTTGCTTTTGAGCCGCGGGTGGTGTAACCAAAACTGGTTGGCCAGCGTGAGGAAACGGGTATCGGCGCCCTTGAATTCGTAAATTCCTTGCATGTAGTCGCCCAAGATCAAGAGTTGGAAATCGTGGTCCATATCCATTGTGTATTTGATAACGAGGCAATAATACAAAAAGGTCATGTCCTGGGTTTCGTCGAGCACCACGATGTCCTTCTTGGGGAGACTAGTTCGCGGTTTCAAGTTTTTCGCCAAAATGTGGCGGATGCCCGTGTCGGTATAGGCGGTGGCGTCGTAGTACTTGACGGCCATACTGTGATAGGTGTGCACATCGAGATTATCGATTTGTTGGATTTTGATTTTATTCTTGATTTCCATTCGCAACATGGAGTTATAGGTGAATTGGATTGTTTTTAGGGATTTCGTTGCTTTTGCGAGAGATAAGACTGTGGTCGATTTTCCAGACCCAGCTACTGCGTTGACGACCACATTATCCCCATTTATAATGTGGTTTACCACTGCACTTTGTTCATGATTCATTGGTTTAAATAATATATCAGTACTATTTATACTATTAATTAAAGATATGAATAAAGAAGACATGCAAGAAGTGTTCAAAAAATTAGGTCTAACCAAAGAACAAATAAAAAGGGCAAATGATGTTCATAAAAATCTGCAAAAAGGCGGCGAAACGGTTGAAGATAAATTCAAAACCGAGTTCGGCTTTGACACAAAAACTATGGAACAACTTCATAAAATTCATGAAAATGTGTTGAAACAAAATGCTCAAAACAAGGCTTTGGTCACACAAAATCGGACGCTCAAACTTAAAAAAGGTGGAGGTCATGGAGTTAAAACTATTGGACTTGTTGGATCACTTATTATCCAATATGGTATTGGCGGGTATTACTTACCTGCATTACACATAGCATGGGGGCTGATTTCTACTGCGTTGGATGCGTACGTTGATGGAAACCCGGTCGACGATACTCAACTTGGTTATATTTGTAAACTTATGTACTGGGTTCTTCCAACAGCTGCGGTACAATACTTAATTTCAGTTGTTTACTTGGATACAAATGCACTGAAGAATAAAGTTGAGCCAGATATTTCAAAGTTTTCGGATCCTGCGGGTCCTTCATCAAGCACACCTAAACAATATGGACCGTATGAAGCTGCGCCTGCTCCAGATATGCAGCCAATGCAAGAACCCGAGTTTTTTAAGCAGGTGCCAACGATGGCTACTAATAGTAGTAAAATTGAAGAATTTCCTGAAATCGATAAATCAAAAGCGTTGGTTCTTGACAAAAATTCAGACACTCAGAGCACTTCGATCGCTTCATTCCAACCCACAACCGGTGGACCTAACTTACCGTCTCCGCTGTCCACAATCGATCAGTTGAAACGCGCGTTTTACCATTTGTATAATCTTGCACTAACATACTCTGGACAAGCAGTCACTCTTGCCGGCCAAAATAAAGTTAAACTAACTGTAGTTATCGTTGCAGCGATTGGTACATATTTGTATATTCGGTTTTCAGGCAACAAAGAAAAAAACAAAGAACTCGACAAAAAACTTTACTTGAACTATAAACGCCGTGCCCAGATTCTAAAAGCTTACGCGAAAAAAGCGAAACACGAAGAACAAGAGAACGAAAGGAGACAAACCGAATACGAAGAAAAAGTTGAAGAAAGTATCCGACAACAACTTGATTTTAGTAAGTCGGAGACACCCGCTGCATCAAAGACCAAAAGTGAGTCGAAATGGCAAAAGTATAAAATCGTCGATGATGATAATGACGCAGTTTACCAGAAACATTTAAGAAGAAGTGATACGCGAACTCGCAAAAGGTCGTCGCAGTCTCGTGTTAAAGAAGAAAATGATGCCGACGTTCTTGAAAAAATTGAAAACAGTTTAAGTACATAAGAAGATATCGTCGGGTATTATATAAAAAATGGCAGATGATGATATAATAGAATTTATTAAAGTTAAAATTAACAACAACTCTATACCATACGACGATTTTATAATTTTAGGAACCTTCGGTATCATAATATGTTCAAATAAAGAGTATATCGAGTTTTTAAATCTAAATAGGGGACTAAATGATTGGGATTACGACAGTGCACAAAACATTTTTGGTTTTGTGTCCGAAAAACTTTTAAAAACAACAGCAATTCCAATTCGCGGAGCCGTAAAGTCTTCCGACTTTACGGCCGATTTCGATATTTCTTTTAACGACGTTTCTTTTAACGCCGGTTTTACAGTACACTTTGATACAAAAGTGAATGATGAATCAACTGCATTTGATGCGGAAAAAACAAAAAAAAAATTCAATACTGCTTTTGTTAATATTGCTCAGGTTTTTTATGAAACCGGGTTTTGTAATAATTTTACACTAACAAATAATAAAAACGCTGTCATTATTGATGCATCGTTCAATGATTTTACATATTTTTTACAAAACAAATATGAGCAAGCTGTATTTAAAAAGTCAATACAATTGATTTACTACAAGGATTTGTACTCGAATCAAACTCGAGCCAAACTTGAAGAAAAAAATTTTGAAGATTATAAAAACATAGAGTTTGAAGACTTCAGAATAAGAAAGAAATTAAAAAAAAATATTTTAAAAGATTACAAACAAAATATTATTGTGTATGATGTTCGAAATATCGATGAAAAAAAAATCCAAACACTTTTAAAAAAATTTAATAAATTCAACAATTACTATTTACTAATAATTATAAATGACAATGGAAATGTAACTAATATAAAATTTGACAGTGATAGTGATAGTAATAAACAAATTTTACAATTAAAGTTTAATAGTGATGCTGCGGCTGCTGCGGCTGCTGCGGCTATTCCTGCGACTGCCACTGCTACGGCTACCCCTGCTACTGAAGAAAAAGATATCAAAACAATTACATTCAAGGGTTGCAATCCAACTGTTCACGATTGTACATACTTTGAAACCTCCACCGATAATAAAAAACTAATCGAATACAAACAAAAAGAAGACTTGGATAAAATTTTAGACTACTTTATCCAAACAAACAATATCGTATTTATCGAACATGCCACAATCTAACCCAAACTAAAATTAAATGTGGCTCCTCTTTTCTCCATATTTTCGTCGTAAAATTTCGGAGCAACAATCGACAACTTCTCGCCGGGGTTCATGTAGATGGTATTCGGCGGCGATACAAACCCTAGACCCGAGTTGGAGACCAGAGCGAGTACAGAACCGCTAGCAAATGTGGCGTCTACACTGTACCAACTTGACATGTCGCTCGGGTGTGCATACATAATGCTGCCGGTTCCACTGCTCGGTCCAGAGCCCCCTACAAAAAAGTAGGTGCCATTAAAACACGACGCGTATTTTTTTGCAATCGTTGGTAAAGAAACCGCGGTCAAAGTCCCGTTCGAAAAGTCCGTGCCGAAATACACATTCGTGTTGGACAAATCAGTATACAAATTGTATTGTCCATCGTACGAGAAAGATGTCGACAAGGCCACTTGGCTCGTTGCAGCTGGCGACAAAACGCCGTTAAACTGGGTAGTCAAAGAGTAGCCGGTATTAACAACTGACGACAACCACCTCTTTGTATTGTTAAACTTGAAATAAGGCGACAATGCCTGCTCCACAAAAAAGTCGACACTGTTGGCTTGAACGCTGGTCGGACCGGCAACTATTTTTTGAAACACAACTCGATAATAACTATATGGTGTTGTGTTTGTCGTGGAGAAGAAGACATTATTCGTTATTCCGGTTTTGGCGTCAATCAGACTCCACGAAATCCCATCGTTTGAACCATATAACGACCAGTTAGTGGCGGTGCTGCGCAAATAATATTGTTTCACTGTGTAACTATTCGATACAAAGTGGATTTGAACATACTCGCCGTCGCCACTTATGGGCAACCCCGTTGTCGCATTGTAAGCAGAGGACTGCGACGTCCACACGGTACTATCCGACAAGTCAAACACATTTTCCGGATTGGCGCCAGAAGAGGCAGAGGCGTCAAAAGACGGCGCGGATAACAAGACACTGCTCAAGTCGCCGACCACGCCACTTGTGGCTGTCCACGAAATGCCGTCGACCGATGACGCAACTGCCGTGGGCGATCCACACGCGGTCCACACCAGACCGTTCCACTTGACATCCGTGGCTCTGTTGACAAAAAGTTGCGACTTGGAATTAGCAACGCCCGTCCACTGCACACCGTCGAGCGAGTATGCGAGCGAGTATGTAGACCCTTCACCTGCGGCTATCCACAAGGATCCGTTCCATGCCACGGCATATGCTTCGGTGAACAAAGAGTCGGGCTGTTGTTGCCAGCTGGTGCCGTCCCGACTTACGGCGAACCACGTATTCGCGGATTTTCCCACGGCGACCCACCGAGTCCCGTTCCAAGCTGCGTGATTCGCTCTTGTTTGCAGAACCGTATTGCCCGATCCGTGCCACTGAATGCCGTCATATGAGTACCCAAGAGTGTTGTAACTACTGTCGCAACATGCGATGGTGATGGGTTTCACAGTGGCCGCACCACTTGATGAGTTGTTGATAGAGAGGGCGGTCGAGGCGCTGGGGAGCGAAGATGTGGTCCACGTGGCCAAATCTTGTGTTGAGACCAACGTGGTGCCACTGGAAAACAAGTAATGGGTACCTGTGTATACAAAACCGGTGAAATTGCCGGTACCCGCCACGGAATGGGAAGACCACGCCCCAAAATTGAGCCCGGGGCAAAACAATATGGTGCCTGCTGATAGAGCAAACAAAATATTGTTGGTATACGCGATTTTGTATATATTATATGCATTAAGAGAAGTGTTGAGTTTCCAAGTAATTGCATCATGGCTTGTATATAAATTGTTCGATCCGTCGGAAGATGATATCCAAAGGGTGCCGGTCCATACAATCGAATTGACGCTGGTCGGTCCCGAAACAACGGTTGTCCATGTTTTGCCGGTGGTGCTATAAGCCAACGACGTGGATCCGCCCGCAACCCATATGGATCCATTATTTAAAACTGCACTAAACATTAGTTGTTATATATCGATAATATATTATACGGAGATAATCCAATAAATTCCATCGCTTGAATATGCAATTGAATTTGTACCTTGGCCAACGGCGACCCAAAGCGAGTTGCTCCAATAAACGTCGAGACCAGCCGTTGTAAATATTGTCGCGCCGCCACCGATCCAATGAAGTCCATCCGTACTTGTCGCAATTGTATTTGTTCCACTTCCTACAGCCACCCACAACTTTCCATTGTTGTGCGCTTTATTTACGGTAGTCATCAAAGACCCAATATTGGAGCTCGCATCGGTCCATGTCGCACCACCGTCGAAGCTATGACTCTTGTTCGAAAGCAAGATGGACCTCTGAAACACAATTGTGTTACTGAACTCGGTGTTGCAGTCTAAATCGTAAAAGGTCCGAGTATTTGTACCGGGTCCAGTTTGCCAGTTGTCATATCCGTCGTTGGGTTTTATAAGAATACTGTTCACAGTATCTTCGCCGGCAATCACGAAATTCGATCCGGTCCATTTTGCAATATTGGCACTTTGTAATAATGCGCCTTGAATATGAGTCCAGTCGATGCCGTTGTAACTTACGATGTAATTGTGATTACCGGATGCCACTTGAGAATTCAATGTCACTACAAAAGCATTGCCATCCCATTCAATGGAAAACGGTTTATTCGCATTGTACAAGGCATTGATGTTGGACTTGATAACTTGGTTCGAGAGCTGAACGGTTGTCCACGATTTGCCGGTGTGACTATACGCAATCACATATTTTTCGCCGACTGGTGCGCCCGTTGCCACCCAAATCGACCCATTCCATACTACATCGAAGGATCCAAAACTTGAATCGAAAATATTGGCACCCCCGCTGTACCAAGTGTTGCCGTCTTCACTGTAGAGGAGAGAATTTGCGCCGCCGTTACCGGCGACAACCCAGATGGCACCATTCCAGACAACTTTGCCATTGTGATAATTTGTCGCATTCGAAACAAGCGCCGTTCCTGACGCATTTGTTTTCCAGTGAATCGCATCATAACTGTCGTAGATTCCGGAGTTTCCGATCGCGACGTATTTGTTTGCAACCGGATTAAAGCCGATTGATGCAAACTCGGTGGGCACGGTGTAGTTCTTATAACTTACTTGATCATATGTGATGGAAATCGTATGTGCGCTCAAGTAGGTGATGATCCACTTGGTGCCGTCCCAGAGTACGCGCGATGTTTGAGACGACGACGCGTCGACCATGGGCGACCACGAGGCCAAGGTTCGCGACACAGATTTGCCATAGTTGGTGGACTCGCTCGTGAGCGCCAAATATACGGGCAACTTATTTTTGCCAAAAGTGTATACAATATCGGTATTCAGACGAACGTTTTCACCCTGGACAGCCGAGTAAACCGTCGTATCTGGAATCGCGTACGAGTTGAGCGTGACGGCCTTTGAGTATATTTGTCGCGTATACTTCATTGTATCTTGGAATGCAAACTGTTTGGGTGGGACCATAGAGGTGTCGATGGTTGTACCGACAGGACCGGTGGTGCCGAGACTTCCAGTGCTACCGGTGGTACCAGTTGAGCCGAAAGGGCCTCTCGGTCCAGTAGGGCCCGTGGGTCCAGTAGGTCCGGTGGAGCTTTGAAGGCCAGTCGGGCCCGTAGGGCCCGCCGAAGGCCCCGTGGGGCCGGTTGAACCAACAGTTCCAGTAGTACCTGTCGATCCTGGTTGTGCAAAGTCGCCAGTTGAACCTGTTGAACCAGTTGTGCCGGTGCTGCCAGTAAAACTAGAAGATCCTTGAGGACCCCTTGCGCCAATAGGACCGGTAGGGCCAGTGGTGCCCGTATTTCCGAGATAACCTTGCGGTCCAGCGCTTCCAGTGGGTCCCGTGCAAGCAATCGGCGTAAAATAGGTAACAGACACATCGGTTGTCGCTCCTATGCCTTGACTGGTTTCAATGGTAAATGTGTAATCGGTATTGAAGGCGTTGAGAACTTCGGCATCGGTAAGCGCCTTGTTGTATATTCGCGTGTCGTCTATGTAGCCATGCATTTTGTTTCCAGACGCATCGACGCCCATCGAGTTGGTAACATACACATTTCCGAAATCGATTGAAGGCAACGCTTGGTTAAAGGAAGAGTCCAAAGTAAATGCGTTTTTCACTCCATTGATGTAGAGGGTCCACGTGTTTGAAACATCATTTGTGATTTTTGTCGCAATATGATTCCAAGTGTTCAAATTCGGACCAGGAACATTTACAAAACGTGTTGAAGATGCGGTTTTGTATGTGAGCGAGTAGTTTTGGTAAGTTGCCGAAAGTCGAATGAATCGGTTGTTCTGACTTAGTTCAAACACTGTTCTTGGGACTGTATCGAGAGAAGAAAAGTTGACCCATGTGGAGATGGTGGCGTTGCTCACGTCTGCGCGTAAATCGATATTGCCGAGAGTGACAACGCCAGTATAACTTGTCGAGGGGAAAGAAAGCGAACCTGTACCAAGACGTTTCACACCACTTGTATACAACCCTGTGTTGGTTATCGAGGCGTCGTAGATAACCGAACCGGATGCATAATTGGCAAAACTGTATCCCACAGTACTGTTACCTTGTATCGAGTCGAATGTGTAGTGAGAGACGAGCGCATTTGCATCCACTTTGCCGTCGTAAAGTTGGGAAATTTGAGCACTCGAAAGTGTGGAATTAAAAATGCGGACATCGTCGATAAAACCGTCCATCTTGAAACTGCTTGAAGAGGCGTCCATGCCGATGGCAACCTTCGTGTAAATGTTGTTTGTAGTTGACGCTATGTTCATATTGGAAGTATTTCCACTCTTATTCACAATTACCGTCCAAGTATTTGTTCCAATGTTCGGATTACTTGCAACGACATGTGTCCAAGTGTTTGTCGCTGGTACAAGCGGGACATTGTATGAATTATCTCCACGATACACCAAGTAGTTCGTTGCAGAGGCTGCCAACTTGATGGAATCCGTGGCATTTGTAAGCGATAGAATTGTGCGCGGGACTGTATCGAGAGAAGAAAACTTTACCCAAGCTGAGAGTGTTACCGCATTTCCGTAAGATAGTGTAAATGGATTAATCGCGACAGTTCCTGTATGAGTTGTTCCGGGAAATTGCAGAGATGACGTGCCGAACTTGTAGTCTGCAGTTGAAATCGAAGCAGGCGAAGTGCCCAAGTAAATGGGCGTGCCTGCATACAAGGTTGTCACTTCACTTAGTGTCAAGACGCGATTAAAGATCATAAACTCGTCCAAGTAGGCATCCGTGAAGGCGCCGATTCCCAAACTTGCCGAATTTCTGGAACCAAGCGACGGATACAAACGACCCGTCAAGTTGTCTGTAAGTGATCCGTTGATATAGGTTCGCCAATTGCCATTGGGGTCCAAAGTCCATACAAAATGCACCCAGGTATTATTGTTAATATTTGCAGACCCCGTTGCGGTAGAACTGCTGGTCGAACTATTGAAAACATTCAGAGAGTAAGAGTTGCTCGAAGAAATACTAAAGTAAATACCCTGCTGTGTAAGATCTCCGTTGTTTCTCAGAGCAAAGACATACGAGTTGTTCGCATTGGCATTCGATTTCAACCAAAAAGAAAAGGAAGTTCCAAGAGGATAAATAGATACAGAATTCATGATCAAATTCGATAAAGAAGTAACGCGCAACGAGCCGGTGCCGAATTGATACGTAGTTGTCGAGATGGACCCGCCCGACGACAGAGAGGCATCATAGACATAGGTGCCCGAGGCATAATTGGCAATGCGTAAACCGGTATTGGAACTGATATCGAAATCATAATAGACGGCCAAATCGGCAACCACATTCGCATCATAATTTGGCTGACCCGAAAATGTGCCGTCTGGATATTGTTCCAACGAGGCGTAGTTGCCTACCCGAGATCCTGTCGTCTCTACAACCGGATAATAAACGACTGGGTAAGGCTCTACAATCCTACCGGCATACCCCGAGTTGTTGGACTGTGGTATGTAGATGGGCTGAAACACATCGAGCGCAGTTTTGTAGGGGGATTTAAGGTAATATGGATGCGTGGCTTGTAGAGAGCCCTGGAGGCCCCACTTCCAGGCCAGATAGCCCTCGATCGTTGTTTGCTGAGAAACGGTTGGTAAACCGGCAAATGCCATAATTTCACCATAATCGGTCGAATGGCTTGTTCCTGTGTTATCAAGTGTATTTATGCCGATACCGAGTCTTTGTATAGTAAAAGTGCCAGATGAATCATACGTTGTATATTGTCCATTGACACCCACACTTACGCTGGAGCCATCAAAGATGCCTGCGATCAAATAGGGCGTGCCGAGCACAACATTTGAGATCAAGTACTGGACACCATTTCGCCAAAGGGATACCGAGTAATTCGTGCCGCTTTGGGTTCCCGAAACATAAAATCCCTGGTTGAGCGAAGTGTCGCTCGAGAAAGTGATGAACTGCGGTATCGCCGAAATCATATTGAACCGGATCACGGTAAAGAACGAAAACGTGTTGCCCGAGTAACCAGTATAGTAAGGACTAGTGAACCCAGCTCTGCTGAGTTGGAGTGCAGGATATCCGTTAATTACATTCTCGGTAAGTTGCCGTGTTGGCAAAAAGTTCGCACTGATATCTTCAAAGACGTATGTACTATTGTTACTTTGCGACGACTTGTCATACACTTTGATGACAGTCGGATACGCTCCATTGGGTTTAACACCCATCGTGGAAGCCAAAATATTTATTGATTTTCCGACCCAAGTGATGCCGTCATACGAGTAGGCAATATTCGGACTTGACGTACTTCGCATAATCCACCTGGAACCATCCCAGGCTACACTGTTGGGCGGATTTCCAATCGCCGACGTAGAGCGTCCAACCCATGTTATGCCGTCGGTACTTGTAATAATTCGCTGACCGGATGTACTTTGACAACCTGCGACAAAAAGAGAACCGTTCCAAGCCACACACTTGACATTGTCTGCCACGCCCGCCGCACGACCTGTCCAAGTAATACCATCCGTACTTGTGGCAATGCCGTTTCCATTTGTCGCGATAAACCCGCCGGCCACCCAAATATTGGCGCCCCAAACAATCCAGTTGCATACAGACAAAACACTAGTTGAACCGCGACCGACCCAAGTTAAACCATTGTCGGTACTGGTTGAAAACGTATTGCCGGTTTGGCCTCCGGCCACCCAATAAGAGCCGTTATAAGCAACTGTATTTGTCGTTGTGATTCGTGAAACATAATTGAGTGACCAGGCGGTCCCGTTGGTTGATCGATAGATTACGCTGGATGAAGGTGCCAACCAGATATTCCCGCCATATACTGGAGTTGATGCGGATAGTGTGCTTGAGCCGGTTACCCATGTGATTCCATCATAAGAATAATTTATTGCGTTTGACGTGGAAACCCACAAATCATTATCGGAGCTGTCTTTGCCAAACCCGATGTTTGTTGCTTGATAACCAACACTCTGGATTCGGTGGACCCAATTGATGCCGTCATAGGACGTACATAATTCGGATGGATTCGCCGCACCGCCTGTAACATAGCGTACTTTATTTACAAACGCGTAGCCACCAATACCAATGACTTCTGTTGTATTGGAACCTTTGCCAAGCGCTGTCCAGATATTTCCATCAACCGAACCCAAGTAGTAGTTTGTCGCGTCAGAACCTACGGCAACCCAACTATTAAAAATCCAAGCAATATCCGAACCATAAGTGGCAAATGTGGTTCCCTTAACTGCGGTCCATGTAGTTCCATTCGTAGACTTGGCGACCGTATTTCCGCCTTGGCCGACCGCAACGAATAAAGAGCCATTCCACGCGATATTATTTCCAGCGGTTGTGAAAGTTGTCGCGCCGAGTCCGGTCCAAGTGATTCCATTGTTTGAATATGCGATGGTGTTGCCTCCTTCGCCAACCGCCACCCAGATGCCTTGTCCATAGGCAATTCCACGAGCCTTTGTGAAAACTGTGCTATTCTCTCTTCCGGTCCAAGTAATTGCATCAGGACTTGTTGCGATTGTGTTTCCACCTTCGCCCACTGCATACCAAGTGTTATTGATCCAACATACACTGTATCCAGCAGTAGAGAATACACTGGTGCCTTGGCCTGTCCAGGTTAAACCATTTGGACTTGTTGCGATTGTGTTTCCGCCTTGACCGACGGCTACCCAAAGTTTGTCGTTGTATCCGACGCCAAACCCGGCAGTTGTAAAACGAGTGGCGCCAAGACCAGTCCACTGATAACCTTCGTATGAATAAGCGATTGTATTTGTACCCTGGCCTACTGCAACATACATGGAACCATTGTGTGCGAGCTTATTGCCCTTTGTACTAAAAATGGTGGTGCCGCGTCCTGTCCAAGTTTTTCCTTCGTACGACCACGAGATTGTGTTTCCGCCTTGCCCTACAGAGACGTAGAAGAACATTTTATTGTCGCTAATTCTTTGAACAATAGTTCCAGTGCCGATTGTTAACGAACCGACTGGGCCGGAGCGCGAAATGCCGTAGCCGGCAGTAGAGAACATGGTGGTTCCGCGACCGGTCCAAGTAATGCCATCGGTCGAAGTTGCTACGGTGTTTCCGCCTTGGCCGGTGGCGATCCACAATCCCAAGTTGGTGTTCCAAGAGACCTTATTTCCTTGGGTGGTGAAAACGACGGGCGTGTTGCGCATGGTCCATGCAATGCCGTCGGGTGACGTTGCTATATTTCCGTTGGTGCCCTGGCCCACTATGACCCATAAAGAACCATTCCAGTAAACACCGTTTCCGGAACCAGTCATGACGGATGTTCCCCAGCCGGTCCAGTTGACAGCATCAGTAGAAGTTGCGATTGTATTTCCACCTGAACCTACAGCAATGTAATTGGGTTTTGTATATGTGGCAGTTAAACTGTTAACTCCTCTAACAGAGGTTGAAGCAACGCCGGTTGGATTTGATCCGGTCCAGGTGATTCCATCAGTGGATGTTGCAATTGTATTTCCGCCTTGACCACCGGCAATCCATGTTGTACCCGTCCATCGGACCGTGTATCCTGCGGTTGTAAATGTTGTTGCACCGCGGCCGGTCCACGTGAGACCATCGGGACTTGTCGCAATGGTATTTCCACCTTGTCCAACTGCTGCCCAGAGCGAACCGTTCCAAGCGGCGGCATTGCACTGAGTTGTGAAAGGAACATTGAATGTACCTGACCAAAGGTTTCCGTCGGTCGAACCGAAAATATCACAACCGCCAGTACCGACAGCGAGAATGCGAGGTTTGGTGATTGTAACCGAACTTGCGTAATCAAAGCCGTAACCGGTTGTGAAACTGTTTCCACTGGTTGCAATGCCGGTCCAAGTAATTCCGTCGGTTGATTGTGCGATAGTATTTGCACCGGTTCCGGTTGCATACCACTTGTTATTAACCCATTTAATAGAACGACCGTTGGTTGCAAAAACAGTTGTGCCGAGACCGGTCCAACTCAAACCGTCGGAAGAGTAGGCGACAGTATTTCCACCGGAGCCGACTGCGACCCATTGACTGCCGTTCCAAGCAACACCGTAGCCAGCAGTTGTGAAAGGTTGTGCGTATGGTGATGCACTCCAAGTTGTGCTGTTTGTAGAACCGACAACTGTATTTGTTCCTTGACCAACCGCAACAAATGTTGGTTTTCTAAATTTTATTGTTCCATATGCTCCGCCATACGCATAGCCTGGAAAAATGTTTGTGCGCCCAACCCAAGTAATACCATCTGTGCTTGTTGCAACTGAGTTTCCTGTGTTTCCGATTCCTCCGGTAGCAACCCATAAATTGTTTGCGTAAAAAACACCAAATGCGGATGCTAAGCCCGTATTTCCACGAGCTGTCCATGTTATACCATCTGTACTTGTTGCATAAGAAACTCCAGTATTACTCTGACCAACCGCTACCCACAAATTATTTGCATACGCCACAGAAGAACTACCACCGAGTACAAAAATAGAACTTCTTGTTGTCCAAGTGTTTAAATCGGTTGAACTATAGATATATGAACCTCCATCGCCTCCAGCGGCGACCCATAATCCATTCCCATATGCCAGGCATCTTGGATTAATTGATGAAGTTACGCTTGTCCATGTAATTCCATTTGAACTTGTCACAATACCACCAGTTCCTCCAACAACCCATGTATTATTTGCATATACCACAGTATTACCCTGTGTCAAAGTTGAAGTTCTTGGAGTCCACGTAGTTCCGTCTGTACTTGTTGCAATTGCGTTGCCAGAACCTCCACCAACCCATAAATTATTTGCGAATGCAACACAAAATCCTGTGAAGAAAACAGAACTGCTTACATTTGTCCAAGTGGTTCCATCACTGCTTTTAAGAATTGTGTTAGAATCGCCAACTGCAATAATTAAATCGTTCCCAGTGCCATCTTTACCAAACCCAACACCGCGACCAACGCGGTATGAATATGGTAGTTGGCTTTTCCAAGTAACACCATTATCATTACTTGTTGCAACCATCCCCACAGTGCTGCTATTACCTTCGCCTACTACAATTATTATTCCTACATCAACTGTAGAAACATCATAAGTGGCCGGGCCAGCAACTCCATATGCAGCAGTACTAAATCCAGATGTGCGAGAAGTCCACGTCACACCATTATCTGTACTTGTCACAATTGTGTTTCCACCCGAGCCCGCTACTATCCATGTATTATCGCCATATGTTATACCACTCCCAGAAGTGATTTTTGCGTTGGCATTGGTAACACCCGTCCACGATGTTCCATTCGACGAATAAGCGATCGAATTTGCGCCCGAACCCACCGCCATCCATAGAGAGCCGTTCCAATACAATTTGTTTGCCTGTGTAGAGAAGATGGTCTTGCCCAAACCGCTCCATGTGTACCCATTGGTCGAGGTCGCCAAAGTGTTGACCGTTCCCGAACCCGCAGAGACCCACAACGATCCGTTGTTCACCACATCGTAGCCAGCAGTGTCGTATATACCGAAGTAATGCCCGGCCCAATTGGTTCCATCCGTAGATACCGCCAAAGTGTTGCCGGTTTGCCCTACAGCCACGTAGATGGAGGTCGTCAAGGTAGGGTCTCCGTATGTAGCACCACCGGCTAGTCCGAGACCAGTTGCGAGAACCGTTCCTTTACCGGTCCAAGAAGTGCCATTCGAGGAAGTTGCCAAAATGTTGCCGCCGGAGCCGACTGCTATCCAACCGCCGCTGTTGTCGTAAATTATACTGTTACCTCCAGTTGTGAAAGTGGTTGCTCCATTGCCTGTCCATGTGTTTCCGTTGTCGGTACTTGTCGCGATTGTATTCCCGCCAGAACCCACAGCTATCCAGCGATTACCGCCATAGGCAACACTGTTGCCCTGGGTTGTGAAAACATTGGTTGAACGACTAGTCCAACTTAATCCATTGGTCGATGAAGCAATGACATTCGTACCCGAACCAACCGCCATAAATGTAGAGGACGACCCGTCATATGCAACACCGTAGCCGGCAGTTGAAAAAATGGTTGTACCAAACCCGAACCATTGGCTTCCATCGTAAGAGTAGGAAACCGTGTTTCCGCCGATACCAACCGAGACGATTGTTGGCAAAGTTGTCGTTGAACTGCTATAAGTCACTGGACCATAGACGTAATTGGCTTGAGCCGAAAATACATTGGTTCCGTAACCACCCGGAGTTTGGCCAATTGGAGTCCAAGTTGTTGCATCTGTGGAAACAGCGAGAGAAACTGCCGGGGTTGGAATTCCACTATACGCAACACCATAACCTCCAGTATTTAAAACAGAAACTCCTTTACCACTCCAATTAATACCATCCGTACTGGTTGCAATACTATTTCCACCGATGCCAACAGCAATCCACATGGCATTTCCATAAGATACATTTTGACCGTTTGTTGAAAAAATTACAGTAGACGATCCATTTGACCAAGTAATACCATCCGAACTGGTTGAAAAATTATTTGATGAACCTGTTAAAACCCATAAATTATTACCATACGACACTCCTTTTATAGTAGAACTTCTCGTACCCGATGTTCCCGAAAAACTTGTTCCATTATTCGAATAAATTAAAGAAGTTGTGCTTGTGTACTCTTGGGTAGTTACAAATCGATTGTTTCCAAACGCAACACATAAAGATCCATATGTTATAGATGCTAGCGACCAATTAATTCCATCTGAACTTAGCAAGATTCCTGTATTATTAAGATTGGCACACATCCCACTTATTATCCATCTTCCATTTCCATATGCAATACCACGACAACTTATATTAAAGCCCCCATTCTGTGGTATGCTACGTCCTGTCCATGTAATTCCATCTGAACTTGTAACAATAGCATTTCCACTTGTAACATCACCTCCTGCGACCCATAAACCATTTCCATACGCAACACAATATAGTGTACTAATAAGATTATTTCGGCCGATCCATGTTATACCATCTGTGCTTGTAATTAATGTATTACCACCACCAGTACCAACTACAACCCATAACCCATTTGCATATGCAACCGCATAGCCTCTAGTGGTAACTCCAGCACTTGTATTTATCGAGATCCAGTTGTTTCCATCAGTACTTACTGCAATAGTTCCTTGGCTTCCACTTCCAACTGCAACATAAATAGGGACTGCAGCACCACTCGCAACATACGATGGAGTAGAAACCGTAACTGTGCTCGGATTCAAACTCGCATCATAAGTTGTCGTCGATGTTGTTGGATTCGCTGGCAAAGCGTAATTAATCGAGTTTCCTGCCGCAAAATAACTCAAGTTTTGCCCAGACCATGTAGCCCCGCTATCCGTACTGGTCGCAACGGTATTTCCGCCTTGACCAACTGCTATCCATTTTGAACCGTCGTAAATAATATCGTTTCCAGCAGTTGTGAAAGTGGTTATTCCACGACCGGTCCATACTATTCCATCTGAACTTGTTGCAATCGTGTTAGTACCTTGGCCAACAGTAACCCATTTGCCAGACACCGAGTCGTAGTTAATTCCGTTGCCTTGTGTCGCAAACGTGCTTAATCGATTGAGTCCATTAAAGGTGACGCCATCCGAAGTGAAACCCAAGGCATTTGTACCTGCACCAACTAATAAATACTTTGAAACCGTTGTGCTCACGGTATTTTCGGTTGTTGATTTGTATCCATAGATTCCATTGACTGTTGTTGAGAAGAATGAACCGCGCCCTAACCAAGTAATACCATCCGAACTTGTCGCCAAAGTATTTCCACCCGAACCGCCCGCAAGCCAAAATGACCCATTCCAAGCAATCGCATTTCCAGCTGAAGTGATTACACTGGCTCCGCGACCTGTCCAAACAATCCCATCATAACTTGTCGCAATCGTATTTCCACCTGAGCCCGTCGCGACCCAAAGAGACCCGTTCCAAGCAACCGCATACCCAACGCTTGTGATAGGTGCCGATGTAACTCCGACCCATACAGTGCCGTTAAAAGAATATGCAATGGTATTCGTACCTTGACCCACGGCAACCCACATTGACCCATTCCATGCAACTCCGAATCCAGCTGTCGAAAAAATTGTCGCGCCTAATCCGGACCAATTAATGCCATTCGTCGAAGTCATAATTGTGTTTGTTGTTTGGCCGACCGCTACCCATCGAGACCCGCTCCAAGCAACCCCGTTGGCGATTGAAGAAAATACCGCGCCGCGTGAAATCCAATTGACACCGTCGAATGATGTGGAAATTGTTCCACCAGTAGCAACCCACATTCCATTAGAAGAACCATCTTGTCCATACGCAAGACCTGTTATTCGAGATGGAGTTCCGAGAGAGGCATTTGGCACATTCATCCAGTTGACACCATCGAACGAGTAAGCAAGTGCTCCATAACTACTATTGCCACCAACCAACCAGATTGATCCATTGTACGCTACGCTATTTCCAAAGTTAAAGAGATTTGCATTACCGATGCCGGTCCAAATAATTCCGTCATAAGAGTAGGCAATTCGATTACCATTTGCACTTTGCCCTACCATTACGTGGGTTGCAGTCTTTGTTACATTATCCGACCACGTCGTTTTTCCACCCACGTCGTAATCAAACTCGGTGCCGCTCTGTGCATCTACCCACAAAGACATATTGTCCACTGATTTTGTAATATCGAGTACCACCCCTTTGGCTTTCTCACTCACTGTATAACTATCGTACTGCCAGCTGAGACCCGTTGATCCTTGAATACCTTGTGATCCGGTCGAGCCAGTTGAACCAGTGTCTCCTGTCGAACCAGTCGAGCCAGTATTGCCGGTTGTTCCAGATGAACCAATCGGTCCATTGTCGCCAGTATTTCCGGTTTGTCCGGTTGTGCCCGTTGTACCGGTGGTTCCTTGAGAACCCGTCTTTCCAAAAGCGCCGGTAGGACCAGTGGCTCCTGTTCTGCCGGTTCTTCCAGTAGTACCTGTGCGGCCTGTACGACCAGTCGAGCCCGTATCACCCGTATCACTCGGGCCCGTAGGGCCCGTCGTTCCGGTAGTTCCCGTCGCGCCATACTCGTTATATAAGATGCGAAACTCCCCCAAGTTCACACTATCCAGTGTGTTCGCATACCCGTTCTGAGCAACTTTCGTAACAAGCAGTCGATAATATTTGTATGAAGAGGACGGTACGATATAATTTAATTCCTCGAATGGCTTGCTCACATATGATGGGTCCTGAGTTACTGCATGAATCGTTGACCACGAAATGTTGTCGCGACTTCCTAAGAAGAACCACTGCGCGGGCATTTTCACATTGGATGCATCAATGTTGGGCGAAATCAAGGCATACGCGTTGATCCGCTGTTTAAAGGCATCGCTCTCCAACTGAAGCCATTCGCCGCTTGTATAGTCAGTCTGCAAATTGTCAAACTGGTAAACACCCTGACCCAAGATGTTGAACATATTCGAGTTGTTGTTTACAGTCATGATGTTGTTGTACAAAGATGACGTGATTCCGTAATCGGAAATGACGCCATTGGTCCATGACGTTCCTCCATTCCGCGTATAATAAAGAACACCTCCATACGTAAGCAAAATAATATTGGACAAATCGGACAAATAAAAGGCGCGAATTTGTTGCGACCCGGCAAAAGTCTCTGCACCAGGAATTGTGAAAACCGTTTGGAAAGATTTGTTCACATAGTCGAAACGATACAAATTATTAACAGACCCGTCGACGCCGGCAATATAAGCATATTGCGAATCGAAAATCTTGATTGGCGCGGTCAAGGCAATTGTAGAACTGAACGAATAACTTGGCGACGAGGTTGTAGAGATATTGGTCGAACTGAAATCACGAATGACCACGCAGTCGTTCTCGGCAGATGGACTCCACACAAGAAAAACGTTTGAAATGTCCGGATTATAAAAAATTCTGCGGTCCAACCCATTTGCCGAAGTGGTTGTATACGTTCGCGATGAGAAAGTCGTGCCTCCATCGGTAGTATAATAAAACTTGGGACTTTGTCCAGCCACGTAGAAGGAAGACGCCGAACCTTGTGCACGCATGTTTCCATAAGTTGTATCCGTAGTAACAGTACCCGAGAAGGAAAAGGTGTTCAAGTAGCCAGACGCATCTGCGGTCGACAATCCATTCTGCGTGATTGCAAAGCTGTATGCATTCAGGTTGCCAATCAAGTTGACTGACAGATCTTCGGACTTGCCGATACAATAATTTGCATATGTCAATAAATTGGGAGTTGTAGTACTCCACGAAATGTCGGTTGTCGTCAGTTTGACCGAGTTTTCGTTCGATACATAACTGTAGAAATTAAAAGACCCGTCATTCGCCACCACTTGTATTGTCGCCGTGTAGACAGAACCATCCAACAAAGTGTTTGCCAAGGGCTGGTAGGTGACAAGCGAACCTGCAGAGCGAGAAAGAATCGCAAGCGTATTTTTCTCGTGAATCGAGCGACAAATCGCGATGGCATTGCCCTTTGTTCCATCATTCAATGATAAAATGCGAGTCTGGTCGTAGAAAACGCCGTTCATCTTCCACTGCCCAATGTAGCACCTGGACAAATCAAACGAGTTTACATAACAAACCTCGCTGATAATGAGACGATGATACAAATAAGGGGTTTGCAGCCCTGTGTAAAAAGTTTTGCCCTCACTTTGTATGCGGAATTGTTGCTCATCTTCGAGGTACCATGTAGAGCCGTCATTGGACCCAGCGACATACCATCGGCCGGGCAAATATTTCTCATAGTTCAAAATCTGATTGGCGCGAGGAGCGAACGAATACGAATAGATCGGATAAGAATAAGGCATCTTGATTTGCAACCACTCGCCGCCAACGGTGCCGACATTTTGTATCGTCGTAGTCTTGGATCCTTCGTAAGCACCTGTGCTATAATTATAGTTGGCGTCCGAGTACCATCCGATCGAGTCAAACGCAGTGTTGAACGGATAGGCGAGCGGGATATCGTAACCAATCGGGTTGGTTTTGTATGGATTCGAAGCATCAAGTGAACTCATTAAGCCCCACTTTGTCGCTAATAGTGCCTCCATGCGTCGCATATTGATATCGGATAATGTAGAGTTAAACTGGAAAAAGTCGCCCATTTTTACTTGCCGTCCGAAATAGAAACCAGTCAAGATTTTGATATTCGAAAGAGGAAGTGTACTCGACAACAAAGAAGAAACCGTGCCATTGATGCTGTACTTCAAGTAAACAGTTGTACCAACGACATACAAGTTGACCATAATAATTTTGGGCGAAGAACCGGCAAAATCAGGACCCGACAGAGTTACATACTGAGTTGTGTTATAGTAAAGTCGTATTTCTACATTCTTGATCGTGATAAAATTTGCTCGCGTAGGACCTCTTGATTGCAAAATATCTGTAGTCGAGTTATTCACGACAAAAAACAAAGTCATCTCACTAACAGATGTCTCAACGTCATTTGTCGCCATTAACGCATTGTTTGTGTAATCAATGGCCGGTTTCGTTCCAATAATATTGGATGCATACAATGGCATTGTCCAAGTGTTGGAATTGTAAAGGTTTGTGATTTGGTCTATCGGAAAGTCTGTATTAAAAATCACAATTTCATAAAGATAGCCTCCGAAATATTCGTTGCCCGCGCCATATGCGGCAGATTTGCCAATCGTGTTGTAACCAGTGGATGTATTCCTTGCTACAGCCGCTGTGCCAGAGAAGAGGACACTACTGGTATTCGTGTTGTATACAGTTCTTAAACGCGTTGTCGCATTGTAAGTCTCGGCAATCGATTGATTATTCGATACTGTGCTAAATGAAATATCACTGCCGTACCAATAATACCGGTATTTATTACTAACAGACCCGAATGCAAGTGTTTGTGTCGGATCTACGGTATAATCTCCGGCACCCAAAATGCTTCCGCCAGTCCGATTTATATACAAGTTGTGATAGGAATAAATTGTGTACGAAGAGTTGCCAGACGGTATTGTCGAGTCGGGCATATTCAAGTACGAAAGTGGATTATTGCTGAAGTCGATCGATCGAAGGGTTGTCATTATTGGCTGAAGAGACGCGTTTGTTTGTGTTGCGTGTTTTCCATTTCCAGTCTGGTCATACCAAGTAGTTACATAACCAGTTGTACTTGATAACCATGTTGTTAAATTAGTACCAGTTCCATTTGCCCCTGTAAACAAGTTGGAAACACTCAGATTTCCACTGGCATAAAAGTCGACGGTTGAGCTGTCTGAAACGCGACGAACTCTTACCACAGGACCCGTGTATGTTGTCGATAGACTGCGGAATGAGTAGGCGGCCGATGCATTCGAACGAAGGTTTGGATTCAGAGAGTTCAGTAAGAACGGTGACGCAGAAATATTGGTTGACGGGTCTGTGACCGATTTGATGCTGGTGCCACTTAATACAAAAGTCGAAGACATGTCCAAATGCAAATTGGGCGAATAGTCATTCAATGTGACATTGTAAAACACAATCGGCGTCGATGACGATGCATCGTAGACTCCATTCAAGTAGGCATTCTCGTTTGTGTTTCCACTGATTGTAATTTGCGCAAAGGATGTATCGATCGCCGTGGGGAAATCGACCGCAGTTGGCACCGTCTGTTTGACAATGGTTCTTGTTTCGTTGTTCAGACTGAACTTGAAATCCATCTTGACGGACTTGCCATTGATCGCGTCAGAGAGACGCACATTCTGCGAAACTACGCCAGGATTTGTATCCCGAATGGACAAATAAGTGGTGTTTGCGCCACTTGCATTCGTGGTGTAATAATCACTTGTAGATACAAAATCAGTTCCACCACTCGCATCAAATGTGTAATAAGACGTGTTTGGCGTAATCATGGTTAATCCATAGATCTTGCCCTTAAACACCACTGTAGATGTGGCCGGATCCTGCTGTCTTCCTACAAACATATCGGTAAAGGGGCAAGCGTTGCTTGCATCCATCCAGTTCACTTGATTGCCGACCAAATTGTTGCTGCTATCGTAGGCGAAGGCTTTGTATGCCGCGGTTAATCCATACTTGCCTACATTGATGAAGGCGTCGTAAACACGGTTCGCCGAGTAGTCCAGCAACTTTGTATCGACAAAGGTTCTTGTATTGTACGAGTAATTTATTTTGAGAGAGTTCAGACTTCCATCTTTGTAAATATTCAACCACGAGTAATCGGAAGGCCGTTGACTTATTAGATTCACATAATCGAGCGCAAAATAGTTGACATTTACAGTTGTACTCTCGGTTCCACTGAACGCAATCTTGTATATTCCAGCGGTCGAAATTGTAAAAGAGTTGGAAAAGTGTCTCCATTGATTGTTGTAAAATACATACAAACTGTACTGATCGGTCGAGGGGTTATTAATCACCGTATCATTGACAGAGACTGCAATATAGTTGTTTGTATTGAAAGTTCGAATGATCGCCAAATGATAACTTATAAAGTAGTTGCCAGGAGTCAAATAAATGTTTTGATAAACCGAGCTTAGACTTCTCAGGACGATACACTGATTACCAGATGGGTAAGGTCTCGAATAGTTATACGTGGCGGTCGACTGGTTGACAAGTTGAATATTGCTTGGAAGTACTGCGGTCCAGTTTGTCAAATAGCTTGCGCTGCTTAAGGGCAGTTCACTATTCGTAGATTGCACAGGACTCTCAAACGAATTGTTACTAAAATTCAAGGTATCTTGAGCACTGACAACCGATACAAAATTCAAGCTGACGATTTTCGTTGTACTTGTGCTTCCGTCGCCGATTCCTACAAAACTAATTGTATGATTTCCAAGAGTTGTCACTGTAAAGTTTGCCGTAAAGCGTAACCACAAAGTTCGCCGAACTTCAGTGTACTGTTTTGTCAGGATTGTATTTCCATCGATTGTCGCGACAAACCCGCCAGTTAAATCATTGTTACTGTTTTGATCGCCACCGCATGCAAAAAGAGACAACTCATATGTGCCAGGTTGACAATAAAATGTTTGAGAAATGGAGGTTTGATCTGTAAACGACGATGAAATGGTCAATGTTTGTCCAATAATTGGAGCCGGAATTGTTGGTAACAAATAATTCGATATTTGTATCGCTCCGCCCGAAACAATGTTTGTTGTCCAGTTTGCTATATTTTGTGTATTCGACGAATAAGTTATCGACGAATTGCCCGTAAGAACAGGGACGCCGAAACGCCCATTTTGCAAAATGGCCGGCGAACGCACACTCAGTAGTCTTACATTTTGCGAGGCGTCCGAGTCTACGCTGAACTTGGCATGAATTGTATATCCATCTTGCAAATCCGTTTGGTAGAAACCAGTCGCTTTCAAATATGTTGTATGGGTGTTTCCTTGGTTCAATGTATACAAACCCGCATTATAACTGAAATCAGTTCCTCCCACCGCAGTCAGTGCCAACTTTTTCGAACGCTGCAGATACGTCACATTGTTCACTTTTACAATCTTTTTGTCGCCCGCGGTCTGATTGTTTACAAATCCAAGCAACCCTCTATAGTTGTAGGAGGCGTCCACGTAGCCGAACGAGTCGCCCAGCTGCCAATTTGTATACTCTTGTCGCCAATTTCGCACATCTACATTGCGCCAGGATCGATTGTTGGTAGTTATACTTACCGATGTAGATACATTGGACACATAGTTATACAAACTGGCGACTTCATCCGCGGCGAGGCCGCGACTATACAAACGGAACTCGTCCATGAAACCGTTCACAAAGGGCGAGGGCGAGACGCCGCCGTCATAACCCAGCGCATTTGCCGTATAGGTAGTCCTAGTATTCAACTGGTGCGCAAAACTTGTATCGATGATTTTCGAAGCGTTGATGTAGAGGGCGACCGACGGGCCACTTAATACTACAGCAACGTGGGTCCAAGTGTTGATCATAGACGCCGGCGATGTAGAGCTCGTGAAGACTTGGCTGGATGCATCCTGGTTGACCAAAGCCACTTGATACAAATCGTTTGTATTATCAACCGCCAACCGGAATGAGTTGCCAATCTGGTCATTCAAACTAAAGAGCGACTGATATGTTGCGGTTAGCGGAAGGTCCGCCGAATTCTGTTTCACCCAAAACGAAGCAGTAAACGCCGGAACGACAAATGTAATGGCGGGCAAATAGACAAACCGCAAAACGGTTGCACTGCCAAACTGGACACAACCATACCCTACAAGCTGATTGCTTGTATCGATTGTCGGATAGTTCACTAATGTAGAGACGCCGAGCGACGATTCTTGTGCCTTATTATACAAAACTTTATCCTGCACATTGTATCGATCAAAGGTGTGATATAGTAACAACTTGTAATCGTCGGCAATGTTCTTGGTCGACTGTGTAAAAGTGTTTGTATAGTTCTGAGTCTTTCCAACAAAGAATGCGGTTTCGTCGAAAAATGGCGTGGTATTCACACTCGAGACTTGGTCGATCGGATATTGTCCACTAATATTCATATTCGATTGGCCGGTATACGCGCCCGACGAGGGGTCGTAGACCCCGAGTGCCGAGTTCCAATACGTGTTATAGTTTTTATCAAAAGCATTGTATGCATAATTTGTAGAATCCGTACTTGATGCGCTCACTTCGAAATAGTAGCCATCCTGGTTGCCACTAAAATCCGACAACAAGGGGTAATACATATTGGAGCGACTGGGTCCCAAATAATTGGGTGCAAATCCTTGCTGCCCTTCGCCAGTTGGTCCTGTGCCGCCGTCGTTTCCAACTCCGGCTGGACCGAGTATTCCGTCACTTCCAGTATTTCCCAAATCAGCATCAGGGCCAGTGTTGCCAGTATCGCCAGTGTCGCCGGTAGTTCCAGTAGGTCCCTTGGTTCCGGTTCTACCTGTTGTGCCAGTTGTGCCTGTGGTGCCTGTTTGCGCGGTTTGGCCGGTTTGGCCGGTTCTGCCAGTACTTGCCGTCATGCCAGTTGTACCTGTTTCGCTCGGAATTCCAACGGGGCCTCGAGGGCCTTGAGGTCCTGTTCGGCCAGTTCGGCCAGTTGCTCCAGTATCTCCCGTGTCTCCCGTCTGACCCGTACGACCTGTTGAACCAGTTGGACCCGTATAAGTTGAACCAGTACTGCCGGTATCTCCCGTGTCTCCAGTTGCGCCAGTGCGACCTGTGCGACCCGTGCGACCTGTGCGACCAGTTGGTCCTGTGTCACCAGTGTCACCGGTTGGGCCTGTACTTCCGGTTCGACCAGTTGTGCCGGTAGTACCTGTATTACCCGATGGTCCTGTGTGACCTCTTTCGCCCGAGTTCTTGGTACCTGTTCTGCCGGTTCTTCCAGTTGTGCCAGTGTCACCAGTGTCACCGGTTGTTCCAGTCGTTCCAGTTCTGCCCGGATTGGGTGGTCCTTCTGCACCGGTTGCACCAGTTGCGCCGGTATCTCCGGTGGCACCAGTTGTTCCGGTCGTTCCTGTAAAACCCGTTATACCATCGGGTCCGACAGGTCCTCGAGGTCCTGTGGCACCGGTTGATCCAGTTCGACCGGTACTTCCAGTTCGTCCGGTATTGCCCGTATCTCCTGTGTCTCCCCGGTTTCCGATGGTCCCAGTGCGACCCGTACTTCCAGTTTTGCCAGTTGCGCCAGTATCTCCTGTTGTACCCTTGGGACCAGTTGCGCCAGTTGAACCCACAGAACCCGTTGTACCTGTTAATCCAGTGTCGCCGGTTGAACCGGTTGAACCGACAGTTCCACTTGCGCCAGTCGAACCGGTTTTGCCAGTATCACCAGTTGAGCCTTTGTCTCCCGTTGCACCTGTCGATCCCTTTGTACCCGTTGTACCAAGAGTTCCAGTATCTCCGGTGTCTCCAGTGTCTCCTAGACTTCCTCTAGATCCTGTAGAGCCGGTCGAGCCTGTCGCGCCTGACAATCCGGTCTCACCCTGAATACCTTGAATACCGCGATGACCCTTGGGTCCCGTCTTGCCGGTTGCTCCCGTGTCGCCCGTGTCACCAGTTAAACCGGTATTTCCATTGGTTCCTCGACTTCCAGTTTTACCAGTAGGACCTGTATCGCCAGCATCACCCGTGTCGCCCGTAGATCCTCGCAACGCTTTCGTTCCTGTGGTTCCCAGATTGCCGATGTCTCCTGTAGAGCCCGTACTTCCTGTACTTCCTTTGGTTCCTGTAGTTCCCAAGGTTCCTGTGGCTCCAGCGTTACCTGTGCTGCCAGTATCTCCCGTAGATCCTTTTGTGCCTGTTTTTCCAGTAGTTCCTTGAAGACCCGTGTCGCCCGTATCGCCCAAATCGCCTCTAGATCCTGTAGAACCGGTGCTGCCCGTTTTGCCGACTGTTCCTGTAGAACCGGTAGAGCCGGTGTCTCCCAGACTTCCTCTAGATCCTGTAGAGCCGGTTGAGCCATCCGATCCGGTGGGGCCTGTAGAGCCGGTAGAGCCGGTTTGGCCCAAGGACCCTTGAGCGCCGGTTTTTCCGGTTTGGCCCGTGTCGCCCGTATCGCCCTTTGAACCCGTATCGCCAGTGGATCCCTTGTTTCCAATGTTTCCATTTGCACCGGTTGTTCCCGTGTCACCAGTCTGGCCTGTAGCGCCAGTGGAGCCGGTTGCTCCGGTTGTGCCAGTAGCTCCCACTATACCCGTTGCTCCTGTTGTTCCTTTGTCACCGGTTGATCCAGTTGTTCCCATTGAACCGACGGAGCCTTCGTTTCCAGTATCTCCTGTAATACCGGTGGAGCCCTTTGAGCCAGTGGTTCCAGTCGAGCCTGTTTTGCCAGTTTCTCCAAGTAAACCGTTGGAGCCAGTTGTTCCGGTCGATCCGAGTTGGCCAGTTGCGCCTGTTTGACCAGTGGTTCCAGTGTTGCCAGTGTCTCCTGTATCACCGCGCGACCCTGCTTGACCAAGAGGCCCTTCGGATCCAGTTGCACCAGTTGTACCTATGTCGCCTGTTTGGCCCTTTTCGCCCCTTGAGCCAGTAGAGCCAGTAGTTCCAGTTGCGCCGCTATCGCCCATGTCGCCGGCATAACCTTGGACACCCTTTGAGCCCTTGGCGCCGGTTGAACCGGTGGTTCCGGTGTCTCCAACTAGACCGATTGAACCCGTGGGCCCTACAGATCCAGTTGAACCAGTTGTACCAGTTGTTCCAGTATCGCCGGTCGAGCCTTGTTCACCTGTGGGTCCGGTAGATCCCAAAGAACCTTCTGATCCGGTTGTTCCAGTGTTGGCATCCGGACCCGTATCTGCGGTTGGACCTCTTGAACCGGTCGAGCCGGTCGAGCCAGTAGCTCCTGTCGAACCTATCAAACCATTTGCACCAATCGATCCTGTACTACCGGTCGATCCAGTACTGCCTGTTGTGCCCTCCGATCCTTCGGATCCTGTAGCGCCAGTGATGCCGGTGCTGCCAGTAGTTCCAATAGTTCCGTGCGATCCGGACGCTCCTGTGGTTCCTATATCGCCAGTTTCTCCCGTAAAACCGGTCGAACCTGACGTTCCTTTATTTCCTTGAGAACCGGTTGAACCAGTAGTACCCGTGTCGCCCCTGTCGCCCCTGTCGCCAGTAGTTCCAGTTGTTCCAGTTTCACCAGTAGCGCCAGTTGGACCTTGTGCACCGGTGGCGCCAGTAGGACCAGTTGAACCTGTTTTACCAGTTGTTCCAGTTAGCGTCTGCCCCGGTTTTCCGTCCGTGCCGTCGAATCCCGTGAGACCCGTACTTCCCGTACTTCCAGTTGAACCTTGGTTGCCATCACTACCAGTAATGCCGGTATTTCCAGTTGTACCCAAAATTCCGTCGGTTCCTTCGGGTCCGGTGCAACCGGTGATTCCAGTGCTTCCGAGTGCGCCCGCCGAGCCAGTGTTTCCAGTGAAACCAGTATTTCCAGATGTGCCTACTCTGCCATCTTTGCCATCGGGTCCTTCGGCACCCATTGTTCCAGTGGTTCCTGTGTTACCAGTTGTGCCTACATTTCCGAGTGATCCAGTTTCGCCAGTTGCTCCCGTAGATCCGGTTTCACCCGTTATGCCAGTCGACCCTTGTGTCCCGGTTGCGCCCGTTGTTCCCGATGCTCCTGTAGATCCGGTTTCACCGGTAGTTCCGGTTTGTCCTTTTTCACCCGTTGGACCGGTTTCACCCGTTGTGCCTGTTGAACCTGTTGAGCCAGTTGTGCCGGTTGCGCCGAAAGATCCGTTGGAACCCGTCGCGCCTGTCGTGCCAGTATCGCCAGTTTGACCGGTGGTTCCGGTTAAACCTGTTGCACCCCATGAACCTTGTGATCCGGTTTCGCCAGTTTGACCCGTGTCGCCAGTTGTGCCGGTGTCTCCGGTTTCGCCAGTTGCGCCCATTTGGCCCGTAGGGCCTGTAGAGCCAGTCGGACCCGTAGTTCCAGTTTCACCGGTTGACCCCGTCTGGCCCGTAGGGCCTGTGGAGCCGCTCAAGCCGGTCGAGCCAGTATCGCCCGTTGTTCCACTCTGGCCCGTAGAGCCAGTTGCGCCAGTGGAACCGGTTGTGCCGGTTTGGCCAGTTGCGCCAGTGGAACCGGTTGTGCCTGTTTGGCCAGTTGCGCCAGTTGAACCGGGTGTGCCTGTTTGGCCAGTTGCGCCAGTTTGACCAGTTGCGCCGGTTTCACCCGTTTCGCCGGTTTGACCGGTTGAACCTGTAGAACCGGTTGTGCCCGTTTGACCTGTAATGCCAATCGATCCATCGGATCCGCGTGAACCGGTTGCGCCAGTCGAACCAGTTGAACCGGTCGAACCCGTAGAACCAGTAGAACCTGATGTGCCGATATTTCCAGTATCACCAGTGTCACCAGTATGCCCGGTTTCACCGGTTGTACCAGTTTCTCCTGTCGATCCTTGTGAACCAGTTGCGCCGGTCGAGCCAGTTGCACCGGTTGTACCAGTAGAGCCCAGTAATCCCAAAGAACCTGTGGCACCCGTTTCACCTGTATCGCCAGTTTGACCAGTGGTTCCTGTTGGGCCTGTCGATCCTTGTGAACCTGCTGCGCCGGTTGCACCCGTTGTTCCGGTTGTACCAGTTACGCCGGTTGAACCCGTATTGCCCATGTCGCCCGTGTCGCCAGTTTGTCCGGTTTGTCCCATTTGGCCGGTTGAACCCGTAGTTCCCGTTGTGCCGATAGAACCCGTATCGCCAGTTGTGCCGGTTTCACCGGTTGTGCCGGTTTTACCGGTTTGCCCGGTTGTTCCGACAGAACCAGTAGGACCTGTGTCGCCGGTTTGACCTCTCGATCCTGTCGAACCAGTTCTGCCAGTTTGGCCTAAGGTTCCGGTATTTCCGGTTGGACCCGTTGTGCCGGTTGAGCCGGTTGCGCCCGTTGAGCCGGTTTGGCCAGTTCGTCCAGTTGTTCCGGTATGTCCTGTCTCCGCATTGTTTAAACCTTGGCGGCCAACAAATCCAACATCACCTGTAGCTCCAGTAGGACCTTGCTCGCCAAATCCAAGCAGTTGTCGCATTTCATCTGTCAAATGTCGTAACTCGATAATATTGTCGCTCAAGTCTTGTGCGACATTGAATGTGTTTAGTGCCAAATCTTCATGGGTAATGGCGGCATCTTGAAAATACGTATTATTAAAAAGCACATTGCCGCTCAAATAAATTGTCGTAATCGAACCGCTTATATCCGAACCAGTAATTGACCGCGGCGCAAAGTCTTCGCCACGCAACGAATTATCAATAATCTTGTTTCCCGACACCGAATTCAACGAAAAGTCTGCAAATGAAACCGTCGAGTTCTCGATTAACCGAGCATCGATACTATTGTCTAACAGCGCTTGCGTCGTAACTGCCGAATCCGCAAATTTGTCGGTTGTTACCGCGCCGTTCGTAAAATAACTTGTTGACACCGAATCAACCGGATAGGACATTGAAAACAAAGACCACTGAATCGTATATGTTGTCGCATAGGCAACATCTTTGTATACAGTCATAATCAACATGTCGCCAGTTTGTACTTGCAAGATCTCGGTACCTGGGTCTATGTTCTGTACTTCTTGGTTAAACACGTAGGTCAACGAGTCTCTTGTCACAACAACCTGCGAAGGTACATCGATATGTCCGGACCCATTTATAATCAAATAGTAACCCGTCGTGGCCAACTCCAGGTTCACCATCGAACTCAAATTTGTGTAGATTTCCGCGACAGTTGTATTCAAAATGTTGTAGATAGGACTCACCGACTTGTAAAATGTCAGGCCCGTGTAGGGAAACAAATTCACATCGAGCGTATTATTTATATTTTCGATGCTGTACAACTTGTAGTTTCGCCCGTCGACAGTCACCACGTCGTAGATAAATTTGTAATTTTCCAAATCGAATGACATGGTAATACGATTGCCGCTCTGGTCGCGAATCACTAAACTGGTATTTTCAATAATCGCCTTTTGTGCAAACACGTTTCTGAACTTGGCGGTCTCTGAGCCCAAATTCAAATTAGGGTCGAGCGTAAACACACCTCCACTGCTCAAGTCTAGCAAACCAAGATGACCCGAAGTTGCAAACACGTTTTGGAACGGTGTCGCGTTTGTGCCCAAGGATATTTGGCCATTTATGGGTCGCAGATTCTCATTGAACAGTTGGCCGTAAAATGTTCCCGTAGGACCGGCTGCGCCAGTGGGTCCCGTTACGCCAGTCGGACCTGTAAACACGTCTTGGGGTCGATAGGGTGTACCGGAAGGACCCGTCGGTCCACGAGGTCCTTTGATTAAAATGGGTGCCGGTGTTGCTGGCAATGGTGTTTTACTAAAACGTTTGTAATCGAAAACCCCATTTAACATTTTTTTTTTATATATAATTTACAAAGACAGATTCTTTATGTTTTGTAAACCAGACAAATAAATAAAAAACACATTTTTTTTATTTATTCCCATAAACTAGTGTGGAAATCACCAAAAAAAAATTTAAGCAGAGTCGGCGGCAAGGGCATCCAAAGTGGACTTGTTGACCAACTTGATGAGCAAGGGGGCAGTGCAAGTGCGCTTGATCAACTCGGTGGTAGCGTTGGTGGTCATGCTGAAGTTGGTGGAGGTGAAAGTGGTCGACTGAGATTGAGCAGTGGCAGAGGCGTTGGAAACACCTTGGTTGTTCAAGGGAGCGAAAGACTCGGTGTCGATCTTCAACACGAGAGTAACAGTGGTACCAGAGGGAACCCAGATGAGATCGCCGGCGACAAAACCGTCCTCAACACCGTAGTTATTCTTGTCGTTGGGGTCAACGGCATCTCCAGTGGAGTTCTGAGATAGGTCGGCAATGGGAGTTCTGTTTCCAAAAGTGTTGGCGTTAACGGCATATCTCAACAACTTGGTGATGTTGCTGATGGTAATGCTTCCACTCAAGTCGCTGATGTAACTTCCAGCGGCGTCGATGGCCTCGCCGGTCAACAATCGCTTGAAAGAAGCACCATCAAAGTGATTATCAGTGTCGATCGCAAACTCGGAAGCAGCAGTGAACAAAGATGAGAAACCACCGTCGAAACCAAAGTAGGTGGCAACGTAGGTCTGGAAATTAGAATATAAAGTAGAGTACTTACCAACAGAGATGACTTGGGCAGACTTGGCAATACCCTCCTTGAACTCGGTGGCAGAGAGAGAAATCTCGTTCAACTCAGTTCCATCAACCTTGGTGAAATAATCATTTTCCTCATCGAAACTACTGGTAACAACAGCAGTGTTGGTAGAGTTCTTGACTAATCCGAGCTTGGCATTGAAAGTGGCAACATCCATCAAAACCTGAACAGAGTTAGTGACATCAACGTTCAAGGGCTCCTCAGAAGCAGCGAGCTTAATATCGTCGAAGCCACGCTCCATGACGAAACCTCCGGTAGCGCCTAAAGCGTAGACGGAGCCAGAGTAAGTAGTGTTCGCAGTCTGACTGTTGGCGACAGGATCAATATCAGTTAAAGGTGCGGTGGACATTTTTTTTTATATATTAATGTCAACACTTTTTTTTTTACAAATCATATAACATTTTGAAATGAAGACAAAAAGAAAAATTTCCATTGTTTATATCTAAAATTCGGCCGTGGTCATCATATACCCGAATATGCAACTTTTGTATATCGACCGGTCCGAAATAACGCCGTGGTTCGCAAGTATTCAACATATCGTTCTCCATCAGTAAACTGAAATAGGATCCTTTTACTGGAATTCTTGCTAAAATGTTTGGACTGAGCGTGGATTGATTAAACGCACAAATAAAATTATTGTTTACACTGTTGTTAAAATCATCTACTGCTAAATAAATGTATCGAATGTTCGCCGGTTCTAAAATCGACTCGCTTACATATTGCTTCTGCCCTTGATACTTGCGTTTTAAAAATCCAATATTCATACCTATTTTTGTAGTGATATCTGCCTTGTCCGGATTGCCGTTAATGTCCCTCGAAAAATCGAGCGTAATGGACTGAATCATGGTTGCAAAAACACCGTATGTCTCCAAAATAACCTTACCTGTTCCTGAGCCAGTTGGCGTAATGTCCAAGCGAAACTGCACGTAATTCAGCAAATTCCCGGGATCTACGAAGGAATTATCTTCATTGCGAAGCTGCAGCAATGAGTTCAGTGTCGTAATAAAGTCGACTGCATTATAGTTACCATCCGGGACAATAATCACGCGAGTATCCTCCTTAAAATTGTATTCATCCAACTGCTGTTTTGCCGCGACATAAAAATAGTTGTTGCCATACTTTGTCGAAATACCATAAAACGAAACGGGAAACTCGATCGCCGTAACCTGCATTGATACAACCTTTGAAAATTTTACGGGCAAATTCAATAAAAAGTCTGCGCTATTTGTGATCGACATTCGGTCTCTGAAACGCGTATCGATATTCAGACACTTGGATATGACTTGAGTCTTTAAAGGGTTTATAATACCAGGGACAAACTCGGCGTGATGCGTGTGGATATATGGCGTCTCTTCTCTTTTTAATAACTGGTGTTGCGAATCGTTGAATGGAGGCGGAGGCAATGCCGGCGGTGTGCATTTGGCTGCAACGAGCCACTTTTTAGCCGTTTCCAAAAATGTCATCAAATCTCTTTTGAACTTTTTGTCGATATGTCCTGTAGATAACAATATTTCACGTATCTGTACTTCTTTTAGTTCTATATCCGCCGCCGTATATTTTCGTTTTGGTTCCAGCTGGAAAAACTTTTCCAAATCTACCATCGTATAATTGTTAATATCTAAATCAAGTCCATCCATTTATAAAGTTACGTCTCATTTTTTAAATCACTTATATTCCTATATAAAAAAACAAATGTTTGCAAAGTCTCTCTTTACGGGGTCTCAAATTTTTAGTTCAAAATCCATTGTGAATCCCGTCAACTATTATACACAACAAAAAACGCAAACTTTGTATGGTACCGGCTCCAACTATGATCCATGCGCCGGCGCCAATACAAATACAAATAATAATAATACAGGCAACACTGGAGGAGGCGGCGGCACTATCGGCACGATTCAAATCAGTAGTAACACGATTACCGCGCTTGATATCATTGAGCTCAACTATGTCAAAAAAATGGCCGAGCGCAACTACCTTGGCATCTCCAACTCTGTAGAAGAATATCTCTTACTATACGACATTGTATCCACTGAAATAACAAAACAAACGAACGAAAACTTGAAAAGACTGCTCCAATTGGCCAACGATGCTCTTACCGGTGCTCTCCACTCAAAAACTTTGAACGAAGACAACACGGATCTCAACTTGCAAGTCTTGTTGCTTAACCGCAAAATTGAAGATATTTTATCTGGTAAAAACGAAGTTACCGCGCTTGGCAGCACGGAAGGCGAGTTCGTCATCACCAAAACTTTCAAGTTGGCTCCGCTCTACAGTTACTACATTTATTTGTATGGTATGCCTGCCTACGGCGTGGGTTTCGATCCGTCCAAACTTAATATCTTGGCGGCCATGTTGCAAAAATACAACATTAATCCATACAAGTAAAAAAGATAACAGCACATTTTCATTCTTCGCCGGTATAAAATGGCGCGTATATTAGTAACGACTTTAGAACCCATGACATCAAGACATTAGAGTCAGTTTTAATTTTTTTATTTTGATAAAACATATGAATACCAAAGCATTCTTTTATCAAACTCTTATTTTATCTGTTATTGTTCAAATTGTAACTGGTGCTATTGAAGTTGGCTCTCTTTTTGTAAAAGTTGACACGCCCCATTTTATTCTACGCGATTTACTTTTTCTAGAAATTGCCGTGCAAATTATAGAAGGACTGTTTTACCTTTGGCTAGTGTTTAATTTTAATCAAATTACGAATGTAACGCCCAAGAGATACATTGACTGGAGCATCACTACGCCAACTATGCTAATAACTTTTGTTGTGTATCTTATTTATTTGGCGCAACTCGAAAAAAAAATAGATACAAGCAATTTGACATTATTCACTGTCATTATTGAAAACGCAAATACCTTATCGTATATTCTATATTTAAATTGGCTTATGCTAATTTTTGGTTATCTTGGTGAAGCTAATATTATAAACAAGTTTTTGGGTGTTTTGCTTGGCTTTATACCATTTCTTATTTACTATTTTATTATTTATATGAAATATGCAGTGGTGACGGAAGATGGTATTAAATTATTTTGGTATTTTTTCATATTTTGGTCACTATATGGGATTGTTGCATTATTGCCATATTACTTGAAAAATGCATTATACAATTTATTGGACTTGTTTGCCAAGAATTTCTTCGGACTATTTATAAGTTACTTAATTATTTTTACACCTTTGCACAATCTATAACTTGTGAAAAACCCCCACCTTGCCGGTATAAATATTCGCCAGTTATATATACAAGAAACAAATATGTCGTTCAGTGATTATCTCCATTTAAGAAAACTCAAACAAGTAAAAAATACAAAACCATTTCTCGATTCGTCCAACTATATGCAAAACAAGCGCAAACTTTGTGCCATCCTCGATACAACCGAAGTGGATGAATACGGCGACGTTGTTCCGCACAGTCTTTTTGGCATTCCCATCTTGGAAAATTTCGACGATTGTCCCGCAAATACGTTTGACGGAACTGTCACGACCCCCGTTATGTTTAAACCGCCCAGAATCACTACTCAAAATGTTAAGACGTCGAAAAATATGCGGTTTTAAATCTTCTCTTGTGTTGTATATTTCTTTATTTATTCAACAAAAGTTTTTCCATAGTTTCAAGCCTTGCCTCTTGTTCTTGAACCTTGGCCTTCAAATCCTTAATTTCTTTGGTCAGGATACCAATAAAGCCGTTATAATTAATCGACTGCGTATTCGGACCATCTTTTACTCCATTCACCAAAAATGGATACAACTCTTGGACCTCGTGTGCAATAAAACCAATATCTTGTTTTCCGGAGCCTTTCAAAGTATATGTAACTGGACTCAGTTTGTCTACATTAAATAAACTATCGAGTGGTGAAACATTTTCTTTTAATCTATAATCGGAAGTTGCATTATATGATACTGCTTGAACTGTTCCACTTACATCCAGTGTTGCAGTTGGCGTTCTTGTATTAATACCCACATAACCCGTTCCAGCACCTGGCCACAATACAATTCGATCGTTATTAATAATTCCGGTGTCATTTTCAACGCCAATTGTTAGCAAACCTCGCTCTGGATTTGTCGCGACGTTGTATGCGGGGTTGTTGTACAAATAGGCAATATCGGATGCAGGTAATGCTTTGTCAAATATATTGATAAATGCCATGCGTCCGCGGAATCCTTTCAACCAATTAGTTGCAGTTGTACCGTTGTAATTATTTCCTATCCAAAATTTGTCTAAATAGTTGAGTACTTTTCCATTAAAACCAGTTAGCTCATTTGTCGCGGGCACATTATTCAAATACAACTGTCCATTTTTATTAGTCGAACTAAACGATAAAGCAACATGATTCCATGCGTTTTGATTTATGGCAACGTTGGTTAACTGATAATTGGTGCCATCTGCATTTATTAAACAATATAACTTCCCTTTATTTGTATTACTGTTTATCTCTATATACATATCAATCACCCCGGTACCGGATGTTCCGCCATTCGCCGCATATAAAATATAAATACGCCCTGGCGTACTTTGACTTATATCAATTCCTGAGGGACGAATCCACGCTGAAAAGGTTATATCTGCAGCGCTTCCCATTGTATAACTGGTTTCCAAATAATTCATACGTAGAGGAGAAATAGCTGTGCCTCCGGTTGTCACGTTGACTTGGTTAAATGAAAGACAAAAGGCTGGAGTGACCACGTTATTTATTGATTCCGTATTACTAAACCAAGCAAACGAATTATCTGTTGGCCAAAATGTCGTATTGGTGTTACTTGTGCCTGTGCTGGCGAGTGTTGCAAGCCCGGTTAATGTCGTCGGACTATTGATCGACAAATCATATTTCAAAAGGGATTGAACAACACTCGACACGTCCGTATACTGCACATAGGCATAGTCGCTCGTTGTCGTATTCGGCCCTTTGAACATGATCGAAGAAGTGCCGCCTACGGCGGTGTGTTCCAGTATGAGCGAGCCCGCGGTTGGCGCCGCCGATGTTCCTGCACCTTCCAAGATGCGCATTGTGCCACTCACATCCAGCGAATAATACGGCGTCTTTGTATTGACACCCACGAAGCCTTGGCCACCCGATGGGTACAAGGACACTCGGTCTGCCTGGTCTGTATAGGCCGCCGGGGTGCCCGCATCGTTCTCAATACCGATTGTCATAAGACCATAGTGGTAACCGGTGGAGCCAACCGTGTTCTCTTCATATTGGATGTAACCGTACTCGAGCGGATCGTTGACTGATTTGAACATGATGGACGAGGCGCCGGAGGCGTCGCCATGAATCAAGGTTAAAGTGCCCGAGTTTGCAGTGGCTCTTGACCCCGATGGTTCGTAAATAACGGACGATCCATTTGCCAAAAAGCCGCCACAGATGTCGAGATTGAAAAACGTGTTATTGTATAGCTGGTAGATTTCAGCTTGGTTCAACGCCTTGCCGCTGTAATAACGGTAGTCGTCGATATTGCCACTGAAGTCGCGCGTTCCGGCACTGAACTGAGTAAATGCAATGTATGCACTTGAACGAGAGGTTGTTGGAACTGCAGTTGTAATGCTATCATAATGTTTGATGGCTCCGTTAATATAGATATATGAAGTAGATGGTGTAATTGTCCAAACAATATGATTCCAACTACCATCGCAAATATTGTAGGAAAGAATTGGAGAAGTCAGTGTACCTAAACATGGGGTTATGCCGTTTGTCAAAATCGGTATAATAACACCACTGCTACTAATATCGAGGGCGATCGAGTTATTTTCGTCAACAGTTGCTCCACTTGAATACTCGAAAATACGATCTAATTGTCCTGCAACCGGAGTCCCGAGTTTGTTTACCCACATTGAAAAAGTCATTGTTGTGCTAATTGGTATTGATGATGCGTTAGGCACATAAACTCCAGCATTTGAAATCGGACTGACAGGATTATTTTTCAAACTTGCTGCTCCGAATTTTTTCGTAGTTGTATCAATCATGCCGGTTGTTGTTGACGTGCCTGAAACGTTAAACGACCCATCGAATGTAGAACCCGTTGCAGCCATGTTTTCTATTTTGTAACCATTCACAGATGTGTCGAAATTGTAGTATATAACAAGCGAAGGGTCATTGTAAAAATTGGCCTTATCTACTGTTACATAATAGTTTGTATCTGTACCCACTTTTACACCCTGTGTTGTAAGAGATGTTCCGGTGCCGGCTGTACTGAGTACAGTTCCATTAACTATCACATTTCCGCCAACTAGCGATAAATTACCTCGCATATTAGTTTCGCCGCTAATATCGAGAGCATACTGGGATGAAATGTCTTTGTTTATGGCGACCGAATTGCTGCCTGCGCCGACTTGCGTATTTGCATTGAGGGACACATCGGATGTTGCCGTCACTGATTTGCCTGTCAAATTTATGGTTGTCAAAGATCCGCCGATACCGATTGTTTTGGTTCCTGTGTTTCCAGTTCCGATGTTGATGGTTCCTGAACGGCCCGCTCCCGTACCAATATTTAATGTTTCTGCAGAACTTGTATTGTTTGCGATATTTATGTCCGACCCAGCAGTTCGCGACCCTGTCGCGATATTTAAAATAGCATTATTTGTCGCATTTCCTGTAAATGCGTTCGTTGTCGCACCACTTGGATTACCTGTCACTAAATTGACGGTTCCACTTGTTCTTGTGCCGGTAATTATGTTTGCAGTTAACTCGCTATAACTAGAATTGAAAGTCAAGTTTCCAGTCGAACTAAAGTTAAAAGTTCCGCCTCTGAAAGTAAGTTGTCCACTATTACTTGAAGTTCCCCAATTTAAAGCTGTTGATTGATTTCCGGAACCGGTTGCCAAGTTTATAGCACCACTGGTTCTCGAACCTGCGCCAATATTTATGATGCCGGTTGTTTGGGATTCCGCAATAGTTAGTGTCGAGGCAGCATTCGACACGTCGATCGAGTTTGTGATGAGAGTATTTCTCACATTGGCGTTTCCAGATATATCCAAATTGAATGACGGATCAAGAGTGTTGATACCGATGAAGCCAGAGCCGCCCGCTGCATAGAGTGAAATTCTATCCCTTGTTGTCGCCGCTGTAGGATCATTCTCGACACCAATTGTTAAAAGACCCGCATTTGTGGTTGTGCTCGTGCCCGACAAGTCTTGGTATTTGATGTATGCATAATCTCCGTTAGATGCCGTGGAGGGCGATTTGAACATGATTGACGAAGCGCCGGAGGCGTCTCCGTGTTCAAGCGTTAGAGTGGCGACACTTGTATTTCCAGTAACATCCGATCCGGTTTGTTCGTAGATGCGCATCTGACCACTTATGTCGAATTCGTAAGGAGTGCCGACTGGCGCAGTGCCGTAACCAAACACCCCTTTTTGAACAGTTGTGAGGTTTCCGCCAATAACAGTGTCGTTTGTAAAAGTTTTGTTCCCCGCAATACTTTCTGTGCCGGTTATATGAACAACCGATGTATCATATGCTCTCAAGCCGATGGATGTAACTATGTTGTATCCAAAACTGGCGTCGTTGTTGATTGCATTCGAAAGTTCGTAAAGGGTGTCGAGAGCGTCGCCTGCGCCTGCAACCAAATTACTTATATTGTTTTTGACGAAAGCGGTGGTGGCCACTTGGTTCGACGAGTTATCCAAAGCGGTGGTTGGCGCGGTTACGGTCGTTCCTCTCAGGGCCAGTGTGCCAGATGCGGAGATGTCGATGTTTGTGCTTGTTCCGTTGGCAATCTTAATCGCTGGGCCTCGGCCCAAATTGATGTTGCCTGTTAAAGCAGAGCCAGTTGCTATATTCAGTTCAGTAGATGAAGCGGTTGCGATATTTGGCCCAACATTAATTATTCCACCAGTCATAGTACTTCCCAAATTCAGTGTGGATGTTGCCCCGGAAAATAAATTCAGATCGCCAACCGCACCAAATTGACCATTGTTTGCATACCGTAAGACACCGTTTGAACCGTTATAATTCCATAGTCCAATATTGATATTGGGGCCTACGCCGGCAGCGTGTCCTAACTGAATAGTAAACGCAGAGCTGGTGTTAGTATTAGTGCCAATATTAATACCACCGGTTCTTCCGGATAATCCACCAATATTTATTATTCCTGACGATTGGGTTGCTCCGATATCAATATTTGCCGTGTTGCCGACTGTGTCAATTTTGTTTGTAAAAACGGTATTTCCGACATAGACGTTCGAATTTGTTGAAATGTCGTTGCGTACAAAGAGCTTTTGATTCAAGGACACGTCGCCCGATGTAAACAGTCGGCCGTTTACTGAAATGTCGGACAATGTGTTGATAATGCCTCTGAAGTTGGTTGCCCCGCTTATATCGAGAGCATATTGTGACGAGATGTCTTTGTTGATTGAGACCGAGTTGCTCCCCGCACCGATCTGGGCATTTCGATTCATGGATACGTCGAGTGTGAGTATGGTGTTGCCGCTGACTTTCGTGCTTCCGCTAATATCCAAGTGGTACGAAGGGTCTTTTGTGTTTACGCCGACGAAGCCAATGCCACCAGCTGCGTACAATGATATACGATCAGATGCTCCACCGGCGGCGTCATTTTCGATGCCCAAAGTTAAAAGTCCTTTTTCGGAGGAACCGCCTACATTTTCTTGGTATTGGAGATACCCGTAATCACTGGCATTATTATTTTTCGAGCGGAACACGATCGACGACACACCGGAGGCGTCTCCGTGCTCTAAAGTCAGAGAGCCATTATTTCCGGATGCGGATGTACCCACGGTTTCATAAATGCGCATCTGGCCGCTAACGTCGAGTTCATATGTGGTGTTTGTTGGAGGTCTTCCGATGGCAGTTCTACCACTTACATACAAATTCTGGTTTATAGAGACGTCTGTGTTGAATAACGCATTGTTGGCGGCATAAAGGAAGCGGTTTACAGAGAGATCTTGTCCAACCAAAATGTCCGCATTGAAAGAGGCATCGCCGTTTACAAAGAGCTTTTGGTTCAAGGACACGTCACCCGATGTAAACAATCTGCCGTTAACAGAAATATCCGACAAAGTGCTTATGACGCCTCTGAAGTTGGTTGCGCCGCTTATATCGAGAGCAAAGTTGGACGAGATGTCTTTGTTGATTGCTATTGCGTTGGTACCTGCACCGAGTTTTGCATTTTGGTTGAAGGAAACATCCGAATTGAATCGAGTTGCGCCGACCACATTCAAGCTTGAACCTCTCAGAGTCAACAATCCCGTTGCAGACACATCTACCGTAGTAGTTGCACTGTTTACAATTTGGATCGCATTATTTCTTCCAATTGTTGTAGTGCCGGTCGATCCGGAACCATCCATTATTCTAACCGATCCGGTTGTATTAACACCGCTTAATAATGTAACGCCCGTGCTGTCTTGCGTAGTATCGCTGGATATACGTCCGAAACTGACACTTCCATTTCCAGTGTCTCGTAGACGGATTTGAGACCCACCCAGAAATAATCTAGCATCTGAACTGCCAATCGAAATAATTCTGGCACTAGAACCACTATGTCCAATATTTATAGTTCCAGTACGATCTGTTCCAGCAATAGTTAGCGTTGAGGAACTTGTCAACGATTCAATCGTATTTGTATAAAATGTACTGCTTACATTGACGTTTCCACTAACATCCAAGTTGTATCCCGGGTTCAACGTGTTGACACCCACGTAACCCGAGCCGCCCGCTGCGTATAATGAGATTTTGTCGGCATTTGTCGCCGTAGGATCATTTTCTATGCCAATTGTTAAAAGACCTGCGTTCGTCGTAGCACCCGACAAGTCTTGATACTTAATGTATGCATAGTCACCGTTGGATGCGGTCGATGGCGACTTGAACATAATTGACGAGGCGCCAGATGCGTCTGCATGTTCCAATGTCAGCGTCGCGACGCTCGTGTTGCTCGTAACATTTGACCCGGTTTGTTCGTAGATGCGCATTTGACCACTTACGTCAAGTTCATATGTTGTGCCACTTATTGGGGGGCTTCCGAAAGTCGCCCTTCCTGCCACATACAAATTTTGGTTTGTAGAGATGTCACTGTTTAATAAAAAAACACTGTTGGCTACGGAAAGGTTGCCATTGATCGACACATCACCACCAACATACAAATTTGTATTGATCGAGACATCGCTTGATACAAAAAGTTTTTGTCCAAGAGAAACGTCCCCAAGTGTGTAGAGAGGTCCTATCAAATTAGTTGTCCCGCTGACATCGAGTGCATATTGTGATGAAATGTCTTTGTTGATCGCGACCGAGTTGTTACCTGCACCGAGTCTTGTATTTTGGTTCATAGAAACATCCGAATTGAACAGAGTTGCGCCGATCACATTCAAGCTTGACCCTCTCAGAGTCAACAATCCGGTTGCAGACACATCTACTGTGGTGGTTGCACTGTTTACAATTTGGATCGCGCTGTTTCTTCCAATAATTGCCGTGCCGGTTGATCCGGAACCATCCAAAATGTTGATAGATCCGGTTGATAATGCGCCGTTTGCGATATTTAGTTTTCCAGCATTTGTTTCACCGGTTCCAATACTCATAGTATGTGAAGCATTATTGTTACCACACCCAATTTCAATATTTCCGCTACCCCTACTAAAACCTGCTATTTGAACAGAACCTGAGGTTGTGTTGAAAGAATACTGATGTATTCCCCCTGTCATGCTCTCACCAATTCGTAAACCTCCAGTTAAATTGTAACTTGAAAACACCGTTACTGATTGGCCTGAACGTCCACGGATGGAGTTATTACAAATGTCAAAATTACCCAACCGGATTGTGTTTGTGGCTGCTTGGTTTCCGATGTTGATGTTGGCGGTGCGCGTTGCTTCTGTGGCAATATTAATAATACCATTTGTTTGCGTTGATGCGATGTTTAATGTTGATCCAGCACTTGACGGGTTGATTGTATTTACAAACAGACTGCTGCTCACGTTGGCGTTTCCGGAAACGTCCAAGTTGAATGACGGATCAAGTGTGTTGAGACCGATGAAGCCAGAGCCGCCTGCCGCATACAGCGAAATTCTATCTCTCGTTGTAGTCGCCGTAGGATCATTTTCTATGCCAATTGTTAAAAGTCCCGCGTTCGTGGTTGCGCCCGACAAATCTTGGTATTTGATGTATGCATAGTCCCCGTTCGAGGTTGTGGAGGGCGATTTGAACATGATCGACGAAGCGCCAGAGGCGTCTGCGTGTTCCAAAGTCAGAGTTGCCAAACTTGTATTGCTTATTACATTTGACCCTACAAGTTCGTAGATGCGCATTTGACCGCTCATGTCGAGTTCGTATGTTCCTCCTGTTGCAGGTGGTCGTCCGAAAGTTGCTTTACCCGCTACATACAAATTTTGGTTTGTAGAGACATCGCCGTTGAACAAAGTTGCATTATTGACATATAAAAAGCGATTTACAGAGAGATCTTGTCCTACGAACAAATTCGTGTTGAACGATGCGTCGCCTGTTGCAAACAGTTTGCCATTGATCGAAACATCTGCAACAGTGTAGAGAGGGGCTCTCAAGTTGGTGATGCCGCTAACATCGAGAGCAAAGTTTGATGAGATGTCTTTGTTAATAGAGACCGAGTTGTTGCCAGAACCGATATCTACGTTTCGATTGAGAGAGACATCGAGAGATGCTATCACGGTGCCGCTTATTCTGGCATTTCCACTTAAGTCCAAATGATATTGTGGATCCAGTGTGTTGAGACCGATGAAGCCAGAACCACCCGCTGCATACAACGACATGCGATCCGCGGTGGTTCCCGAGCCCGCATCATTTTCAACGCCAATCGTGAGCAGGCCTTTTTGCGCGGTACCCGATCCTACACTTTCCTGGTACTGGATGTAGGCGTAGTCGCTTCCTACATCGTTGGTCGATCGAAAGACGATGGACGAGACGCCCGAGGCGTCGCCGTGTTGCAAAACGAGAGAGCCACTGGTGGCCGACGCGACGGTTCCCGAAGGCTCCATGATGAGCAAGCGGGCTGCGCCCGTTCTGTTGTAAACGTTATCAGTATTGCCGATTGTCACATTTCCATTAAAATTTGCAGTGGCACCAACTGTAAGATTGTCGGATACTCCTATCGATGTAGCACCAATGCTTTGTGTACTCAATATGTTATTGTTGCCATACAGTTTGATTTCACTTATACCGAGACGGGTTGCGTTTTTTGAAGCATCCGGAGGAGTACAAGCAATGGATTTGATAACAAGTGCGTACTTTGAGTAAAATCCTGTGTTTGAAGCGGTGTTAAATGAAAAATCTTGTGCTCCCGTTTGCCCAGAATTATTGTTGTACGTTCCACTCAAGTCGAAGTTATAAATGTTGTACCAACTTGTGCCGTTGTTGGAACCTAGCATTGATCCCTGTGCTGGGTAACGGCCTGAGTTTGTGTTTCTGTAATCGAATCTTGACAAATTAATTTGGTAGGGTAGATCGAGATGGAAACGAAATCCTGGATATGCGGTTGTTGTGACATCCGAGATTGTATCTGTTCCGCCCCAAAAGTTGACTGTGCTTGGATCTGCAAAAATTGTGTATCCATATGGTGTATTTACGCTCGTGTTGGCGTTATTGTCGAACAAATGAAATATGTTTAAATTTTCGGTTAACGACGAAGTGTAAGCGTAGTAAGAACCGTGGCTTGGAATATTTGTCACATTTGCCGTCATTGGCACCGGCGGTTGTTTAAGGCCTGCACCGATGGTTTGTAGAGTTGTTCCAATCGATATGTTGCCATTGAGCGAAATGTCGCCACCCACCGAGAGTTTCCCATTGATCGATACATCGGAGAGAGTGTAGAGAGGGCCTCTTAATGATGTTGTCCCGCTAACATCAAGAGCATATTGGGATGAAATATCTTTGTTGATGGCAACTGAATTTATACCTGTTCCGAGTCGTGTGTTCTTGTTCAAGGAAACATCCGCGCTGAAAAGTGCTCGGTTGTTTACTGTCAGGGCTTGCCCTACAGAGAGATTCGAGTTGAACGACACATCGTTATTGACAAAAAGTTTTTGGTTCAAAGAGACATCGCCGCTCACCAACAGTTTGCCATTGATTGAAACATCCGAGAGCGTGCTTGTTATACCTCTCAACACTGTGGCGCCGCTCACATCGAGTGCAATGTTGGCGGACACATCTTTGTTAATAGCCACAAATTTGTTGCCCGATCCGAGTTTTACATTTCCCGCAAAAGATGCGTCGACTCCATACATTTGCAAAGTGGTGGCTGCGCCACCGATCGACATGGTCTTTGAGGACGATCCAGTTCCAATGTTGATGGCTGCTGTTCTGCCGGTATTGTTTCCAATATCGAGCGTGCCCGTGGTTTGATCTCGGCCAATACTAATGGCTACATCGGCGTCGTTATTTCCAAGTTCTAAAATAGACGCTGGATTGATTGTGATGGTTCCGCCCTGGATTGTCGTTGTGCCACTTGATGCTCCGCCCACTGTTATTGTTTTCGAAGTATTGGCGGTTCCAATATTGATGGGACCTGTTCTCCCACTATTGTTTCCAATATCCAAATTACCTGCAATCTGGCTCTGTGCGATCGTCATTTTGGACCCTGCGTTGGACGGATCGATCACATTCGTTGTAAGTGTGCTGCTCACGTTGGCGGTTCCTGAAATATCCAAATGAAAGATTGGAGTTTTCGTATTCACACCCACGAAACCAGAACCTCCGGCGGCATACAACGACATTCGATCGGAACTGCCAGCCGATCCGGCATCATTTTCAACACCAATGGTGAGCACTCCTTTTTCCGAAGCCCCGTCCACGTTTTCTTCGTATTGGATGTACGCATAGTCACCACCTGGATTGTTCTTCGACAAAAACACGATGGAAGAAACTCCCGAGGCATCGCCGTGCTCAAACACGAGAGATCCCACCGTTGCGCTTGCCCGTGTGCCCGTCGGTTCATATATGCGCTGCTGACCACTCAGGTCGAATTCGTAAGCAGTACTTGTCGGCGGTCTTCCGATTGTCGCTTTCCCACTTACAAACAAATTCTGATTTATAGAAACATCCGTATTAAACAACGCATTGTTTCCTACATAGAGGTAGCGGTTTACAGAGAGATCTGTGCCGACTTTCAATGATTGGTTGAATGAGACGTCTTGGTTGATGGATACAGGACCTCGAAACACGGTGGCGCCACTTACATCTAAAGCGATGTTTGCCGATATGTCTTTGTTAATTGCGACGGAGTTGTTGCCCGTGCCAATATCGACGTTTCGATTCATAGAGACGTCGTTGTTTAATTGAGACCGCCCCGTTACATACAAATTTTGGTTGACAGACAAATCTGCATCCATCCGGACATTTGACGCCACATACAACTTTTGGTTGAGCGACGCGTCGCCGGTGAGCAACAGATTTTTTGCCCCAATAATGTTACCATTGCTTCTTGTTTCTACATTTCCGTACACAATCAAATCTGTGTATGACGCATCGCTCCCAATTAATGTTTTGTTCCCTTCTAATGTGTTCGATGCAATAAATTGGATTCGATTGTATATATCCGCTGTTGTATATTCATAACTGGTGCCTAGAAACCCGAGTGCTGCAAAGGTTTCGTAACTAATATCGTATGACGATTGGCCAGTAAACACACTAAATCTGTCGGGTTTTATAAGGAGAGCTGGCTGACCTGCATATTCGTTCGACATGACTTGTATCACGGATGAACTTTCTACGATTAAATTTCCTCCACTAATATCGAGGAATCCTTGGATATAGGATTTTTTAAATTTATTTGCGTTTGTATCAGACCCCCATGACATGTTTTTTTTATATAAATTGTATAGATGTTATAAATACAATTTATACTCACAACGGATGTGGAGTGACCGCTAGACTTATATGCGGTGGTCTCAGCTGCTACAGCAGATTGCCTTATAAAAAAAAAGGAGGGGTAAGGACGCAGTAAGGTGCGTCACACCCGAAGGTGCCTTTCTTAAGGGCACATGTACTCCTTAAGGGAAGATGATGCGCATGTCTCCCCCCCCTGTACTAATAAAAGGAGGGATCATAAGGGAACGTAGTTCCCTTACCACTGGATAATCGTCCCATACGAGTAAATATTCGCCTGAACCGACAACGAGTTGCTCACGTCTACATTATTTGAAACTTTTGTATTTCCTGCGACATCCAAAGTGTAATTTGTATTCACACTGCTTGTTCCTAAACCAAGTTTGGTTATAAATGCATTGCCCGCAATGTCCATTTGCGCGTTGGCAGTATAATTATCGACCGCCTTGTTTACATACAAACCTGTTGCTAAAATTTTTGTATCCACAACCTGCGTTGTCGCAGTCGTTGTTGAAGGATTGCGTTCTACGCGCCGGTTCAAACTTGCATCAAGCTGCTGGATGTCTGTGATCTCGACAGTTCCGGTTGTCATGGTGTAATCCGCCGAGACGCCCACCACCACGTTTGGTTTCAGTAATACAAATCCTTGTGTCAAACCATTCGTTAGAGTTAAACCCGATACATCCAAATTCACGCGGTTTGGACTATAGCTGCTCTTAAACACGAATCCATCTGTCGTGCCGTTCATCAAGAAATGCCCCTTGTTGTTTGTATTATAGTCCCTGAACATAAGACCCGATAACGCCGAAACGCCCGCTCCGACTGCCTCGTCATTCAGCAATATCGTTTTGTTCTTGATTTCCAAATTATTTATACTTGTATTGATCGTAGTGATGCTGCCGGGTAGAAACAGGTTGCCGTTAATTTGCACATTCGAATTCGCATCACCCAAAGTTAAATAGTTTGTCGCACCGCTCGCCGTCTTGATTGTCACGTTGCCCGCATTTGTTCCGCCGATTGTGAGTGTACCGCCGGGTATCGAGTCGATCGTATTTGTTCGCAAAATTGTTGATATATCCACTGTTTGTGCACTCAAGTCAGTGAGTCTCGATTGTCCAGCCACCGAGAGCTTTTGGTTGAGTGATGTGTCGCTTAGGACAGCAAGTTTCGAATTCAGTGATACGTCGCCTCCTACGAACAACCTTTTATTGAGAGAAGTGTCGTTCAAAACCGCGATATTCGAGTTGAAGGAGGCATCCTGTAGGACAAAGAGTTTTCGATTCGCTGAAATGTTTGAGTTGAATGAGGCATCCCCATTCACGAATAAACGTTGATTGAGTGACGTGTCTTTGATGACTGTGACGTTTCCGTTGAACGAAGCATCCAGTTGTACGAAAAGCCGCTGGTTCAGAGATGTGTCTTTCAAGACCGTGATATTCGAATTGAATGATGCGTCACCGCCCACAAACAACCGTTTGTTCAGGGAAGTGTCATTGATGACGGTCAGATTCGAGTTGAAAGAGGCGTCGCCAAGGACAAAGAGCTTTTGATTCGCAGATATATTCGAATTAAATGAGGCGTCGCCGCCCACGAATAAACGTTTGTTCAGCGACGTATCGTTCAAAACTGTAATATTCGAATTAAACGAGGCGTCGCCCCCAACGAAGAGCCGTTTGTTCAAGGAACTATCGTTAATGACCGCGATATTCGAGTTAAACGAAGCGTCGCCAAGGACAAAGAGTTTTTGGTTCGCAGATATATTCGAATTGAATGAGGCGTCACCGCCCACGAACAAACGTTTGTTTAGAGAAGTGTCGTTGATGACTGTCACATTCGAGTTGAACGAAGCGTCGCCGCCCACGAATAAACGTTTGTTCAGCGACGTATCGTTAATGACGGTCAGATTCGAGTTGAACGAAGCGTCGCCAAGGACAAAGAGTTTTTTATTCGCCGAAATATTGGAGTTGAAAGAGGCGTCGCCGTTTACAAATAAGCGTTGGTTGAGAGATGTGTCCTTTAAAACCGCGATGTTCGAGTTGAATGAGGCATCGCCACCTACGAACAAACGTTTGTTCAAGGAACTATCGTTAATAACCGCGATGTTCGCATTGAAAGAGGCGTCGCCTTGCACAAAGAGTTTTTGATTCGCAGATACATTCGAATTGAATGACGCGTCGCCGTTCACGAATAAACGTTGGTTGAGCGAGGTGTCCTTTAAAACCGCAATGTTCGTATTGAAAGAGGCGTCGCCTTGTACAAATAGGCGCATGTTGAGCGATGTGTCTTTCATCACGGTGAGATTCGAATTGAATGAGGCGTCGCCTTGCACGAATAACCGCTGGTTCAGCGAAGTATCTTTCATTACTGTAATATTCGAATTGAACGATGCGTCGCCTTGCACAAAGAGTTTTTGATTCGCAGAAACGTTTGCATTGAAAGAGGCATCGCCATTCACGAATAAACGTTGGTTAAGCGACGTGTCTTTGATCACGGTGAGATTTGAATTGAGCGATGCGTCTCCTTGTACAAATAGGCGCATGTTGAGCGATGTGTCTTTCATCACGGTGAGATTCGAATTGAATGAGGCGTCGCCGCCTACGAATAACCGCTGGTTCAACGACGTGTCTTTAATGACGGTAATATTCGAATTGAACGATGCGTCGCCTTGCACAAAGAGTTTTTGATTCGCAGAAACGTTTGCATTGAAAGAGGCATCGCCATTCACGAATAAACGTTGGTTGAGCGAGGTGTCTTTGATAACGGTGAGATTCGAATTGAGCGAGGCATCGCCTTGCACAAAGAGTCGCTGATTGAGCGAAGTATCTTTCATCACGGTAATATTCGAGTTGAACGATGCATCACCTTGTACAAATAAGCGCTGGTTGAGCGATGTATCTTTCATCACGGTAATATTCGAATTGAACGATGCGTCGCCTTGCACAAATAGGCGCTGGTTGAGTGATGTGTCCTTCATCACGGTAATATTCGAATTGAACGATGCGTCACCTTGCACAAATAGGCGCTGGTTAAGCGAAGTGTCCTTCATCACTGTAAGATTCGAGTTCAGCGAAGCATCCCCTTGGACAAATAGGCGCTGGTTAAGCGAAGTGTCCAGCATCACTGTGAGATTCGAGTTCAGGGATGCATCGCCTCTGACAAAGAGCCGCTTGTTTAAGGAGGTGTCCAGCATCACTGTGAGATTCGAGTTCAGAGATGCGTCGCCTCTGACGAACAATCGCTGGTTGAGCGATGTGTCCTTCATCACGGTGAGATTCGAGTTCAGAGATGCGTCGCCTTGCACGAACAAACGTTGGTTGAGCGAAGTGTCCTTCATGACGGTGAGATTCGCGTTGAGCGACGTGTCTTGTTGCACAAAGAGCCGCTGATTGAGCGACGTATCTTTTAAAACCATAAGATTTCCATTCAACGACGAGTCCCCAATTATGAACAGCCTTTGGTGTCCGGTGATGTCCAACGTCACATCCAAGTTTGCCTTCACATTCGTATTGCCCCCGACTGCCGTGTTTCCGAGATTAATCTCTTTTGCAACCGTTGGCAATATATTGAATATTTCATTGGTCTTGGTAAGGATTTGCCCCGCATCGTTGATTTGCAAGTCGCCAGACACCACTATGTTGCCCGATGCCTCGATCACATTATTGTTCGGCCGATTCAGCCAATCGGGTGCGTATACATTGAATACCGTCGATTGTCTCGGATCCCCCGTCTTACCCACTAATACAAAGTCATTGGGTGTTAAGATGTTAACATTCGTGTAACTGAGTCCACTTACGAGGATCGCGTTGCCCATTGCGTCCAACATTGAGTTTGTTACTGTTGTCCACGTCGCATAACCATCTGTCGAAAACATGATCAGTCCTGCATCCCCCACCGCTATCGCACGCAACTCATCAAGGATCTGCACCGACTGCAAATTTCCTGCAAAGGAAACTGTGCTCCAGGTTGGCGAGCCCGTGAATACCAAGTTGTGCGTATAGTAAATCACATTCGTTCCCACCGCCACCACGTGGCTTGTGTTGTAAACTTTGACGGCATTGAAGGAAGCATCCGTTCCTACTATCGTTGATCCAAACGTGTTTGTCGTTGTTCGGTACGGCACGATGCCGCCCGATCCTACTATAACAACATCGTCGCCAGTTCCGTGAATCGCCTTTACCCGTTGCAGTCCCGTGCTTATAAACGACGCGGTGCTAATGTTGTTGAATGTCGTGCTATTCAGTATTCTCCCGTTCCCGATTCCGGTCGCGTTATTCACTCCAATAATCAGCCGATTCGACGGCGTTGTTATGTACAACGCTGTTGCCTCGATATTATAGTTGTTCGGGTTATTGTATGTAATTGTCGCCCACGTTTGTCCTCCATTTGTCGAGTTGAAAAAATATCCACTATCTCCCGCTATATAAATATTGGTCGCACTTTGCATAAAGATTGCGTTGAAATAGTGCGGCGTATTTTCCAAACTGTTGGGATTCGGATTGCCGGCCAGGTCTACGAGCTGATACTTCGACCAAGTGTAGCCCCCATCGGTCGTTGTCGCAAAGTACTGCGTGTATAGCGAAGTCGCCGAACTGGTGCCACCAAAGGCGAAGCCCACCGTGTTTCCGTAAAACTCGGTTTTTATAATCTCAAACGATGCATCCAGCGTCTTCAGCAGTTCTTCGTGCGTCACTTTGATGGGTCCGTTGATGTCCATTGCATACCGATTCGTTCCCTCCGGGGTTGTCGAGACCGTATACTTATTGATCGCGATGGACGTTTTTAAATTTGTCGTCAAGTTGCCCGAGATCAAGTTGATCGCCTGGTACTGAGTGTCGCTTGCGTCCGTGAGTGCGATCGTGCCCATGATCCGGTTATTGGCGAAATAGCCGCCGCCTATCGCCAACCCTGTACCGCTGTCCGTCGCCATTCGCAAAAACACGTTGGACGAGTTGTCGCCCGCCACAAAGTATGCCGCAGTGCCTGTCTTGAAGTTCGGTTCGTTGTTGTATATTTCGGGGAAATAGGGTTTTGTCGCCGCGTCTGCGTAAACTGTCATCCGTTCATCTCCTTGAAACGTTTTGTTCAAATCCTGCGAGAATATCGTGCGCGGCCGGATCTTTAAAGAGTTCGACACATCGATTGTGAAATTACCGCCCGCCTCGTACAATAGCTGCGCGTCCGGTTCGTTGCCCGAGTTGAGCGATCCATCTACATAGAAATCAATATTCGCTCGTGACGGCTCTACATTCACCACGATGGCGTCGTGCGTCGCATTTTGCGCAATCACGTTTTTGTTTGTTGAAGCCGACGACTGTATATAGAGCGACTGGATAAGATCGCTGGATATGTCTACGGTGGCGTCGGGTGTATATGTATTAAAGCCGAACCGCCCATCCTCTCCATGCAGCAGTGTGTTGCCATTTGGGTCCAGGTAAATATCGTCGCCAACGTATAAGCTATTATCGACCGTCAAGTTTCCCACAATCCGGGTGTCCAACACGCCAAGTGATCCCAAAATATTAATATTTCCACAAGTAATTGTGCCAACTACGTTTAAATCTCGATTAAAGTTGACGTCGTCTCGCGCTCTCATACCGCCACAAACGTCCCAGTCACCAACATAGATATTTTTTAGTGTGAACTGATCTGTCACAATGGTACTTACACTTAAATTGTTAAATTTCTCTAATTTATTGGTTCCTCCGTATTTTTTCCATGTTGACATTATTGATTCTGTTTTATTATATATACATATAAGAAAACCGATTTCTTACGACTTCGTGTGCGCGCGCGCATTGTGTGTTGTGCTGCCATACCAACTAAAAAAACCAACCCGTCGACGCTTTCTTCTTCTTTTGCGTTTTGTTTGCAGCTCGTCTCACGCTTCGGTTTGCGCTACGGCTTGCACTTCCGCTTGCGCCTTTGCTTTTTCCATTACCTAAAAATGCGCGGATCTGCGCCTCCTGTTTTAAAATCGTCTCATCAATCAACTTTTGATAAAAGTTGCGGAACTCGTGTTTGCGCCGCTTCATCTCGTCCAGCGAAAACCATTTGATCTCGATTTTCTCAAACAACTTGGTGTTGTTCAAATACTTTTTGCTCATCCGTTGCCACAAAAATCGGTGACTGTCGTTGTATATTTTTACCAAGTCTTCGTTATATTTCAGCTTGAACAAGTGGATGTGATATGTCTCAAACTGCATCTTGTATACTCCGCCAGCCTTCTTAATCATCCGTTCGATCTGCTTTCCGTCTCCCAAAAATCCCGTCAACTCTTCGCCGCCCTCTCGTAACGCCGTCTCGTAGATAGACTCCCCTTTGTCGACGCCGCCGCCGAAATCAGACCACCCCGGGGTGTCCGCCAAACTGTTTTCTCTGCCAAATAAAAAGTAGAGTTGACCCTTGTAAAAACACGCTGGCAATATACTTGATCCGACCATTTGTTTTTTATTTATACCATAGGTGTTGATATAATATACAAAAAAAAAGAACCCTTCGGTAAAAAAAAACCTTTTCCGGTTCCTTTTTCCTCGATAACCCTACAAAACAAAAATTATTTTTTCCTCAAAAAAAGGAGGGGTTCAAGGGGAACTACGTTCCCCTGCTTAATCGTGCACCAATCTCAGACAGATTGAAAACTCCACTTGCAAGGGCCGCCCCGCGTCATCCAACAATTGCATTTGTATCCGCTGGATATTCACCTTTTCTAAATATTTGCGCACTTCAGACACCAACATCCCATTCTCTCTGTTCGCACACACCATCGTTCCAAACTCCTGCGTCGGCAAGCAGATCTTTGCTATGACATTTTTTTGGGGGTTTGTCGATGACGATACAAACGCATTTGCGTTGCCTTGCGAAAACTCGTTCAGCACGAGCAACAAGTACCGCGGGTTTCGCAAACTGAGAAGGCTCTCCGAATACAAACCACTTGTCGTCAAATTGTATGAATTGTCGCGAAAACCTAAAGACCAACCCAGATTGTTTTTACTGTTCAAGTCATTCGTGTTTCCTTGCAAATCCACGTTTGTCGCTATTGAGTATGAGTTCGTCTGCGACTTGAAATACGACTTGTTATTTACCACGCTATAAGAAATGTCCGACGCTAAACTGAGCGCCACCAGTTGCGTATTGATCTCGCTTGCAAGTGCAGCCGTCGTTGGATAGTAGTTGGGCGTGATCGTCAGCATTTTGGTTTGTCCAGCCCCCGTCTTTATTCTTAAATAATTGTTTCCGTCGTTCGAGCACTCCGTTGTATCTCCCACGAAATTGTAAAACATAAAGGGGAAATCGACGGAGACCACCTCGATGCTGCGCACCTCCGTCAGTCGATCTGATATAACGATGGTCGAGGTGGTTGTTGTCGCGTTCTTGCTGTCCAAATTTACGATTTTTTCTTTCAATGTTTTGCTCACGTTTTTCATTATCATGTGGCTTCCATGCTGTTCCACTCGTGGTTCCAATACGTCGTTGTAGTAGCTTGACATTCTTCTTTGTTTTTAATTTATATTATTACGATACAAAAGAAACGCATTAGCATTTTTTGCAGGAGTTTTTTTGTTGTGTTCGAGGCTGTTGCAGTTGCTGCGTCGGCGGTTGAATTTTTGTGACCAACCCTTGTTTCGTTTTACTAAATACTAATGGCATTTATTATATATATCTTTATTACAAATGACAACTAATCATTTTGATACAATTATCGTCGGCGCCGGCATGGCCGGCTTGTATGCCGCTTATGTGCGCAATTGTGTGCGCAGAACTTCATCATCTTTCCTCGTTTTAGAAAAACAAAAGTCTCTCGGCGGAAGAGCCGGCAATGATACTTTCTTCGGCACCCAAGTTGTTACCGGCGCCGGCATCGGACGCAAGTCCAAAGATAAGTTGTTGTATCGTTTACTCCAAGATTTGGGTGTTGGCACCTCCGAGTTTACGGTTCGGCCGCGCTATTCACCCCTTATTATGAAAACCAACATTAAGCAGACCATGGAACTTTTGCGCAAAGAATATGTCAATCAGCTTCAGCAAATCCCTGCATCCACTTTCAAACAGTTCGCCACTTCCGTTCTCGGCAAGTCCGATTACGACAATTTCGTTGTAAACTCTGGCTACTCTGACTACGAAAACGAGGACGCTCACGAAACTCTTTTCTTCTACGGCATGGAGGACAATACCTGCTGCTGGAAAGCATTCACCGTCCCTTGGCACGACCTCGTCACCAAATTGTATGAAACTATCGGCCCCCAACATTTCAAACTCGGATGCGGCGTCGCTTCGCTCCGGCGGACTGAAACCGGGTTTTTGATTAAGACTGACACCGGTCTCTCCTTCACCTGCAACCAATGTATTCTTGCCACCGCCATTGACACCGTCCAAAAGTTGTTACCCAAGATGCCCATTTATCGCAAAATTCACGGCCAACCTTTCCTCCGCGTCTATGCCAAGTTCGACAAAGACTCGATCCCCTTGATGAAGGAGGCCGTTCCCAGTTTCACCGTCGTGCCTCCGCCCCTACAACACGTGATTCCCATGAATGCCGATCTCGGCGTCTACATGATTGCTTACTGCGACAACAAGAACGCCATTTCGCTACCTCAAAATAATACAAAAGAAGTGCGCGACATGTATGTTGCTCTCCTTGAAAAATTCTTCGGCATTTCGGGGCTGCATATTGTGGCCATTAAAAATTACTTTTGGCAAATCGGCACTCATTATTATGCACCATTGGCTGCCAATAAACGTCCGGAATTTCTGAGACAGATCCAACATCCTGATACCGGACTTTTTGTCGTCGGCGAAGCCGTGAGTCGGAACCAGGGCTGGGTCGAAGGTGCCCTCGAAAGCGTTTTGAGTATAAGGTTGTCATAAAAAAAAAGTTGGACCTTCGTCTTAAATGGTTTTTCACGAATGCAAACAATGTTTTACCAAGTTTAAAAACAAAGGTCAGTTCGATGAACACATTATCTGCTGCGAGTTTATGCGCAATCGCGCCGTCGAAATCAACAATAAAGCCGCCTTCATTAATGATCCCGTCCCGAGTAACCGCATGTTGTATGAGAGCATTAAAAACTGTATGTCGCGCATCCAGCATTTGGAGACCGAAAATGAATTTTTGAAAACATTCGCCAGACGCGAGCGCCAGAAAATCAACATGATTGACTATTTGAAAATGCGCTATCCCGTCTTGACGATGGATTTTACCGCCATGGTCGCCGCCTTGAAGGACATCCAGCAAAAACATTTGGAAGCCGTCTTTGGTGGCAATATTGTCGACGGAGTGTGCGCGCTCGTTGCCGATCTGATCGATGCCAATAAAGATCACTTCCCCATTTGCGCATTTTCACACAAGTCCCACACTTTATACGTATACGACCGCGGTCTCTGGTCCGAAATGCCATTGTCTGATATCAACAATTTATTCGATTTGTTGTCGAACCGCTTCTTTCCCGCGTATACCAAGTGGGAACAGCGCCGCAATGAGTTTATTGTTGAAACTGAAGAGGTGAAGATGCAGAAGATGGATTTTATGCGGAAGATTAATGGCCACTATATGAACGAAGAGTTGAAGTACCAGAAGTTCCGGTCGTTCTTGTTTAATAAGCTGAAGCAAAACGTCAAGAGTATTGTCGAGTATGAGTTCGTCTAAAGGGAACCTAAGGTTCCCTTTTAATCCCTCCTCTTTGTTTTGGTGTGCTTTTTTGTGGGGGTTTTTTCGAGGGTTTTTTCGAGGGTTTTTTCGAGGGGTTTTTTGTGGGGGTTTTTTATATTTTACATTTTGTGCGTTTGTTTTACTCGGTTGGGGGTTAGGAAATTTATATGTTTTTTTTATAATTATTAATTATAAACAAAAAAAAATATGGAAAAATGCAAAACAAAACTTGTGCCAAAACTGGTTGATAAACAAATGAAGTTTACACGAAAATTTGTTGATAATATGTTAAAGAAACGTATTGCTAATTTAGAAAAAGAGTACAGCAAAGAACCGCGTGCCGACTTAGAAAAAGAAATAAAACGTCTCAAAAAGATGATGAAGCCAAAGAAGGAGGACCCAAAGGTTGACAAGCAGTTAATCAAAAGTTTGACATCCGCTTACTGCAATCCCGGTTGCGAAGGGACTATCTTCCAAGAGGGCGACCTTGACATCGAGACCTTTGTGAATGATTATGCTTGCAAAAAAAGTCGGAGATGTGATCGTAAAAGACTTGTTAAAAGATTTAAGGAAACTCGCAAACGAATTGTCAAGGATAGAAAGCGCATTTTAGACGACGACAGTTTTTATTATGCGTTTGTAAATAAGACCAAAAAGGCCCAGCTCATTAAAGACGGCGCGGTGTCCGGATGTTCTGTGATGAGTCTTGTATAGTGGGCCCTGTGCCCCCCGTTGGTTTAAAATCGAGTTCGCTTTCCCACTCAATACTTACACTCCAGTCTACACTACCGTCTTTAAAGGATGACGACCAAAGGGGCTCGCCTTCTTTCTTGTCATGTTCTTTATTTATAGTATTCGAGAATATCTTGACCGGCTTCTTTGAGGAACAGTTTCGAAATATCTCGAGAAGTGTTTCGCAGGATACTTTCTTATCATCCACGCGAGTACACGTCTTGAAAGTCGACGTTGAGTAATCACAGTTCGCGTTACCTGCGATCTGTTTGTCCCTTAAAAAAATTTATTATTTCATTATTAGCAAAGAGAAGAGAAGAGAAGAGAAGATAGATAGGTAAATTTCTTACTTTTTTATAATTTCGTCGTGGTTTTCGACTGCAGCGTTTATTATATTCATTTTTTTTAAATGCTATGGATTAAATTATGATTTTTTTCATAATTTAATAAAGTTCTTAAACCGAGAGTAAATAAATGTCTCTATTCCATTTGACTGTTAAGGCTTTGCCCGGCGGCAATACTTTCGCCGGCAAAAATCGCGTTGCACTAAGTCCTGCCGATTTCGACCGGCTAATTCTCAATAGGTCGAAGGACGAAGTTGATCCCTGCACCAATGTGCTCATTGACGACAAGTTCGTTTACATGGCCTTTCCCCACGCCGAGCTGCGCGAGGGCGAAATCGGAATGAATATTTTGATGAGGAAAGCCGGCAACTATACTTTCGATTCCCAAGTGTCCTTGACTTTCTTTTGTTCTAGTCCATCTCTCGCCACCGAGTCTATCAGTATTTCGATTGACTTTTTCACTAAGAAGAAAGACATTTCTCCCTTAACTATCGATTTTGAGCCATTTAAATTACATTTCCAAACTTTGTATAACAATCATGTCTTCTTTTGCGGCCAAAAATTCATCTGCATCTACGACAAAACAAATCTAGAGATTACGGTCGACGCTCTGGTCCATGTATCTCTTACCACATCGTCGGATAGCGCAGTTAAGTTCGGCCAGTACTCGTCTCAGGGCACTGCACTGGAGTTGGCAAAGACTGCAGGATCTCCCATCTTCTTGAACGGCAACGCCAAGAAAACCAACTCTTCTCTCTTTAAGCGCGAGTTTAGCTTCGAGTCGCTCGGTATCGGTGGTCTCGACTCCCAATTCAGTCACATCTTTAAGGATGTCTTTGCTTCTCGTTTGTTTCCAGGGCTCTATAACCAGCTGGGGTTCTCCCACATCAAGGGTTTGCTCTTATATGGCCCTCCCGGTTGCGGCAAAACTCTTATTGCGCGTCAAATTGGCAAGATTATTAATGCGAAGGAGCCCAAAATTGTAAACGGGCCCGAAATCCTCGATAAGTATGTGGGCGGCTCCGAGGAGAAGATCCGCGCTTTATTTGCCGACGCCGAGAAGGAACAGAAAGAGAGGGGCGATGCATCCGACCTCCATATTATTATTTTGGATGAGATGGATGCCATCATGAAGAGCCGAGGGATGTCCAGAGGCGACACAGGGGTCGGAGACTCCATCGTCAACCAGTTCCTCTCTAAGATCGATGGCGTCGACTCGCTCAACAACGTGTTGATTATTGGAATGACCAATCGAAAGGACTTGATCGATGAAGCCGTGCTTCGACCGGGTCGTCTCGAGATCCACATGGAGATCGGTTTGCCAACCGAGTTGGGGAGAAATCAGATCATTACGATCAAGACGAAAGGTCTCCGTGAAATGCAACGTATGACCCAAGAGGCTATTGACCGACTTCCCGAGATTGGTAAGTTGACCAAAAACTTCACCGGTGCAGAAATCGAGGGTCTTTGCAAGCGGGCCACGAATTTCGCTCTCACTCGAGCGATTTCCGATCCTACGAAAGTGGCCAATCTCGACGACTCATCTGTCATGGTCGAGTTCCAAGACTTTATACGAGCGATTGATGACTCTTTACCTGCGTTTGGAAACAAGAGCCAGGAGGATATCGAGAACTGTTTCAAAAACGGGTGGATCCGCGCGATTAACGAAGAACACGACCGTCTCTGGGCGTCTTTGAAGAGAGCCGCCGCACAGGTGCTTATGTCCGAGAAGATAACCTTGGTGACGGTTCTCCTCGAGGGCGATGTCGCTTGTGGTAAGACCGCCATTGCCGCCAAGCTCGCGGCCGAGAGTTACTTTGGTTTTGTTCGAATGGTGTCCGCCGACTCGATGATTGGTTTCAGTGAGATGCAGGTGTGTTCCTCTCTGCACAAGGTGTTTATGGATGCCTACCGTTCTTCTTCCGCCATCATTTTTCTTGATGATATCGAGCGTATCATTCAGTTCACTCCCGTCGGCCAGCGGTTCTCTAACGTGATTCTACAGACCCTCTTGATCCTTTTGAAGAAAGCCCCGCCCTCTAGTACACGGTTGATGATTGTTGCGACCACTGCTGTCAGTCGGTTTCTTGAGGATCTCCAGTTGACCACCATCTTTAATATTGTCTTGCATGTTCCTCAGCTCGAGGGGGCCGATGTTTTTAAGCGGGTCTTGCAGGCTTTTGCGCCACCACATTTTGGCGACGAGCTCATTGAAGAAGTTTCCAAGTCGATTTGTCGGCCTATCGGGCTGAAGCAGATGCTTTTGGTCATTGAGATGGCGGCGGCTTCTGCTGCTGCTGCTGCGGACGGCGAGCTCTCGGTCGACTCCTTCCTTGAATGTTATTATAGTGTGTGTCGTTGATTTTTTTTCATTAATCAATTATGTCGCGCATTGAGACCCCTGACAAAAATATTTTAATTAAATCAAAACCAATTATTAACAACAAGAGGTTTGCCATATTTGATGTCGACTGGACATTGATCAAACCAAAAGAGGGGCGCAAGTTTCCTCAGAATGTGTATGACTGGCAATGGTTAAGAAAGTCTGTTCCCGAGACGGTTCGGAAGTTTTTTGTCGACGGTTTTGAAATCATTTTTTTAACCGACCAGTCGAAGCCTTGGAAGGTTACTATGATTGAGAATGTCATCTCAGTTTTGGCCGTTGATGTGACTTGTCTGATTGCCATGAACAAAGCGTTTCACAAACCGAATCCCGCCTTTTTTTTGGAAACCTTTGCTAACATGTATGATAGTGGTTCCAGTTTTTTTGTCGGCGACGCTGCCGGAAGGGAGGGCGACTGGTCCCGAAATGATGTTGATGTTGCCGCTCGGATCGGCGTCAAGTTTTATACGCCCGAAGAGGTTTTTCCGTTGTTTACGGAACAAGAACCGGTTATAAGGGGTGGAGTTGAACAAGAGGTTTTGATTATGGTGGGTTATCCCGCCTCGGGCAAGTCAACTGTGGCGAGAGAAATGCAAGAAAAGTATGGCTACGCCCATATTGACGGCGATGTTTTCAAGACTGCGCCGAAAATGCTGAAAGAGGCTGAAAAATATGTTGGTAGTCCGCTCCCTTCGGGAGCTTATCGTTCTGTCATTTTCGATGCGACCAATGGAACAAAGGAGCGGCGCAAATTATATATTGACTTTGCGAAAAAGTATAATTTGAAAGTGCGGTGTTTATGGAAAACCACACCGATTGATTTGTCCATGGAGCAAAATCGCGAGCGACAAAAGCAGGGGGGTCCCAAAGTACCGGATCTTGTGTTTTACACGTATAGAAAGAGATTTGAAGAACCGTGTGGTTCGGAGGAGGGGTGTGTTGTTGAAAAAATTTAAATACAACATCTTTAAACATAATATTAAATTTTTTTTCAAATATTATTATGTACTCTGGTCGCATGGTGTATTATTAACATAATGTGAAGGTTTTATATTATATAGAATATATAGATAGATGAGTCGTAAGGTCCTCGATGTTGAAAATAATGAAATGGTTTCTGAAAAGAAGTTTTTAAGTGACAGTGATAATATAATCATTGAGTATGACGGTAAAAAAGTTGGTTTCAATTTTAAAACGTATCAAAGATATGTAAAGAAACCAGATAGTGATGCGGTTTTTGTTCCGTGCGTTTTTGTGGATGCCGTTGAATATAATACGGAAAGAAACTTTTTTAAAGAAAATGAATCGTTGGTCAACAAAAAATTGAAAGAACTTGATACAGACAACGATCAGATGTTGTCTGAGGATGAAATAATCGAATTTTTAGAAAGTTTTGATATTATAGATTTTGATATAGAGAAGGGGTTAGGGTTAAAGTTAGGGTTTGGATTAGGGTCAGGGTTTTATACTGAAGAAACTGAACAGGTTATAAAAAAATTTAGGGCCTCGAGAAAACTACCATTTGATGAAGTGAAAAAATTTTTTGATAGTTTTGAATACGGGGTAAATATTGTAGAAGAAGGTAAAGAAAATGTTAAAATTAAAAAATTTGAAAATGAAACGGAAGAAGATTTTAAAAAAAAATTTAAAAAATATTTAAGCTCAGCTTCGTTTGGATTTTTTAAAAGCAATGCAATGGTTTTACAGGATGAAATTGAAAATTTTTATAATAAGGGCAAGCGTTATATTGTTTTAAAAAAAACCAAAAACAAAATGAGCTTTATTGGAGTCAATTCAACACTACATAATCCTGATTTTTATACAAATCTCCAGTTGTCCGAACTCATTAATGAAAGTGGAATAAATGGGATCGATTATTTTAAAATGTTGCATTTTCAAAAACCCTACCAAAATGTTGTGTTTAGGTCTCTCAAAAGAGAATTTTTTACAGGGCCTACGGATTCAGGTTTCAAAGCAATGGAAGTATATAAAGGTAACAATTACTCAAAAATAAATGGTTCTTTGTATTCAAAATTTAAAGATGATGAAGGCATTTCAAATGAAATCTTGGAACATATAAAAAACTTGGATGAAGTCTTTATAAATGTTGCATCAAGGTCGAAAGATATTATTACTGTTTTTCGTGCAGGATCTCCATTATTACCAACATATACCCCTGCGTTTATTTCAACAACAACAAACCCTTCAATTATTAGTGGTGGTTTTTTGCATGGTAATAACATTATGGAAATAAAAATTCGTCCAGGAACACCTTATTTGGTTTTGGAGATTGAAGATCATGAAAGAGAAATTTTACTGCCGCGTGGACTGTTTTTCAAAAAATTGGGTAGTTCTCAAAAAAAAAGATTAATGCCAAATGACCAGATGATTGAAGTTACAGAGTACGAGGCTTACTTACCGAAATATGATCCGACCGATCCTATCAATATCAAAATGGAAACACCACATTACAATAAGTATTATGATGAGGTGTGCAAGGATTTTCATGTTTTAGAGGTTGATGATGTTGCCAGTGAAAAATCGCAAAAAAAGGGAAACCTCAAGAGTATGAAGAACTCGACCAGTGGTTTACGAAAGAGTGGCAGAAAGAGAAGTAGCAAGAGAAGACTCAAATAAAGGAACCGGTTTATAAATTTAAAAAAATTGTCATCCACTCAACTTTGTAAAAAAATTTTTTGTTGTTCTAAAGAGTTTTTTCATAAATAAAATTCGTATGTTATCTCTTGGAGCCCTTAATAAAGTTAATGGAGAGTATGTTTATCCCAAAATTGCGAATAAAAAAGATGCATATATTTGTCCGGAATGTAATAAAGATTTGATTTTGTGTCAAGGTACAAAAAGAGTTCATCATTTCAGACATAAGGTTGATTGTATTGATCCTTGCCGTCATTATAGCCATCCTACTGAAACACAAATTCATAAAGATGCAAAATTATTATTGAAAAATTTGTTGGAAAGAAAAATTCCGGTTTCGTTTATTCGAAATTGTGATTGCTGTAAAAAGAATGAAGAGTTTGAAATTCCTGAAATAAGTGAGGGGTCAAATATACAACTTGAGTATAGGTTTGAGCATAATGGTGTGAAAGTTGCGGATGTTGCATATCTTGAGGATGGCGAGATTTTTTGTATATTCGAAATATGCAATACACACAAAACGTGCAGTGAAAATAGACCGGAACCGTGGTTTGAAATTGATGCACTAACATTGATAAAATTGGCAAACGACCATGATTTGGTTTCTTTACAAATACCTTGTATAAGGCGTGAAAAATGTGAGGCGTGCATTGAAAGAGAAAATGTTGAAACTCTAAATAAAAAAACTGCTGCAAAAAAGTTGATTGAATGGATTAAAAAAGATACCAAAAAAAAACCATTTTATTTTAGAGACTATGACGGCATAATGGATCTGGTTAATAATTGGGACGAGGATCATCCGCAAGAAGATTGCTTTTATTTTGTTGGAAATGTTAAACCTGATATTGTTATGTATGATTATGATAGTGAGAGGTTTTATATATATTTGAATAAACCATCGTTTACTAATAAACAGATTCAAGAATATACGGATCATTTAATTGGAGTTTATTTTGTTGATATTGATTGGATAATGCAACAACAAACAACTCCTATAAAAATTGAATGTGTTAAAGTAGTTGATGAATACGATTATATTGCAAGACGGTTTACAAGTAGTATTGATGACATTAGGTATGTGTATTTCAAGATTGATTTTTCTAAAAAAGATTTGATAAAAAAATACGGTGGTAAATGGAACCAAGATGAAAAATTATGGTATATTACAAAAAATATTTATAATAAAAATAAAAAATACATTGATACATGTATTGGAGACAAAATAGAATGGATTTATCAAGATTATGACGATACTTTTTAGCACGATTGGGCGCCCCCTCCCCAAAAAGTGGGCCTCCCTTTCCCCCCCCCCCCCTCTCTCCTTTCTCGCAAGTGATTGAAAATGCGTGTTTGTGATTGTTTGTGATTGTTTGTGATTGTTTGTGATTGTTCGTGTTTTTTATGTTTTTGATTTTTTAACACTGATTATGGTGTGGTTATATAAATTTAATTTTTAAAATGGAAGGAAAAATCACTTAATCACATAAAATCGACCTTTTTTGCCAATTATTGAAGAAAAAAATAAAAAAAATAAATTATTTTATTTATTTTTTTCTAAAAAAAACAGTTCCATGGGTATTGCGTGTTTTTACGTGATTCTCGTGATTAAGTGATTAAAACTGATTTTAAAATGTACTGACGCATATATTCAAATAATTGAGGTAGAGCAACCAGAGCAACCAAGTTTTTTTCCTTAAATGAAACTTTACTATTTTTATTTCTTGGTTTCCCTTATTTAATTTATTTAAATGTTTTGATTAAGAAAAAAATATTGGTTGCTCTGGTTGCTTTTTAAGAACCTTCATCAACAGTATTCGATAGTTTTTTTAAACCATAAAAACACCATTTTGCGTAATATGCATTTGACTTTGTTTGACACTTCTTTTTAAAAACGTTTCTTGCGGCGAGTTCGTTCTCCACCTTTTTCTTGTCAAATTCCAGCATCATGGAAATTACTTCTGCAACGAGCATTGGTGTGTCGTCCTTAGTGAACTCGAACCTGGATTTTAAAGCGGTCTGGAGTGACCGACTCTCTTCATCGTCATCATCTGGTAATCTCAAAATGTTGACTGGTCTTTCTTGGTAGTTTTCAAAGATCAAGTAAACCATAGCGTTCATCCATTCAAGATCTCGACATTTTTGTTTGATCATCGGATCAGCAAGACGGTAACGATCCATTTCGGTGGCGTCTTCCTCTTGCTCTCTTAACATCTCAATCTCTTCTTTGTTTTTAAACTGAACAACGCTTTCAAACTCCAGGCGCGTTTCGTCACAGTCTGGACTATCTGTTAACAAACTGTAGTTGCCCTTAAAGTAGAAAGTAGTGTCGAGCAAAAAGTGGGTATCCCTTCTGTCGTAACATCGTCTTGCCACGATGGTGTCGCCTCCGCCCGTGATTTTTTTCAAGATTTTCGAGTTGACAATTAATCCGGACTTGCTTTCAGGGATTTCTTGGGAAACCGCGAGACGAACAAACTCGAGGTCCATAAGCCAGTTGTTTTGCGACATACTGTGTGCTGAGTGGTGTCCTTCCGCTTCGGCGGCCCCCTAAAAAAGTGGGCCTCCTTCTCTCTCTCCTTTCACGTGTTTTGTAAGTGCTTGTAAGTGCTTGTAAGTGCTTGTAAGTGCTTGTAAGTGCTTGTAAGTGCTTGTAAGTGCTTTTTATGTTTTTTGTTTTTTAACACTGTAAATGGTGTGGTTTTATAATTTTATTTTTAAAAACAACAAAAAAAGCACTTAAGCACTTGAAATCAACATTTTTTGCCAATTATTGAAGAAAAAAACAAAAAAAATAAATTATTTTATTTATTTTTTTCAAAAAAAAACGGTTTCAGGGGTATTGCGTGTTTTTAAGTGCTTGAAGTGCTTAAGTGCTTAAAACCGAATTTAAAATATATTGAACACTATCCGACCTGAAAATTTCGAAACCCAGTTTACGTAAGAGTTCCATAATCTTCTTATTAGATAGGAAACATGTTTCTTTAAGGGTCGCCAAATAAGCATAGTATCCCTCTATAAAAACCGCAACAGCAACTCGAGAACCTTGATTTTTTTTAAGGTGCTCATGAACAAATGAAACAAACAAGTCGGAGCCGATTATTTTCTCTTTGCGGCAATCTTGAATTTCTTTACTCATAGCGTCAATTACAAAAGATTTTTTAATTTGTCCAGCTTGAATAATATAAGAAAAAATAGAATCGATATTACTCATAACCAACTCCGCATAATCGCGGTCAACTTCAAAAACCGCTTTGAATGGAAACGGAATAATACGCGTAAGCATAGCGGGATCAGAGCAGTCGATATGCGGGATATTATTGGTTGCAATATGAATAGAAGCGGTAACATCGATAGTTTTCTCTTTTTGAAACAAACCGCGGAAATTTATAACACCATCGCCTGTGAATTCTTTCACTCGTGTTTGATTCAAAGTATCAGTATCTGCAAGTTCACTAATTTCTCCAAACCTTACAGTAGACAACGATTCGAGTTCGCTGGTAATATTAGAGGCGGATTTGGAGTTGATGACAATATTTTTCGGAACAACCCCGCAAAAATCGGATAAAATAGTTCGAATAACATTCAACAAAAGAGACTTTCCATTGCGACCGGAACCAATCCAAAAAAATATATTTCGAAGAGGCACCCCAGTCATCGACGACTTGATTGCATCGAGTACACACTGACGTGTAGAGCTATCTGGAAAAAGGGACTCGAAATATTTGAAACCAAAGTCTGTATTGGTTTGATCGTAAACAACCGGACATATGATAGAGAAGTTGTGTTTTCTTTCTCGCTGATAAATATTGTTTGTTTTCAAGTCGATTACGAGATTATTTTTCAGAGGCAATACAAACAACTCTCTATTGAGACAGTCTGAAAACCGCTCTGCGTGCAAACGGTCTTTTACAAGATTGAAAACACTGTTGAGAAATGTCGAGTAGCCGATTTGTTTTTTAAACTTCTCGTAATTTTCGATTTGTTTTTTTATTTTTTTAACTTCTTCGCTGGTTTCGTCGACTATTATTAAAGATTTGACGCGTTGTTTAGTTCGGTTAATTGCTGTTAAGATGACTTCATTTAATCGGTCGTAAATGATATTTTTCGGAGATTCGTTTTGCCATAGAGAAATTTGCTCATTGTAGTAGAACCAACTGTCGTTTCGTTTGTCAACACAAACATAAATATCGCCGATGAGTTCAACAATAACAGTGGCGGCGGTTTGGTGATTTTGTTGGTCCATCATCTCTTTTTGATCAGGGGTGAGAGATGCTGCGATAAGATCGTTATAGTCAAAGTCATCGGGGATAGTTATCGAGTCGTCGTGTTTCTTGAAGGTGAACTTAAGATTTAATCCGGGGTAGAGCGATTCGATATAAATTTCCAAGTCTCTTAGCAACAGAGAGTTATTGTAGTGATTTCCCTCGAGCATTAAACCGTCGAACATGAGGGTACTTATTTCAAACTTGGTCGTCTCTTGGATCATTTCGATGCAATGTTGTAAAATTTCATTTTCAAAGCCGCATAAAATACGGTTGATTGCCGAGCCGACTTGGTTGTAAATTTTGTCATCTGGAACAGCATCGCGGTAAGGTTTGTATTCAGGGAAAGCAGTGAGAATTTGTTGAGTATTTTTCATTTCATTGTCAAATGCTCGGAAGAAAGCGTTGTTATTGACTTTGTAGCTCTTCTCTCCGTCATTTATAGAACATAAAATGATATGTTTGGCTTCGCTTCTGTCAGGGGAGATTTGAGAAAGAATCGAGTCGCGGTTTTCAACATATTGTTGTAAATAGGTACACGGGATGTTATTTTTTTTGCACAAGTACAAGAGCAGACATGGATGACAATTCGAGATATCGATATCGGTGGCGTGTTTAAACAAGAGACCTCGAATTTCGCAGGCAACCAGTTGTATGCTGTCTAAGGAAAAGAGTCTTCCACCCAAGGTTTTGGGAGTATTTGGGGAGTATTCATAGTTGCAAAGGATATGCCCTCTATTTTGAAGAGCGATTTTGACGTAGTGCTTCATTCTATTGAAACATTGAAAGCGGTCTTCTTCGTTTTTGCATTTTTTGGCAGAAATGGTTTTGAATTTGTTGAAAGAAATGTGTTTAAGGAAGTGGAGACCTCTGAGACAAGGTTTTTCTGTAAAAGTGAAAGTAGTTTTTGTTGGCATTGGAATTCTTTTTTATTATATTTTTATGAAAGATAATAAAATGTATAAATAAACGATTATGAAATATTATCCCTAAATATTCTGTATTTGATTGTTTTTTGAAAAGCGCCCTGGTCATTTATTTTTTTTAAGTTATTTCTCCCCTCCATTGTGTAGCCTTGTTGTTTGAGAATGGCTCGAAGAATATTGAGATAATCGCGTTTAACGTCGTTTGCCAAGCATGGGCGGAATGCAGCAATCGTACCGATGACAAAATATTTTTGTATGTCTTCTTTGAGGGCTAGTATGGCGGCTTGTTTTTCCGGATCGTTGTCGAGATCAAACAAATAAAACTGTGTGCCAACGATTTCTAGTAATTTTTTACATATTTCTTCGCGCTCGTCGTGGTATTTTTCAGATAGTTTGGTGCGGCCCATTTATTATATATTGTATACGAAACATCTTTAATTTATGATATGTCATCATAAATTTAAACAACATGTCCCTGGATTATCTCGCGAAGAAGAATGCGCATCCGCGCGATGCGTTTATCCAGTTTGAAGAGTCGACCCACGTCTACACGGTCCACGGGGATTCTTCGTATACTTCGGTAACTACATGGAACCACCACCACTTTGCGAAGTTTGATGCGGACAAAATAATCAAGCAGATTTTGTCGAGCAGGAAGCACAAGGACGATCCCGAGTACAAGTATTATATGATGACGGCTGGTCAGATTATGGACATGTGGAACGCGAATCGCGACAGTGCGTCAACATCGGGCACGAATATGCACTACGACATTGAGTGTTATTATAATAAGATGGAGGTGAAGAACGACAGCGTGGAGTATCATTATTTCCAGAATTTTTTGCGTGAGAATCCGCGTTTGTTGCCGTTCCGGACAGAGTGGACGATATATCACGAGGAGCTCAAGATAGCGGGTTCGGTGGACATGGTGTACGAGAATCCGGACGGGACGTTGCTGATCTATGATTGGAAGCGGTGTCGGGAGATAGTGAAGGAGAATGCGTATGGGGCAAAGGCAGTGACGGAGTGTATTCGGCACTTGGACGACACGAATTTTTGGCACTATTCTTTGCAGTTGAATACTTACAAGGCGATTATAGAGGAGAAGTATGGGCGCAAGGTGGTGGAGTTGTGTTTGGTGTGCTTGCATCCGAACAATGCGGATTATCAGTTGATTCCGGTGCCTTTTTTGGAGAAGGAGATGGTGGATTTGTTTGCTTATAGGAAGCAGATGTTGCTGGACCAAAAGGGAAGCAAAGCGGCTTCTGCGTCTTCGGCTTCGCATTCGCAAAAGCCTTCGATTAAGCCTTCCACTACCCCTTCTCCTTCTGTCGCACCTAAAGGTGCTTCAACTGCAGCAAAACCAGTTGGGAAGGGTTTGCTTTTGGATTTAAACAATATGTAAAGTTTCCTTAAAAAAAGGAGGGGTTAAAGGGCGTAAGCGCACCCAAAGGGTGCGCCGAATACGTAGTTCTCCTAATTGTATAATGATTTTATATAGACATGATTTTAAAAAAGAATAAATACACATTAAAACAGAAACAAAAAATTGCGAGTAAAGTTTACGACATAACAGATGAGGACCTTTTAGAGGATTATAAGAAACTGGTGGAGATTGGTTGTGGGAAGAAGTACGCGAAGTTGAGCCGCGTTGGCAACAAGGTGGTGAACAAGTTTACGGCGACGGAGCGTCTGAACACGGTTTACAACTTGTATCGCAAGAACCGCATATGTTTTTACGACGTGTATTACAACAAGAACGTGTTGAAGACGCAGAAGCGTATTAAGCAGATGTTGTCGTTTTACAAGAAGAACAGAAGTAGCGTTCCGGAGACGAAGGTGTGGTTTCGGATTGCGAGTTTTTATTTCAATAATGTGTCGATATTTGATCCGCTGATAGCGCTGGACGTGTATTGCAAATATAAGCCGAGGTGTGTGTTGGACTTTACGATGGGTTGGGGTGGTCGATTGGTGGGCGCTTGTGCGGCGGGTGTGCCGAAGTATATTGGGATAGATAATAACAAGCAGTTGGAGAGTCCGTATAAGAAGTTGACGGCGTTTTTGCGGAAGCAGCAGCAAGAGGAGAATCGGCAAGAAGAAGAGGGGCGCGAAACAGTGAGAACAGAGATTGATTTGAGATTTGAAGATGCTTTGGCGGTGGATTATTCCAAGTTGGATTACGACATGGTGTTGACGAGCCCTCCGTATTACAACATTGAGTTGTACAGTGCGACGAAGGAGCAGAGTGAGGAGGAGTGGAATACGAAGTTTTATGTGCCGCTGTTTACAGAGACGTATAAGCATATGAAGAAGGGGGGTCACTATTGTTTGAATATTCCGTTTGATGTGTATGAGAATGTGGCGACCAAGGTGTTGGGGAAGTGTGATGAGAAGATCCCTTTGCCGAAGATGAATCGAATCAAAAGCAAGAAGGAGTATATTTACGTCTGGATTAAGGGAACCAAGGTTCCCTTATGATCCCTCCTTTTTTCTTAAGGGAACCAAGGATAAGGCGCCTTATGGTGCCAATGGTGGAACACCGAAGGTGTTTACTCCCTTATGATCCCTCCTTTTCCTTTGATATGTTCCCCTTTGATCCTTCCCTTTTCCTTTGATATTTATTGAGAAATACACTACAAAAAAGGAGGGGTTAAAGGGGAACGTAGTTCCCCTTAAAGGATTTAAAGGAAATCTTGGGGTTTCCTTTATTATGATGTTTACTTATTTATTGGAAAGGTTGGAGAGAATCAAGAGACAGCGTGCTTTGTATTGCAACCAAGCGGATTTGAACAACAACCATTCGTTTACGTACGAATTATTTTGCAAAAACATGCGTGCGAAATAAATGTTAGGATCCTTTTTCGAGGATTAGCTCGAAGTGGGTTTTGGTCTGTGTCATAATTTTTTATGTGAGAAATTAAGTTTTTATACAAAGACGAAAAAAAAAAGACGAAGCAAAGTTTTTTGCACCCCCTTAAAAAACTGTAAGATGACAGATTTTGAAGAACAGTTTGCCAAAGAGTTTGGAGTAACGAATGAGGAGGCGATGGACGAGATCAAGGAGAATTCATCTCGTGCATTAGATTTCAAGAAAGTGTACAACAATCGAGTTGCAGATCGCTTTGAGCGATTGATTGCACAGCAGAAAGAGTCGTCGTCTGACGATGAAGAATTGCTTGCTCATGCGGATGTGAGGGCGCGCAAGAATTATTTCAGAGGTTCCCCTGCTGAAAGAGAAGAGGCGAAGAGAGCCTCAAGCAAAGCCTCAAGCAAAGCCTCAAGCAAAGCAAATGCAGAGGAAGCAAAACGACTGAAAGCCTTAAGCAAAGCAAATGCAGCGGAAGAGGCGAAGAGAGCCAAAGCCGAAGCTGCGGAAGAGGCGAAGCGATTAAAAGCAGAAGCTGCGGAAGAGGCGAAGCGATTAAAAGCAGAAGCTGCGGAAGAGGCGAAGCGAGCCAAAGCCGAAGCTGCGGAAGAGGCGAAGCGAGCAAAGCAAGAAGCTGCGGAAGAGGCGAAGCGAGCAAAGCAAGAAGCTGCTGAAGAGGCGAAGGCAAGCAAAGCGAAGGCAAGCAAAGGAGGTGCAAGAAAACGAGCCAAGACTGCTGGTGAGCAAGAAGCAGAAGTGCATGTGTCGTCGTCGACACCACGAAGCAAGGTCATTGTGTTTGATTATCCGATTATGTGTGACATTCCGAGGGAGACACTTTACTACTTGCAAATAGCGCTGTATTTTTTGATTCATCAGCCCAATCGTCTGGAGGCGTGCACGGAGGAGTTGGTGGAGAAGGTGTTGAGCAAAAAGTATTTGTTGCAGATTATATGTCGTATGCGTGACGTAGCGCTGGGTCATGGGATGAAGGATGTGCCTGAAATCGACGAGTATATTGCATCGATTTGCAAATCGTCGCGAAAGTATCCGATTATTCCATTGGATGATATGTCAAGTTATACAAAGTTTGTGTATTGGGCGATGGTGACCTCGGGTCCACTTGTGCAGCGATTTATGCTTGATAAGACGCCGGAGGAAATTGCGGAACATGTGCGGAATCCTGTGAACAATGTACAAAATGGTTTTGGTTTTTATGACGAGTTGGTGTCGATGAATGGCGATGATTCTCAAAGGTTGCGTGGGAATAGTGTTTTCGAAAATTGTTCGGAGGGTAGTGAAATGGATTTAAGCTCTGCAGGGGTCTTAAGTGTAACACCGCGGGTTAAAGAGCCGATTTGCAATATGGGAACAACGCCTTTTGACCCGAGACGAGAGTTGATGGAGGAAAATTTTGTTTCGACGAGACCTTCATCGCGGTCTGCAACTCCTGTGCCATTTGTAGCTGCGCAAAAGCATCTTTTCGTTTATTGTGAGGATGAGGAAGAAGAAGAGGATGATGAGGAGGAGGATGGCGATATTTGGGCGAAAAGCGACGTATCGGACCGCACCTTATCGGACCGCACCTTATCGGACCGCACCTTATCGGACCGCACCTTATCGGACCGCACCTTACCTACGGCAACATTTGAAGCAAATACTGAAAAAGGATTGGATATGGATGTGGAAAAGCCGGTTGCTGTGTCAAAAGTATGCATGACCGCTGAATCGAGCGGTGGTGGTGGTAGTAGTGTTAGTGCATTTGAGATGGAGTTGGTGAACCAGTTGAAAGTATACAATGAGAATGTTGCGGGCATAATCAGTTTGCTGCGTCAGAAGCGGTCGATTAACGACATGGTGTAAAAAAATAATTACTCAATTATATATGTGTGTATATATATATAATGTTGTTTATTGAAGATTCCGAGAAAGATTTTAAAAATAAATATAGTAAATTTTTAGAAAATAATGATTTACGCAAAGTAAACGATGAGTTTGTTGAACAAATTAAACATGACCAAATGAAGAGTAAGAATCGGAAGAAGACGAAGGCAGAGATTCGAGCGGAGTATAAGCGTCAGGTCGCGTTTTTGCTTTGGAGTAGTATTATGGTATATTTTACGTACCATTTTTTTGTAGGCTGGAGGTATTTAGGAATAGGTATTGCGGATATTGCTAAGGGGCGATGTAATCCAAGTCTGGGAAATACTTGTGGAACATTTGATATTGTGTGCAGATTCAATGGTCTTGGGTTGGGGTGGTTTACAAAATTTTCGGTAACGCATCCGGTGTGTGAGTTGTTTCGAAACACGATTGGCAATTTGATATCGTCACTGATGCGCGGAGATATAAGTTTGTTTGCGCGTACGGCGTCGCCTGTTTTGTTTCCGATAACATTGAAAAAGGCGATAGAAAAGGCGGTTGATTTTTTGTTCGATTGTTTAGATGATCCCGAGTTGGCAGCGAAAGTGAACAAAGAAAGTGGGGAAATGATGCAGAAGTATGATAATGCGTATAAGTTTGACAGTGAGAAGGCGTTTGGGTATGAGAAGTGGAAAGCGGAGCGAGCGGCGGCTGCTGCTGCGGCGGCTTCTGCTGCGTCTGCTTCGGCGGTATTGGCTGCATCGGCTGCGAAATCAGAAGTACAAATGTCTGCGGTAGAGAAACGGTCGCTAGCAAGGGCGGAGGCGCTTAAGAAGAAAGCGGATGCGCGTATTTTGCGCGAGGAACAAAAAGCGCATCAAGTGTTGATCAAAGAGCAGGAAAAGGTATTGAAGGCTCAGGCGAGGGCTGATGCGGCGGCAAGCAAGGCATCTGCAAAGGCATCTCAAACAGTAAGCATTTGGAAGGGGCGGATGGGGTCTAATAAGACGGCGAAAAATGTAGTGGCGGCAAATCGCAAAGTGCGTGTACTGAGTTATGGGAGCATGAAGTCGCCTGAAATAACGAAAGAAGAGTTTGAGAATAATTTGGCGAAACTGGGTGTGTTGGATGAGTTCAAAACGGTGGTGAAAAAGGTGGATAATAAGACTTGCAAGGTGATGCATGGTGGCTTTTTTGACTTTGGGTTGTTTTCGGTTCCGGCAACTATGGCGACAATTGGGACGGGTATAAATGCGGTAGTTGCAATCAAGGGAGCTATTCACGCATTGTTTGCGGGCGGAACTACATATTACAATTGGGATTTATTCCAGACGGCATATAGAAATTATGGGATGAATGCGAGTAGTTATTTGGGAAGTCCTGAGTATGCGCATACGAATTTTGTGTTGAATTTATTAGGGTTGGGCGTGAAGTGTCAGCAAGGCCAGAGTATTTTTTCGCATGCTGCGCAGACTGTGTTTACGGGTATGAGTTTGTATGGTCTTTTTGCATTGAGCAGTGAAATTGGGAATCATGCAGTGGATAGTTATGAAAACTTTTCGGACTATTCTTCGAAGTTCTATGCGAATATGTTTTGAGTGTGAGTATTTGTCGCTATGCGGAGAAGGGTTCGCTCCAGGGGTTTACCGCTATGCGGAGAAGGGTTTGCTCCAGGGGTTTGCTCCAGGGTTAGGGTTAGCTTGAGTGGTTTCGCTTGATGGGTTTGCTCCAGGGTTTGCTTGAGTGGTTCGCTTGATGGGTTTGCTCCAGGGTTTGCTTGAGTGGTTCGCTTGATGGGTTTGCTCCAGGGTTTTGCTTGAGTGGTTCGCTTGAAAGGAGGGTGGCTGCTGTACTGGCGAAGCCAAGGTCCAATGGACCCCTGGGAGGCCTGGTAAAGGGGTGTGTTGTATATAAGTTGTAATAAAAGAGCATGAGAAGGGTATATGAGTAAAGATAAGGTACCGTTTATCGAAAACGGGAAATGAGTGAGATATTGGGAAATGAGTGGGTTATTAAGTATTGAGTTAATTAAAAAACGAGTATATGAAATAAATACATCTAGCAGATAACAATATTGGCGACGCCCTGGTTGAGCTCAGCATCGACGGCTTCGAGCCAAAGAGTGGAATTTTGGCGCAAGCCAGCGGGGTCGTTTCCGGCCATCTGCCGAAGGATCAGGGTGGTTTGGTCAGTCCAGCGCAGGAGGGCCTGTCTGACTCGATCGTCGGAAGCATAAGTGGCGACATCCTGCTCGTCGTCGTCGACGTAATGTGGGTCAGCGCCATAGAAAAGGAGTAGCTGAATGACTTGGTATTCGTTGACGTTAACTGCCATGGACAGTGGATACCAGTTTCCGAGGTCTTCGTTGTAGTCTTCAAGTGCGCCGTGCTCGACCATGGATTCGATGATATCGTAGGACATGCGTTGTTCGATGGCATAAGAGAGGCCGTTGGGTTCATCTCGGGCGCTGATGATGACATTGGGGTCTAGGTCGGGGTGTGAGAGCATCCAGCGTATCATGCTTTCATTTCGGGACCTGAGTGCATAAGCGAACGGGACTTCGTCGATGTTGGCATCGGGTAGGCCGTTAATGGAGGCGCCTTCATTGAGCATGGCTTCGGCGACTCTTTCATTTCCGTATTCGACGGCAACTGCGAAGAATGTGTCTTTGTGCTGCGTGAGATTGGGGTAAGCGTTGAAGAAAGAATCGTTGGAAAAGTAGAACTGAAGTGCGATATCGCGCATGGCGTTGCGGACAGTGATGTTGGGTTCTCCGGTGCCCCACTGTGGGTTGAATGGAGTATCATCGATGCTGATGTTAAGTTCGTTAATGCGGTTAAGCATAGACTGGTTTTGGGCACTGAGCTGCATTTTAGAGGGGTAAAACAAATAGAGTTTTTTGGGGTGGCTTAAAAAACTGTAAGCGAAAGTCGTAAAAATTTACGTAAAAAAATAAAATTAGAATTAATTTATGATGAATCTAAGAGAACCTACGGTTCCCTTAAGAACCCTCCCTTTTTTTTGATATTTTTTTTAAAAAAACCGACACTGATTTTTAAAAAAAAACCGACACTGATTTTTTTTTAAAAAGGGAGGGTTTAAAAGGGAACCGTAGGTTCTCTTCCATAAATTAATTGAATTTTTATTCTATATATTTTTTACGAATTTTCGCTTACAGTTTTTTAGTACTCCCCAAAAAACTCTAATAAAAATGGCCCGCACCATGACTACTGACAAAAAGAGAACTAGCACCGCAGATGGCCGAGGAAAACTTGTTACGATGTCAAAGAGAGCAGAAGCCTTTTATAAAGAACACTATATCAACTTACTCGCCATGTCACAAAACCGACTCAGGATTGCCGAAGATACTATTAAGAAGCTGGAAGAAAGACTGTCCGAAAAAGGCATCCCATTCGAGGCTGCTGAAAAAAACACTTCCAAGGTGACAGCTGAAGACAAGTACTCTGTTGCATACAGAAGAGCAGTATGGAACGATTGTCGCATACGGGCCAATAATGCAGAGAAGAGGATCAAGCAGCTTAGAGACACGTTAATCAACAATAAAGTATAAAGCACAGTATGTATTTTTACACTGATTTCTTACGCCTTTGCACATTTAAATCGCCGACCCTTCGGGTCGGCGCATAAATGAGATTAGGCAACTGTCACTTTGCAACTGATAAATCACCTTTTATATCCGAGAATCGCCTTTGGCGATTTCACTCCCTACGGGAATAATCGGCGTTTTAAAGTGCAAAGGTTTAATTAATTTTAAATTGTATTTAAACCATTGATCGGTACATAGCATTTTCTTAATCATCGAAAACGGGAAATGAGTGGGATATTGAGTAATGAGTTAATTATACGTTCGGGTATGCAAACGATAAAAACGAGTTTTGAGTGAAGAATTCAATTATAACTTAATTAAAATAAAAACGAGTATTTAAAATATACTTCTTCAACAAGTGGACAGTATTATTGCATGTTAACAGATGAGTTGAATTCATTGGCGAGATTGTTATCGCGCCTTTTGTCGGAGACGATTCTACTGAGATTGGAAATCTCGTGGTAGCGTGCATCGTAATCTTGGGGCGTAACAAAGGTGTAAAATTCTTGACGGGCGGCAATGCGCATGTCAAATAAATTTTGAGACTGGGCCTTTGCATTATCGCGATCACGCTTGAGGTCAGCGTACTTATCTTCGAGCTGATTATATTCTTGCTGGGCGGCTTCAACCATGTTGGTAGCTTCAACAATCCTGTCGGCACTATTGTCGAGCATGGCTTCTTCAAGTTGAAGTTTGTGCATTTCCAAGCGGTGTTTGGAGGCAGACCTCAAGGTGTCTAAGATGTTGATTTCTTCCTCGGCGATTTCTTCAGCGATAAGTGCGTCCCTTTCTCTCATTAGGTACTCGCGTCTTAATCTGCAGTTTTGATCCAAGCGATCTTTCAAGTTGTCATATTTGTCGGAAACGGATTTCATAACGGTTCTGGTTCCAGCTCTGAGTGCCATTTTGTATAAAGTTTTTTGGGGTGGCTTAAAAAACTGTAAGCGAAAAGTTGTAAAAAAAATAAATAGAATTATAGTTCAATTAATTTATGAGCATTCCAAAAAACTTTAAGCTGCTAGCTGTTATTTTTTTTAAAAATTTTTGCGTCGTTTTTAAAAAAAAAATTGTGTCGGTTTTTCACAAAAAATTTTTGTCAGTTTTTTTTTGAAAAAAATGACAATTCGTACTTGTGGGTTTTTCCAATTCATAGGCGGATTCATCATAAAATTATTCTAATTTTAATTTACCAAACTTTTACGACTTTTCACTTACAGTTTTTTACACTGTCTCAAAAAACTCAGTTTTTTACACTATCTCAAAAAACTCTATAATGGATTTTAGCTCTATTTTACAAACCTCTTTTACAAAGTCTGATTTAGACAGTTGCTACGATTTTGTAGTCAAATTGAGCGCGCATGAACCACCAATTCAAAGGGCTATCGCCCAAATGAATATTGAAAAAATTCCAGGACCATATCGCTTCAAACGGATTGCCAAGGCTATTTTAGATTGCATGGGCGAAGAAATACCATATCATATAAAGCCTAATACACAGACGATTCAGTGCAAAATTTTGGAAACCATCGTACTTCAACTGTGTCTGTCCAAACCAATTTACGCTGCCAGATCCATAACCGAAGCGCAATTTGCAGAAAAATATGGAATTCGTGATTGCTTTCAAGAGACGCTTTTCCGCAACGCTCTAGTAGTTGCTTCCTTCCTCATTCCCCCGAAAAACAATAAGGAACGCATAATCGACTTGGTTACCCGAGTTGTGCATGGAATCGACAAAGATGGGGAGGCCATCAAATTTGTCAATGGCAGTGGAAGAACTCCGCAAACTAGCGTCCTATACGAGATATTCGAGACGGAAAATGGTTTGCAGGTCGAGAGAAGAAACTTTAGCCCTTGCAATGAAGATGTGACGCGTGTCCAAAAAAGAAAAATTAGCGCCTGCAATGAAGATGTGGAGTCTGTCCAAAAAAGCAATGAAGATGAGACGCCTGTCCAAAAAAGAGGGAAAGGAAGGCCGCCAGGCAGCAAAAACCACTATAACCCAGCCAATGCATTCAAGGCCCCCTGAACGCAAGATTTATACCAGTGAAGATTTAAAATGGGAGGCCCCATAGGGGCGTTATTTCAAATCGTTACTGATATCTGACCATTGGAGAATGAAAATGTCCCATTTTAATTCTTCAATGGTTTAAACATATCTATTTTATACTCGTTTTTATACTCGTTTTTATTATTTTAAATAAGCAAAGATTAAATTTCATTTGTTGTTTACAAGTTATGTACTAATAAGATTTATTAATTAAAAAACAGGTCTATATAACATGTTGTTAGAAATCGATCATGGCAGAGGCTAAGCTCATAACAATGTTGTTTTGTTCTTTGGGCTTTACAGGGGCCAATGGGCAAACAGTAACTGGATTCATGGTTGGAGGAGTGTGAGGTGGTGGTTGAAAATCATCATTCACTTCTGGTTGGGGGTTTTGGACAACAGGTTCAGCGACAGGTTGGGCAACAGGTTCCTGGACAGTGTTTTCTTCATCGTCGTCTGCATTTTCGTCATATATAACTCGCATATGTGGTATTATTGTAGTATGTGGCTTTATGACAAGTTTGCGTTTGCGGCTTTCCTTTAATTCTTTTAAGGTGCGGGCCATTTTTTGAGGAGGGTTAAAAAACTGTATTTGTTAAGGTGTCAAAAGGATTAATAATGAATCCAGCCAAGTTCGAAAAAAACTCCAAGTCCGAATTGTTGTTTTTTACAAAAAAAACCGACGCAAAAATGGTAATAAAAACCGACGCAAAAATTTTTGTAAAAAACAACAATTCGGACTTAGGAGTTTTCAGGTTCATTTGCGGATTCATCATAAATTAATTGAATTTTTATTCTTATTATTTTTTTTACGAACTTTCACATAAAGTTTTTTAGACCTACCCAAAAAACTTTAAATATGTCCACCAAAAAAGCTAAAAAGGTAACAGGCCTTGTTCTCAAAACCAAACTCACGACCGACTGTCCAACTGAATGCGCCATCTGCTTCGAAACTCCCAAGCACAAGGATGCTCTAATCACCGAGTGTAACCATATTTTTTGTGTAAAATGCTGGTATTCTTATAGACAAACTGTCCACATCAATCGAATCATTGCTTGTCCCATGTGTCGAAAAAGATCACCAAGCTGCAAAATTTTCCAAACCAGAAACTTCGAAAATGCCAATCCCCACTTATACTATCATCATGCTTTCATCGCAACCCTTCCTGAGCGCCCTGGACAGCTTGAGGAACATCCACTTATTACTGAGATTGAACGACAAGCAAATCGACGAACTCTACAACAATATCGACAGTTCAGGCGGCAATATAATCTCCCACCAGTCGAAGATGAACAGGACGATAATGATCCAGAGGTTGTTTACATCGAGCCCGGTCCACCTGATCCGGTTGAAGTTATTGTAATTGATGATGATGATGATGCATAAAAATCATACCCCGCCTATTTTAGATGTATTTTTATACCAGTTTTTTAATTAATTTTAAGTCTTATATTTTACACAATTTCACATTGAAAATGCGCAATCAGCAACACCTTCACCATTCCACACGTTAGGAACTGCTACCCGCAGGTAAAGTGGGCGTTTACTTGGCAGAGAAAAGGTGTAACAAAAAATAGTTATATTTATACCGGCGAACACCTAACGATCCTAGTGTCTCAAGGAGCACCGAAAAACAGTTTGTATCCGACGCAAATTTACAAAAAATAAACGACACACTTTGTGTTAGCAATTCTGAATCCAGAGAGGGCTTTTTGTCGTTTTTAACAAGTTATGAAATCTTTAAATGTGTAAAATGTGACTGGTATATTAATTAAAATAAATAATATACACCTATAAAAAATATATTTTTCGACATGGTTTATGAAAGCGCCGGTAAGGCGCTTTTTTAATTCATGATTTGACCGCATGCAGCGAGCCAGATGTTGGGATTTTGGATCAACATTTCCGTGTTGTCACCGACGATTCGGCGGAGAGTTTCGGTGTTCTCATCTGACCAGTTTTGAATGACATTTTTGACAAAATCGTTGGTAGCAAAGTCGGCAACTGGATCATCGCCCGAATCCTCGTCGTCGTCATAGTGTGGGTCGGCTCCGTAGAAAAGAAGGAGTTGAATTACATGGTAATTGTTTTGTTGGACAGCCAGGGACAGTGGGTAAAATGTATCGTCTTCCTCGATTTCTTCGTATGCATTCCATGCACCAAGTCTGAGCATGGAATGGATGATATCGAGAGGCATTTCCTTGTTAATGGCAAAAAAAAGGCCGGTTTCATCTCCGATCTCTGGCATAATCATAACATCGGGGTCGAGGTCCGGAAGGGAAAGAACCCATCGAATCATGTCGTAGTTTTCCGATCTAAGTGCGAATGCAAACGGTCTTTCATATCGATCTGAATCGGGTAAGCCGTTAACAAGGGCGCCATCGTTATAGGTGGCTAAGGCGACTTCGAAGTTTCCATATTCAACCGCAAGTGTGAAAAAATCGTCTTTATGATCAATAAGGAGTTGATATGAGTTGAAAAATGCTTGTGTACCTTGGACAGTCTTTCTGGCGACGTTTTTCATGTGTTCTAGGACGAAAGGATCTTCTTGCCAAGTGCCCCAGTCGGGGTCGTCGATATCGTCATCTTCGTAAAAGCTCATGTTAGAGTTTTTTGGGGTGGCTTAAAAAACTGTATGTAAAAGTTCGTAAAAAAAATATGGAGAATAAAAATTCAATTATTTTATGATGAATCCATAAATGAACCGGAAAACCCCCAAGTCAGATTTGTTGTTTTTTACAAAAAAAACTGACGCAAAAATTTTTTAAAAAACCGACACAAAAATTTTTAAAAAAACCGAGACAAAAATTGTTGTAAAAAACAACAATTCGGACTTGGGGGGTTTTCAGGTTCTCTTAGATTCATCATAAAATAATTGAATTTTTATTCCCTATATTTTTTTTTACGAACTTTCGCTTACAGTTTTTTAGACCTACTCAAAAAACTCTAATTAAAATGGCCCGCATGAAGAACGTCTCAAACAGGTCCGATGCCGACATTGCCAAATCCGTTTCAGAGTCCGAGATTAAGCAAAACCGTCACTTGTGGGCGTGTGCTGTAGGCAGGCGCGTAATGGCAAAACAAGACATCACAAAATACGAAGGATTACTGTCCGCTGCTAACAAGGAGTTCGAACCTGCCGAAGAATACGAGACTCCTCATATTTCGCATGAGAGAAACACCGTTGCTTACTGGAAAGCCAAGGCATCTGCTGCTCGCGATCAAGTTAAAATCTTAGAGAATCGTGCCAAATACCTTCAAACACTCTACCGTCAAATCTAGATAGACAAACGCACAAATGCATATGTTTTTTATATAACCGATTTTTAATTCAATTCAAAGACTTTAAATTTTAATTAAACAACTCTATTTTATTATATATTCAAAACGGGAAATGAGTGAGGTATTGATAAACCACATAAGTCCTTAACTGGTATAAAGTTAAAAATCTAATTATTTAAAATTTATACACTCTCGTCATCACTGTCCCCAACTCTGCGGAAACACTCTTCACGAACAAAACTTCCAGTATTCTCATAGTACTGGTTCAATCTTTGATAAACTTCGACCAATATACTCACCTGGCTCCCGTATTTTTCCGTGCGTTTCTTTTCTTGTTCGCAGGCCGCATCATATTCCTCATCCGAAAGGTCGTCTGAATCAGGTTCCATCGCTCTTGCTTCCAATGTTTCGCGAGTCGTTGCTAACAATCCTGAAACTTCGGGGTAAGTAATCAAATAGTTACGCACAGCTGCAAATAACGGCGTTTTCTTGTGCAAAGTATTACGAACGTCCATCAAATCTTTCGCAACGTTTGACTTTACAAATTCCTCGTCTTCTTCATTTGCCAAACTTTTGTAAGTCAAATACTTGTCAAATTCCTGGCCAAGAGTAAACATCAATCCAGACTCAATATTATAAGGGGTCATTCTTCTTGTTCTAATCAATCTGTCGAAGTTTTTCAAAAACACGCGAGTCGATTTTTTGGCCTTCAGCGACATTTTTAATTAGAGTTTTTTGGGGTGGCTTAAAAAACTTTATGTGAAAGTTCGTAAAAAAAAATATGGCGAATAAAAATTCAATTAATTTTTGATGAATCTAAGAGAACCTACGGTTCCCTTAAGAACCCTCCCTCATTTTTTGATATTTTTTTTTAAAAAAACCGACACATATTTTTTTAAAAAAAACGACACATATTTTTTTTAAAAAAGGGAGGGTTTAAAAGGGATAAGCCGTCGGCTTCGCCTTATCCGTAGGTTCTCTTCCATAAAATAATTGAATTTTTATTCTCCATATTTTTTTTTACGAATTCTCGCTTACAGTTTTTTACGCTCTCTCAAAAAACTCTAATTAAAATGCCCCGCACCAAGAATGTACACAAACTCAATAGACCTGCGATTCAACTCTTATTGGCCGAAGAAACTCGCAAACTCAACGAGTTATGGCAAGACAAAGAGTTGGTTGACAAAGCGCTTGGTTACAAAACCTGTCGATACGATTCCGACGATGAAGAACCAATTACAAGCCGCAAAGACTCCATTCCATACCTTCGAGCTAAGTTGCGTGCTCGTCGCAACAGATGCACTGTTGTTGAGGGATTGATCAATCAACGGAGAGATCTGCTCTGCAGAAAGATGGAAGCGCAAAAATATCCCAAAGAACCCGAAGACCCGGGCGATTATTTAACCAACATGCGCAAAAAACACGGTGACAACTTCTACTACTCTGAAAAATACGACACTGTCCATTTCAGAACCAATGACGGTGTTTGGCACGCAAACGGCATTTTTAAACCCACCGATTGCTCCACCCAACACCCATCAACTCTCGAATAATCACTCGTATTTACTCCACATACCTTTCATTTTCATATATTTTTTCTTAAATAATTTAAGTTTTTTATTTTATCCAAAACGCGAAATGAGTCGGATATTCATAAACCACAAAGAAAAACCTACAAAGAGAACCTACAAAGAGAACCTACAAAGAGAACCTACGGTTCCCTTTTGATCCCTCCCTTTTGTTTTTCTTTAAATTTTTACAACTTAAGACAGTAATCTTAAATAAAAGGGAGGGATAAGGACGCGAGGCGTCCGACGGTCGGCACCTTTGGTGCCTTCAAAAGGGAGTGAACACCGGAGGTGTTCCACCATTGGCCTCCTTCGGAGGCCTTATCCGTAGGTTCTCTTTGTAGGTTCTCTTTCCCTTTCATAAATTTATTCAAATTTTTTCTATTCAATTTTTTTACGATTTTTCGCATACAGTTTTTTAGCCTCACTCAAAAAACTCTTATTTAAATATGAGTAAAATCTCTTGTGGTATCTCCGGTGTTCGATCTTTTGATTGTCTCGAGGGTATTGGTAAACAGACTTCCGGTGTTCGATTTCAAATTGATTTTCACCTTCCTCATGCCCCTTTCTTTCCGCCTTCCAAGGAAATGATTGATTCCATAGACTTAAGAGATTTGCACTTGTATGCACGGGATCAGCTTGATTGGGGAGCATTCAAACACCTTTCGGTCAAAGACAGAATTCTTCAAATTCAAAAACTAGCCATTTCCAAAGAACTTTATTTATCTGACTTGCAATGCCGACTTAAATTCCTTGATCTCGGTGATTCCGAGTTCACTTCCGACAAAATCTCTGACGAAAATAAGCAGAGACTTATGTCTGGACAGTGGATTCTTATGTCCGATGTTTATGCCATGTTCCCTGTTTCAACTCGCGCCAGAAGGCACACTCTTATCTTTCGACCTTCTAATTGGGCTATTTATAACCCTGATGCCCAAGTTGATTATGCATTGTTTCTTAATCTTCTTACTGGTGAATTCTCTCAGTATGCACCCGAGGGCCTCTCTTGCTTTAAGGCTGAATTTATGTGGAAAGGTAAGAAGGTTTTTCTAGGTGTATGTGATGAAGTTTCCTGCAGAGATTTGGATGCTTTTGTTGACATCACTGTGAAAACTGAGACGAGTTGGTTTTCTCCTTCGATACTCAAGTCTTTGATTCAGAAATGTGTGCGCGTAAGACCTGTTGGTGTTGCATTTGGTGAGAATGTTGTGCCAGTTGAGCAAGTGTTGGTTTCATCTTTTATTCTTCTGTTGAGGCATCCAGGTGCATTTGTTCCAAATTTGAATGCCTTTGTTAATGGTGCTGAATCTGCACTAAAAAGATTGGGTGTTACTTTGATTGAAGACGGCATATGTTCTGTTGAGGCTGCCTCATGTCTTTTTGCTGCTGCATTGGCCACCCGTTTTGGTTATTTCCCTTCTTTAAAGTTTGTGGAAAGATGTGTTTCCTGGGCTGTAGCTGGTTTGGGTCCTGAGTATATGGTCTACAATACAAAGGTATTTTCAAAGGCACTGCTCTCAGAGACGGACACTCGTTGTTGTGCATTTTTAGAAGCCTTGGGTAGTTTCGAGTCAGATATCAATATGTTGTATTCTGCGTTTGGTGTTAAAAAGAATTCGCCTAGTTTGCATCCGCGGCCCGATATCATGCCAGTTTATCATTGTTTGGATCATCATTCAATTTGCGAGATTGCCCATTTGTATTTGGAGCTTGATTCTAAAGGTTGTCCGCTCGATGCGTCTATGATCTTTTCTCGCATTTGGAAAAATGGCACTGGACTAAATTCGCGCAAGGTTCCCTTTGTTGTGGACAGTCGAGTTCAGAAGGCGCAAGAGTGGCTTTGGATTTTGAAGACAAGTGTGAAATTAGAGAGATTTGAGGTTAAGAAAGATGTGATGTTTTCCGGGCAAATTAGTATTGATCGCAGCTGGATTGCAGGTTTAATCGGTCCCATGCCTTTGAAGTATGGTTCGTCTGAGTTTATTTCATTCTATGATCCTGAGAATATTGATAAGGTGATTAGTATCCGTCGTCCTTCGCGCGATAGTGAAGTTTTCTTGGATGAAGCCACTCGCGATACTATTGGTCGAAGGGCAATTGATACTCATTCTATGATGCCTATTGTGGTTAAGTCTCCTGTGCTCAAGTTGAATTTCGAGTGTTTTTATCAGAATGGCGATTTTGCTTGTCGCAACTTGGATACTGGCGTTAGTTTTCTGTGGAATTCTTTTTGTGAGTCTTCATTTGAGTTGCCGGTGCTTAAAGATTATGTAGTTCCCTCTGTGGATGATTTCGATGCTATTGTTAAGCGTGCATCTAGTTTTGTATTCGATCAAGATGGTGTTGTTGAGGATGCTTTGCTTCGAATTGAAGCAGTTGTGCAAAGTATGTGCAAAGATGTTTTGATGCGACTTGGTATGTACTTGCGTCCGGTGAAGACTGAAATTATGTTAAATAAGCTCAGTCGTGATGGCAAGGGTGCTTATTTGATGGCTGCACCTGAAGATTCTCTTGTCTTTCGGTTTTTGCTCTTTGTGTGTTGTCTAGTTCCTGGTGTTTTGCGCTTTGAATCTTCGACTCTTCGCTTTAAAGTGAAGTATTTTCCTTTTTGGAGTTTAATTCGACTGTCGGTTCTTGGTGTTATAGAGGCTACTCCTCAGTATCAGTGGACAGTCGTTCCTAGCAATTTGAGGGTTCTTTCGCAAAGTCAGTCTGTGGCGGTAGATACGATTCTCGATCGAATATCTGTTGGAAGGCGCGGGCATTTGCTTTGGATGGATGTTGGTTTGGGCAAGACCCAGATTGTGTTGTCGATTATTGAGTCACTTGTGAAGGAAAATAAGATGCCTCGATACTGTGTATTTGCGATAACTCCTTCGTCTGAAGAGAATATATGCAATCAAATCAAGCTTATGGGGTTGAAGGTTCATAAGCTTGATCCTCGAAAGGGTAAGCAGCCGCCGGTAGTCAATTGTAAAGATAATTGTATCAATCTTGTTTTTCACGACCATTTGGATGATCTGCATGAAAACTTGAAAGCTATTTCGAGTGAGGCTTTTTTCTTGTTTGATGAGGTACACTATATGTTTGGTAATTCTAAAAGGAGTTCTGTGGCTTTGGAATTGGCGAAGGTTTGCAATTTATTTATTGCTATGACTGGCACTTTGGTGCGCAATAAGGATATTCAAAAGGATCATATAATTGATTGGTTGGGTCAGGTGGTAGATTTTGAGATTACTCCTGAGAATTATATGATTGGTGTGGCAAGTCTTGTTTCTGGTAAAAAAGAGTTGCCAATTAAGCAGACTCGCATTGAAGTTGACGTGCCTATTTTGGATGCATCTTATTATAATTATGTAGATTCGCATTTTGGTGGACAGTCGAGTAATGTTGATTATTTCAGGGCCGCTTCTATCTGTTTTGAGTCGGTTTATGAAGGGATTAAGAATCGGGTGGTCCATCACCGAGAGTTAAATCATGGTTGTATATTTGTGGTGGCGAAAGACAAAGCCATGCAAAAGAGACTGCACGAGGATTTGGCAGCATTAGGCTTCAAATGCTTTTCTGTTGCGTCGGGTGCGTCTATTTCAATACAGTCTGACAATAATCCGTGTGGATATGAAGTGGTCATTGCAACACCTAGATTAGAAACTGGATATGATGTCACTGCCGCCAAGTATATGATTACTGCGCCATATCCTTCCAATGAAGCATCCAGAATCCAACTTGTTGGAAGAATCGTACGACTGTCCCAAAAAGCACCCGAAGTCTTCATTGAAGTTATTCATTGTGGTATTTTATCCTATAGCATGAAGCACCACGACGTTGCCAGACTTATTTCAAAGTCTTTGTCTGGTATGCAAAAAAATGTATAGATTTTAATTTTTTAATTACACCAATATATGTTATTTTTTAATTAAAAAAACGACACTATTTTTTTTTTAAAAAACGACAGCCTAAACTTTCAGTTTTTTTTGATTTATCATAAATTAATTCAATTTCTATTCTATTAATTTTTTTACGATTTTTTTCGCACACAGTTTTTTACAACACCTTAAAAAACTGTAATATGCCCCTACCTACCTGCTCACGATGCAATTTCGAATGGGTTCGAATGGATCTCGAGTTTACCCGCGACGAACAACTTTGCGACACTTGCTATAACCAGTGTCTCGGTAAATCATGGACTGTCCGAGGACGCAAATTTGACACACAACTTGACGCCATGGCCTTCAAATATGCGCCACTTCCAGTTATCATGACTCCAAAAGGAAAAATTATTATACCAAAACTTTAAATTTTTTAATTTTTAATTTAAATTCATTTTATAGTTCACTCACAAACTAGTTTTTACATATATTATTTTGTTTAACTCTCGCTATCTAACGTCTTTTCTTTGAAACACGTTTCTTTTTAATTTTGTGCCCCGAACTCGAATAACCCTTTCTACGTTTACTCAACTGCGACTCATCTTCACTTGACTTACTCGAACTCTTCCGCCGTGACTTCTTAAATTTTTTGTATAAACCATACCCTAGTCCGGCTAAACCCACTCCTAATAATACATCACCAACTCCAACTCCGGTTTTACCGACTTCTTTAAATTCTTTTTGCTTCGTTTCTTCTGTTTCCGATGGTATAATATTTGTATCTGCTGCAATTACCTTTTTGTACTCATTTAATATATTATTTAACAATATCTGCTTATCATCATTTTGAATATTAAACCCATCGTTTACTATCTTTTCAATTTGCACATATATCTCAGCAAGTCGTTCATAATACATGTGCTCGCGTCCTTTATCTATGCCACCACAGTATAAACCCAAATACTTTCGCTTTAACAATATTTCTAAGATTTTAAAAAAATTAAAAACACCTCCAACAAATAGCAAGTATAAAACTTTATAGTAATTTACTTTCGATCCAATACTAGTAGTTGATGGTAAATTTTCCGCAATATATGGCACCAGCGGATATTGTGAAATATTGTTTCTATCAGCAGCATCTACGATACAACTATCAAATTTTTCAATATTTCTATATGCCATATCATATTTGCCAGGTATTTCCATAATAAAATCATCAATATTTATATCACTATATGACGGGTTTTTCTCCAAAATGTCTTTAACATTCCAATTTGTTTGGCCAGGCCAACCTTTATGCCACACTTCTAGCCTATGACCAACTTCTATAGAATTAAAAGATGGTAAACTTTTATTTAATAGTTTGTCCGTAACATTTTTATGAAAAATAATCTGGTCATATTTACCATTTCCAATTTCTAATTTTTTTGGTTCTGGTGCAGAAAAAAATATAGAGGAATTTAACTGAATCGGTTTTAAATCAGTTTTTTCTTTATAATCGCTTTTATAAAAAATTTCAGCCATAACTTTACAATAATATGCATAGTTTGAATCGCAATAATTTTTTATTTTACCAAAATCTAGGTCTTCTTCTTTCATTTTATATAACATAACAATTTAAAAAAAATCTTTTTAATAATTTATCAAAAAACAATGGACTTAGTAACTTTACCCGATAATTATATACCAAGTATAGACGAACAAGGAAACTACTGTGATAAAATACACGGTAGTTTCAAAAAACCAATTACATGTCCATGTGGTGCTCGCAGAGATAAAATTTACGAAACATATTCCACTTTTTACGCGCATACAAAAACGAAGACACACCTAAAGTGGATAGCGGATCTTAATTTAAACAAGGCCAACTTTTTTGTTGAAAACCAAAACCTAAAAGAAACTATAAAAAATCAACAACTTGTCATTGCTAAAATGGAAAAAGAATTACAACAACGAATCATGACTATTGACTATTTAACAAACCAACTTTGTAAAACCCAAACACACATGCAAGATTTACTCGATTTTTAGCTTTTTCCAATTTCTTATATTGCAGTTTTTCAAGTCAGATGCTTTTTGTTCAGACAAATCCTCATTTAAAGACTTTTCAGATAAATCTGTTTCGGATAGCGCTTTCTCAGTAAAAACCTCATCAGACGGCTCCTTCTCGGACGACCCCGACTCTTCCTGACCAAATAACGGTACTTCAACTTCTTTATCAGATTCCGAATCCGATTCAGGTTGTGGTTCCGGCGTTTTTGTAGTATTAGAAGAAAACCAACCAAACAAAGGAAACTTGAAAAGACTTGAACTTGCAGTTGTGGCCGAATCCTCGGGCGGCGGTTCGATCTCCAATTTTTGCTCTTTTGCTTCTTCTTGCTCCGCAGCCGCCCTGCGCTGCTGATTTTTCAAAACGATTGCGTCTCCCAAATATTTTTGTATTCGCTTAGGCACATCGACCAATCCATTTATAATTTGTTCGTAATACAAATATGGTTTTGTACTTGTTTGCATTATATACTTATAATTTGTATAAATATATAATTTTTAGACCGCGACAATAAAGGGCAACAGATAGTGATCAAACGTTTCGCGCCTCTTCTCTGGATGAAACTGGAAACCGACCCACTGCGGCGTTGCTGCAATGTTGATAAACTCATCAACTCTCGATACAATTGTCCATAAACTTTGCGGAAGCTTTACGACTCGATCATAGTGGTTAAAATACATGTTATCATTGTCTCTGTAACCGACAAATTGCTTACCTTCAGCAAGTTGACCACCAGACATTAAAGCCAAATACTGAAACCCAAAACAAATACCAATAATATTCACATTTTTGCGGCGAACAAGTTGTTCAAGCAATGGAAACTGGTTTTCGCGCAAAATCCTTTTTTTCGAACCAGTAATAATAACTTTGTCGTATGTTTTATCTAAATTTATATTGTTATATTTAACAAGTTCAAACTCAATATTGTGTTCATGCAATCGTTTAATTAACTCTTTATAAAATGTGTCAAAATATACAACTAATAACATTTTGTATACAAAAGGTTTATATTTATTTTGATTCCAACTGTTCCATCTCGTGGCGACTTGGATCTTCTAGCGACGAGAAATGGCTTTCCCAAAAATATCTGCAAAAAGCCCATTCAAATCTTACCGATCCAAAATCAAAGTTACTAGGTGGCAATACATAGGAAAGCTGTATTTTCGAACTAAATGGATTGAACACCGGTTTTTGGAAATAGCGCCGCGACGACAAATTCGCCGACACTAAATCCGAAAGCAGTGGAGGATAGTGATAATTGTATTTCCAGCGCCAGTCGAAACATTGGTCGGTATAATAGCGAAACACCCACTCCAAACCCTCGAAATAATTCGTGCAAATCTGGTCGATGCCCGGATTCGAACGAAAAAGGGCCTTGTAATATCGAGTTTGCCAATGACTCTCGCCAGGATTTATGTAATGTTCGGTCGCACGATATACAAGCGGTGCATTATTGAAAACAGCTTCTTTTTCAGCATCATTTGTATAACTTGTGCTGAATCGTATTTCGCCTCTCTTGACATACTCTGTGCGGATCCACCCCTCTTCGCGTTTCGCCAACCATGTTAACACTTTTCGAAAATTGTGCCAATTAATTTTGCTGCCTTCGACAATAAATGTCTTTGCATCACGTCCACAGGTTTCCTTGTATGCATCGAGTATACAATAAATCCCTCTTGTTCGAATATTCAGACCCGGAAAGTGTGGCAAGAAATCGTTTCCAAGAAGAAAACATAGGAAAGCGTAGTCAAACACACGCAAAGAGCTTGGACACTTGCAATCCATTTCTTGAGTGATGGATACACAAAGTTGTCGAATATCGAGTAAATACGATTCGCCATTTTCCAAGTCAGCATTTAGACTCTTTGCAAACTCAGGGGCTTCGCGGTATACAAAAATATTTGTATGAAATGTATGGAAAATCGACAACATGAGTAGGTCTGCATCGAGCCCGTATACAACAGTGTTGCGACCAGTATGCGCCGACGGATTTGCACGAATGTATTGAAACAGTTTGTGTTCACCCTCACCAGGTTGGTCAGAAGCCGATACAATAATCGCCGATTTAGACAAAAACTTGTGATTGTTGACACAGCTCGACAAATATTCCATAAACTCAGTACCTGGAGTTATTAAACATGAATTAAAGTACGACTTTGGAACGATTCCGTGATATTCCAAGTAGGCCGAGCGAAAACGCCTGGTTTTTTGCTGATTCATTTTAGCAAAGGGTGCGACCCCATCAAATGCTATGAATACAGTGTTTGATGGACGAATTTGGTCAATATAGTATTGGATTTTAGCGCAAACTGCCGATGAAATTATGGAATAATTATCTGCAATAATCGGACGCAAATGCCCCGACTTTTGTATTTCTCGGATCGAATCGTATATGATAGAATTGCAGTCAAGATACAAGTTGTCAAAAGAAAGCGGCGTTTGAGACAACTTTGTCAACACACGCATATGGTTGCGAATAATATAAGAAAAGTAAGACGGAATTCCCATGTGTAAGTTGTATATACAACGAGTTTTGTATCTATATATTATCCAATAATAATATATACAAAAAAATATGGGCTTTACCGATTTACTATTCATCACATATCGAATCATGCCTTTCATTATGGTATCATTTTTAGTCATCATATCTCTATTTACAAGCGAACTTTCCGGATTTTGGATTTTGGTCGGACTCTTGTTGTCAAGCATACTGACAATCGGCGTTTCAAAAACACAGTGGATAACAAGCAATGCCGATATTACACCCGAAATGTTGCAGAGATGCAACCTAATCACATTTGGTGGACACGTGTTATCAAATTTACCACTTAGTACTCACACATTTGCCTTTATATTTGCATATTTCATGTATGTTACTATGGTTAATAAAATTGCTTCAAACAATTTGTTTTTACTCATTGTCCTCGGGGGTATTATGGTTATCGATGTGATTTTCAACTTTAATAACTGCGCAAAACATTATGTGTTTGTACCCTTATTTATTGGTGCCCTCAGTGGCATCACATGGGCTGGAATTTTGGGAAAAGAAAATCAAATGTTGCCAAAATCGGCAGACTCCCAAGCATCGTGCAAAGTTAACAAGAATAATGTATACAATTGCAAAATAAAGCGTAGCATTGTATCGGCATAAGTGCCGCACCACATCGGCATAAGTGCCGCACCACATCGGCATAAGTGCCGGCATTAAGGTTCAAAATATTGTATATTTTGGTTAATCCACGTTTTCAGCCGCTGCGCCGTGCGAATTCTTGCTAGATCGTCAGCCATCAATTTCATAGCACGCGTTTTATCTTCAAACGCCCGCATAAAGGCATGAACTACACTCAATGTACTCATCGCACCATAATCTGGAATATTGTCGCGAACCAACACTTGAAACCCTTTTCGCATATTGACTGCATTATGGAAATTGAAAAAAAGTTGTATCAAATCTTCCTTCGATCGAATATTATTCATATTAATCGTTCGCAAATACTCGGTCGCATGAGCAGAACAAATCGGACAAGGAAGAACTCCGCAAATGAGGATAATATTATTCAAATAATCCTTGATAATATTGTTGAAATATTCCGGTTTTATTTTTTGGGCAGTCACGTGAAAAAACGTCCAAATTGGTCTACCCCATTTCATTGTGGATTGTTTTTCTGGTATAACTTGTGGAACTACTCGTTCAATTCTAGGCACCGAAGGATGCACAGTCGGCCTGAAAACACTATGTTGTTTAAATTCAAGAAACATCGACGTTTTTCTTGGAACATATTGGTTATTTACAGATGAAGTCTTTTTGTGAGTTAAGCTAAACATGTTGTCCCCCAAAAATATATATATTCCAACAGAAAAAAGGATTATAAATAATCCGATACAATGTAATTGTGAAAATGAAATAAAAATAAAATAAGAGCCAACAATATAAATGACATCCGCCGCAAACAAGGGTGAACTTGTACAAATTATTAAAGACTGGATGGCAGTCGATAACGAGATCCGCAACATCAATAAAGAGTTGAGGGCCCGCAAAGACAGATTAAAAAAAATTTCGGAAAATTTAATGAAAACAATGAAGGAAAATGAAATCGACGAATTTGATGTTAAAGATGGTAAACTTGTATATTCGAAAACAAATGTAAAAAAGGCAATTACAAAAAAAAGTTTGGTCACTATACTTTCAAAATATTACAACGGCGACATTTCCCAAGCGCTCGAGATGAACAACTTCATTATGAATAATCGTGAAGAAGTCACGCGCGAGTCCATCAAACGTTCAATCAAAAAATTGGTTAAGACTGACTAGACCAAACCAAACTCTGGAATACATACCTTACCGTTTATATTCACACATTTAGCAATAATCTCGGGATCAACCTTATTTGAAAGGATGTCTTCGGTCTTGTAGACATTATCGAACTTATCAATATAATAAACTATTCCCATAATCTCGACTGCATTTACGCTCAAGTTTTTGGTGCAAACTCCACACGTCTCATCTACGAGACCATTGGGCGCACCCTTCGAATGGGTTCCGCAAAACTCGCATCCATCCTTCCGCTTCCTCGTGCACTGTTTATTATCTGCACGCTTTGCATTGCATCTGTTTTGATTCGGAATTGAGTTCGGGATGCGTTTACGTTTTGATAAATCGTCTTTATTAAAAGCCAACCGATCATACTCATAGACAAACTCAAGTAATTCATTTAACTTGGGTTTGACTGATTCTTCGAAATTAAGTTCAATAACCTTTGCTCGGATTTCGTCCTTAAATGTCGTTATATAACTATCGCATCTTGCGTTTATTTTTTTCTCCATTATTTTATTTATGATTTGTGTTTTTCATTGAAAAAATTGAAGAGCAAATTGTCTGGGTTGTGGTTGTTTATGTCGCCTCCAATCATTTGTATAGATTCATACATTTTGCGAAGTACATCATTCGGCGCACTCGATCCAACTTTTATAAATCCCTGTTTCAAGAGTGTTTTGCGTATTTCATCTATAGGTGTTTGTTTCAGAAGATACGATTTGGTTGTGATATTGCGGCGAATCGTTTTATTCGGAAGTAGCACGGAAACACGAGGTCGATATCGGTCCTTTCCAGTTCGATATGTTCTTCGCATAATTTTTTTTATTTTTTTATTGGCCGGATTAATTTTCGGTTTCTGTTTGGTTTTTTCGATCAACAAGAGTTCAGCTGGACTTTTGATGCGTTCGGCTATAGTCTTTTCGCCTCCTTTGAATGCTTGGTTAACAACTGGTTTTGTCGCGGGACTTATTGATGGTTGTACCACAGAACTTATCGATGGTTGTATCACAGGACTTGTCGCATGGCTTATGACAGGTTGTATCCTAGAACTTGTCGCATGGCTTATGACAGGTTGTATCGTAGAACTTGTCGCATGGCTTATGACAGGTTGTATCGTAGAACTTGTCGCATGGCTTATGACAGGTTGTATCGTAGAACTTGTCGCATGGCTTATGACAGGTTGTATCGTAGGACTTGTCGCATTGCTTATCACAGGTTGCATCATAGGACTTGTCGCAGTCTGTGTGACAGGATTTGTCGCACCCATTGGCATTACTGATACATAAGGCGCCGCGCCACCATTTACTTGTTTCACCGTCTTGTTGTGATAACTTCGATATGTTGGTAGATTCCCATTTTTCAAACAACCAAACTTCGGCGGTTCACTAAATCCAGAGCCCCCGGTTTGTTTCAAGGTCTTATTCAACACAACCTCTTCTTTGTGTTTATCGGCAAACTCTTTCATGTACTCGACCGATTTTTGAAAATCTTTGTCAAACTCGGTTTCAACTTTGTTCGAAGGTGCCAATGGCAAAGCTGCCGTCTCTCCAATCAAAGATTTGTATTGTTTCTCTTGGTTTTCACGAATCTCTTTAAGAACTCGCTGTTTAATTGTCTTGCTCGTCACCGGTTTGATTTTTATTGGAGGCCGATTCGCAGCGCCCCCTTTTTTGCGTTTTTGTGTTCCCGATGGAATTTTAAATAAGTCTTCATTATATTTTACAACTCGAGTTTCACTCATATATGTACTCGTATATTATACTATACCTTTATTATAAAAACATGGAGGAAACAAACGTCGCGGGGGTGCTTGTTTTTTTATTTTTCAAAAAAGTTTCGAACCCATTGTTCAAATCCGCCAACTCGATTTTGCATTTCTCCGAATCGGATTTTCCATAAATCCGTCGGCTGTGTGCAATTTTCACTTTGAACAATAGAATCTCTACATCACGCCCAAATCCGCTAAAATGGTTATAATTTTTCTTGAACCATGCCTCTCCGTCAATGTCGCTGCTCACAGTCCATTTGTCCAACTTCTTTTTGAATATTTGCCACAGCTCGGCGTGTGTATAATTGTCAATTTTAAACCTCCATACAAAGCGCGATTCAAGCCCAGCATTCAATGAGAAAAATCGTTCATTGAGTTCGTTTTCATATCCCGCGATTATAACCATCAAGTTGTCTTTCTGGTCGCTCAGAGATTCGCACAATGTATCGACACACTCTTTTGAGAAATTGTCGTCTCCAAATGAATATGCCTCATCGATAAACAATACACCACCCAAACATTGGTTCACTAGAGTTTTTGTCTTGATTGCAGTTTGTCCCAAATACCCCGCTACCAAGTCGTATCGTGTCGCCTTCTTGAAGGGCGTCTCTGCTACTGCAGCGGCACTTTGCGGTTTGTTAATCACGCCAATCTTCGAGTAAATGTTTCCAAGGATTTTTGCAACTTCTGTTTTTCCGGTGCCGGGAGGCCCCGAAATGACGGTGTGTTTGTAATCATCCGTGTGTTTATGAAACCCTTGTATATAATACAAAAGTTGGTCAAGTACACACCTCTTTAGTGCCTGCATTCCAACCATTTCATTCAACTGTGATAATTCGCCCTTGATTGTATGGAGCAACTTTAAATTAATATTGTATTCAGTATCCACCTCGATGGGATTTTTCTCAACAATTTGTATTAAATCTGCGATGGTGTTTAAAGAAAAGTCGATTGTCGCTTTTTTGGTTGGTTCAATCGTTTTTGCAAGTTGGTCATCCGTAACCTCGTGTTGGGTTTGCCAGTCAGTATAGGTTGGTTTGATGTGTGTTGATACAAAATGCGTGTTTGTAATTGTAAAAAATGTGTGGTGCTCCCAAAACGACATGTTTTTTTTGCGCTTGCATTGATCTAAATACTTGTTGAAATTTACACACTTTTGTTGACTAATCATTTTTGTTCTTGACAAAAGTTGCGTTTAAGTTTTTTGGTCATAAATTAATCAATAAAAATTTTTTTAACATGGAAATCGATTTACAAAATGCGGGTGGCGGGAGTGCCGAACCAAAAAAAAAGCGGGCTCCTAAAAAGGTTTCTGTTAAAAGCGAGCCCGTAAGCGAAGCCTCAAGCGTCCCTCCTCCTCTTCCGACAGAAACTGCTGCCAAAAAAAGTAGAAAAAGAAAAACAAAAAATGATACTACAATCATGTTGGAGGAATTGGTCAAGATCGAAAAGCTAAATCAAGAGACAATCAAAGAAATGATTGCTGACAATATGAAAAATCCAGATAAAGAAGTCTTGGCCCATCTGGGAGACTACATCGAGCAACCTTTCAAAATTATCGAGTCGTATTTCAACGGACGCCACTCGTCTTGTCTGGTTCGCCATCAGCTCGAATCTTACAATGACTGCATTCATCGTCAGATTCCTCAAACTATCCAAATGTTCAATCCAGTCATCATCCACTCGGACAAAGACATTTTACCCGATTCCGATAATAAATACTCTCTCGAAATCGAAATCACGTTTACCAATTTGAAACTGTATCCCCCTCAAATTTACGAAAATAATGGTGCCACCAAACTAATGATGCCAGTCGAAGCCAAGTTGCGCAATGTCACATATGCATCCAACATGACCATCGATGTAAATATCACGTATCATATTCGCGATGCTGTCAATATGGAAAAACCGCGAACCATTAAAAATGTCATCCCCAAAGTCAGCATTGGAAAGTTTCCCATCATGGTCAAGTCATCGATCTGCGTTCTTACCCAAAATACTCACATCAATCCTGTCTCCGTCGGAGAGTGTGAATTCGACCACGGCGGTTATTTCATCATCAAGGGCTCTGAAAAAACTGTTTTGCAACAAGAGCGTGCTGCCCAAAATATCGTCTATTGCTATGATGGCAAAAATACTTCAAAATGCAGCTGGTACGCAGAAATCAAGTCTGTACCCGATAACAAGTGCATCTCGCCCAAGCAGGTTGAAATCGAAATTGCAAGCAAAAATAATGGTTACGGCTTCCCTATCAAGGTTGTAATTCCGCGCGTCAAGGAGTCGATCGACCTTTTCGTCTTGTTCCGTGCGCTTGGCATCACCTCGGACAAAGAAATATGCGAATACATTCTCTTGAATATCGAGACAGAAAAAAATGCCGAAATGATGGACTTTTTGTACGCATCGGTTATCGAAGCAAATAAGTGCATGACGACCGAAGACTCGCTAAAGCACATCACCTCCTATGTCGCCTTCACCCCGATGAATATGGACAAAGAGCAGGGTTCGCGCAAAAAACGCGACTTCACGATGGATGTGTTGAAAAACGATTTGTTCCCCCATTGCAAGACACCTCAGCAGAAACTCTTTTTCCTTGGTCACATGGTCAATCGACTCATTCAAACCGCGCTTAAATGGATCAAGCCGAACGACCGCGACTCGTATGTCAACAAACGTATCGACATGACCGGAACCTTGCTCAACAATTTGTTCCGCAACTATTTCAACAAGTTGGTGAAAGAAATGCAAAAGCATATTTTGAAAGAAGTAAATGGCGGTTCTTGGCGTTCGACCGAGTCTTACGAAAATATTATCAATATGGCCAATATTTGCAAAATCATCAAGTCCACCACGATCGAAACCGGCATTAATCGGGCCCTTGCCACCGGCGATTTCAGCATCAAGCAGAGCAACAGTAGCAAAGTCGGTGTTGCACAAGTCGTCAATCGTCTCACTACCGCCGCCACGCTCAGTCATATGCGCCGCATCAATACTCCCATCGACAAAACTGGCGAACTCATTGATCCACGAAAATTGCATGGAACCACTTGGGGTTTCCTTTGTTTAACCGGCGATGCAAATGTGTTGTTGTCAAATCGGGTTGACTCGAAGCAGATCAAGGACATCAAAGATGGTGACTGGGTGAATACTGTGAATCGTGAAACTTTGATGGACGAACCTTCTGATATACACAACTATTTTTGCAAGATGCCCGACAAGTTGTTTCAGATCAAAACTATCAGTGGACGTTCCATCAAGGCAACTGCTGATCATCCATTCTTGGTTCGAACTGTTGACGGCAAGTACGAAATGAAAAAACTCAGTGAACTTGATGTCGCCAACGACAGGTTGGTTATCCGGCATATGGTTGATCCGATAGCCGAGACAAACACAACTTTTGTTGCTTTAAACGAATCAGATGTACTTGAACATTATCGTATGGACTTACTTGAAAAGAATTTAGTCAATGTGAATATTCCTACCAAAAAGTTAAAAATCATTGCAAGATTGATTGGTTCTTTGAACACTGACGGGCATATTGGTTGCGACTCGAACAACTACTATACCGCAGAGTTTTACGTTGGTGAAGAATACGATGTTTTTCAAATTGCAGATGATATTAAAACGCTTGGTTTTGAAAATCCTTCAATTCGTAGAACAGTGAAAAAATTTGAAAACAAACAAACTGGCAGAACAACTACATCGACGACTTGGATGGTATCAAAAAGTGGATCATTTGCATTTTTTATGTATAAAATGGGCGCATTCTGTGGTTCAAAAGTAAACATGGAACGTAAAATTCCAAGTTGGCTGATTAATGCTGAATTGTCAATCAAACGAGAATTTTTATCAGGTTTCCAAGGTGGTGATGGTTCAAGATTTTCTTATCAAAAAAATGCGGATACTTTTAAACCAAATATTGGAATTACAATCCAAACTACTCACAATGACTTTTTAGTTGCGACAACTCAGTACATGTGTCAAATTCAAAAAATGTTTGAAGAGTTTCAGATTATTTGCAATTTGAAAAATACTGTCGTCGACGAAACCAAAACAAAAGTTTGCATCGTGTTTGAAAAGTCTTGTGAAAATTTGACTAGATACGCAGATACAATTAGTTATACGTATTGTGAAGAGAAGCGACGTGTTTCTGCTCCTATTATTGAACATCTCAAAATCAGAAAAAGAAACAAAGATTTGCGCGACGAGTCAGTAAAATACATAATTGACAACTTCGATCGTGAGAACAGAACTAAACTTGTTGAAAAAACTAAATTCACAAATAATCAAGTTAACAAGGTTATTTCGAATTATAAAAAAGGCATTCAACAAATTTCTCGTTTAACTACTGATGTTGTTTACGACAATTTTATTCGCAAAAATATCGCGTACAACGGCTGTGTTTGTGTCCCAATCGAATCAATTGTTGAAATTGAACCTGAGCTCGTCTACGATTTTACTACCCGTTCTGAAAACCATTCGTTCGTAGCCTCTTCATTCGTCGTTTCAAACTGCCCTGCAGAAACGCCCGAGGGCCAATCCATCGGAATTGTGAAAAGTATCAGCACGCTTACCCACCTGACGATTACCACGAACAGCTCGTCGCTCTACACCTATGTAGAACCATTTATCAAATCGCTTAATACGGCACGTCCGGCTGATACTTACGACAAGGTCAAGGTTTTTGTCAACGGATGCTGGGTCGGCGTCACCGACTATCCCATGGAGCTTTATACCGACATGAAGAACAAAAAATACCGTGGAATTATCAACATTTACACATCGGTGGTTTTCGACTACAAAATGATGGAAATCCGCATCTGCAACGACAGCGGTCGCATGACCAGACCCCTTTTGCGCGTTAAAGACGGTCGCGCACTCATCACCCAAGACATCATCAACCGTCTCGATACCGGCGACTTAACTTGGAACGATCTTCTCACAAACTGTAAACTCGACAGCTCAGTGATTGAATATATCGACCCCGACGAACAAAATTTCGCCATGATTGCCCTAAAAACCAAAAACGCCTACGTTCTCAATGACACTAAAGTCGAGTATACCCATTGTGAAATCCATCCAAGCACCATTTTTGGTGTTCTCGCTTCCTGTATCCCCTTCCCCGAACACAACCAAGCACCCCGAAACACTTATCAATGCGCACAGGGCAAACAAGCCATGGGTATTTACGCAACCAACTACGACAAACGTTTCGATAAGACCGCTTACGTCTTGAGCTATCCATCACGACCCCTAGTCGACACGCGTATCATGAACTGGCTCGATCTCGTGAAAATCCCCTCCGGACAAGTCATCCACGTAGCCATTATGTCATATACCGGTTATAACCAAGAGGATAGTGTCTTGATTAACAAGGGATCCATTGATCGCGGCATGTTTTCCACAACCATCTATCACACCGAGAAGGACGAGGACAAAAACATCACACGCTTTGTGAGTCGGTGCAAACCCGACCCTACAAAAACCAAGGGCATCAAGTATGGAAACTACGACAAGATCGATTCGACCGGCTTCGTTCCCAAAAACACCAAGTTGGATGACCGCGACATTATTATTTCAAAGGTTGTCCACATTAAAGAGCACCGCAACGATCCGACCAAGTCCATCAAGTTTGAAGACCAGAGTAAGAGTGTGCGCACAGCCGGCGAGGAAATCTATGTGGACGATAATGTGACTTGTCGGAACGGTGACGGATACCCATGTGCCAAAGTTCGGATGCGCACGTTCAGAAAACCCTGTATAGGCGACAAGTTCTGCATGACTGATGACCACGATGTCTTGACAATGAATCGCGGATGGGTACCAATTGCGGAAATAGTAGTAGATGATTTAGTTGCGCAACTAAATCGTAGGACTTCTCAACTCGAATATGTAAATCCACTTGAAACTTTGGTATTCGATCACGAAGGAGAAATGTATGAACTCGAAACACAAGGCGTAAGTCAAAAAGTTACGCTCAATCATCGAATGTGGGTTCAAAAACGCGAAGAATATGAATTGATCCAAGTGAATGAAATTCTTGGTGAACATGTCTTGCTCAAGAGCTATAACGACGTTTTAGAAACGACAACTGACCAAAAGTATTTTATGGATCCTTCAAATATATCGAAAAATTTCAGCGGCAAAGTTTACTGCCTAAGAGTTCCGTCTGAAGTTTTCCTTGTGCGCAGAAATGGCAAATGCTCGTTCACCGGAAACTCGAGTCGTCACGGCCAAAAAGGCACTGTAGGTCTGATCATCCCCGAGTGCGACATGCCGTATAACAAGCACGGCTTAAGACCCGACATTATCATCAACCCACACGCAATTCCCAGTCGAATGACGATTGGCCAACTGAAAGAAACCCTTCTCGGAAAGGTGCTGGTACATCTCGGACTATTCGGCGACGGAACCAGTTTCGGCGACCTAAATGTAAAAACCATCGCCCAACAATTGCAGAATCTAGGCTACGAAAGTTACGGCAACGATGTACTTTATGACGGGCTGTCCGGCGAACAACTGGACGCCAATATTTTCATTGGCCCCGTCTTTTATCAACGGCTTAAACACATGGTCAATGATAAACAGCACAGTCGCTCGATAGGACCCATGGTCAATTTAACCAGACAACCCGCCGAAGGAAGAAGTCGAGACGGAGGTTTCCGCGTAGGCGAAATGGAACGCGACGTGATGCTTGCACATGGGGCTGCAAGATTTTGTCGAGAAAGGTTGTACGATGTATCCGATAAATACAGCGTACATGTTTGTAAGAAATGTGGATTGATTGCGCAATACAACGACTCGAGCAGCAGTTCATTTTCGCGGTTTCATTTCACAGTACATAAGTGTAGTGTTTGTGACAACATGACCGATTTTGCATATGTCGAGGTTCCGTATGCGTTCAAATTATTAGCGCACGAGCTTCAGACGATTAATTGTGTTCCGCGACTTATGACGGAATAATTTTTTTCTATATGTTTTTCTTTTCTTAATTTTAAGTTTATGTGTTTTTTTACCACCTTTCACCGAATTTAAACTATCAATTGCTTCTTTAAATGTTTTGCGAATTTGGTCGATTGTCTCTTTTGGTATCATCCGGCCATTTTGGTCTGGATGGGTTTTTGTCAAATAATCTTCCCCTTTCAGTATTTTTGGGAGAAGTGTAAAGATTGTTGAAATATATGGAGAGGTAACTACTTGTTTACCGAGATATTGAGCTATTTCATTTTCAACTTGTTTGTTGTCTATTTCTTTGGATTTTGTGGGTGCTGGTGTTTTACTAACTTGACCGTTTTCTAACCATGTAAAAATAAAATTCCATTTATCTGGTTCACTATTTTTTTTTCCAAAATCTGTATAAAACCTGTTATAATCTTTACCGACAATTTTGTTGTAAAGTTTCTGGTAGAAAGATCCTTGTTGACTGTTATTAAAATTTAAGAAAAAAGACTTGTGCATTTGTCCATTGTTTAGCTTAACACCTCTTACGGTGTGATCTTCGGCTTTCAAATTGTCTACCCCCATAAAATTTCTTAAATCATATGCCAAATTCACAGACAATTCATACAAATCCTTTAAATATCTTATTTCTTCATCAGTCAAATTTTGTTCTAGATTTTCAGGCGGAAGTTGCGGTTTCATGTTCGGTGGTGGTGGTGGCGGTGGCGGCAAACCACTCTGTTGCGACTTAGTTTCCTCTGGCAGTAACTTTGTGTTGGGCAAAAGATTTTTTTGTTTGTTTATAAATAGACCCTCGTTTGTATCGTTTACGATTTCAATAAACTTTGTAAAATCGTTCTCTCCATCTAAACCCACATGTTTGTAATAGTTTGTTAGCGAGTAACTTGGATAATTTTGTATTTGGGTTTTAATAAAATTTGAAACATAATTGAACCATATCTTTAAAGCGTTATATACATTATCGTTTGATGCAGACTTAATTATTGTTATACCAGTTTCTGTATGTTGCAAACCATTCTCAGATTTCTCGGCCAAGAAATTTGATAACATCCCTTGCCAGCCGATATCAGGAAAGGTAGTCTTTAACATTTGTGTTTCTTCTGGTGTAATTTCATAAAACCCCTGAACTTTGGACCATGGATAGGCTTCAAGTAAACGCGACGCTTTGCTTTTGTATGCGAGCGGGTTCTGCATAACTGCAATCGCTGCAACCGAATTTCCAAGTTCTACAGATATTTTAGTCATAAAGTCGTCAATATTAGCGTCTGATTTGGTATTGCCGATTTCCTGCGAGTCAATGTATGTGTAATCTCCTTCTGTGTAAAATTTTGTAATTGCTGTATAGTGGTACGCACCTAAATTTATTACAATACCAAGACATTTGTGTTTTTGAAGATTTGTTTTTATAAACTCATGTATTTCTTGTGGATTATTTGTTGTATAAACGGTGTGAGCCAAAAATGTTTGCAACAAATAATAAACTCCATTAAACCGGATATTGTCAAAATTATCGGAACACATTTTTTCCGGCCGTACACCTGTCTCAGTTTGTTCAATTGTCTCAAGTACGGCGCAGTATTCAACCAGATTTAATTGTGCATCCGGATTAGTTTCCTTCGTATTTTGGGGCATACTTTGTTTTGTATTTTTATCGATTAACGCGTTTTTGCCAACGACTTTTACAATTTTTTCTTCTTGCAAAATATGATTTATCGCATGTTTGCCACATAAAAGTTGTTCTTGTTTTTCAGTATATTGAACAAACCGTTCGAGTGCTGGTCGGTTTGCGACGGTCCTCCTAGCTCCAATGATATTAGTCAATTGGGACGTAATATTTTGGATTTTAGGTGACCGCAAAACTTCTGCTGTTTGTTGCTTCTTCAAAGCTTCTGCTGTTCTTTTTTCTTCTGCTTTGGCGGCTTCTGCTTTGGCAGCTTCTGCTTTGGCGGCTTCTGCTTTGGCAGCTTCTGCTTTGGCGGCTTCTGCTTTGGCAGCTTCTGCTTTTCTTGCTTCTTCTGCTTTGGCAGCTTCTACTTTTCTTGCTTCTTCTGCTTTTCTTGCTTCTTCTGCTTTGGCGGCTTCTATTTTTTGTGAATTGTTATCTGCACTCAGAAATGCTGTCTGTAATTGATTCGAAAGATCTTCTGTCAACTTGTAGTCTTGTGAAATTTTTCCAAAAAACCCGGGAGCCTTGGTTCGAAATGCGTAATTTAATTCATTTTGACTTGCTGTACCCGTATTACCAAAATTAATATAAGACTTAATTGTTTCTTCGATAAAATTTTTTGTCTTTAAAAAACCAGGGGAGTCAAAAGGATAATCACTTGTCACAATTAAGTAATCTCTATCAATAGGAATCTCAAAACGTGAAAGAGCAGTCACTTTTACAGGGACTCTGCTAAAATACAAAAAAAATCCAATAATTTTAATGTCAGATCCAACTTTATTGAGGAATAGTTCTTCGATGTTTCTAAAGTTAACCGTATTATTCACACTTTTTTGTACTTTGTCTATATTCAGATTATCAGTACTACGTTTTTTTGTGTTATAAAAAAATACTGTCATATATAGAATCTCTTCATAAAATTATAATGTCGACACCTACCGAAAATATTAACATTTGCTTCGTCGGCGGTGTTTCCACCGGGAAATCCACCGCATTAAACAGCATCTTTGGCAAAAAACTCACACAATGTCATTTCAAGCGTACAACTATGATTCCGACAGTATACGTCGAGAACCCCAGCGAGATTTCGGATACCGACACGATTTACCAACAAATCTCCCAAAAGAATGCCGAGCTCATCGAAAAAACCGAAAACGGCAAAAAAGTCTCTAAAGAAGACTACAACGAAATGGTTTTCAACGTCGGCAAATTGGATATCGACATTGTAGAAGATTCTTTCGTCAATGTCTACGATATCCCTGGTCTAAATGACCCGCGCACCAAATCCATTTATTACGACTACTTGGACACCAACTTTCACAAATTCAATATTGTCATTTTTTTCATCGATATCCGGTCGGGCCTAAATACTTCCGACGAGTTTGACATTCTCGATTTCATAACAACCCATACCCGATTTTTGAAAGATCGACCCATTTACACACTCGTTGTCGTGAACAAGGCCGACGATATGCAGTTAGACAGCGACGGCAATGTGACTGTAACCGGAGAGCTCAAAGAAATGTTCGACTATGTGCACCAAACCGTTACTACCGAGTTTCGCAAAAGGTTGGTCGAAGACCGCCTCATCGGCATCATTCCCCTCTGTGCCATCGACGCATACCTTTATCGTATGATCCAAAAGTTTGGCGAGAATTTCGAGCTCACTCCCGAACAAATCTTGAAAATCGGTGTCAACGAGAATGGAAAAAAGTTCAGCACACACAACCCCGAAAAACAGCGGGAACTCGTCGGCGAGATTTTGCGTGACGAAACTTTTATCGAAACAATGATTCGTCTCTCTGGGTTCAGCCAGTTTGAACGAATTCTTAGACGATTTTTAAGTGTCGAAAGCAAAAAGATTCGCACCGAAAACATTCTGTACGAGAGAAAACATCTCCCAGCCATCACACGAGAAACTTTTCAAACTGTAAAGACTGCAAGACACGCAATTATATTGTATATGCGTATATACAATCGCATCAGAGAAGTCGACAACCAAATGTTTGAACAACTGATGGGCGAGTTTTCCGAACTTGTCACATCCTTACTCGAGACTGAAATCCGAAACACCAACACAGTGCATGGAGTGCTCACCTACTACGATGACTTTGTCGCAACAATTATTACGCCATTTTTCAGCAAGTATTACGAGACATCGGTTTACTCACAGTGTGTACAACAACATGTAAAAAAACTTTTGCTCGAATCATTTGACAACTCGTTATCAAGTGCAGATATTGTCAATGCATGCAACATATTGAAACGAGTCGGGATTTTTTGCTGCATCGAAATTGACGAGTTATTTACACGTCTCATTAAAAACGCGAGAATGCAACACACCGTTAACGTCTTTGATAACGATGCCGAACTGATAACAACTCTACATGACTGCAGCAACGAAGGGTACGATTGTACAAAGATTTTGCGGTTCCTTATTATCAACAAGTTGGAACTTGAGCCATCAACTTTGTATACAAGATACTTGATATACCGTGTTCAACGCGAGGTTTCGATCTCGGAGTACATCCGCGGAATAATGCCGCAGCCAACTATTGAAATGGTTGTAAACGGACTTTCTCAAACAGAAACGACCGATCCTATGTTTGCCCTCGACTTTTACTACCTTGGTTATAGTTCATAAATAAAATTTACAACAAAAAAAATAAAATGAATATCAATAATCCTTCCACAATGCTTTTGCTCGATAAACTTAAATTAAACAATGTAGACAATTCGTCTTTTTTTGGAATGATTTTTTTTACAATCTTTTTGTCAATTACAAACTATTTGTCGCGAGTACTCACCTACAAGATGGACGATATAGACTTTAAACGACTACTCAACTACGAGTTTATTTTCCACCAACTTTACAGAAAAAATTCCATACACTTTGAAGGAAGAATAACACAGGCAGTTTCATTTTATTCGGGCGAACTTTCTCAAACCAGTGTATTTAGTGACCGCTTCAAGGCTTTGTGGGAATTTATCAGCGACCCTGCAAACACAAATCACACGGTTCACGGAATCAAAGAAGTCCGATATGACAAATCCGATGACGGAATGTTTATAGTTAACCAAAGCGACAAATTCTTGATTTCAAAAGAGTACGAAATTTTTGCATTCGCGCAAGAACAAAAAGAATGTTATGATGAAGATAAAACGAAAAAGGGCTCTTCAATAAGAGTTTTCATCGAGTTGTTTTCATACAAAAGCGATGTCGAAACAATCAAAATGGTTGTGGACCAAATCACAAAAAACTATTTATCGAAACTCGAGAGTTCGCGGAAACTCAAACGATTTATTTATACACTTACAAACCCAAACTACAAAGATTATACTTACGAAATGTGGAACGAAACAATGTTTGAAAGTACACGGACATTTCAAAATTTGTTCTTTGACCAAAGAGCACATATCCTGAGAAAAATCGACTTTTTCCAAAACAACCGAAAATGGTATTTTGACAAAGGCATACCATACTCTCTTGGCATTGGGTTATATGGTCCACCTGGCACCGGAAAGACTTCGTTTATCAAGGCACTTGCAAATTTAACCGACCGACATATTGTCACAATTTCGTTGAAACTTATCAAGACAAAAAAACAGCTCGACACGATATTTTTTGAGCAAAGATACAGTCGCGACAACGAAAAAAACAGCATAACATTCGACAAGAAAGTGATCGTATTCGAGGATATTGATTGCATGGGTGACATCGTTCTAGCAAGAGACTACCAAAAACTAATAACACCCGCTCCTGCTTCTCAAACCAAGACCGAGAAACCCGAAGCAACCGCATTATTAATAAACGACGAAGAACCGCCTATCACTTTAGACGACTTGTTAAATTTGTGGGACGGTATTCGAGAGACGCCCGGACGTATTATGGTTATGTCTTCAAACCATTATGAAAAGTTGGATCCTGCATTAAGACGACCCGGGCGCATCGACATAACTCTCGAGCTCTCCTATTCTTCGCGCGAAGTGATTTCTGAAATCTATACCCACTTATTTGGCGAGGTCTTGGGTGCGGATATTTTGAGCAAGATTGCCGATAAGTTTTACTCGCCAGCAGAGATCATTAATATCTACATGTCGGAAGAGATGAATTCGGTGAAATTTTTGTCGCGTTTGATGAAAAATGAACATGTTGTATAAAAAAAAATTTTTTAATTTGTTTGTATATACACAATAATAATAATGAATAGTACCTACTTATTTTTATTTGGATGCATTGGCACAAGATTGATTTTAACTTTTCTTGCAAAAACTCAAATTGATTATTTGCCTTATATGGGTTTTGCCGCAGTTGTCATGTCACTCGGATTTTTTTATATCTATTTTACAGGATCTCGGCCGATCGGAATCGAAACCGGCGGCAAACCCATCTGGTGGAACCACTTGAGACCCCTTCATGGATTTCTTTACGGACTATTTGCCTACATGGCTATAGTACAACAAAACAGGGATGCTTGGAAAGTACTGTTGGTCGATACGGCGATCGGACTCGGTGCGTTTGTTAATCACCATTACTTGTCATAAAAAAAAATGAAAAATTCTCTTCGCGAAATTAAAAAAGTTGCGGAGGACTTTTTGTCCAATTTAGAAAAGTTCCAAGAAAAAATCGCCGAAATAAAAATAAATAATCCGGACAACTTTGAAGAATCGCCAGCTCTCAGCGAATTTTATAAAATCTTTAACGAAAGTTTTTTAAACGAAATGATACAAACAGTAAACACCATTGCGAACAAAAAAATCAAAGAAGAATTATGCGATCACGAGTTTGTATGTGATCGTGTTGAAGCGGGTGTCGAACAAGATATGATCGATATCAATTATTGTATACACTGTAACAAAACGAATTAAAAAGTTAGCTGCAAATAAATACAAAAAAAAATAAATGTCTATCGATCAAAGACTCGATGAAAGTTTCGATGGTTTACCATTGAAACGCGGAGACCAAGTAAAAATAACGAAACCGGTTCTGCGCGTCGCAACCTTAAAAATCAAAGATCCAACCTATGGTCCCCAACTTTTTGAATTCCAAGTACTAACTGCCGACTATGTTTTAAAAAAACCAGACGGTACGCTCATAGTATCATGTAAATTGGCAAATTCAAATGATAATTTTTTTATTCCTATCTATGAACTCGAGACAGCATAGAAAGTTTTTATTTGTATGTACGCTTAATTGCGTAAGGATTCTGCTGCAACACATTATATAAATCTGGAGTATTGCGTTCCATATTTATGTTAGAATCGAGTGTCTGACCGCGTTGCTGATACTCGCCAAAAGTTCCCACTCCATGGGTTGAGTAAGGCATTTTGGGCATCACGTCGCGATTATTGATCATATCCATATCTTTCGGCTTGCCCTGATAATTCACAGAGTTGTTAAACAAATTTGTGTTTGAATTACCGAAGCGTCCTTTAACAGTATCCGCCTTTAAAGTGCTTGGCTGATAACTGAGCTCGGCATCATAGTTGCGCGCAGAAGGAGTGCGAAACCCAGCACCGCCAGTGTGCGAAGCAAGAGTCGTATCACGTTGCTGAGAAACCGGCGTCTGTTCATTCGATAAGTAACCATTACCGGTCTGGCCACGATTCACATTCCAGTGGTTCAAAGATTCTTCGGTTGTTTCGCGCATAGTATGCGCAGGTGCATCATTCGGATTATACAAATACGACTGACTGACCGCAGTCTTGGCATCTCCATACACACGCAAATTGCCAGTTGTGTTCTCTTTACGGGATGGTCTCATAATTTCGAGAAGAGGCGCAACTACTGCACCAATACTGCTGCCGATCGCGCCGAAATAATCTTCTTGTACATTCGAGCTGCGGTTGTTTGCATAAACTTGTTTCGACTTTAAACCGTAGTCACCCTCATTGCCAAATCCGCGTCCAATAGCATTTGCAGCTCCCAGCTGGGTTGGTCCATTCTCGGTACGGTGGCTGGGTAAAATTTCGCCAGGCATCGCTTGTTGAGCGTGTATACTCTGTGCAACACCATTGTAGTCAACAGTCGTCTCGGGTCGCACCACGTGTCTCTCAATCGGGATCGAGTGCAAAGTCTCACCTTTGCCAACACCCGTGGTAGTGAACAAACGGTCATGTCCCCATTCGAAAGCGGTTTCGGGACGATTCTTTTGGAAAGCACCCAGAATACCAACATTGGTGATCCGACTCTTCGCCGGACCTTCGTGTCCAAGTTGCATCATCTCGGACGCCTTCTGTTTATTAGCCGTGCGCAAATCATCTACAGTCTTGGGGAGCCAAGATTCGCGCATCATATTGCCAGAGTTGTATCCACCGGAACCTTCGGTGCCATATCCGAGACCGAGACCAGGACCAACCTTGATTTCTTCAAATGGTTTTACATTCGCCATGCGCATGCTCGGATTCACACGAGACTGGTAAAAGTCATTCATATTTGGCGCTCCATGGGCCATCTGATAGTTAGCATTCGGTGCGAATAAAGGGGCTTGCTCCGACTTGACAATGGTCTGCGAACCGTTTCCTAAATAATTATCCAAAATAGCTTCATTGGATCCGGGATCAACCTTTGATCGGATTTTGCCTCCAAAAAAGGGCATCATATTGTTGTGCTGAAAATAAGCAGAATCTACACTGTCGCCACTTAATGATTTGTATGTTTCTGTATTACTATCTACCGATTTGGAAACCAAACTATCTTTCGAATAAGGATTAAAATATTTGTCGGTATAAGCGGATGTTCCATCGTATTTATTCACAGTGGAAAGTTTCGCAGTCATATCGGTTTCCTCACTAGGAACAGATGATGTGTTGTAATTTTTATCAGGTATATCAGTATTGGGAAGACTTCTAAAACCTTCGTTTGCAGGTTTCGGCCCTTTTTGTTTCTTTTGATTCGACACAATATATAAACTCCCTAATGCGACTAAAGGTATTGCTAATTCCATAATATATATTACTCGTACGTTTTTTTTCATCGTTGAAACTTGGGTTTGAAATAGTCTTTTTCTAAGATTCGGGTATTTAAATTGTTGTGGAAGGGTTTTTCAAGTTGATCCAGGGGATTCAGGATCGGACTTTCCCAACGATCCATTTCAATATCGCGATAACTCCATGCGGGGTGGGTTGCGCGAGAATCGTCAGTTACATAATTTGTCTCGTCATACGAATTTGTCGAACATTTCACTGCGTGCGTCTTGTAATTGTTTACATCCGGCAAATCGCGGTTCAAAGGTCGCGTCAAACCTCGCAAATCGCTGTTAATATCCATCATATTGTCGCAAAAGTTGGCACCCCACCCGCCGATTCGGAGGTGCGGATCCGCATTGAAAGGCATATTTGCCCCCGGTCCGGGAACATCTAAAGCATACCTTCCTGCAAATGTACTAATCGCGTTTCGCTTCTCTATTCTGTTTTGATCATTGTTATAACGACTGCATGCCATTTTTTTTTATTTATATAACTTAAAGCGACAAAAGAAAAAAGATATAAACAATTTGCGATTATGGTTATACAGAGAGATGCCTAAACTGTGTTTAAACATGATTGTGAAAAACGAGTCGAAAATTATTACAAGACTTTTCGACTCGGTCATTGACATTATCGATTCTTATTGTATTTGCGACACAGGAAGCACCGACAATACGGTCGAATTGATACAAACATATTTTGAAAATAAAAAAAAAACAGGACGAATTATAGTCGAGCCGTTCAAGAACTTTGAACACAATCGGACGTTTGCGCTACAGGCTTGCGAAAACGACCCAAATATCGACTATATTTTACTCATGGATGCAGACATGATTTTGGTAAAAGGCCCACAGTTTGATCTACAAAAGTTCAAGGCAGATTTGAACAAAGCTGACGTTTTCCATTTGTTCCAGGGCAGCGAGCGATTTTCTTACAAAAATGTAAGAATTGTTAAAAATAATATGGGAATCAAGTATTGGGGCGTTACTCACGAGGTGATTAACACGCCCGACGGCACCAAGTATGACCAATTCGATCGCAACATACTATTTATTGACGACATCGGAGATGGTGGCGCCAAGGCCGACAAGTTCGAACGTGATATTCGCCTCTTGACTCAAGGGCTTGTTGAAAAGCCAAACAACGACCGATACACATTCTACTTGGCCAATAGTTACCGAGACCATGGCGACAAAGAGAAGGCCATCGAAATGTACAAGAAGCGCATTGAAATCGGCGGTTGGTTTGACGAAGTCTGGCACAGTTACTACAGCATCGGGAGATGTTACAAAGCGCTTGGAAATGTCGACTCGGCTATAGCGTACTGGATGCTTGCCTACGACTACTTCCCCAAGCGACTCGAGAATATTTACGAAATTATCAATCACTATCGGTGCGAATCGAAGCACAAGTTGGCCTACGAGTTTTACAAGATTGCACTAAAGCAGTTGGAGGGCGTCGATAAATCGAAGATCGACTACTTGTTTTTGCAAAATGACGTGTACGACTACAAGATCGACTACGAGTACAGCATAGTCGGGTACTATCATAACCCAGACAATATCGACATGGCCGCTCTCAGCATGCGTGTAATGGCTGCAAAAAGTATAGAGGACAGTATTTTGAAGAATGTTTTATCAAATTACAAGTTTTACTGCAACCAAATATTTAGAGCGACAACCGAACTAAAAGACTATGTGCCCAGTGACTTTCGAGTCAGTACACCAACATTTGCGATCCATAACGGAAAAATGGTCACTATTCGCAGACATGTTAACTATTTTATTGACGAAAATGGCGGATACGTAAACAAAGAGCACATTGTCACGAAAAATATGGTAAGCTATATGGATAACACATTCGAGCTCGGATACAATCGAGACTTTGATTGTCGTTATGTCGGACTCGAAGATATCCGGTTGCTGGAACATAACGGCGAAACCCATTTCACTGCAAACCGCGGATTAAGTGACGGAACCATGACTGTCGAGTATGGCACAATCGATTACGACAATCGCTGCGTAAAGTCAGCATTTTTAGTAAAAACCGACGGATATTCGAACATTGAGAAGAATTGGGTCTTGTATGCCGGATCCGACAATCGTCTTAGGGTTATTTACAAGTGGTGGCCCATGACATCTTACGAGATCGGTCATGCAAATACCTTGATAAATAAAGTTGAGATTACTGGCGTGCCCAGATTCTTCGAACTGCTTCGAGGATCGACCAATGGCATTCGAGTCGGCGACGAAACGTGGTTTATTGCACACGCGGTTTCATACGAAGATCGCAGATATTATTACCATATTTTAGTCGCGCTTGATACAAAGACAAACCGCGTGAAGAGATGGTCCAAATTTTTCACCTTTGCTGGTGAAAAAGTCGAGTACGCCCTTGGTTTTATTCGAACCAGCGATGATGGATTCTTAATTGGCTATTCGACCATGGACAAAACATCTGATGTTCGTAAACTACCCAAGGCTACTTTAGATGGACTTTTTTAAAGACCGAGGATGTTGTCAACTCTTCTTCCAGCTCGACTTCGATGATTTTGTTTCGAATTGTGTTTAGTTGTTCTCTCAACTGATGCTTTAAACTGCTGTCGAAAAAAACAAACTCAGCATTATTTAATTGCATATTTAAGTCAAGAAATTTTGCTCGTGCAACATGTATATTTTCAACATTTATTTTGGACAAACTACTATAAAAAATATTGATTTCACTTTTAACAAAATAATTATACAACAAACGATTCATTATTTATATTACATTTTATTTTAATTTTATTCAAGCTATTCGAACCGTTTTTTCATTTCATTCAAGCTTTTCGAATATAACTCAAGCTTTAAACTTAAAATTTTTTCGAATTTTGGCACCTTCAAGCTTATTGCAGATTCTAATATAGCAATAATCCTCTTTAACTCAGCTATAGTATTTCTGCCGACCTTTAACTTAATCTTCTTTTTATTTGCTATCAATGTATTAAATTTAGCAATCACACTGTCAACATGTTCCAAAAACAAAGAAATTCCTTGCTCTTGAACTTTTAAAAATGAATCATCTCGTCTTATTTTCTCTAGATTGTGATTGATAGCCTCACAATATTCAGCATACACACGAGATATATTCAGACACTTCGTCAAAATAGGATGATCACTGAATAGTTTTCTCCAATAACCAATTGAAACTTGAATATTTTCTTGACTAACCTCGTAAGCCTTCAGTTCTAGAGCATTTCGACTAATAATAACAAGAATTGCCTTTGAAAAGCCATTCAATATTTGATACAAACTAATCTGTTTCAGCCAATAACTGACCTTACTCGAAGCCATGTCTAACTCAGTAATTGTTTTCAACTCGACTGGAATTTTATTGAAGAGGACATCAGAACAACCATGAACCCTAATTTCAGTTGCAAGAGAAACAATAAAATTATGTATGAATTAATTTATCAATTCATTATTTTTGTTAACGTAATATCTCGGCCGCTATATATATATATAGGTTTTACCTTATATTAAGATGTTCAGGGTCCACAATAATACTATTCGAAGTTGGATTACTCCAGTTTTGTCCTTTAAATTACCATAACCACATAATAATAAAAATACATTAAGCAAAACAAATACAAAACCAATTAATTTTGAATATTACTACTTACCAAGTTCACCATAACATCCTAGAGCAACAAACTCATGCAATATAGTTCCAATCGCGGATGCATCATTGTTTTGAATAGAAAAAATCTTAGGTGCCATATTAAAGCACTCATACACCCTCTTGGGGCTGATCATGTCACTCGCATGCAATAACCAGGGAGACTTCACGTGAGCTTTGATGTTCTTATTATTGAGTTTTTCTTTTTTAAATGTTTTAAAGAATGCAACCAAAGAGTTCTCTATTTCATTAGTTAACTCAGTTCCAGTTTCTAGAAGAGGATGATGAATCCGATGATTATTCTGGCTGACTTTCCATAAGCTTTTATGTTGTTCGCATAACGTCAGCATATCTTTTCTATGGGCGGATTCATTAATTAGCATAATATCTTCATAACAGCAACAAATAGTAACATCAGTTAACGTTCTAGCGCAAGTTTTACAGAGGAACTTTAGATTTGATTTTGTATTTAAAGTTTCTTCGGTAACAGAGGAAGCCTTTGTAATATCATTTGATCTAGGTAACACTGTTACTGCTGATTGTAATTGTAATAAATCCGTCATTTCACAGTGATTACTATTATTAAAGAAAATATCGGGTGATAAATTATTTCCATTAATCATAGTTTCGCCAGTACAACTCAAATCGGCATGAATCGAGTTTAGTGTAATTATGACGCTTATTTTTATGTCATGTGTAGAAAATTATTAAATTATGAATTAATCAAAAAATGTGACAAAACGCAGTTATAATACACCCTTAAAAGATTTACGATGCCATTCGGTGATTCCATGATTACGAATGCCTTCGAAGTGTGCCTTGGTTCCATATCCCATATTGGTGTGCAGCGAATAGTGTTCTTTTAGCTCTGGATTTTTTTCACACAGTTCTTCCATATAAGTGTCTCGCTCGTTCTTCGCGAGAATGGATGCAGCCGCGATTGATGAGTAAGTCCCATCTCCCTTTTCCACAGTTTCATGCGCAACAGTTATTAATGTTTCCGTCTCTTCATTGTATCGAGTATACGGCCGAAAATAGTTTCCATCTACAAGTAAGAGAGTATTTTCCAAAAGCAGACTCTTCTTTTTAATAATTTCGCTAATACAATGATGCATCCCGCGAATAACGCAGTTTAAAATCCCAGTCGAATCGATTTCAGCGGCCTCTGCATAATAAATATGCCATGAAACTGCATTTGTTTTAATATAATCGGCGAGTTCCGTCATTTTTTTGCGCGATTTGATAAGTTTGCTGTCTTTCATCAAATCATGCCGAAAATTGTCTTTAGGTAAAATTACAGCAGCCACGTAGACCCGGCCAAACAGAGGTCCGCGGCCAGCTTCATCGATGCCGATTTCAAACTCATAAGCCGAATTATGAAACGGTTTCAGCGATTTTGCCATCTTTAAATTTTCTCCAAGTAAAATATATATTTATGATGTTTAAAGAAATTAAGCTTACACCATTGCTACTATTTATTATACTTTTACTAGTATTGGTGATTGCAACTGCTGTGAAAAATATGGGACTTGTATCCGAGGGGTTCAACAGCTATTTGTATAGCACCGACAGTTTCACAAACCAAAAAGTCATTGCATACGACAATGGTCGCAACATTACCAAATTATACGACGATATTTTCTACGATCCCAGAAACGGAAACTCGGTGGTTGTCTATGGAACACAGTATACAACCTCAGACGACATGGCCGGCGACTCAGTTTCCAAAATCGATATTTTGTCGAGAAACGGCGACGCAGATATTGCAAGCTACGTTAAAGGAAGCAACGGCCAAAAATTGAGCCAGATCTCGGATGAAAGCAAAAAGACGGGCATCGACGCAATTGACAAACAGTGGTCCAAAAAATTTACCAATAATCAGCTTTGCTGCGTTACTTGGGGAACAAAGACCTTTTTGTATGTTATGGACTTGACTAAGTCTGTTATTGCTGGCAACACCACCACCACCGGCAACACCAGTGTAACCTACTCGGGTTCTTACCAACCAGCGGTGTCTGCTTACTTTAAGGACAGCGAGCTGATACAATCTGCAAAATATATTACAGGCCAAGCCGATATCGATGCCAAGCGCACCATCTATTTGCAAAGCACATATTCATATGCCTCCGACGGTAATGACGACAAAAATGTGGTAGACGACTTTTACGACTCGACTCGTGGTCTCTACCAGCTAACGAAGAACGTAAGATACGACGTAAAGAACGGCAATTTGTTGATACAATCAAAAATCGGCACAAGTCGTCAGGTCGACGTTTTCTACAGAAATGCCAGACATTTAGACATTTTGGCCCCGGACCTTTCGCTAACCAGTTCTACCACAACCAGCACCGAAGCGTCCAATAAAACCTTCTCCCAAACTTCCAACACGCCTTTCTTTGTCCAAGATAAACTCGATAATCATACCATTATGGTCTGGCCCAATGACGACAACACCACAATCATTGTGTTTGCCAATGCGCTCGATGCGGATGGTTCTATTCGAGTTGTCAAATACAGACGATTTCTGAAAGATAAGGTTTACACTGGTTCTGCAAATAACTATGGATCAAGTTCTGGCTCTGGCTCCGGATCTGAATCTGGCTCTAAATCCGAAATTAGCGGAAACTCCGATTTACTAAACGCTTTCGCACGTTGGTACATTTATTTCAACTCGGATGCAACCATTGACGGCACTATTAATTCCAGCGATTATCTACTAAAAACTCAAATAGTGCCCCCTGTATGTCCCGCATGCCCCGGTTGCAGCGGTTCTGCTTGTACGAACTGCGGCGGAAATGGTGGATCAGGAACCCAAACTGCCGGCCAGCAATCTCTTGCATTTGATAACAAAACTATTGTAGGCGCAACTGGCAATCTTGTGAACAACACCATTGGTACTGCTGGTAATGTGGTCAGTTCAACCATCGGAACTGCAGGCAATGTCGTAAATAAAACTGTCGATGTTGCTGGAAACGTTGTTGACAAAACTCTGGACACGGCCACCAATGTTGTTGGAAAAACCTTTGACACTGCGGGCAATCTTGTTGGAAAAACCTTTGATGCGGCAGGAAACTTACTCGGATCCACTGCAGATCGTCTTGGACTTGACCGCGTCGGTTACAACCAATCTTATCGAGGACCTGTCAACACAAGTTCAAGTGCAAATGCGAATGGATACCCGTCAAGCGGAGCAAGTGCAACCGAATATAGACCCGGCAGCAACAACACCGGTGTCCCCACTTTGCCCAACGCCTCTCCCAAAGATCAGTATTCATACAACGGCGCACTCCAGCCAAAGGGTGCCAACTTTATTCCTGTAACAACCGATTTCAGCCGATTTGGACGTTAACGCGTTTGGTTCCAGTCAAAACAATACTTTTTTATTATAATTAAAGCCAATTTCTTCAATTACAATAATGAACAAAATTTTCAACAGAGAACACATCGAAAACGAAATCTGCGAAATACTCAACAGTTTTGAAAAGAACCACAAGAATACAAATTTCAAAAAGGGCTTTTATATCTATGGATCCTCTGGTGTTGGCAAAACAACGTTCGTTATCGATATTTTGAAAAAAATGGACTACGATGTTATTCACTACGACGCCGGCGACGTGCGCAACAAAGCACTTATCGACAACATCGCCAGCAACAATATCGCCTCGTGCAACGTCCTCGATATGATGCACAAACGTGTGAAAAAAATTGTTATTGTGATGGACGAAATCGATGGCATGAATAGTGGCGACAAAGGTGGTCTCACTGCCCTAATCAAGCTGATACGCCAAAAAAAGACAAAGAAACAAAAGCTCGAAAACATGACACTGAACCCAATCATTTGTATCGGCAACTACAACGTCGACAAGAAAATCAAAGAGTTAATGAAAGTATGCAATGTGTTTGAAATCAAAACACCAACACCTGTTCAGATGAAATGCTTGATAAGAACTATGTTTCCAAAAGTCGACGAATCTCTTGTGGACGTGATTGAAAACTACGCCATCGGGGATTTGCGCAAACTGGGTTTTATTCAAAAATTGTATGACAAAAAACCCCAGTTAATTCACCCATCAATTTTACAAAATATTTTAAATGTCAAAACATTCAACGAAGACACAAATAAAATCACAAAATCACTGATTGCCCGGCCATACAAAATGGACGATCACAATACACTCATGAACGAAACCGACCGCACCACCGTGGCACTATTGTGGCACGAAAATATAATTGATGCTATACCCGCAAAACCCGCGCAGTCACTACCCTTCTATCTCCGTTTCTTGGATAATATCTGTTACTCGGACTATATCGACCGAATAACCTTCCAAAACCAGATCTGGCACTTTAACGAGATGAGCAGCCTCATGAAAACGTTCAATAATAATCGTTTATATCATTTGTGCAAAAATCCAAAACAGGAAACACCCACCGAGATTCGTTTCACCAAAGTCTTGACAAAATACTCGACCGAATACAACAACATTGAGTTTATTTACGATTTGTGTCAAAAGATGGATATGGATAAAAAAGACCTCATCTCGTTTTTTCATGAATTACGCATCTTCTATGCCGATAAAAAGCAAGATGTGGTAAACGACACCAACGTGCTAAATAACTTGGAAAAAATGTTTGAAACCTACGATATCAATAAGTTAGATATCAAACGAATGTATCGATATTTAGACCGAAATGTGAAAAAAGACGCTACTGTCGACGACCTCGACGACGAGTAGAAGTTTTTTTCTTTTTTTTCGTGTTTTGTCGTTTGCCCCTTCGGATTGCACCTCCCATTGGCAGAACCTTTTGTGTTCTTTTTGAAGTTTCACTATTGGGTTTCAACTTAAATTTAGGGATTGCAAGTCTTTTTAAACGATCGCTTGTGTTATCGTTGTAAGCGTTTAATCTGAATGTATTACTTACAATATTTCCGACTGCGTTTTCATCCGACAAGTCAAGAGTTGATGAATTACTCGTTCGCGGTCTCGACGATTCATAACTATTCAAAGTGCTCGACGGGTTTGAACGAATTGAACCGACCGTTTGTGGTCTCGACAAATCATCTGACCACTCGGTATCTGTTGAAAACGACGATTCGGACCGAGATGAAGGGGATGATGGTCTTACAACCGGCGATTCGGAACGAACTGAAAGTGTCAAAGGTTCTTCTAAAGAATCTGATGATGCTGCTGAAGATACCGACAATTCTGACAAAGAATCGTTACTTTTTGGCTTTGGCATTCTCATCACTTTTCTTCTAAATTCAAGGGCTTTTCCGTTTCCACTTATTATTGCAATCACTTGTTCCAAAAATTTTTTTAACTTTGCTGCATTTATTTCTTCGTTTATGTCGGAATTCTCGTCGCGATCGATTTCATCTTGTTTTGATAGACGAATCTGCTCTGGACAAATCCCGACATTGTATCCTTGGTATTTACTTCCTTCCTTTGTATTTTCAAATGTAAACAATTCGTTTAATTTCAATTCAAACAAAAATTCAGAAAACACCAATTTTGTTTTAGAATCAATATTTTTGTCGCACAATATCGAAGCCAATATATTATTTCCATCTTGGTCTCGGAAATTTACAACACTCTCATAACTGTCTTGCTTAAAAAGTTTTTCACTCGACAAACCTGTTTTTGTTTTTATAAAATCCATAAACTTCATTTTATCAGAGCTGCTTATTTCGGGTCTTGTTAAAATAAAAAAAAATAAGTTATCGACTCCATTTCTGTACTCTTCCAAAACAAGACAACCCGGGATATCTAACTGAGTTTTGTTCTCCGGGTTTTTATACTTTTCGCACAACTCGATAAGTCGATTTACTAAAGTTGAGTCTACAGTTTTGATTTCATCCGAAAACTCTTTTGCAAAAGCTTTGTCCGTTTCGCGCCATCTGTTAGTTTTTTCTAACCATTTTTTGTCAAACTCTTCTTTTTCTGTAGCAGTCAGTTGTAACCAATTATTCGCAGCTTTTGCTGTTAACTTTCTATCTTCGCGTTGACTCATTCTATCTCTATACTATTTATACAGTTTTTTTTTCTACATAGTTTGTATATACAAAATGTCTAAAAAAGCTCTTCTTATCGGAATCAATTACAATGATTCACCGAATGCCAAACTAGACGGTTGCATAAACGACGTCATCAATATGCGAAATATTTTAATCGATGCTTATGGATACAATGCCGAAAACATCGTTTTATTGAGAGACGACATAAGTGATGCCAACTTTAAACCGACAACTCAAAATATTCTTAATAATTTGGTATCTATCGTTTCGCAAAGCGCGAGACTCCGTGAAATTTGGATTCATTATAGCGGCCACGGAAGTCGCGTTCGTGATACAAATGGCGATGAAGTCGATACTTTAGATGAAATCATTGTTCCGTCTGACTATTTATCCGCAGGAGTCATAACGGACGACAAAATTTTTAACATCGTAAGCAAAAGTCGCTGCCGAACAATGCTTGTATTTGACAGCTGCAATAGTGGCACTGTATGCGACCTAATGTGGAACTTTAATGTAAACGCGCAAAAACAAATTGTATCATCAAAGACCAATAACAATGGAGTCAAAAACCCAAACATCGTATGCTTATCTGGTTGTCGCGACGAACAATCAAGTGCGGATATTTACAGCACTTTTACACAACAGTATTGCGGCGCCATGACAAGCGCTTTAATCGAATGTTTACGCTGGAACCGACACAATGTTGACATCAAGAAGTTGTTTGTCGACATTGTATTATTCATGACCCAAAATAACTTTACTCAGATTCCACAGTTAAGTTCCACCGCAAAATTACCCGCGTTCCAAATTACACGCGATCTGACCCGAGGCTTTATCGCAGCCAACTACGGTACCACATCTTCCACTGTACGAAATGCCATGAAAAATATTTTATTTGGACGTTAGCGAATCGATTCTGAACAATGGCTCTGACTTTGAAGATTCGCCCAATACTGGAACCGGAGTTGTTTGCGACTTTGCTGCCAACATTTTCTGCAACTGCATGTTTATATTTTCAAGTTCCTGTATGCGCTTCTCGTAGACATGAATTTGCTCATTTTGTTTAGTCAACATCTCCACCACCTGTGGCGCAGTTAGAGCAACCGGTGGTTTCCCCGGCTGGTTCAACATGATTTGCCCATTCTTTGCCATCTCGTCTTGTATCATTTTTTCGCGATCTTTTTCAATTTGGGCGATTTGTTTCAGCACATCTGGTTTCATTTGCGGCTTTCCGGGCTCATACTTTTCCAACAAGGGGTCAATCTCTTCCATGAAAAACTTTTTAATTTCCGCTTCTTTATCCAGCTTAATAAAATCTGTCACCTTTTTCGGCGACTCTCGTACGTAATCGGGATGCGGATTATCCAACAACTTGCGCTTGTCGAATGTGTTTTGCTCATGAGAAAAACACAAAATCGTTTTCATCGGATCCAGCTGGACAAATGGAATTGTATATCCTTTCAAAAACTCTCGCTCCTCCGCCACCGCAGCGTGGTCTTGGTATCGCGTTTGTTTCAATAGTTCTGACCTGAATGCAAACGTTCCCGCTGTCGCGTGATTCGGACCATAAGGGCCAAACTGGATCATCTTTTTTATATGCTTGAAATAAATGTAAATCTCACTCGACCCTGCACACAAAGCATGTTTGTTTTCCATCAAGGTTTCAACCGCATGCGAGACGCGATCCGGCGGATAGTAGTCATCATCATCCATATAGACAATAATACTGCCGGTGGCCTTGCTGTGCATATAATTGCGCTTCTCTCCAAGTGACACCTTTTTAGGAAGTTCAAAATATTTGATCTGCGAAATACCCGATTTTTCCACAAGATCCTTGATGCGGTCCGTACCGTCATCCACAATGATCCATTCCATGCGATCTTTCGGATAAGTTTGGTTGCGAAAACACTGAAACATTGTTTCAATAAAGGGCCTCCGATTAAATGTTGGCGTGCATACACTTACAATCGGATAAAACTTTTTTTTTAATACTGGCGTGTGAGACTTTGCTTTGACCATTATTTGTTGTATATTGATGGTTCGCGTTTTTTTAAGTTGTTTTTTACCGTGACACTATACTATTTTTGATTTTCTCGATAATCTCACCAAACCCGAAATACTTGGAAACCGACAAAAGTCCGATGATGGCGCCGACCAATGCAAACAAGTATGTTTTTAAAACGGACGATTGTATCTTCATGACAATTGGAATAATACTCGCAAAGACTCCGATGAAATACAAATAGTGGATATCGTTGAAAAGGAAAGCAAACAATTTTTCAATCTTGTTGTTCTGGTTTTCCAAAATAACTGGTCCAAAATTCAAATGATTATTAATCGCCGCCAATAATTCGGAAAATGATGTTACATTCGCATACGGTGACTTTGTATCAAATTTTTCTGTGAAATAAAAGTATATCATGCTGACAAAACAATAGAAGATTAATAAACATGTCACAGCAAATGTCGACAATGGAACTGTGATGGGATACAAAACGACCACATATACAAAAAGTCCAATCAAGAACAAAATTGGGTTCGCCACAATGAATGAGACAATCGGACCGCCCCCTTCTTCCAAAAACATTGTATACAACGCCTTGGTCAAAAAGAAGAAGAACAATATCGAAATCAGTTTGTTGTTGTTTTTGTATCCGAATATGTATTTGAAAACCGTGTTCTTCTTTTGTTTCACAAGCCCTTCGAAAAACTGGACAATACTTTTGATTACCGGCTTCAAGTAAAAGTTGCCAAGAATCAGAAAGAGGACAAAGATGCTTCGATACTTGAAGTACGAATTGTTGTCAATAAAGGTTTTGATACGGGTCGGGATCGATGTTGTTATCCACATTGTCATGTTTTTCACAATTTCCACAAACCAATTTGTCGCAGGTTTCATCGGTATATTGTCGAGTTTCTTTTCAATCTCAAACAGTTTGTTATCTTCGACCGTCAGATTGAAATACAAATTGTATGCTAAATAAAACGATAGAAACGATGTAAACAGTGTGATCACCATATCTCCGACTATTTTGTTATCCTTATTTGGCGGTTCTTTCTGCGGTTTCTCTGCTTGCGGGGATTTCATTTTTAATCCTTTGACATTATCAAATCCCGATCCACCGATTGTATCCAAGGGTTCAACCGTGTTTCTAGCATCGATTGGTTCCAAATAAACTGATTTTAACATAGGTGGTTTAATTTTCTTTTCAGATTTTGTGTTGTTATTATTTTCAAAATTTTCTTTTGTCTCATGACTAAAGTTTTTTATCCATTCAGTTGACATGATATATATATATATTACTTTGCATACAAAAGTCCACAGTAACCGCCTACAAATGACAACACATTATATCTTTCCTCGAACAATTTCATGTTGTAATTGTATTCATACAAACGCCAAGTCGGTGCACTTGTCGCAATCACCTCACCTTCCTCGTTACAAGTAATTTTGAAATCGTAGTTTTGCAAATCGAGGAGGGGCACAAATGTTGTCAGTTCCAGTTCGACCGTCTTGAACTTTGACAAATTAATCGCCCCCGTTGGCTGATACTCGGCCGCATTCGAATTCAAGCAAAAATTGTAACAGTACAAACCATTGTTGGATGATGCGCCCTTTGCTCTCGCATACTTTTCAACATACTCAAACACCTCGCGTGGCATCAGATTTTCACGGTATTCGCCATTGAAAAGGATGCCCATGGTCTCCAGAATTTCTTTTTGGTTCTCCACAGTGTAATCATTCGTCACGAAATAACCCGTGTTTTTACCATCGGGATTAATCCAAGGTCCCAGCGGTTTTGTCACATCTTCGTCCAATGTAATGTTGGGATCTGTGCCTTCGATCGGCGCAGGGACCACATCGCTTGGCAGCGTTCTATACGGCCAATTTGTATAGTTGCTCCATTCGTTTCGCATGTAAACATCGTTTCGTTGAAAGTACCACATCCAATTCGAAACCATACCCGTTGACTGGACTTTGATCTTTTTGGTACCAGTTATATTTTCATAGTTGTATTCAATAATATCTTTTATAAGGTAAACCTGGTTTTCTCCCGTGAATGTTTTTGTCTCTTCTTTTGACAAGAAACAATAAGTCGCTAAAATATGGATATCGGCATTCCAGGTATTTGAAGTATTCGGATAATTTACTCGTTCAATGTTGACCGCCGGCGGCGTCTGCAAGAATCGGAAAATCTGGAAACGATCTTCCTTGAGATCAGGACGCACATACGGGTAATTATTCGGAGTGTCAAATACATCACGCACCTGGAATAACTCCTCGATCGGTCTTAGTGTCACGTTTATATACAATTCGTTGTATTGCAAAGACGCCATCGGAAATGCGCATTTGCTGTCCATTGTGAACCACGCATTGATTGGTATATACAAATTGCGCCCACGGATCGACGGCTCAGATCCAAGCGTATTGTTTGTATAGTATGACGACGGATATGTGTTTGCACGTCCAAAACTATTTGCCGGATCGTAAAGTTCGTCAATGTTCCCGGTCATTTGGTAAAACAACTTTTTCTTCGACTCGTCGAAATCACGCTCAACCATTGCCGCTAAATATTCCCCCGAGTACTTTTGCAAAGTAAAGTTTCCACATTTAATTTCAATTTCTTTGATAATATGCGAACCAATATCGCGGATCCATCGAAAATCATATGCCGACCAATTGTTACTGGTACCCTCACATGGATGATAAATGGGGCTCCAAATGTGCGGCAAAGTAATGACAATATAGGTGTCCATCAACAGCTCGGCATACCGCGGCATTTTGAAGGAAAATGTAGACGCTTCGCCAACCCGCAAGTCTCGCTGTCCGTCATAGTCGATTCGAAATTTTTGTAACCCAAAGTTTGTAATTTTTCGATAAGTGGTGCGGAACAAGGTTTTTTGATAATCGCCGCCTTGTATAATTGTATTGTTTGCACCTTCAGCGACAAGATTTAGTAATCCACCTGCCATTTTCTATTCTTGTATATATTACATGTGTTGATTTAAATTATTTTTTAGACCGCTTATATATACAATTCAATAAAAGGAAAAATGCATATAATAAAAAAACTGTTAATTTTAGTAATTGTTTGTATCACATTTGTCATCATTCATAATTTGCTCAAAACACGCGCCGAAATCAAGTTGCAAGCCCAACGTGAACTAAACAAGCGATCGCAAGAGGGTTTCGGAGAAAGCGAGATTGAAACCATGAAAAAGTCAAGTTCGCCCTTATCCATCGGACCTGTTCCACAAAAATACTTAGATCTCCCCCTGCGCGAATTTATGGTAAAGTCATCTTATAATAGCGCAATCAGCGGTGATTATGCAAATCGCGAAGCAATTCTGGTTGTTTTGAAGAAAGGTTGTCGTCTCCTCGATTTCGAAATTTACACAGTAGATGACAATGAATATGTATCGTATTCGGACGACTTTCAAACAATGGACACTCAAAATAAGGATAACGAACGACTCACATTAACCGATGCATTGAGTGCCGTCAGTTCCAGTGCATTCACAAGCTCTGCATGTCCATCTCCAGATGACCCCTTGTTTATTATGTTACGCATCAAGGGCAAAGATCAAAATAATGGTAAAAAAGATATATACAAGCGAGTCGCCGGGGCATTAACAAATGCATTCCCAAGTACTTTATATCAAAAGGACGACAAGGCAATTCAAGTTGATGGCGGAACCTTTTTAAAAGACATCATGAAAAAAGTGATAATAATTTTCGACACTGACGGCAAAATGTCCAACTACGACACTTTATGTACTTCCTCAAATAATGACTGCTCAGAAATATACAATGTTGTCAATTTGCCAGCTCACATATCTGGCGGACTCGAAGTCTACAGCTACGACGATATATTAAATAAACCAATAGATCCCGTGTTTTCAAAGAGAGATGGTCTCGGAACCACCATCGATCGTTTCATCATGGTCATGCCTCCGAAAAATGATTTGGTAAATATTCCCAAACCGTCCGATGTTGTCGCCGCTGGTTTACCCCAGTTCCTTTTATACAAATTCTATGCGGACCCTAACAATTTAGAAGATTACGAAAATATTTTCAATTATGCTAAATCGTCATTCGTTCCAATGTCTTCTGTCATATCTTCTTCTTCTGACACAACCACCAGCAAAAAGCAAAAGATTGCACCCGCTGTTCCGAAAGCACCCGCTCTCCCTCTTGGATCTGCCCCCTTACTCAAAAATATCTTGCAATAGTATATCAGGATGCAAACCAAGTACGAACCATCCGTCTGCAACGACAAAATGAGTTTCGACGAATGTGAGCTCGCCATTTTGCGTCAGGCGGTCGATGAAAGTGAGGAACTTAAAGGCAAAAAAACCGCGATGAATGAAGACGTCAAAAAAATCATCGAAATTTTGGAAAGATTCCTCCAGCAAAAACCGCTGATCTGCTACGGTGGCACTGCGATTAACAATATTCTCCCTAAGCAAGACCAATTTTACAACCGAGAACTCGAAATCCCCGATTACGACTTTTACTCGAAAAATGCGCTCAACGACGCCATCGAACTCGCCAATATCTATGCTGATGCCGGTTATTTAGAAGTCGAAGCAAAAGCCGGTGTTCACCACGGTACGTTCAAAGTCTATGTCAACTTTATTCCCATAGCCGACATCACATCTCTACACGAAGACATTTTCGATGCCTTGCTTGTAGATGCCATCAAAGTTGCCGGCATCAAGTACTGCCCTGCCAACTTCTTGAGAATGAACATGTTCTTGGAACTCTCGAGACCCATGGGCGATGTCAGTCGCTGGGAAAAGGTCTTTAAGCGCCTTGTTCTTCTAAATAATCATTACCCCGTCAATCCCACTGTTAACTGCGACATGGTTAATTTTCAAAACAAGCTTGAAGCAAAAACAGTCAACTCTATTTTGAGTTCCCAAGAAAGTTTATCAGCGTCCTCTTCCGCAAAGGATACAAATATTGAAGAAGAAATCCATGTTATTATTCGCGATGCCTTGATTTCGATGGATGCGGTTTTCATCGGCGGCTACGCCTGCGCCTTGTATTCCGAATACATGGATGCCAAGGACAAACGAAAAGTTCAAAAAACCGCCGACTTTGACGTGATTGTCGAGGATATTGAAAAGGGCGCAATCATCTTGAAAGAGAGGCTCGAAGATAAGATCAACAAAAAAATTGTCATGATACAACATGCCGAAATCAGTGAAATCATCCCCCGACATATCGAGATCAAGATTGATAATGACTCGGTCGCATTTTTGTATGAACCCATCGCTTGTCACAATTACAACAAAATTACGATCGAGAACGGAACCACAGTGAATGTCGCGACAATCGATACCCTTTTGTCTTTTTACCTAGCTTTCATGTATGCAAAGAAAAAGTATTATAATAAGGATAAAATCCTTTGTATGGCCATGTTTCTTTTTAATGTGCAACAAAAGAATCGACTCAAGCAAAAAGGACTGTTAAAACGATTCTCACTTCTTTGTATTGGCAAACAAAGTTCACTTGAACAGATACGATCTGAAAAGGCCGAGAAATACAAAGAGCTCATGTCAAAGCGCGACACGCCCGAATATGATGAATGGTTTTTAAAATATAATCCAAATGCAAAGCGTCGTCATGTTACGCGCCGAAAATATGCAAAGAAGGATGACGAATTTATATTCTCACCCGATGCGAAAGCGTCGGCGAAAGAAACTCCTGCGTTTGCGGCGTCCGTCACGCAAAAGAAAAAAAATTATAAAAAGAAGAACCATAAAAAGAGAAAGCCAAAGAAGAGGACCGCGAAACGGTTCCTATTTTAAAGGAAACCTAAGGTTTCCTTTTGATCCTTCCTCTTTTTTTAGGGGAACTACGTATTCGGCGCACCCAAAGGGTGCGCTTACGCCCTATGACCCCTCCTCTTTGTTTTGAGGAATATTTTGATCCTCTTTTTTTTTATCGATTTGATTTTGTATACATAGACATGTGTATACAAAAATTGTTAAGAAAGGAGGGGTTCCCTTACTTTATTGTAAATTTTCATCATATAATACAATGTCTTTTGGTGAAGCTCGTCCGAGTGGCATCGATAATGGTATATTTCACGATAGTCATTCTCCAGCAAATCTAATATTTCGGGATCCTCTGTATATGAAAATGTCACCCTAGGAATGTAGGACATTGTTACATACTTTTGCATGACTTTGCCGGTAACCACGTCGTCAAACAAATCATGCTCTTTCGCCATTTCGTCGTAGTGTTTGAGAAAAATATCACATGCGCGTCTCGACAAAATATATCCCGAACCCGACGCAAACTCCCATTCATCAAACGCGTTTTCAAGCATTCCGCCATAATCCATCGGATTATTTTCCAAATATTTGAGCATTTGTTCAAAATCAAAAACTGACGACAAATTAGTCCTATAAAAATAATCAAAGTCCGGCGCTGTGTTGCAAAAGTACTCAATTGCTCCTTTCGTCTTTTCAAGCACACCTGGAATCAAAGATTCTTCACCATATTTGTACAACGTCGCCGTTGTTTCGTCCAAGTAATAGGAGGACCCATTCGCAAATTTTGTATCATCTTTTGAAAACCTCAGAAAATATACAAACACATTTGGTTCATAAGTTCTTCGATACAAATCCCATACTTTTCTCATTTCCCCGTAAACCGGATTCGATCCGCCATCCAAAACACACATAATCACTTTCATCTTTTTTGTTTTGTTAACGCTTCTTGTGTTTATTATTCTTTTTGGGCGGTTGTTGTTGTTTCCATTCCGACACGTCGAGGTCTTCCTTCGAAACACCGACAAGTTCCTCCTCTTCCTCCCATTGCATCACCGGTCGCTCTTCAACTACTTGTTGTAAGGTTACATTCTCATGAATTGTCGTATTGTCCCACGGCGTTTCATGAAACACAATTTCTTCATTGATCTCGTCTTGTAGCAACTTTATTTTTGTATACAACTTGGTAAAATACTTTAGTTGACTGCTTTGAAAAAATTCGCAGTAACTGATGTAGAGGGAAATTTTATCGGTCATCACGTTGTTTTCATATTCCAACGTGTTGATAAAATTGGCGATGCGAATGCCGCTTTGCGATTTCGACAAGTATTTTTGCACCATCTGCTCCTTTTCACGCAACTTTACAATCAATAGTGAAATCAGTTCTAGCGCGTTTGTATATACAAGAATCACATCTTCCAATTTGTATTCAAAAAAGGGTTCTAAATCTTTGTAAACTGGATGGACTTTCTCCGTCGGCACAACAATTTCATACTCCTCAAACACCTTTTGCAACATTCCATACAAATTGTAATAATCACAATATGTGCGATTTGTCAATAATATGAAATTGCGGTGCAAGTTGTCCATTTCAAAATTCATGACTTTGTATTGAAAGTGGAAAGACTCGAGACAAATCAGGAAAATCTTTTTCGAATGGTTGTCTTTGATAAAATCCCCATGTATCTCTTTTAAACGCGTCAGCTTTTGTTTGATTGCGGTTTTTGTATCAATAATTTTTGCAATAACATCTGTGATTGGAATAAATTCGTTCGCTAACTTTTGTATATCTGCCTCCATAATATTTACAATATGTTTAGATTTTTATCCATTTTTCCGGAAACATGGCCGCAACATCTTTGGGAATACTCGGTCCAAACCAAGTGGAAGGATAGCATACCATTTTGTCGGGATTTCTGTTCAAGTAGGCACCCCACCAACTGAAGCTGCTATTGGCAATGATGTTGTGTGCGCATCTGCTCATTGACAGCATTTCTTCCCAGTCGCTTGATTCGCGAACCCTTTCGAAATTAATTTTACTAAACTCTTGTTTCAATGCATCTATATTGTTACCAACTGTGTCGATATCCTCGTCTTCGCAGAAATAGCAGACGCGGTCAACGCGCGGGTCCATCAACAATATGTAGTATAAAGCATTTTTGTAATAATCAATCTCCATGATGGGGTGGCAATCTTGCAACTGTTTGTAGTCACCAAGTCGAAAATGCATCGATACTGTGTTTGACAGATTTTTTGTCTCGGGAATTTCGAGCATTTGGAAATTTGTCTCGATTTCGTTTTCAAAGAACTTGTAACTTTGAAAGTAGCCATTCAATACAATATTTGTATCGGGCGGTGGATTTCTAAATGCTGCATCGCCCTCGTTAATTTGTATATAATTGTCGAGACAGATTGTATCCACTGTATGATCAAGAATTGGTCGCAACAATGTATGCCAATATGTTTGTCTCTTTCCAAGATTGTGTGTATACAAAAAAACAAAATTCATATTGTGTCGAATTGAAAATGCAATTGTTGTTAAAATTTGAAAAAGTTGGTTGCCTAAACCACCATACAAAATACATGTGACATTATTCATCTTTTTTTTTTATTTCACAATAATAAATAATATATAATTTATATCGGGGTTGCGTGCGCACGATTACGTTCCCAATAGGGCGTGGCCAACCATCTGGCTGTTTCTTTGATTTCTTCGATTTCTCGTTGCAACTCGGTTTTTTGTGCGGTTATCAACCATTTATATATCGATTCGTATTCATCCATGCTGTCGTCTTTTTCTTCGACAACTGGAATTGATTTCACTTCTTCTACTTCTTCTTCTTGAAAAACCGTATTGTTATTGTTAGTTGAAACAAGAAGAGCGTTCATGGTGGTCTGTGTATAATACGAATCATCTTCATAAAAACCATTGTTCAACTGTTGTTGACGCTCTCGTCTTGTTATGTAGTGGAAAATTTTCCATTTGCCATTAATGACTGATCCTGTTTCAGGGTCGATGCAATTTACCCACTGCGATTTTTCCAAACTTGTCTGGAATACAATGTTTATAAACATGTGATACTTAAAACCATGTGATTGTCGAACATCACACTGACAAATATTAACTCCAATACTCGCAAAAAAGTACTCGATCTCGGCTCGTAAAGCTCGTTTCACTTCGTGAGCGTAGCCGTAGTAAATGCCTAAAAAAATGTAAAACCGGGATGTATGCATTTTGTTAAAGTTTTTTAAGGGGTTGCAAAAAACTTTAAAAGTTTTTTTACAAGAGGGGGAGGGTGTTAATAAAAAATTATTTTTTGAATAGTCCTTACGGTTTCTTTTAGCGAAAAAAAATATGACCCCTTTGTATATAGAATATAATGTCCGTGAAAGCCGAAGATGATGACGATATCTCAAAAATCCAAGCAGACCAAAGTACCCAAGAATCCACATCAGTTATTGTCGAATGGTCGCCAGAAAATGAAAAAATTATTGTCGAATGGTGCGATGTCGCCCAGTGCTACAAATGGTTGCACACCCGCGCTCACCAAAAATTCTCTTATATGCACGCATGGTTCACAATTCCTGCCATCATTTTGTCCACCATTTCCGGAACGGCATCCTTCGCTCAAGGCAGTTTGCCCGTGTCGATGCAAGCCATGGCCCCCATGGTCATCGGTTCTGTCAATATTTTTATCGGCATTTTGACAACCATCCAACAATATTTGAAAATATCAGAGTACAACGAGTCGCACCGCGTATCCGCCCTCGCCTGGGATAAATTTGCCCGCAACATTCGCATCGAGCTCGCCAAGCACCCAGACGAACGCTCCACCGACGCCGGCCACTTTCTCAAAGCCAATCGTGACGAGTTCGACCGACTTATGGAAACCAGTCCTTCCATTCCACAAAGTGTCACCGACGAATTCTTGGAAACCTTCTCCGGCAAACGACCAACGTCGTGTTGGGACTCTTGTTCAAAGAAAAAGAAGGCCGATAACAAGGCCAAGAAAGAAGAAGAGCTAAGAAAGAAGGCCCAGATTTTCGAGAAACTCAAGAAACCCGATGTCTGCAATATTATTGAAAGCGCCGACGACACCCGCCATCCTTGGTACAAAGATCCCGCTCCGTTGCCCCCCGTCAAAAACAACGACGAGATCATTTACTCAGTTGTGTCCCAAAAAATCAGCAAAATTCAGCAAGATTACGAAAAACGCATCGCACTTGAAAAACAAATGAGAGAGCGCGAAGAAATCGAGAAGACGCGCAAACAAGAGTTGCAACTAAAATCTTTGAGGGAATCCATGTCGACCGCCAACAAAATCCGCGAGCAAAACCAAATGATCGAGGATTACATAAAACTATTTAAAGACAACCACGGCCGTCCACCACTTAAAGACGAAATCCGCTCAGGGCTTCGCGACCAAGCCGATGAAAATATGATGAACCAGTTTTTGCAAAGTTATACTAGCGACAGTATTGATATCGACGATGACGACAATGAATTCCAGTTTCACGTTGGTGGAATTAATTCGGGGGAAGACTCGGTATAATTTGCTAAAAATATGAGCGCCAGACATACAAACCATACGCTGCAACAATAGAGTGTGAAATTTGCTTTTATATTCTTGATTGAAAACGTGATTGCATAAGCTATCGCTGAAAATGCTGCTAGAACTGCCACGACAAAGTATTTGTTTTTCAGAAAACTAATTGTCGCGGGTGTACCTGCTGCTTCTTCTTCTTGGGTTAAAACAGGGTTTATCATTGATTCGCTGACTTCCATTGTTTACAATATAATTATATTTATCTTTCAGGTTTTTTGTATACACATATCATTCTATACAAAAAACGGCGTTTTTTTTATTCTTTCACAAACTGCGAGGGTGTCTTTACTGCAAAAAATTCGCGACCTTCTGTATCTTTGAAATAAACCGATTTGTCGTGCGCATACGCGCTTTTGTTTTCCTTGTATTCTGCCATCTGTGTTTCGTTATGGATACAAACATATTCATTTGGGAAGATTGCAAAGCGTTTGTATTCTTTGGCATTTTCCATGTCGATCGGCAAGAAACTAAAGTAATAATAGTCACCAATCGAGTCTATATTTATTAGTTCTCCTATCTCATCCCCGTCTTCTTCCTTCACATTTGCGAGTTGTCCATCTTCGGTATATTTGCACAAGTAGCCACTGTACGGTTCTTTGTCGTCCAAGAGCCAAGTGTTGTTTTCAAATAGTGTGCGAATCGAGTCATCAACATCTTTATCAAACACTTTGAATGTGTGGAACAACTCGTTTAAAATACTGTTGTTGTACTCCGGTTTCAAGTTGTGTTCTGACGGAATCTTTACAAATACATATATCGATGCCTCTTTGCCTTTCACAAACCCTATATATTCGGGGTTTTCTGCGATTGCAAATACATCGCTTGCTTCCTCTTGGCTTGGTTCCTCGTTTGTCACTTCCTCTTGACTTTGTTCCTTGTTTGTCGCTTCTTCTTCGCTTGGTTCCTCGTTTGTCGCTTCTTCTTCGCTTGGTTCCTCGCGGGTTGCTTGTTCTAAATAACCTCCCTTCACCAAAGGTTTTTCTGTATTAAGCGATTCTGAAGATGATAAAACTTTTTCACTGGCCGACTGTGAAGGCGTTAAGACTTCTTGCGACTGTGAAGGTGTTAAAATTTCTTCACTGGGCGATTGTGAAGGTGATGAAACTTCTTGATTAAGCGACTGTGGAGACGACAAAAGTTCTTCATCGAGCGATTGTGAAGGTGATGAAACTTCTTGATTAAGCGACTGTGGAGACGACAAAAGTTCTTCATCGAGCGATTGTGAAGGTGATGAAACTTCTTGATTAAGCGACTGTGGAGACGACAAGACTTCTTCATCTGGCGATTGTGAAGGTGTTAAAATTTCTTCACTGGGCGACTGTGGAGACGACAAGACTTCTTTTTCTTCTTGTAAACTTGGCACAGATGCATCAACAAAAAATGTCTGAACAAACTCGATTACATTATTCTGAAAACTCATATCTAAATCACCAGATGCAATATCATCGTCCAAAAATCCGCCTTTCTGAATATTCTCAAATTCAAATGAAGGGAACTCAACTTTTGTATCCTTTGTCTCCACAATATATTTAACAAAGTTGTCGGCCAAATGAAATGCGCACACATATGTTTTTGTGCTTGGATAGTTTAAGTTTTGGATGTTTCGATACAAATATTTAGTGTCTGGATATTCGAGTTGCATCGGTTCGTCGGGTTTGTCCACTTCCGCTTCGCCCGCTTCGTCAGCTTCGTCCGCTTCGCTTAGATCAGGATCAGCCGATTTGGTTTCCACTTCTGCTTTGTTTTGTTCAACCGTCGGCGCAACCGTTTTACCCCCACTTTTTCGTAAAATTTGTTTGATCAGGTGATTATTTTTATTGGCAAGCATGTATATTTATTATATAAACAATATATATACAAAATGAGCGATGCGTTAAATTATTTAGAAAAGACAAGAAATCAAATCAACACTATGATAACAAATCCCACATCACTCACGTATGGATGTCTCGGAATTTCAACAATTGTGTTGGGTTATTATACATTTTTTAAAAGTGACAACGACAAATCTGAACCAAAGGAAGAATCCGAACCGGTTGCCGAAGAGCCCGAGCCTGTTGCCGAAGAGCCGGTTAACGAAGAGACTCCTCCTTCGGAAGAGCCGGCTGTAGAAGAGCCCGAGCCCGAACCCCAAGAAGAACAAACCGGTGGCAAATCTAGGAAAAAATCAACTAAAAAACATAAAAATAAAAATAAAAATAAAAATAAAAAGTCGTCAACTAGGCGTCGCAGAAACTGATTTTTCTTTTTGAATAATTATTCTTTGTACAATCCACCCGCCAATCAATACCCACATGGCTGTAATTGTATTACCACCCGTATACATTACCCATCGGAGCGCCGAACAGTGCGGCGTCGGTGCCATAAATGGTGACATGAAAAATCCATATGCCGTCGACGGAGTGCAAAAATATGTATACAAATGGGGCGATATGTAGTGTAATACTATCCACATAAAATATATCCCCAACGGTGTAGACAGATACTTAAGCATATTAGCTAAACCTTAGTTAAGTGGTGTCTTTAAATCCCTTTAAGGAGAACCAAGGTTTAAGGCGGAACGCCTTCGCCGTTCACCCCTTTAACCCCTCCTTTATTTATATACTTATTTGTTTTTATTTTGTACACATACATATGAGTTTATACAAAATAAAAGGAGGGGTTAAAGGGGTGAACGGCGAAGGCGTTCCGCCTTAAACCTTGGTTCCCCTTAAAGGATGCGCTCAATTGCATCCTTCTGTTCTTGTGTGAGAGTTTCCGGAAAGGCAACATTAAACTCGATAACAAAGTCGCCAATTTTACCTTCTTTTATCATTCCGAAATTTTTAATCACTTGTTTTGCGCCAGTGTATATAATGGCGTTTACATTCAGGGATATTTGGTTCCCATTGATATGATCCAATTTAAACTTGAATCCACACAGAGCCTCTTTCAATGTTATTGTTTTTTTGTAGTACAAATCAATACCATTTCGCACAATCTCTGAATCATTTGTTACATGTATATTTAATCTGATGTCGCCGCACACTGACATGACATTGTGACCACGGTTCTGTATAATAATTGCCTCTCCGGTGTCTACACCCTGCGGAATTTGTATCGTCATTCTTTCTACTTCTCTTGTTTGCCCTCCATGTTCGTGCTGTATAATCCGATCTACTTCAAATTCGTAAGACATTCCTTCAAATGCTTGTTTTAACGAAATGTGGATATCCTTCTCAATCGGTTCGGGTTTTTGTATTCTTCGCTGAAAAATTATATTGGGACCTCCTCCGCCACCACCAAAAAGTGCTTCAAATATGTCTTGGGGTCCTCCACCTTGCATATTGAAATGCATACCTTGGCCGAATGGATTAAAGTGCACCCCGCCTTGACCAAAGGGTCCGCCCGGGCCAAAGGGGAACCCAAACCCGGGTGGGAAGCCGTGGGGGAATCCTTGGGCCTGACCGTTCAACTCCATATCATACATTTGTCTCTGTTGGGGATCACTCAAAATGTCGTTCGCCGAATTGATTTCTTGCATCTTTTTTTTAGCTTCTTCTTGTTCCTCTGGACTCGCATTCTGGATCCTGTCAGGATGAAATTTCATACAAAGTGCGCGGTATGCTTGCTTGATTTCTTTTTCAGACGCATTTTTTTCGATTCCTAAGGTTTCGTAATGAGTTGTTGGCATTATTATTATTTTTTTTTACCAAATATTTATGTTGTTTTTTGCAAGATATCATAAAAATTTTTTATTGCAATTTATAATTATTTAAATCTAAAAAAAACTTGTACAGTTTTTTACACCTCCCTAAAAAACATGGACCAAAATTTTACCGAGTGTTTCCTTTGCGCGTATCATAAGCGCAACAATCAACATTTATACAAAGAAAATGTGCCTCATGTCAACAAATTTGACCCCAGATATAGCGACTCTTTATGCGCAGACTGCATTTTTCTCGTGGACGAAGATTTCGATCCCAATTCGATGGACCGCGATGAGTATTTACAAAAATTATTTGAAAATCGCATGGCAGAACGAACCGTGCCTTTCGCCGTCTGGTCAGAAAAACCAAAACTTTTAAAATGGTACCCTATGAACGACAATGCCACGCACTGGCGCTGTTGCACGCAAACAAAGGGTTGTTTTTTATTTGAAGATTTTCATATGACGTCGACGACACCGCCACCAATCAAACGACAAGAAACTGATATTATTTTGAATAAAAAAAATGAATTAAACTGATTTTGTATTTTTATGTAATTAATGCAACAACAACAAAACAACACTTTTATTTTAAAATATCGCCCCTATTTCATCAATGACTTTTATCTCGAAGACTCCCACATCACTGTTCTCAAAACTCTCCAGGAACTCAACGACTTGAATATTCTTATCGTCGGCAACCCCTGCTCCGGCAAAACCTCTCTCGTCTACGCCATCATCCGCGAATACTACGGCATGAACGAAACCGCCGTCTTTCCCGAGTACAATATCACCTTCATCAACAACCTGAAAGAACAGGGCATCCAATATTTCCGTACCGAGATGAAAACTTTTTGCCAGTCTTCCTCAAATATTCCAAATAAAAAAAAAATCATTGTTGTCGACGACATCGACACCATCAATGAACAAAGTCAGCAAGTATTTCGCAACTATATCGACAAGTACTCGAAAAATATTCAGTTCATCTCGGTTTGCACCAATATCCAAAAAGTGAACGAAAGTTTGCAGTCGCGACTCCACATTTTGAAAATGAACCAGGTCAATCGTTCCAACTTGGAGTGCACCATGAACAAAATCGTCGAGAAAGAGCAACTCCGCATCGACGATCCCGCCAAACAATATTTGCTGAACATCAGCAACAACTCCATCCGCATTTTGATCAACCACCTTGAAAAAATTTTCATCCTCGACGAGACCGCCGATCTTCCTCTTGTGCAGAAACTGTGTTCCAATATTTCGTATGTACAGTTTGAAAACTATTTGGCGCGGCTAAAAGCACGCGATCTCAAGGGCGCTATCGAGATTTTGTATGAAATTCACGACTACGGCTACTCGGTCATTGATATTTTAGACTACTTTTTTTCATTCATCAAGTTTACTACCAACTTGGACGAAGTCGAAAAATACCGCATCGTCCCCTTTTTGTGCAAATATATTACCATTTTTCACAAGATGCATGAAGATGTGATTGAGCTCGCATTCTTTACAAATAATTTGTTGAGTGTCATTCATACTTCGAAGCCTTAGTAATACACAAAAAATGTTATGAAATAGTTCGAGTGATTATACTTGATTTCTGATTCAATTCTTATATTCCCATGTTTACAGATTTGTCGTACTATATTCGTGAAAGATGGATATGTAAATTTTCGTTCTAAATAAAATTGTTTCGACAAATGGTAATATTTGCTCATTGATTCGAGAAATTGTGTGTGCAGTTCCTGGTATAATAACTTTTTGTACGCATTTATGTCTATTAAATAATATTTGTCTGTTTTTAAACACACTTTTTCTAGTAAATCAAACAGCAAATTACTGGGAATTTCAGATTTGAATATTTGGTCGAGCATTTTCGGTTTTCACTACAAAATAATATACAATATAATTTATCTTATTTTGTCCAATTTTATTTATGACGGGTTGAAAAACAACTCCGAAAATCCTGCGTCCGATTTTTAAATATTTGTTGGTTTTCGGTTGTGGTAGCACTCGTATGAAATTGCGCTGGTAATTAGTTTACCAGATAATTCGGGAACATAATTCATTCTATTCGCATATTCATTTAACAGTTTTTGCATATAATATGTTATATTCTCATATTTCATTAAATATTTTTTAAAAAATTCAAATGATTGGTTTGCTATCTTTTCTGATGAATCCTGATTGTTTATATAGTATTCATATTGTTGTAATAACTCTTCTGGACTTTTAGAATATATAAAATGTTCAGATTCTTTAAATATCGATGGATGCTGCCAAAATTCTCTGTAATAAGTGGGAGCCGAATAAAACACAACCGACTTGTTCATCAACCCCCATTTCAATGCAGAGCTATATGCTCCATCGATATTGTTTCCTTCATGTCCATTCAAATGTAAATAATACTTATATTTGCTTTTTTCCTCTCTGGACATATACTTAGAATCACCAATATATTTACCATTATTTTGTAATACAGATTCAATGTCAAAATAGGTTTTATCTGAAAACATATATTTTTGTCTGTAATATTTATTTCCAGATCCACGATACACCATTTTGTTTATTTTAGTTTTAAAATCAACATTTTCATTCATGTCAACAATGTTTTTACACATATTTTCGTGATTGTCTACATGATAAAGATAACTAAAACTGAATGTAAAATCTGGACATAGTATCATATTATACGAGTGCAATACTGATGTTGTTACGATTAATGGTAATAATTTATTATTATTATTATCGATGCATTTATTTATATTTGAATCATTAATGCCGTCGTTATCATATATAACAAATTCACAGTCTTTGATTTTGTATGTTTTTAATGTTTCCAACAACATGTGTTTAAACGCTTCAATTCTTTCGCACAAAAGGCCCCCGTCATTGCAAAAATATAATTCATTGTTTATTATTTTGTAATGGTAGCATAATAAATTACAAGTTTTATAATTTTTACATGTATTATTAATTAAACAATGAATATCCTCTTTTGAAATAACAGCGTGCGGTTCTAAATAATGATTGATAATTTTATCAAAAGCATTTTTTACATCTTCGTCGACCATTATATATTAGTGTTATGATTTGTATAGGGTTTAAGCTGTTTTTTACACATTTACATATTTATTTTGAAAAAAAAAGGAGGGAGGTACCGAAGACACGGACCACAGTGCACCGAAGGTGCCTTCATAAGGGGGCGGGGAGTTGTAGATTACAAGAAAAAATAAGGAGGGATCATAAGGGAACTACGTTCCCTTAATTAAATCGTCGCCACACTTTGTATCGTGTGGTCCGTAAAATACTCATTCGCTTCCGACGACTTTAAATATTTCACAATAATTGCATTCGTCTTCAACACCTCTTGCGACGACAAATGCGCAAGCCACTGGTACTTGGGTCGAGCCAACACCTCATCCGCCGGTATATACACACCGTAAGCCTCCGGGTCCAAATCCAAATAATTCTCACTCATCAAATCCTCCAACAAAATCTGCTTCCCCTTCGTGCTCTTTGTTCCAATCAGTTTTCCATTCACCACTGTGAACTTATCTCCCTTCGCATACAACCACTGCTGAATATTTCCCAAAAACTTGGTTTCCACTGTAAAATGCCCCGTCCCGTCAATCTTGTTTTCCGCCAACATTCGCTTCAGCTCCGGGCACCCCTTGCGCGCGCCCATCATCTTGATCGACGGCACAAAATTGCGACTCTCTCGTTTCGCAGCAACATTACATGTGCGGTTGATCTCCTCCGTCACAAATGGCCGCCCCTCGCTTGTCTCTTCGTATAATGGCAACAGATTCTTTAAACATACGAACGAATTTGGCACAATCATGCCTCCATATAAGTAGAGGAGTTGCAGCATCCCTATTTCGCGATAAAGCGCCTTGTGCGGATCCGAAAGCGTCGACATGTTCACTTCCCAAGTGGGGATTAGTTTACTAAATGTTTCGTCATCGATCAAGCAAATGTTAAAATCCCTCCCACAGTGGTTGATAATCGACTTGATGGTTAAATGAATGTAGGGTTGATTCAGATCGGTGCTATTTCGACTGTAAAAATCCTTCCATTGTCGCGCGTTCTTCTCATAAGTGCTGTGGACCCAAATTTTCGGTCTGTTCATGCCATAAAGAGGCGACTCATTCAACAAATATTTGCGAATCAACTCATTCTCCGCGTTATTGCTCGTTAATCCCTGTTTTATTTTGTCGCCAAAATAACTGGCTACTGCAACCACTCCGACTGCAACTAAATAATGATAAGCATATTTTCGATCAAACATTACACAATATAATATATTATTATTGTTTTTTTTATTCAAGGCGTAAGAACGCCGATCTCACCGCCCGTTGTTTCTCTTCATATTCCTTTTGCAACATGTAGTCACGATACTGTTTGTTCATCATCATCTGTTCCTTCTCTTTCTGCTGCTTTTCCAAAATGCTCATTGCCTCCGTCTTTGACAGGGGCGCGTTTCCGCCCGTGTCGCGTTCCCTCACAAATTGATCCACTGATTTGTACTGCGTGCGCTTACTCAAATCGTTCTCTGAAACTGCAAACACAGTTTGGTCCTTATGCACTTTGCGCAAGTCGTCGAATTTCAGTTTGCTGAATACGTCACACGCCACATAGTCGTCGCCCATTTCGTCCTCCTCAAAATAACTTGTACCACCACCCCCGCTCCGCATCTCTTGTACACCTTTGTAGACCATAAGTGCCGCCTGTTTTTGCTTAATTGCTTCCAGCTCGGACCCCATGTTTTTCGGATTTACCTGTCTCTTGCTAAAATCATCAAGCACCGGTTGGTCACTTTTGAACCACTCGAATCTCGACGTATCGACCGGTTTTGTCATGTTTTTCTCGTACAATTCGTTGAACTTTTGGTTCGAAACCTTCTTTGTCACATTGATCTCTGGATCCGCCGTATTTGATCCAATCGACGACGATGTCAAATCCACCTTCGGGTTGTATGTTGTCGCAGTAACCGCCTGTTTTTCTCTCGTCTTTTGTTTGTATATGTTCAATACAATGTCGTACGCCTGCTTGTAAAAGTGGAAATATGTCGCAGGGAGTCGCGATTTGTCCGGATGGATCATGAGCGTCTTCATTTTTGCTTTCCGCATCTTTTCCTCCGTCAAGTTGTAGTCCAAGTCAAATAGTCCGAATATTTCCTCTAAAGTGTATGTGTTAATATCCAAGTTGTGTGTCGCCATTATTATATTTACCCGACTCTTTTTTTTCTTTATTTAGACGTAATTAAGGGAACTCGTCGTTCCCTTATGATCCCATACTTTTGTTGTTATAAAGGTCTCTGTGAGTATGGGATCAAAAGGGAACGACGAGTTCCCTTTCTTGATTTTATTTCTTGTCTTGACATATACCACATGCAATTCACTCCAAGATTCCCTCCCGTGTCAAAAGTTGTGCCAACTCAAATTAGTACTGACGAACTCTCCCGCGCCGATTTTGAACAACTCCTCCAAGAAAATCCCGGACGAGTTGTTTTGAAGTTTGGAGCCACTTGGTGCGGGCCTTGCCAGCGCATCGAATCCCACGTGCATCAATGGTTTGAGCGAATGCCCCCTTCCGTCACTTGTGTCATGATCGATATTGACGAATCTTTCGATTTATATGCCGCCTTTAAATCCATGCGACAGGTCACCGGCATTCCCGCTATTCTCTGTTTCAACAAAGGCAATCTTAGCTATGTTCCCGACTTTTCCGTCGTCGGCGCCGATTTGGAACAAGTCAACCTATTTTTCAAGCGTGTTTTGGGATAAACGACGCAATCGTTCGCGTCAGTCCTTCCGCTAAATCCACTTTCGGTGTCCATCCAAGAATTGTTTGCGCCTTCGTTATGTCCGGACACCGCCTCGTCGGATCGTCACTCGGCAATTCACACATCACCACTTCCGACTTTGTTTCCGGTATCATCGATACAATCCGCGTCGCCAACTCTCTCACCGTAATTTCATAAGGATTTCCAATATTGATCGGTCCACTTGTCGTTCCGTTCATAAGCCGAATGAGTCCATCCACCGTGTCGTCCACATAGCAAAAACTCCGCGTCTGCAATCCGTCTCCAAAAATCGTTATGTCCTTATTGTTCAAACATTGCGTTATAAAATTGCTCACCACTCGTCCATCATCTTTGTCCATATTTGGCCCATACGTGTTAAATATGCGCGCTATTCGTACCGTCATCTGGTATTTATTCCGATATTCCATCATGATTGTCTCCGCCATGCGTTTCCCTTCGTCATAGCACGATCTCATGCCAACCGGATTCACATTTCCCCAATACTCTTCCGACTGCGGAGATACTTTTGGGTCTCCGTAAACTTCCGATGTCGATGTCAACAATACAGGTGCGCCACCTTTTTCCAGCGCGAAATTTAACACATTCATGGTGCCATGTACGCACGTTTTGATGGTGAACAGCGGATCGCGTTGGTAAGCTTTCGGCGACGCCGGGCATGCCAAGTGATAAATTTGTGTGACATTTTCCTCAATCATGTGCCGCGGTATTGGCTCCACAATATTGTGGTTAATGAAGCGGAATCGATGGTCGGTCATCAAGTCTCGCACATTTTCTGTGCTGCCCGAATAATTGTTGTCGACACAAACCACGCGGTGTCCGTCATTTATCAGTCGGCGACACAAATGGTTGCCAATAAATCCCGTGCCACCAAAAACTACAATTACAGGGTGTTTTGAAACAAAATTTACTTTGGATTCTTCAATTGAGTGTTCCATTCGTTGTTTATTACAAAAAAAGATATATTTATATTCATATTTGTCCACACAATAATCTTTGTCTTAAATTTTCTATACGCAACAGTAATGTATTTTCATTTGCATATTCAACTATATTTTCCGATTCGATATAAAGTCGATACTCGATTTTTGCCGCTACCTCAGAAACACCTTTTAGCGACTCGACCGGTTTTGTTCGATTATATATAAATCCTTGCTTAATAAAGCGATATACTTGCAAACGATATGGCAAATGGTGGTCAAAACCTTTTATGTTGTATAAAACGCCGGTGTATGAGTCGGCCAGCTCAAGAAGTGTTAATGCGGCTTCGTAGTCTGCAGACATTGTTTTTTAGAGGAGGACAAAAAACTGTAAGGGTTTTTTTTGCGAGTTTTAGGGGGATGCCTTTTGGAATTTTATATTTTTGACAAGTTCTGTCATTTTTTCTTTGTGAATCATATATATGAAAAAAACACAACGACGTAAAAACAAAAAAAGAGGTGGCAATGGTAAAAAAAGTGTTAAATTTAATTCGCCGCAAAACAAAACACACAACTATGTTTTAACCGCTGCAGAAAAAAAATCAAAATTGATTAAGAAAGACAAAAAACACTATAAATGTGACCCGAGATTTTTCAAATTTCCATGCAAACTTGGAACCACTTTATTCACAAATAAAGACGAATATATGGAGTATTTACAATTAATAAAAGAAAGAAAACAATTGACCAAGTTACAATCAAACGCGACAGAAGCTACAGAAGAAGCTACAAAACCATTATAATAATATTGACACAATGATTAGAACAAAATTATTATATAACTTGCTGTTTCGACAAATGTGTATACCTCGAAGATCTTTTATTTTTCTTAACAAAATAATAACACACGGCATATAAGCAAATATGAAGGAGGGGGTTAAAGGGGAACGTAGTTCCCCTTAAAGGTACAGACTCTGGTTTGTCGTCACATATTTCAAAATCATTCCGTCAATCGCCGCCAACTTACTCATCAACTCGATCTTCCCAATTTTCTCACACGCCGCCATCAATTCTCTCGCCAAAGTCGATATTTTCAAAATCGCTTTGGTAAAATCACCAATCGACAACTCATACTCTTGTATCAACATTTTGCACTCTGCCTCATTATCGCAATAACACCACCGTTTTATCACATTCATCAATCCATATGAAAAGTCGGTGAGCCCAGTTTCCTGCATATATACTCCATGGCTTTCTTGACATTGCAACAATTCCCACCGAATCCGGTCAAACTCCGCTAGCATGTCTGATTGTTCGGATTCTTCTTCGACACGCGCGTCCGAAAATATACTCAAAAACGCCGCCAACTCCGCCGGCGAAAAGTCCGCGAAATAATTCCACTCGGTGCATAAAACCGCTATGAGTGCTGGATTCACCTCTGCAATATTCGCCGCAATTACGCCTCGATAAGGCGTGAGTGCATACCGGACGTTTCCATAACACGCACAGCCACCACCTCCGCCACAATCTCCCGTGCACGCTACCTCGACTTTGTCAATAATCTTGTATTCCAACATCACCGCCAATAAGTTTGCAATCTCGTTTTGGATACAATTTCGCGTAGCCGCAACGCGGTCCGCCGTTTCTTTTACCGCCTTTACCAACCGGGCGTATTCAACATAGTACATGTGGTCCTTCGCCAAGTCCACATGTGTCTCCTTCATCGCCTTTATTGCCGCGTTTATCTCCTTCAACTTTTTGTTTGTACAAAACTGGCTCTTGTTCAAAAGATCATCATACGTTTCAAGTTCTAAGCGCTGCGTTTTCAAGTTGACAAATCCATTAATTTTATCCGCCAGGCTGTTCTCAATTTCGTTTTGTGTCTGCAGCAGTCCTCGTTCCACACTTTCCAACTCGCTCTTGTACATCGACTTGCTTACAAAAGCTTCAATGTCTTCGATCGCCACGGTTGTCTTCGTCTTGAATATATTCAAAACCACCGAGTAATAGATGTGGAACTTACTTATCAACGTCTGCGGTTTACCACACAAAATCTCCTTGTATGTAATTGTGTCGGGTTGTTCAAATAAGTTGCCGCAATGAATCACGTGTCCGACTGTGTCGATTCCGCGCCTTCCTGCCCTACCCGCCATCTGTGTGTACTCGTGCGGCAACAAGTACCGCGGGTGTTCTCCACCATCATGCTTCTTCAAATTGATGAAAATCGCAGTTTTGATCGGGCAATCCAGTCCAATCGCGAAACTCTCTGTGGCAAATAGTATGCGAATGTGCTTTTTCGAAATCATAAACTCGACAATTTCGCGCAACACTGGCATCATCCCCGAGTGGTGGATCCCGATCCCTTTCTCCAACAATTTCACCAATGTGATATACTCTGGCAAGCCCGCATACTCTCTCCAATTGGGCAGCCGACGAATAATTGCCTCGCACTCTTTGTGCACCGTGTAGGGAACCTTCGAGTCGTCCTCCAAAACACGTACCGACACCTCTTCCGCGCACTGCTCCACCAATTTGCGAGAAAATACGAAGCAAATCGCTGGCAACATGTCGTTGTCGCGCAAATGCAACAATAAATCATTAAGTATAGTGCTGCGCTTTTGGTGCACGTCATGTTTATGCATCAGACGCAGGATCTTGCTGGTTTCGTTGTACGTATCTTGATTAAAAACACCGTCCGCGGATTTTATCATAAGACATCGATTCAATGATTTGCGTACCATTTGCTCCGTATCTTTGTCCTTCATCTTTTTAAAGAGTCCTTCGGGCGAACTGATGTATATATAATGCGTTAACGGAACAACTCTTTTATCAGTTGTACATATGACTACTTGCTTTTTCTCTTCAAGAATATCGTCAAACACTTCCGACAAGGCTTGACCGTCGCTTCTTTCTTGGTCGCCTCTTGATTCAACCCACTGCGCAAACTTGTGTGGGTTGTCGAGTGTCGCCGACAACATCACCATTTGCACATGAAGAGGAAGCATCAAAATCGACTGCTCCCATACGTGACCACGGTGTGCATCGTTTATGTAATGGAGCTCGTCAAATACAACGCAGCCCAACTCTGTCTCAATATCCATTTCAAAGCTGAGCGATGACGCTGTTTCCTTCGAATCCATAAACAACTTGTTCATCAATATTTCCGTCGTCATGATCAAAACATCCGCGCTAGGATTCGTTTTAATGTCTCCGGTTATGAGACCAAATGTAATGTCCGGGTACTTTTGCGTGAAATCAAACATCTTTTGGTTCGACAGGGCCTTTATGGGCGAACAATAAATCACTTTTTTACCCCTCTCGACAAAATATCGGATCGCAAACTCGGCCGGCAGAGTTTTCCCCGAACCGGTAGGCGCTGTCACCAAACAGTGGTTTCCATCCACAATTGCTCGTATGGCATCTTTCTGGAATGGGCTCAAATCATATTTGAAGGAGTGGAAATATTTCTCGTACTCCATTTTTATTTATGAAGCACGCCCCCATGAAAACAAAAAAATTAAATAATGTTTGCAAACATTATATAATATGCTCCTACTCGGCAAAACTAAAAACCGGATAAAAGTAAAAAAATGCAAACGAAAGTTTTCACGGAAAAAACTGAGATTAAGAGGAGGCGGTTTACGACATCTGTTCAAAAACCCAGTTGTCGGCATGTTTGTTTCCTCTTTGTTATTCGGCCTCTTTTGGAAAATTCTGCAAAATCCACTTCTCGATTCTACCTACAAATTTCAAAAAAACTATACGCCCCTCCTATTGGATTTGCACCAGTCCCTTTTGTGTTTACGCGGGTTTTGCACATTTTTAGACACACAAGTCGGCGAAAATAATGTTGTTACAAGTATGCTTTATGGTCTCCACAATTATATTGTTGGACTCCTTCCCGAAAATCTTCAGCAATTCTACAAAAAGTCTTTCATCAAGGTCCCGATCGTTCGGCCAAATATTTTAAAGTTAGTTCACTACCTCATCGAAAATTCTTTTGACAAATCGAAAATGCGCGATACTGTTTTGGCTCTTTCGTCCAGTGCCGAATACTACAACGAATTCTTGAGACTTCGAAATCTTGACGTCAATCAGATTACAAGTATGAATAATTTTAGTCAAATGGACTTAACATCCGTAAGTACGCTCAACACAATGTTCCATAATATGAACACTCACCACGAACAATTTGATGAAGTCTCGAACGGCATCAACGCGATTCTGAACACTATCATTCAAATGAATCCCGACATTATTAAAAAATATGTATCCGACTATAAGTTTGTAAAAACTGGCATCGATACATACCAAAAAACAAGTGATCTGATTGAAGATATTGCCGAAATAGTCGATAATTTGTCGGGAGATGCACAACACGTATTGAAAAATGGTATTAACCGGACGTACGCTGTCGTTACTGCAGTTTTACGGAATGAAGAAAATATCAAAATTGAAACTAGCAGTATTGCACAAACACTTCTTTTTGACATGCAATCGGGTAGTAAAAGTATCTTACTTAAATAAATAATCATAAGTATCAAAAAAAAATGGAAAATATTGTGTACGAAATCGAAACTCACGACGGCGAATTCAAAAAGTTCGACAAACGGTTATTAAAAGATTCAATCGATGATTTATTAAGTGATATCGCGGTTCTTAAAAAAACGTTTATGTTGAATAAAAAAAAACATTATATGACTTTGTTTTCTGTGGAACATAGTTTCACAGCACAAGAATATATTGAACATTATAAAACACTTCCCGATGTTTACGGCGGAAAAGATGCTTTGAGCCATTTTGACGAGACCATTATTCAAAAACTCAATTACTAAAGGAAACCTACGGTAAGGCACCTTTGGTGCCGACGGTGGAACGCCTTCGGAGCGTCTCTCGACGCGACGCACCTTTAAGGCGTTCATTCCTTTTAATCCTTCCCTTTTTAAAAGGAGGGGTTTAAGGGGAACGTAGTTCTCCTTATGTACTTGAACATTCCATTGCCCAAGTATTTTTTGTTTGCGCGCCAGCATGCACTTGCGTCGTCGAAATCAATCATTGGTTCAGATGGTATGAAAAAGTTTTTTAAACCTTTCGGTTCTGGTTGAGCGGATGCTACGAAAAAGTTTTGTACAACTTCAGATTCTGGTTCTTCTGCTAAGACCAATGCTGCGTTTCTGGTCTGGTAACGTGTTTTCATTCTTTCAATTGGGGGGTTGACTTTCTTAACAACTGGTTTTGCAACTAATTTCTCATTTTGGGTTTTAGATTTCCCAACAACGGGGGTTACAACTAATTTTTCATTTTTCGTCTGGCTTCGTGTTTTCATTATTTGAATTATGATACTGAAACGAAAAGTTCTCCTTAAATTTATTTGAGAAGGAGGGGTTTAAGGGGAACGTAGTTCTCCTTGTATGATTATTTTTTTTGTCGTTTGGTCCTTATTAATTTTAATTATAATCCGTTTTTTTTACATAAGAATCAAATACCCATTTTGGTCACATATCTCCGTATATCACACCTACGATTACCATTATATGTTGATGTCTAAAACGAACCGCAAAATCCAAATGTTCCCTTGTAAAAACAAATTTACAAACCCCATTCAAGTAAAAACCATCAACTTCTACGACCTGAACGAGACTTATACCAAGTATTTTGTCGAGCTCCTTCAGTGCTTTTACATCCCCGACGACACCATTTTGTTCACCATGGTCGAGAACGAGATGAAATCACGATTTTCCGGCCATTTCGCATCCTCCTACATATCTTTTTATAACGAAAAAAATCTGGTCCCTACATCAGGTCGCGCCGAAAAATCCACCAAGCCCTTCGATCTAGTCTCTACATCCGTGGAGATAGGCCTGTTTCCAGAACCCAAGGGATGTATTGCGTCTTTCCCCGTGCGCGTGTTTTTTGGAAATGACCATTTCCCCGCCAACTTTTTCACCTTTATTTGCACAGACCGCGCATACTCGGGCCAAAATATAAGCCGCGATTTGATCGCCACCCACGATTTCAACTGTCGCAAACTGAATCCCGAGATTGATGCCGGTATACTGAAAAAAGATATCGGCACTTGTGACGGCGTCGTCCCCTTTGTCGAGTTCACCACTTTTGTCGCATCACTTCGCAAACAACCCAAGCGACAATCTGTTCGCCACATTGTCCAAGTATATCGCCAAAACTGGGACGTCATGTTCGACACCATGTATTCCATATTTGAACCCAATGCGCTTTTCGACTTGGTCATTTCGATCGACGTGGGCGCGGTGAAAGCACGGATCGACGCCGGCATCTGGTTTGTTTACGCCTTTTGCGAAGCCGGGAATACTTTGGCCATGTACTTTATCGAAAATGCCCACATGTTGTACGAAAAAACGTCGAAAAAAACACTGCGACTGGTTGCATCCATTAACAACGGCCTTTCGGACGCACTATTTCAACAAGGGTTCGGCGAATGTCTCCGCAAAATAATGAAACAAAATTTGGACTACAAAATATTATTGATTGACAGTGTCGGACACAATGCGCAAATTATGAAAAACAAAAGTGATATTTTGGCCGAAACTACTGGCGCTTATTATTTTTTAAATTTTTTATTTTTTAATAAAGTTGATAGGGAACGCACATTTTTACTTGTATAAACTGATTTGGATACCACCACTTGATACAAACAACTGCATCAAGTGATTGATTGATTTATTACTTTTTATGATTTCTTCTCTTCTTCTTGGTATTTCGTCGCTTTTGCTTTCTGTGCTTCCTTCCTCCTTTGGATGTTACTTTGTTTTTACAATAACTTTTTGTCGCAATTCTTGCGTAGTCTTCATTTTTCTCAAACTCTTTGTCATTTACTTCGCCAATAAATTTTTGTAAATCACCGCACTTTGCAAGATGAACTGTGCGACAAGCACCCCAATTCTTTTCGTTTTCCGTTTCACATATATCTTCACAGGTTGTTTTGCATATAGACATGTATCTTTTTTTTTATATACAATTATACGATAAAAAAAAACTAGACTCTTTTTTTCGAACTCTTTCTTCGATTGTGACGATGTCTCTTCTTCTGTCGTCTTGTTTTCTTTCCTCCTTTCGACCGCCGAAAGAATGTTTCTAAATAACACGTAATCCGACGTTTCAATGACATTATTAGTGCAAAATGCGCCGCATTGTCTGGTTTGTTAAATGGATCGTTTTTAATTTTTTTCGCTAGTTCATTTGCTATACGATTGAACTCTTCGGCAAAAGTATTCTTGTTTGATTCGTCAATATCAGCAAATGCTGGCAATTTCGACCTATCAATCTTATAATCATCTGCTAACTTTAGTAATCTTTCGAAATCCGGATATGTTTCACCATAATCAAATTCATCTGTACAATCCGGCATCTATATATATATATTTATTTTAGAATTTGTTTTTTCATAAATTCATCATTTTTTTTTAAATTAATTTTTTACGTAATAATTGTATCGCTGTCCAAATCATAAATAGTCAGTTCAGACAATGGGCGATATGCCCCATCTCTTCCGGACATTTCGGCGAACATTCCACCTCTTAGCGCTAGCGTAATATATATCGAAGCATTGTCTGTGATACCATATGTTTCAAGTGCCCGGTCGTTTTCCATTCGTTTGCCGTTAAAAATCAAGTTTTGACAATTAACGTCGAATCCGGTTACGTCTTCGATTTTCTCTTTTAGATCCTCAATTGTAGCCTTCGTCGTTGTCGCTATTTGATACTCTCGAGTTGTTAGGGTTTTTACAGTAATGACGATTTGAGGACCTTCGTTTACACTCTGTTTTCGCGGAGCTCTATACGGAATCATATGAATTTGTTCAATATTATCGAGCAACTCTTGTGCGAATGGCTCGACGTTATATTTATTGTTTATTCGGTATGAAAAATTTTCATTTTCTCTGCATACATAACCAATATTATGAGTAATAGCATTGGTTATATTTTCGATTGTTTTTGTGCCAGGTGTGTATCGAAATAAAATCGGCTTGCCACCGAAAGTATGTAACGCGAGTGTTTTTGTCATTCTTAATTTTTTTTATGATCGTTTCGAACTCTTTCTTCGCTGCTGACGTCTCTTCTTCTGTCTTCTTGTTTTCTTTCCGCCAAGTGTTTTTCCGTCGGCGATTTGATCAATATAACACTTTAGTCTTTCGTTTAAACTGGATAATAGGTCACTCATGTCTTTATTTATCTGTTTTAACTCGTCATCATCTATATTTCGATTTTTGTCAGGATGTGTTTTCCTCAAAATTTTTCTGTACACTTCACTCCATCTTCTCAAAAATTCATCTTTGTTTTTTGTATCGACATCTTCAAGCATTGGTACATTCGAAGTATCTATTTTGTAATACGTTTGTGCAATATCAAGAACACTCATAAAGTCATAAAATGTATTGCTATATTCGGGGTCTTTTGTGCAATTTTGGTCACTCATTTTCGTGTATATATACTGCGCCGATATTTTTTTCGCAAGAAGTCGGTCGCGAAACGACCGCGATTTGTCTAAACATTCGAAGTTTAAATATTTTTTAAGTATAAAATTCCGACTCTTTAGAAGTCTATCAAGAATCGGTTTTAATTTATATATCCGACTTTATATATATGCAAAAAATAACAAAAGCGGAAATAGATAGTGACAAGATGATGAGACTCTACGTTACAGAAAGAATTGCGAAATGTTCGGAAAATTTGAAAGCAAAAAATCCGGAAATCTCACCCGAAACGGTAACTGGTTTGTGCGAAACTGTAAACGGTATTTTAAAAAGTCCAGACAAACGCGAGATTCCAGGAAAATTGGACTCACTTTTGCACGAATGGTTTAAAGAGAGTTCCCTTATAGAAGAGATTCTCAAAACTATAAATTCAAAGGACCTTTGTTTTTTGCATTCAGTTAGCTATGACTTTGTTAAAAACCGTTTTTATTTAATTAAACATTATGGACGAAATAATGAGGCGGTTGAAGAAATTAATTTTAAAACATATTATACGAACCAGATAGAAAAGTGCGAATCAAATTTGATGGCAATTAATTTTGGTTACAACCTTCAAGATTCCGGGCATGCAACAATGGTGGTTATTGAAAGAGGCAAATTAAGAGATGACGGAAAACAATTAATTGAAGTTGAACATTTTGATAGTTCGAATATTGAGGAAGAACAAATGAAAGCGACTTTAGAAAAATTTATAAAATCGTTGTTTGGCGAAGATAAATTTTATTTCAAATTTCACCACCAAGACGAAGTTTGTGATTTCAATATTCAATGTATGTTTTTTGAGAATAGTCCTAATTTATTCGGTTGTTGTACACAATTTGCACTCTGGTATGCATTCAAGCGATTATTAGAACCAGATAAAAGTAGAGACGAAGTTATTGCAGATATGACACATTTGTTATACACAAATGATCCAGACACGGTTATGATGATTTTGATAAAACAGTTTCAAAGTCTAATAAGTATAAAAACTTCAGAAAAAGATAAGTTTCAAATTGAAGCCAATGGAAGAAATTTGTATTGGACAAGTAAATCTTACGAGTCACTAACTTACCAAGAAATGGCCAAAGAATATGAGGACAAATTGAAAAAATATGAAGACCTGTTAGATCGTTTATTGGAATCTAAGAATGAAACAGAGTATAACGATGCCGACAATATGGAGGATGAACTTCGCGACTTGCGTTTTTTCATTATGAGTAAAGTTAGAAATTGGCCAGGAGAACACTTGGAAACTAAGAGGAGACAGCTTGAAATAAAAAAACAAGAAACCGACTACAACCATTTGTTTAATAACGGGTTTAAACCATTTCGCGAAAAATTAGAACAGTATGAAGATGCATTAAGCCGTTGCAAAATGTCGAGTTCAAAAGAAGCATGTGAATTGGCAGACAGATTACAAGTACTTAGTGGTGATGATGTAGATACTGCAAAGATTGAAGTTATAAAAGGAAAACCGCCATTAATCAAAAACAAGGCAATCGCCGACTTGGTTGCAAAGTATGAGCGTCTGTTTCAGGAACACAAGGAAATGAAAAATCCTAAAACAGTATTCAGACATCGTCCTGCTACGGGATCGAATGTTGCTAGGTTAGCTGCAATGTATGAGAAAAAGGGAGGAAGAAATACAAAACGAAAAAAGCTACAACGCCGCCGCCAAAAAAGTGCGAAAAAAAGAGTTTAAACATTTCACACAACATTAAATACAAAACATGCGCACAATAATACCATACTTAAATTTATTGCTTGGAACTGCTAGCTGGGGGATCCAGGTGTTCGTTCTGGTTCCTTGGCACACACGGATTTCGAAACAGATTAAACAATTGGATGACAAAATTCGATAGAGGTTTGTCACAGTTTTTTTACAAAATATATGTTTATTACGTATTTTGTAAATGAGTATTACTGTTTTGTAGAGAGATCGCGATGCGATGTTGTATACAAGCAGTTTGTAGATGGGATTGTGGAGGTTTGGTAGCCCCTACATACAAAATCCTTGAAAAAAGGGGTTTTTACAAAAGTTCAGAAAATTTTGAGTTTGGACATTTTTATTTTTGTCCATTTTTGAAAAATACGAAATTATCTTTTTGGGGGTGACTGAAAAATTATTTCGTTTTTGTATTGTTGATTACCAAAGCATTTTCAGTGCGGATTTTTCTTGCAGATTTTTTGCGATTTTTTGAAAAATCCGATTTTCAGCGGTTTTTCTGAATTTTTCAGATTTTTTCAAATTTTTTATAAAAAGTCTTGGGGTACTTGTGTATCAGTAAATTTTCAGAAATCCGCGAAAAAGTCCCTACAACGTTGTAGAATACAAAGTTGTAAATAAATTTTACGAGGCTTACACAACAAAAGATGTGCAAGTTTTTGTAAAAATCGCAAAATTTTTCGATAAAACCCTCTCTACAAAAATGTAAGAAATAATTCTATAGAAAAATGCTGAATAAAAATTTCGAAATTACCTAATAAAAATGTGCAGGACTTTTTGTAGAGACCACTTGATACAATATTTTTATAGAATAATTAGTAGGAAGGGTTGATAGACTTATTATTCACTACATACAGAAACCATTGAAAAAAGGGGGTTTTACAAAAGTTCAGAAAATTTTGAGTTTGGACATTTTTATTTTTGTCCAAAAATGATTTTGTCGAAATTATCTTTTTGGAGGTTACTGAAAAAATACTTCGAATTGTTCTTGATAAAATCAACAGCAGTTTTCAGTCTGGTTTTTTTAAATAAAAAATTATAAAAAAAATGAAAAATCTGATTTTTTGGAAATTTTTGCAATTTTTCAGATTTGGACAAAAAAGTCTTGGGGTACTTGTGTATCAGTAAATTTTCTGAAATTTGTGAAAAAATCCCTACATGGATGTAGAATACAAAGTTGTAAATAAATTTTACGAGACTTGCACAACAAAAGGTGTGCAAGTTTTTGTAAAAATCACATGTTTTTTGTATAGAAACCCCTCTACAAAAATGTAAGAAATAATTCTATAGAAAAATGCCGAATAAAAATTTCGAAATTACCTAATAAAAATGTGCAGGACTTTTTGTAGAGACCACTTGATACAATATTTTTATAGAATAATTAGTAGGAATGGTTGATAGACCTATTATTCACTACATTCGAAAACCCTTGAAAAAAGTGGTTTTTACAAAAGTTCAGAAAAATTTGAGTTTGGACATTTTTATTTTTGTCCAAAAATCATTTTATCGAAATTATCTTTTTGGAGGTTACTGAAAAAATATTCTGAATTTCTGTTGATAAGTTCCAAAGCATTTTCAGTATAAGTTTTTAAATATAAATTTTTACAAAATTTTCAAAAAATCGGTTTTTACATTTTTCCAGAATTTTTCGAAATTTTTTATAAAAAGTCTTGGAGTACTTGCGTATCAGTAAATTTTCAGAAATCCGTGGAAAAATCCCTACAACGATGTAGAATACATTGTAGGTGATTTATTTTACGAGGCTTACACAACAAAAGATGTGCAAGTTTTTGTAAAAATCGCAAAATTTTTCGATAAAACCCTCTCTACAAAAATGTAAGAAATAATTCTATAGAAAAATGCTGAATAAAAATTTCGAAATTACCTAATAAAAATGTGCAGGACTTTTTGTAGAGACCACTTGATACAATATTTTTATAGAATAATTAGTAGGAAGGGTTGATAGACTTATTATTCACTACATACAAAAACCCTTGAAAAAGTGGTTTTTACAAAAGTTCAGAAAATTTTGAGTTTGGACATTTTTATTTTTGTCCAAAAATGATTTTGTCGAAATTATCTTTTTGGAGGTTACTGAAAAAATATTCCGAATTGTTGCTGATAAGTTCCAAAGCATTTTCAGTCTGGGTTTTTTAAACTGAAATTTTGCAAAATTTTCAAAAAAACGGAATTTTATATTTTTCCAGAATTTTTCGAAATTTTTTATAAAAAGTCTTGGAGTACTTTTCAGATTTTTGTATCAGCAATTTTGTAGAAAATTTGGGAAAAAGACTCTATGCCGATGTAGCATAGGATGTATCTTAAACAACTTGCACATCACAATATGTGCAAGTTTTTGTAAAAATTGCATCTTTTTTGTATAAATTCCTCTCTACAAAATTGTAAGAAACAATTCTATCAAAAATTGTCAACAAAAAATTTCAAAACTACCGAATAAAAATGTGCAAAAGCATTTTAGACAAAACAAATTAAAAAAAAAGTATTCCCAAGTGTATATAATAAGAATGCAACCATATCGCGGAAGATCATTTGAATTTAAAATTTCGAATTACAAAAAGGGAGATTGGAAAAATATCTGCAGCATGAAAAGCAGTAAAATATGTGAGCATATTTTTGCAGGAAAAGATAATACTGAAATAAATGGTTTTATAAAATTTGCAAACGCAAAGTCAATAAAAACAGTTGAAAAATTATTCAACAACAAAGCAATCATTGAAGTCAAAAGAAGAAACGACAAATATTACAAAGAACTGTATTCAAAGTACGAGCATTACAACTCGGACGATACAAAGACACTTGAAGACCGTATCAAAGAACAAGAAAAAATCATCAGCATTGTTGAAACCCAAAACACAAAACTGATGCAAAATAACGAGACAATGATCGAATTTATCAATGCATTTAAGAACTCGAAGGAAAATGATTCGGAACAGATACGACAAATCACCGATTTGTGCATGAAGATTGCAAAAAGCACACCTACCATGGTGGTCAACAATACAAACAACAATTTCAACTTGAATGTATTCTTGAACGAGTACTGCAAAGATGCAGTCAACATTTTTGATTTTGCAAAGAGTATACAAATCGAGTTGGAAGATGTCTTACTGTTTAAGAAGTTGGGACATGTAGAAGCAGTCTCGCAAATTTTCGACAAGGCATACAAAAACTTGGATTTAAAAATGCGACCGATGCACTGCACTGACGTGAAGAGAGAGACGCTTTATGTGCGGAATGACGACAAATGGGTGAACGACGAAACAAAGGAAATATCGAAAAGTGCGGTGGAGAAAATCTCAAACAATAGTTATTGCAAAATGCAGTTGTGGAAAGAGGCAAACCCCGATTATATGCAGAATCCAGAGAAGAAACAAGAGTATTTGTTGTTGATGAAAGAAGTGCTTGGCGGTAGTTCAGACAAAGATTTTGAAGACAATTCGAAACGTATTTTGAAAAATTTATCTAAAAATACGCATTTGGATAAAACAAACGCACTTGTAGTGTCTTAAGGCGCAAACCGCAGCAAATCCACTTTGGCAACCGTAGTGGGAAAAAGGTTCGCCCCAAAAACATCTTGGAGCAATAGCCACTCGAACATACCGCCCAGATAAATAAAGACGTTGCGAAACCCGAGTGACTTCAATTGTTTCTGCTTGGTCATGAGGTTGTCGTAGTCGTGATCATTACGCCCATATATAATAATACTTGTGTCAAATTCGTTTTTTGACATCAGTTCGTTAATCGACTTTAGCTCCATTTCTGCAGTCAAAGACCCTTGTATCAACGTTTTTTCGTTTTCTTCCATTGTGTGTATAAGTAAACAACGTGTGATTCTTGCTTGTTGTACCTTTTCGTAGTTTACCAAGCTGGTCGATTTTGAATTTCCCATATATTATAGTATCATCAGTTAGAGGTCTTGTTTTTATTTCGTTTTCTTTGAGTTCTACTGCCGCCGTTTGTCGTATCCCTACTAGCCGAAAGCTTTCGTCTCGTACTACTTCTTCTGCTTCCACTTCCGCTTTCGCTCCGGCTTGCAATGATAGGACGAATACCATCATCAAAATTCGTACCGATACTTGCAATGGTGCGCGGCTTCCCCTCGATTCTGAATTTTTGCATATATTTCGGTGGTATTTGACCGGTGGATAACAACGACTCACAAATTACTTCTAAATTTTCAAACATGGTATCTTCTTTGGTTTTTCCCAAGAAAGACTCCACCATGATCCCATTTTTACGGTTAATGTCGTGGTTGATATTTTGTGGTCGATTGTCAACCAAGAAGATGTTTTTGGGGAGCTGCTGCTTGCTCGAGACGCCGCGTTTTTTTGTCCTTGGCAAACGAAGAATCTTTCGTTTCCTACTGTCAAATCGGTCGACGACGTAATTAAGCTGCTTATCCAACATGCCGGGTTTCATATCCTCGGCGGTATAAAAGAACTCAAAGCTGTCGCCCAAATAGGGTTTGAGTCCGTCTGCATAAACGCGGTTACCAAAAGTCCAAATTCCTAAAACGATTTTGCCCTCTTTGGATTTTACATATTCGATAAAGTCCCAGAACCCCGGTCGGAAATACAATTTGTCGTTGGGTCGGAAAATGCCAGTCAACGTGTCATCGTTTTCTTCTTCCTCTTCTTCGTCGTCTTCCCCTTCTTTCATCGAGTTATCATAATTTATTCCAGCATCGGGTGTCATCGTGTAGTGCAATATTGTTTCATCAATATCCAACACCAAGCATAAAGTTTGCATAATATATTATAATTATAAAAAAAAACAGAATGACCACAACTTGTCCAATTTGTTGCGCCGATTATAACAAGGCACTACGCTCGCAAGTAACTTGTTATTTTCCAAGTTGCTCGTTCAGTAGCTGCAAAGAGTGTGTACGAACGTATTTGACAAGTGTGACGACCGACCCACATTGCATGAATTGTCGCAACAAATGGAGTTTAGAATTTGCAAAAAGCTCACTGAACGCTGCATTTATGGACAAAGACTACAAAGCCCATCGCCGCACCATCTTGGCGGATCGTGAAATAGCGAAAACCCAGGAATACTATGAAGGGGCTCTGCGATATGGCAGAAAGACCGAGGGTGACCAGAAAATCGCCGAAATTCGCCGAGAAATCGAAGAAAACGATCTAAAAAATCGCCAACTGTACAGACAGATCGACGAAATTCGTCGCGAAATGGACAGCAGAGCACCGGCAGCCGAAGCGGCGCGCAAGTTTGTGATGCAGTGTCAGAACAATGGATGCCGAGGCATGCTCACGACACAGTACAAATGCGACTTGTGCACCAAGTTCACATGCACGAAATGTTTTGTCTGCATTGTGGATGGAAACCGCGATGAACATCAGTGCAAACCGGAGGACGTGGCGACGGTGGAGGAACTTCGCAAGAACACGCGCCCCTGCCCGGCGTGCGGAGCCCGCATTTCGAAGATTGACGGGTGTGACCAGATGTGGTGTATCGAGTGTAAAACCGCATTCAGTTGGTCGAAAGGCACGATTGAAAATGGTACGGTGCACAATCCGCACTACTATCAGTGGATGCGGGAAAACGGCGGCGTGCCGCCGACGCAGGGGAATAACTGCGAAGGTAGAGATTTCGCAGAGGCGTTGCGACGATTGTCTCCGATTACAAGTGATGTGCTTAATATGATAAGATATTATGAAATTTTTGTGGAAGATGTGCGAAAATATCGTGCGCAAAACACTATGGAAACGAAACTCGCCCAGGATTTTGAAAGCACACTGCCCACGCTTAATCAGTTGTCTAGTGATTTAAATTCGGTTATGAGATTTATTACCACATACCACCGATTTATTGTTCACATGGAGCACACCGAATTGAGGCCTTTGCAAACGGTGCTTCGCGCGCGAGAAATGAAAAAGACGCACATCTACGAGTATATTTTGAATGTGATTGGTAAGGATGAATTGGCGGACGAACTGATTCGCATTGATGGACAAAATATGAAAGATCGTGCGGAATGTGATATTCTGGAAGCACTTGTCGCGGTGGGAAAACAAATAATGACGGAATGCACTCGAGAGTTCACAGAGGAAGCTGCGAAATACCCGAATTTAAAGACGATTGACGAAATGTATTTTAAGCATGTGAAACACGTTTCGAAACTTTTCAGACAGGCTTTTGCAAGCAGATATACTATGTGCACGCCGGAAATCCTTATTTCGTTGTTGACGGCATGGATTCAAATACTGAAGAAACACCTGGATGCGGCGGAAAGGTATTCGGCGTACTCGAACATCGAGTATATCAAAATGTTGATGGTGTATTCGAGCAAAAAAGGCGTGACAATGTGGGACCACAGGATACATTCTATGCATCATAGCCAGTTTGGGACAAAAGCGGAAATGCGAGAACGTATTGCGCTGTTTAATGATTTTTACAATCGCAGTTCTTCGAGTTCATCTTCTTCTGCAGTGGCGTCTTCTTCGTCTTCTTCTTCAGCGGCTTCGGCGGCGTCTTCTTCGTCTTCTTCGTCTTCTTCGTCTTCTTCTTCAGCGGCTTCGGCGGCGTCTTCTTCGTCTTCTTCGTCTTCTTCTTCAGCGGCTTCGGCGGCGGCGGACTACTAATAAAGGAAACCTACGGTAAGGCGCTTCGGAGCATCGCAGATGCGACGCACCTTATAGCGCCTACGGTGGAACAGCGGAGCTGTTCATTCCTTTTAATCCTTCCCTTTTATTTTACATATTTTCACATTTAAAACGCCCATTTAATATATTTAAAAATTATTTAAATGTATTAAATTAAATTAATTAATTTAATGGAAACAAGTGAAAATATCGAGAAATATATTTTTAGTTCAAAACTAAATATAAATAATTTTATACGCAAAAATGATTATAGAAAAGCATTTGGATTATTAATTTTATTTTTAGAAAGGCTTGATGGTAAAGAAAAAGCGGATGTTATTGATTATTATTCTAAAAATATGATAGATTTTGGTATTTTTTAAAATACCTTCCCAAGTAAATAATGGGCACTTTAAATGTGAAAATATGTAAAATAAAAGGGAAGGATTAAAAGGAATGAACAGCTCCGCTGTTCCACCGTCTGCGCTATAAGGTGCGTCGCATCTGCGATGCTCCGAAGCGCCTTACCGTAGGTTTCCTTTCGTAGGTTTCCTTTAGAGGGGCCCAATTACAACTTCGTACCGTATACCTCCTTGGTGTTCAAGTCCTTCGAAGGGCAAGCCCATCTCATCATCAAACGCAGCAATGTTTGTAAAGAAAGGATCATATTCAAGTTCATCATCAATATTTGCACATACGCGTTCAAACGTTTCAGGTTCCATTGTCTCGGCATAAAAATCGCGAATAAAAGTCAACAATGAACGCACGGTCGCTTGAGTCGAAATTTGTCTGTCAACAAAAATGCTCCAACCATCGTCGACAAAAAAACGAATCGAAACGTAATCTCCATCGACATCCGAAAAAACATGGGCGTCGAGTTCTTGTTCAGAAAGAGTATTTCCAGTTTTCCACTGAGGGTCTTCTCCGTCGTGTTTCCATTCCGCGTTGACAACTTCGTCGCGGATGTCCCACCTGATATTTTCCAACAACATTTTCATAAATTAAATAATAATAATTAATGAAAAAATGACTGCATCAAAAGAACAGCGAGTGCCCCGAGGAAGACCAAAGTTTCATACAGCGGAGTCTAAAAAAGAATACTATCGACAGTATTACAAGGACCATCGAGAAAAGTGGGTCTCGGATTATTTTTGCGAAACTTGCGAATTGTATTGTTCCTTTGTCAACAAGAACCGACACAAAGTGTCAAAATTTCATTTAAAAAAATTAGAGGAACGAAGTGTAAATCCTGTAGCGGAAAATCCTCAAATAGAAACCTGTATAACAATTTCATAAATTTAACCTTTAAACAAAAAAATTTTTAATCCATACACCCAAAAAAAAATGAATTCTTCCGCCGATTCTTTGTCAAAACAGTACCAAAAAAAGACTGACAAGCAGCACATCCTGGATAATCCGGACACATACATTGGATCGATCGAAAACGTCGACGAGACCTTGTGGGTGTACAACGACGCCACCGCCAAAATCGTGTCATCCAAAATCCACTACATCCCCGGACTCTACAAGTTGATGGACGAGGCCATTGTGAACTGTCGCGACCACGTTGTCCGCATGATTCAGAAGCACAAGACCGACGAGTCTGCGAATAAGCTCGTCTCCTACATCAATGTAGACATTGGCGACGACGGTACCATCACGATGGAGAACGACGGCAATGGGATCGACGTGGCGAAGCATCCGGAGTACAACGTGTGGATCCCGCAGATGATCTTTGGCGAACTCCGCACCTCGACCAACTACGACAAGGACGAGAAGCGCATCGTGGGCGGCAAGAACGGATTTGGATTCAAGCTTGTGTTGATTTGGTCATCGTCAGGAAGTATCGAGACGGTTGATCATACCCGTGGACTCAAGTATTTCCAAACCTTCAATCAGAATTTGGACGTGATCGGAGAGCCGGTCATCACAAAGGTGAAAACGACAAAGCCTTATACGAAGGTGATTTTCAGACCGGATTACCGCCGATTCGGGATTGACGGAATCACGCCGGGGATGTTGGCCTTGTTCAAGAAGCGTTTCTACGATATTTGCGCAGTGACGGACCAGACCGAGAAGAAGATCAAGTTTTCGCTCAATGGTGTGCCGTCCACTGTGAAAACCTTTCCTCAGTACATTGACATGTACATTGGCTCCAAGGAGGAGTCGAAACGCGTCTACGAGGCGTCCGAGTGCGGGCGCTGGGAGTATGCAGTTGCTCTCGCCCCCTCCCACGAATTCACCCAAGTGTCCTTTGTAAATGGTATTTGCACCTACAAGGGCGGCAAGCATGTGGAGTACATTACGGGCCAGATCGTGCGAAAACTGAGTGACTATATCGAGAAGAAGAAGAAGGTGAAGGTGAATCAGTCGACCATCAAGGAGCAACTCATCCTCTTTTTGCGCTGCGACATTGAGAACCCCGCTTTCGACAGTCAGACGAAGGATTTTATGAACACACCTTCCAACAAGTTTGGATCTTTCTGCACGGTCACTGACGCATTTGTGGAAAAGGTGGCAAAGATGGGTGTCATGGACACCGCGTGCGACTTGACCCAGGCGAAGGAGAAGAACACGGCGGCGAAAAAGACGGACGGATCCAAGACGCGTACGGTGCGTGGCATCGAGAATTTCATGGACGCCAATTGGAGCGGAACTGCACAGTCGGACAAATGCATCTTGATTTTGTGCGAGGGGCTCAGTGCAATGTCCGGCATTGTGTCCGGATTATCGTCGGAAGATCGCAACATCATTGGAATCTACCCTTTGCGCGGTAAACTGCTGAATGTGCGCGGCGAGTCTATCAAAAAAATCACAGACAACAAGGAGATTACGGATCTTAAAAAAATCCTGGGACTCGAAAACGGGCGCGAATACAAGACGATCGAGGATGTCAGACAGCACTTGCGCTATGCCAAGATCATGATCATGTGCGATCAGGATACCGACGGCTCTCACATCAAGGGGCTTTGCATCAATTTGTTCCACTGCGAGTGGCGATCGTTGACAAAAATCCCCGGATTCATCTCGTTCATGAACACCCCCATTTTGCGTGCCACCAAGGGCACAACGACCCTTTCCTTCTACAACGATGGAGAGTATACTGCGTGGAAAACGGCGACCCCAGATGCGGACTCGTGGAAGATCAAGTATTTCAAGGGTTTAGGAACATCCAAGTCGGACGAGTTTAAGGAATATTTTGCGAATAAAAAAATCGTGGATTTTGTGTACGAGGAGGCGCAGAGCGACGACGTGATCGACATGGTGTTCAATGACAAGCGCGCGAATGACCGCAAGACATGGCTGATTGAAAAGTACAACAAGGAGTCGTATTTGGATACTGGCAAGAGGCATGTGGGGTATGGCGAGTTTGTAGATAACGAGTTGATCCATTTTAGCAATTATGACTGCGCGCGTTCGATTCCGTCGATGATTGACGGGTTGAAAATCAGTTTGCGCAAGATATTGTACAGTGCGTTCAAGCGCCGACTGACGAGTGAGATCAAGGTCGCGCAATTCTCGGGCTACGTGTCGGAGAATAGTTCTTACCACCACGGCGAGGCGAGTTTGAATGGTGCGATTGTAAACATGGCGCAGAATTTCGTGGGATCAAACAATATCAATTTGTTGGAACCCAACGGCCAGTTTGGGACAAGGCTGCAGGGCGGCGAAGACTCGGCATCGGAGAGATATATTTACACCATGTTGAATCCGATCACGCGAGCACTATTTCCCGATGCGGATGACGCGATTTTGAGCTATTTGGACGACGATGGCACCGTGGTGGAACCCGAGTTTTACGTCCCCATTATTCCCTTTGCTTTAGTGAATGGGATCAAGGGTATTGGCACGGGATTCTCTTGTTCGATCCCGCCGTACAATCCTCGCGATTTGATCAACAATATTCGCAACCGCCTTACTGGGCAACCGATGTTCGAGTTGGTCCCCTATTTCGAAGGATTCAAGGGCACGGTGGAAAAGATCGAGGCGGACAAATACTTGATCAAGGGATTATATGAGAGGTTAGGACCAGACACCATTGTGATTACGGAGTTGCCGGTAGGAAAGTGGACGATGCCCTACACAAAACAGTTGGAGGAAATGATGGACGGAGCGACGGACAAAGACGGGAGAAAGTCGGCACCAATCATTAAGGAGTTTACGTCGTTGTGTACCGAGGTGAATGTGAACTTTACAGTGGTTTTTCCGAGAGGCAAGCTGGACGAGATAATGGCGTCAGAAGGCGGGGTTGAGAAGGTGATGAAGCTCACGACAACCATCAAGACGTCGAATATCCACATGTTTAATGCTGAGCGCAAGCTGAAAAAGTACGAGCATGTAGAGCAGTTGATTGACGATTATTTCAACGTGAGATACGAGGCATATGGCAGACGCAAACACAAGTTGATTGAGGAGATGGCGAACCGTGCCCTTTTACTGACGAATAAAGCGCGATATATCGAGTATGTGTTGATTGACAAGATTGATTTGAGACGAAAGACAGGGGACGCCGTCAATGGAATGTTGTTTGCGAACGGATTTGACAAGATTGACGGAGACTACAAGTATTTAGTGAAAATGCCGATGGACTCGGTCACAAGCGAGAATGTGGAAAAGTTGCGACGCGAAAGGGACGAGACGTTGAGGGAGCTCGAGGTGTTGAAACAAACAACTTTAGAACAAATGTGGTTGCGCGAGTTGGATGCATTGGATGCGAAATACCGGGATTACAAGAAGTTGAGGGAAGAACTACAGATGGCTGTTCCGACGCCGGAGAAGAAAGGGTTGAAGCGCAAAAAATAAAGGAAATAAAGAGAACTTACGGATAAAATCTATTACACATATTTATGTATCCACTCAATCATCATATTGGATTTAAAATTGTTGTTTCATTTTTTATGTTTGCAGAATATCAAAGTCGCAATGCTTATAGACGTGCCAAAATAAATTTGCTTAAAACCCAACAAAAAATAAATTAAATTAAATTAATAAAAATATAGTATAAACATGTCTGCAATGTTAAATATGCGTTCGAGTCGGCTTTGGTGTCTCAACCGGGCACCAATCGAGTACAGTAAAGTGCAAACCTCGACCAATAATCCGAAAATTAGTCAGAAAATGCGTTATTCTCAAATTGTAAATACCCCTGCAAACCAGCGCACAATAAAGGGCAAGGTGACCCAGCGGACAATTGCGCCTCTGACAAACTAAAATTTTTTGTAATGGCTTTGTATACAACATGACAAAAAAACCGATTAGGCAACTGGACAATTATTACCATATCGCTGGTAGACGCTGGTCGAAGCTCGTTGGATCACGCGAGCAAGTGTATAACGAAACTGCGTACAAAACCGCTGGGAACCTTACGAAGAAAGATCTTTTTTTTAATAAGAACGGTCGTATAGTGTCTGCGAAAAAGCACAAATCGGCTACTGCCGAGAAACGTTTAGAAAAATATGGATATTTCGCTCGTAAAGGCCGATTCGGATACATACGAAAGACCCAGAAGAAGCAAAAGCAATAATTTTAAAAAAAGTATTTAGTAATAATATAATAACAAAGATGCACACAAGACATGAAGACGGGATGTACCATATCGGCGGACACATTTACTCACAACTTGAGGGTTCTCGCGCTCAAGTTTACCACGGAACCGCGCACCACACAAGTGGTGGCTTAACAAAGAAGGACATCAAAATGAATAAATTCGGTCGTTTGGTCTCAAAGGCCAAATCGATCAAAGCCAAGAAGGATAATCGTTTAGAAAAGAATGGATTTTTCGCATCTAAGGGGTCATTTGGCGTTGTAAAGGTGGATCCCGCCGCTTGCAAAGGCAAGAGCGCAAAGAAGTGCCGCAGTTCAGGCAAATGCAAGTATGTGAGTGGAAAGACTCGCAAGTATTGTCGCAAAGCCTAAAGCGAAGCGATTCGCGATAAGCGAAAAACGAAAAAAACAATATAAAAACCGCGATTTATATATTGTTATTGTTAAAATGGATATGGACATCGAGAACGACAGTTTAGGACAAATGATCGAAACAATTACGGCGATTCACCAAAGATACAAAGCGGATGAGTACATGGGTCCGAAACTTCACAATTTCATTTGCAACCAGTTGGCAACAACTTTAGAGAACATGGACCGCAACCACCAAGAGCGGATCCAGCGATTAGAGGACCTCACGGTGGACCAACAAGTGTTCATCCAGTCGTTTCTCTTTTACAACCGCTACTTCTACCACCCGAGCACCGAGCAGTTTTTCCACTACGACGGCGAACATTACACACAATATAGCGAAGACAACGTGATATACAACATTTTGTCGACAATCAACAAGGACGGCATGTTGATGAATTGGAAGCAAAAAACCAAGGTGACAATCATGAAGCGAATCAAGGACAACCATATATACCAATCGATCCCCGAATCGGCAACGATTCAGGCGGTATTGAACCGTTTGTATCCAGCGGTGTTTTCAACCAAAGCAGAGGCGAAATATTTTCTCACAATTTTGGGGGACAACATACTGAAAAAAGAGGCGACAATGATCCACATTATCCCACCGGCGGCGAAGCCGCTGATCAACAGCCTGAACATTTTGTGTCAGACGTGGTTCGGGACAAATGCGTGCCAGACAATTAAATTCAAGTACCACGCAGAGCACATTTACAGTCAGATCCGGTTATTATCCTCAGTATCAACGACAACCCAGCTGAACGAGAACGGACTCGACATTTTGTGCGTGGCGTGCCACTATTCGAACCGCTACCAGAGTTCAGACAATTATTTGATGAAGTTCAGCAACGACGATGCACTCATCAACTCGGTATTTTATTTGAGAAATTTGAGTCCCGAAGCATTGATCGACAAATTCGTGGGTGAGTATATCCGAGTGACGCCGACTTCGGGAAAACTGACACTAGGCAACGACGTGATCAACGATTTTGTATTCAAGCCGACACAAATTACTTGGAAAAACATGCACTACTTATGGAAGCACTTTTTGGAGTCAAATCAGTTACCGAGCGTAGTTTTTGTCGCTAGACTGAAGACGAGACTGATCGAATTAATGTCGAAGCATTACGACGCGGAGCAAGACGCGTTTAACGGTATCAATAGCAAGTATTTACCGAATGTGTGCAAGTTTTTGCAGTTTTGGGAGGAGACGATGGTGGCGGATGATGGCGAGATCGAGTTGGAAGTGGGGGAAATCGCGACGCTGTTTAAGCAGTGGCGCGGGAAGGACGGAAATAACAACATGGGGGAGAAACAGATTTTGGATATCATCAAGTATTTTTATCCCGATGTGGAGATTGACGACGACAAATATTTGTATCGAATCCGAAACAAGATGTGGGATAAACAGTTGGATATACAAATGGCGTTGAACGAAATGAACGAGAATGTCGCTACTCCGATGTCGGCATATGACGCCTATGTATACTATTGTGAATACATGAATCGGCGTCCGAATGCGCTGTTAGTGAGCAAACAGTATTTCGACAAGTTTGCTTGCCCGTTAACTTTATTTTCATAAATATACATCAGAAAAATGATTAAACAACTTGTATCGGCAGTGGTTGTGGGAATTTTGATTGGAATGGTTTTAACCGCAGTCGAAGTAATCTTTTCCAAAATAAATTAAAACAAAACTATTATTGTATAACATTTATTATGTCACACAATAAAAAACTAGTCATCGTGGAGTCGAGCAGCAAATGCGGCTCCATCGAAACCTATTTGGGCGCGGCTTACTACAAATGCATTTCGTGCAATGGCCACATCCGTTGTATTGCCGACTTGAAAAGTATCAATACAAAAAAGAATTTTGAGACGACGTATACGATCGATCCCGACAAAAAGCAGCATGTGGAGAAGATGAAGGCAATCATATCGACCTTTCGAAAAGAAAACATTATATTGGCGACGGACCACGACAGAGAAGGCGAAGCCATCGCGTGGCACATTTGCGAAGTATTTGGACTCTCTGTGGATACAACACCGCGAATTATTTTCCACGAAGTGACGAAACAGGCACTGCAAACTGCAATCGAAAATCCGCGCAAAATCGATATGGATATGGTGCGGTCTCAGCAGGCCCGCCAAGTACTGGATATGCTGGTGGGGTTTTGTATATCACCCCTGTTGTGGAAACATCTCAACAATAACAATACGTTGTCTGCAGGGCGTTGCCAAACACCAGCTCTGCGACTTGTCTATGAAAACGATTTGAAATCGAAAGAGACCGCGACAAAAGAAAAACACAAAGTGGCCGCCTGTTTTTTCCCGCAAAACTTGATGTTCGATTTGGACACTGAGTTTGAGACCGAATCGGAAGTCAAAGCATTTATGGATTTGTCGCCAAATCATGAACACAAGTTGGTTGTATATCCGCAGCGTTTGTCGGAACGCTCGCCACCGAAACCGTTCAACACATCGGCGCTGTTGCAGTTAGCAAACAACGCGCTGCATTTGGGTGCAAAGGAGACGATGGCATGTTGTCAAACTTTGTATCAAATGGGACACATCACATATATGCGAACCGAGAACCGCAAGTATTCGCCGACATTCATCGAGGTAGTTTCCAAATACATTGAGGAACAATGGTCGGAGAAACATGTGCATCCGAAATTATTGGAAACCCACGGAAACACAGACTCGAACAATCCGCACGAGGCGATTCGAGTGACGAATGTAAAGATGCGCGACATCTTGATGGTTGGAGACGTGAAAGATACAAATATGATTGCGAAAGTATACAAGTTGATTTGGATGAATACGATACAAAGTTGTATGGCCCCGGCGGTATTCAACACGATGCCGCTCGAAGTCGGCGCCCCGCAACAGCACAAATACAAACACTTGTTGGAAATCCCAAAATTCAAGGGGTTTTTGGCATTGCAGTCGGAAACAGCAGTGGCAGCATGCACACCCGAACTCTTTGCGTCAATGGCGATGCGACAAACGCAGAGCAGTTCCATTAACTACAATTATATACAATCAAGTGTGGGATATACAAACAGACACACACACTACTCGGAAGCAAGTCTGATAAACAAACTCGAAGACTTGGGGATTGGTCGGCCCTCTACATTCGCTTCGCTGGTCGACATCATCCAGACCCGCAAGTATGTAGGCAAGCGCGACATCAAAGGCACCAAGATAAATAGTGTCGAATACATGTTGAGAGGAGGGGGCGAGAAACGGCTGATGGAAACGAAGGTGGAGAAGACGATGGGCGGCGAGCATGGCAAACTGGTCATAGAACCGACGGGGATTGTTTCGATTGAATTTTTGCTGGAACATTTTGAGAGTTTGTTTTCATACGACTATACAAAAAAGATGGAAGACAGGTTGGACTTGGTGGCGAGTGGACAAGAACCGTGGTACGCCGTGTGCGAGGATGCATACAAGGACATTAAGCGACAAGTAAAGGTGGTGGACAAATTGGAATACAAACTTGCGGACACGGATGAATTTGTATTGGTGTTTTCCAAATTTTCGAATTTTGTATTAAAAGACAAGGAAGCGAAATTATACAAGGCTACGAAACCGGATTTCAAACCGGATATGGACAAATTGCGAAGGGGCGAGTATACATTCGAAGAAGTGGCGCAAACGGAGGACCGGGCGTTGGGAGAGTGGAATGGGCACACGGTGACACTCAAGACTGGCAAGTATGGGCCATACATTGAATACAATCAAGGCATGCATACATCGATCGGAAGTTTGAAAAAACCGATGGAAGAAATCGTGTTGGAAGATGTTGTATCGTTTATGGATTGTCGAGTACTAACGCCCGAGTTGAGTATTCGAAAAGGAAAGTTTGGAGAATATATATTTTACCAGACGGCGGAGATGGAAAAGCCACAGTTCTTCAACTTGAAAGGATGCGAAGACCACGCGACGAGAGATACAAACGCATTGGTGGAATGGATCACCTCGACATACAAGTTGAATGATGTACAAAAAAAGAAGCGAAAAGCCAAAGAGCCAGCGAAAGAAAAGAAGCAAAAAAAATCGGTGTAAATAGTAAAGGGAAATATGCCAGAAACCACTTGCTCAAAAAGTCTAATATCCCTATTTATTTGTTACTTTGTATCGTTCATCTATGTTTTCGAAAAGCATACAAAATTTTGGGGATACATATTGTTGATAATATCGTATTTGTTCTCGTTTTTATTTGCATATCAGTATCGAACTGACATTGAAACCAATTTCCGAACACTTGCTGAATATTTAAAAGAGTCATCTGTATACATATTTAGAGTATTTTTAGTGTGTTTGTTTTCTATCGTATTTTTTAGTTTGTATAGTTTAATCAAGATTTTAAACGCATATGTATACAAATCAAAGAAGGAGGGTACATTTGATTTGAAACTAAGTGCACGTCACGAGCGAGAATTAAAAATATTTGACAACTCATTCATTGTTGGTAATATTTCACTGTTTGTATTCATCATACTACTTGCAAAAGGTTATGACTTTGGCGACTCGGTGAAGAACAATGGCGTTCAGTTATTCTTCTTTCTGGTTGCTTTTGTTTGTGTTTGGATACAAATGGCATTTGCAACCAAGTTTTCGTATGTGAAACGAGAATAAAGATCATTTTTTTTTGTATCAACAGATGGTATAAAAAAAAATGACAAACATTTATTGGATGTACACGCTGCGAATGTTGGTAACCGCGATTGTTATATTTAGCGCGCTGCATTATGGCGCCATGTTTTTCGATTACAATTTAGCGACATATTTCAATCTCTTGTATTTCCGCGCGTTTAGTAAACGGGTGTCGATTGACAAGATTTTGTATGCAATTTTCGCAATTAGTGCGTTTATACTGGCAATCGACCGCACCACTTGGCTGCCGTTTTTGGGAGACAGCGTGCTACCGGGTGCGGTAGTTCCTTTGAAGACCAATGCCGGTGATACAAAAGTCGAAGTCCATGTGACCCCTGGTGCGAAAGTTGTATACTGGGCGGCAAAGCCTGGAACCGAAATACCGACAGTGGAGAAAGCGTATGACGACTACAGCAACAGTGGCGTTGTATTAGCAAATGATTTGGGAGTAGCGACACTCACGTTTGACAAAGGGTCCGAGTATGTAGTGCCATCGGGGAAGCAGTTGAAGAGCCACGTTCATTACCGAGAGTTTTTAGACGATTATGGAATGATGGGACCGGTTCAGAGTGTATTCCTATGAGAATAAAAAAAAACAATAAAAATATTTGTATCTAACCAAAAAAATTATATACAAATTGGTCACTTGTATCAACTAGAACAACCAAAAAAAAAGAATCATGAAATACTATGAGACCCACTTTGACGAGTATTTGAAGGCTGTAAACAACTACAATTTGCACCCCGAACTGATACCTTATTTTGCAAAGTTTCCAAAGAATGTGCACGACTTGACGAACCTTATTTTCTACGGACCTGCTGGCGTTGGCAAGAACACACAAATGTTGTATTCAATCAGCAAATACAGTCCGAGCAACCTTGAGCACGACAAAAAGATTTGTCTCCAGACTGAAAAGTATACATATCAGTTCCACATCAGCGACATCCATTATGAGATCGATATATCGCTTTTGGGCTGCAACTCGAAACTGATATGGCACGACATTGTTCAACAAATTGTGGATATTGTATCGGTAAAGCACGACAAAATTGGTATAGTTGTTTGTAAAAATTTTCACCTGATACACACCGAGTTACTCGAGATATTCTACAGTTATATCCAAGAATACAATACAAAATTGTCGTCAATCCAGTTGCGGTTTATCCTGATCAGCGAGCATCTGAGTTTCATACCCAACAACATTTTGGACGCATGTGAAACGATTCAGATTAAACGTCCCGACAAATCTTTGTATATAGAGATGATCAGGCAGTTGCCAAAGACCCGCAAATACAACAAGACATTTGTGGAGACGCCGTCCACAGAAGACGAGTTCCTCCACAAAATCACAAATTGTCGTCAAAAGGTGGATACAAGTGAAAAGACGTGCGCAGTGATCGAGTCGATTGATACAAACAATTTATTGAATATTAAGGAACTGAATTTCTTCAGCAAGTTGGAGAGCGTGGACAAAATGCCGGACGACATATTCAATGTGATTTGCGATGTGGTCATTGAGCAGATGCTGGCGCCGGAGAAACTGGTCCACGCAACCTTTCGCGACGCTTTGTATGATATTTTGATATACAACTTGGATGTCACGGAGTGTGTATGGTATATTTTGTCGTATTTTGTGGAAAATGATTATTTGAAAGGCCATGACATAAGTGACGTGCTGATGCGGATCAACAATTTCTTGAAATATTTCAACAATAATTATAGGCCAATTTATCACTTAGAAAGTATTATGCACTACATGATAATCAAGATATTCAAGTATGCAGAGTTACCAAAAAGCATGTAAGACCCTTGAGTTGGATGTTGTATCGATAGAAACGGTGAGGAAACAATACAAGTTGATGGCTCTTAAATACCATCCGGACAAAAACAAGACGGCGGATGCGCATACAAAATATTTGGAAATCAAAGAGGCGCATGATTATTTGCTTGTATACTTGGAGAACAGAGGCGGCGAAGCCGCCGCGGCACAAACGGAGTCGTGGACATCCACAGTGTCGTCGTTTTTCGAGACTTTGTATAACAATCAGCATTTGCAAAAGCGCGTGTTTCATCCGCTGTTGATGCGTGTGATACAAACATGCGAAACAACATTATTCGAAAAGATGGATACAAAAAGAGCGACAAAAATCTATGAAATCTTGGTAAAATACAAAGACTCTCTGCATTTGTCGGAGGAATTTTTAAAACAGGTGAACGATATTATTTGCAAGCGGTGTGAAGCGACAATGGCGGCAAGCGAGACAATTATTTTGAACCCCAACTTGGACGATTTATTGAACCAGTCTGTATACAAATTGAAAGTGGACGGGGAAGAATATTTTGTGCCGCTGTGGCACAGCGAGTTGTTGTATCAAAAATCACTCAACAAACAAGTGATTGTGCAATGTGAACCAGAGTTACCAGATAATGTGGAGTTGGACGAGAACAATAATATACATTTGTATATTCGATACAATTTGATGGAGTTGTGGAACAGGAGAGATACAAATGTGGAGTTTTTGATCGGATCGCAGAAGCGGGAATTTTGTATGGAGTCTCTTAAAATCAAAAGGGGCGAACAAGTGATTTTAAAAAAGGGGGAGGGCATACCGATGCTAGCAATGTTTGATGTGGACGAGTTGTCGGATATTTATTTGCATATTATGCTTGATTAAGCCATCAGTCAGCGTCTTTCACACTATTTGCGCGATTTGTATACACGTTTGCCCCAAAAACTATTCATGTTGGTGGGTAAAGGATTTTCGACTTTTGTTACATCTTCTTCTTCTTCTTGAACCTCTTGTTCTTCGTTGCCCGCAAAGATTTTGTCGTCTTCATCCGATGAATCGGTTGCGTCGTAGTTATTTTTGGCGCACTTTTCTTCAAAGTCTTGCATCTCAAAGTGTTTGATTAAGACTTTAAAACAGTTTTCAATGGCGTCGTCGATATCATTGGTGGTTTCGGTCTCGGGGTTTTCAAGATATTTTCCGAGGACTTCTTTGATGCGGCCCGTGTTTTTTTGGACTTTCTTATAATAATCTTGGACGACGGCGGATCGGTCGGGATCGGCGCTTGCTAAATAAGTATTGTATCGTTTCTTGCTGGTCAAGAGTTTTAGAGTGAGGGCGTCGATCTCGTTCATATAAAGAAAACCTACGGTTTCCTTTAAATCCTTCCCTTTTCATTTTGTATTTTTTTAGTAAATAATACAAAATTAAAATATCAACCGAAAAACAAAAAGGAGGGGTTAAAGGGGAACGTAGTTCCCCTTAGAGGAGTGATGAAATAAGCGAGCCCTTATAGGTTTCGATGCCGGTGTGATCTAAATCGATAGTAATATCAGAAAATACCTCGCCACCCATTTTCGTCCAGCGGTGGCAGAACATCCAGTCTTCCGAGAAATAATGGCCATCCTCGACACCACAATCGAAAAGGGCGTATGCAAAGTCGTTTTCCGACCCGCTCAAAAAGTTCACGTCGTCGACATACTTGGTTTGTGGGAAGGCCTTTGACATGAGTTCGATAACGTTTCGCTTAATAAGCATGAAACCGGTGGCCAAATGGCGGACCTTGGTTAAATTGTTTTGTATCTCGAGAAAGTTTGAAATATAATTGATATTGTATCGCACCAGGTTTGTCTTCAAATAATTCGTGTCAGTGTGTGCGTCCTTAAGTTGCGACTTTTGTTTTCGCGCCAGGATTTCGTTTACCAAGCTGGGGTTTGTCGCAAGTTTGTCGAATTCATAATTCTTGATAGGATAAATGCCACCGACCAGAGGTTTATCGGCAACCAACAACTTGAGAATATCAAAGGGAGACCAAGTGATGTCTGCATCAATAAACATAAAGTGAGTTGCGGTCTTGATGTGCATGGCCTTGGCGATCAAATTGTTGCGTGCACGTGAGACCAAACTGTCGTTGCGACAAAAATGAACGGTGGCTTCGATGCCCAAATCCTTGCACATGAACATAGTTTGCAAAAGAGATTCAGTGTATGTGCAATACAAACTGCTGTTGTAACAGGGAGTGAGGAAAATGATGTGAGGCTTGGTCTTGGCGATGTAGTCGGTGATGGCTTTGGGGACCGCAGGCTCTTGAATTTCCTCGATTTGATAACGAATTGGGTCAGACATGGATGGTGATATATATAAAAATAAAATGTGTAAAAGCTTTATATGCGTTTTTTCGATTGAGTTATTGTTTGCATTATTGTTTGAATTATAAAAAAAAACAAATAAGATGGTGGTGTCTTATTTGTTTTTTGTTTTTTTTTAATTTTATTTTTTATTGAATCCTTTCCAAAATGCTTTTAAAAGGATTTGTTGTCCCAAGCAAATTAAAAAAAGGAATTGTTTTCTCATTCACTTTATACAAAAGGAACGATTTAAAGGAAACCTTGGTTTCCTTTAGGCGGACGCAGCCTTGATGAAGTGGATCTTCAAGAACTTCTGGAGGTTGAAATAGGTGAGAGTCTCATCCTTTCCAATCTTGAGGAGCTTGGCGAGCTTGGCATCGGGGTTGATCTGTCTTCCCTGGACCTTGTCCTTGAGCTGGTTGGCGGTGATGTAGGCGTTGATCTCCTTACTGACCTCAACACGGGACATCATGGTGCCAGCCTCCTTACCAAGGAACTTGATGAGCTCATCACTGATGACAGAGGGCTTGACAAATCCGGAGGGCTGTCTGTTGGGGTTGGGGACCTTGGACTTTCTCTTGGACTTGGAAGCGTTCTTGAGCTCGCGAGAAACAGACTTCTCGAGGACCTTGTAGTCAGTCTTCATGGTAGACAAAATGGCAGTGACCTGCTGGATCTTGGAACTGAAATCAGACAACTTGGAGGAGAGGGTAGAAGCATCGGCGACAGCGGCCTGCTCCTCAGCGGGGGCGGAAACAGGGGTGTCGACAACGGGAGCAGAAGCGGGGGTAGCAGCAGCAACCTTGGGCTTTCTCTGCTTCTTCTCAGCAGCAGCTGCAACAGGGGCAGCGACGGCGGGGGTTGACTCAACAGTGACAGTGACGGCGGGAGTAGTAGACTCGGTAGACTTAGTTTTGCGGACCATTTTCTTTTTATACACTCTATAGTGGTAGTTTTTTAAGTACTTTAACGCATAAATACATTTTGACACGCATTTACGCGGCGGGCACAATGGTGAAGAAGTTGTCATACAACCATGGCATTTGGATTCTCGCCTCCAAAGAAACAATTGTGAGGCCAGTCAAAAAATACATTGCGCCTAAATTCTGGTGCTCGGAGTCGATACCAGAAAAAACCAAAGTTTCGGCCATTCCCACAACCAATTGCATAATTTGTTCTAAAGGCGACTCGGGGTCAATCGGCCTCGTTCCAAAAATGGTTTCGCTAAATGGTGACATGCGTGGGCAAATCCGGTTTCGCAAATCTCTTGGTAATGCGTGCCATAACTGATTGATCTTTACAATCATGTAGTAGATTCTGGGGGGCGTCAAGCGTGTCAGCCACTGTATCTGCGTATAATTGCCGAGTTGGTCAATGTGCATGAAAATCGCGGTGATTCTTTGATCAATTGTTCGCTGTTCTTGTTGAGGTTGCTGTCTCAGCTGCTGCTGCTGCTGCAGCTGCGGTTGCTGCTGTCGACGTGTTGGACGTCGCTCTTTGCTCAATACGGCCTGAACAAGCGACGAAGTGGTCATGCCGTTGCTCAGTTCCACAATGTGTTTGATGAGTTCGTTCGCGGGGAACAGCAGATTTGTGAGCTTGACAATTTCGACAATCTTACTCTCTGCGGGTTTCATATTGTCTCGATTGTATGGGTTCTCAAATTTATTATTATTATTATTCTTCACTGTCATGGTAAATAGTGACTTCAAATTGAAACCATAATTGTGCTTTTGGTCCGTGTGTTGAAAGAAGAGTAAATAAGGAATCTCGTCGAGTGGCTCGAGTGTGTAAAAATCACTTTCGTTTACACAGCCCTTTGACGTGCCTTTGAGTTTGAACCACTTGGATACAAAGAATCGGCGAACATTCCGTTGGATTTTAATTACGTTAGCAGTCATCGTCAAACATTCGCGGATTCTCGCTGCGAGATCCGCTTTAGTTCCGGAAACTTTGAGGTGAAGACTTTTTGCAAAACTCTTGAGTTCGGGGAGTTTCGATTTATTCAGATCCGTTTTAATAATTTCGTTGTAAGAGTCGGCGACTTCTTTTGGTTTTGCCATTTTTGAGAGCATATAAAGGTTATATATAATTCTTGCTTAATATAATTTTTTTGTAAACTTTTTTGTAAACTTTTTAACAAACTTCATAAATTTAATATTTTTACGAAATACAAATTAAAGCCAACTCACAAAGTAAAGTAAACCAACAAAAAAAATGTCCGCCGCCGCCAAAACTCCTATCGTTCTTGATGTCAACACTTGGGTCCCTGAGGCCTTCCGCTTCACTCCCCCCAAGGTAAACACCAATCAAGGAAAGTCAATCAATATTATTAGTAACCAGACTGGTCGTGGTCTGCACATTTCGAGTCCTCTGTTGACCACTTGGGGCATTAGCGACTTTGTTGATCCTACCACCGGCGTTTCGGATGGTAAGTTCAGTCTTTCTCTCACTTTCCCCAATGGCGAGTATGCCAACAAGAACACCACTGCCTTTTTGGAAAAGTTGGTTGCATTTGAGCAAGCCATCTTAAACGAGGCTGTCAAGAACTCGGAGCTCTGGTGGGGTAAGAAGTTGAATCAAGAAATTCTCAAGTACACTTTCTTCCCAATTCTCAAGTATCCCAAGATCAAGGGCACCCAGACACCCGATATGTCCAAGAGCCCTAGTTTGAGCGCCAAGGTCCCCTTTTACGAGAAGGAGAACAAGTGGAATGTCGAGTTGTACGACACCACCGGCAACTTGATCTTCCCTTGTGAGAATGATGAGCTCACTCCCGCACACTTTGTTCCTAAGTTGAGTAATGTTGCATGTGTTTTGCAATGTGGTGGAATCTGGGTTGCTGCCAAAGGATGGGGTGTTACCTGGAAGCTTGTTCAGGCAGTCGTCAAGCCCAAGGAGGTCGTAACCGTTTTTGGCAAGTGCCATATCAGTCTGTCAGATGAAGATAAAGTGGCCATGGAGACTTCGCGCGTCGAGGAAGATGCAGAGGAAGAATCACCCGCCGTTAGCTCGACCCAAGTGGCAGATAGCGACGATGAAGAAAAGCCCGCTGCAAAGAAACTCAAGGTAGGTGGTGCAACTGTGTCCGATCCTGTGCCTGCTCCTACTCCTGCACCAGCGCCTGTTTCTGCTCCTGTTCCTGTAGAAGAGCCTACCAAAAAGAAAATCATTAAGAAAGTTGTCTCCAAATAAGTAGATTTTTTTTTCATAATTTAACATAATAATTAATCTATTAAAAAATTAATAAATTAATTCCTTACAGTTTTTTAGAATGAGTCAAAAAACTGTGGAAGAGTATTTTACCAAATTTCCGGATAATGTAAAAAAAATAAAAGTTACAATGAAATCCGATCATCTTCCTAATTTATCACGGTTTTATCAGTTAGAAATATTGGAATGTTATTTCGGTAAACTGACCAGTTTGCCAGTTCTGCCATCTACTTTGAAAGAGTTGCATTGTCATTGTAATCATTTAACGAGTTTGCCCGCGCTGCCATCTACTTTGGAAATATTGCATTGTGAAAACAATTTACTTACACATTTGCCGGTTTTGCCATCAACTTTGAAAGAGTTGCGGTGTTCTTCTAATAAACTGACCGGGTTGCCCGATTTGCCATCTGCTTTGAACGAAATATATTGTAATAATAATCAACTGACCAAGCTGCCAGTATTGCCAGGTTCGTTGACTCGGTTATACTGTTATAATAATCAACTGACCAGTTTGCCTTTACTGCCGTCAACTTTGACTAGATTATATTGTTCTCACAATCAACTGACTAGTTTGCCTTTACTGCCGACTACATTGGAATGGTTGTTTTGTAATAACAATCCAAATATGGATTGTTATCTTGAAATACACGAAATTCCTATGGCTGATTTTATTGCAAAAATTCGAAATAAAATGAATATAATTCACCGGTTCAAACACATGTTTTATACTTTGAAATATAAAAAGCAATTCCATGAATGGATATGGGCGCGTGTCCGAGAACCTCATATAAGAAAAAGATATAAACCGGATAATTTAATAAAATTGTTGGAAGGAAGCGATGAAATGACATTGGACGAGTTGGAAAAAATCCTTGAAAATTGGTAATCCGCCAAAAAAGAAATGATATTTGAGTAATATATATATATATATATGTATAATAAACACATGCGAACACAAATAAAAAAATTAAATAATAACCAATCGAAAACTAAAAAAAATTTCAAATCATTAAATTGTAGTCCATGTGTTGCTAATAAAAAAGTTGTAAAAAATTCATGCATGACACTGGAAGCCCTTATGAAAATCAGAGATGAATACAACAAAGACCATCCTGAGAATAAAATCATCGCATCAAAACCAGTCCTTATTTGGCACGAACTCAAGATGAAACTCGACTGCAGCGACGAGCGTTGTTGGGTGAAAGAGATTGACGACAAGAATTTGCGCGCCCAAATAAAAAACCAGCTGTTTGCGCCCGAACACCCGCCAGAATGGGCAACCAATAAAAACGAGTGGTTGAGTAATTATGACATTGATGCCGTAATGCAGCAGTACGAAGATAAAGACAAGACATTCGAATATTTAGCAACGACTCCGGTTGATTATGACTATATCGTCGACAAATCGTCAAACAAGTGTTACGAGGAGACCTTATGCAAATTCGATTTGAAATCCTCGATGGCCGCCGGAAAACACAAGTTCGCAGCTGTTTTCAATTTAGACAAACACAGCGAGGCTGGATCACACTGGGTCTCGCTGTTCATCAACACACAACTTGGAATCATCATGTTTTTCGACAGTGCGAATGGCAGCATTCCGCCCGAAATCTCGCGTTTCATCAAGACGGTGAAGCAACAAGGCCTTGAGAACAATATCAGTTTTAAATTCCTGCGAAATGAGAAGCAACATCAGCGTGGCAACACAGAGTGTGGCGTCTATTCGATCCATTTTATTATCGAAATGTTGAACAATGCTAACCGAGCGATCGAGCTATTTTTGAATGGCTATATTCCGGACAACAAGATTGAGAAATATCGCAAAATATATTTCAATGCGCCGGAAAAACAATACTAAGAATAATCTATGGTATAAATATATTATTCTTATGGGGAAGAAGAAGACTAAGAAAAAGCAGGTGTCGTCGTCATCGTCGTCGTCGAAAACAAAAAAGACAAAACAAAAGGGCGGGTTTCCGTTTGGTTTCAGCCCGATTATGACCTATAATGATGATAACCGGATGATCGATTTTGTTATACAAGATGGAGTAGATAAAACGGCGTATGCACAGCGCAACAATGTGTATCCGACTTTGCCGTCGATGGATTCATTTGGATTTGATTTTAAAAATGTTTACGACAAGACATACAACTTTTTTAACGAAACGCCGCGCGAAAATCGTGTAAAATCTATAAAAATTGGAATTAATACGGATGATGATATACGCAAAATCAACGTTTTGAACAAAATCATTCAAGTATACAACAACCAGAACAATATTTTTGAGCGACAGCAGCGGAGGCAGTTGGGAGACAAGGCGCAGCAGTTTGGTGGAGACCCGGCACAACAATGGGGAGGTGTTGTAAAAAAACCGATTTTGTCGTCGGTAATGAAGACATTTGCAAAGAATCCGGAGGAAATGAAAATTGCGGAGAATCTAATTAAGCAAGGAGTTGTAGAAAGGGCATTGAAACAAAAATCTCCTCAAGTTTTAGTTGGGGCGTTGAATCGGAAACAGAAAGTTCTGAAGACACAAAACGAAATTTTGCGTAAAGAGCTCGCTGAGTTAATAAAAAATGGGTCAAAAAACCAAACGAATATGCAGGCATCGTCATCCGCAATAAGCAACGATGAAATTGAAGATGAACTTCAAGATTATATTAAAAAAAATCCATTCGCGTGGGAAGATTTAAAGAAAAGACTGAAAGCATCAATGCAAACAGAAGACGTGGATAAATTAAAACAAGAATTGGAAGAGACTGAAAGCAAATTGCAAGCCGAGTTGTCAGCAAAAGCACAGATAGAGTCTCAACTTCGGCAGAAACAAGCAGAACTAAAAGCGTTAAACGCTCGAGGAACGGGTCCTATCGGAACAGGTTCAACAGCTGCAAGTTCAACAGGTTCAACACCAGTTGCAAGTTCAACAGGTTCAACACCAGTTGTAAGTTCAACAGGTTCAACACCAGTTGTAAGTTCAACGGGTTCAACACCAGTTGCAAGTTCAACAGGTTCAACACCAGTTGTAAGTTCAACAGGTTCAACACCAGTTGCAAGTTCAACAGGTTCAACACCAGTTGCAAGTTCATCTAGTTTAACACCAGTTGCAAGTTCATCTAGTTTAACAGCTGCAAGTTCATCTAGTTTAACAGCTGCAAGTTCAACAGGTTCAACACCAGTTGCAAGTTCATCTAGTTTAACAGCTGCAAGTTCAACAAACGGTCAATCAGCAACAGTACCAGCAGCAATACAATCAGGTCAACAAGGTAATCTAGGAACGGGTTCAACATCACTAACTTCAACAAGTAGTCAATCAGCAACACAACAGGTTCAACAACAGGTTCAACAACAGGTTCAAACAGGAGGTCCATCGGCAACAATACCAGCAGCAACACAATCAGGTCAACAAGGTAATCTAGGAACGGGTTCAACAACACCTAGTCTAACAAGTAGTCAAGGAGCAGCAGCATCAGCTATTCAAGTATCAGGAACTGGTTCAGCAGCAAGTGGTCAAGGAGCACCAAAAACTCTTCAAGAAGAAATTGATGAATTAAAAAAAAAATTGGAAGCAAGTGAAAATAAAGTAAACCAACTCAAGGGCACCGCAACAAGTGTGAATCAGAATTTAACTAATCTTAGCCAACCAGCACCAACAACTTCGTCAAACATATTTCAGGCACAAAATTTAAATTTACAAAACGTAACTCTATTAAAAATACAGGATGATTTTGATTTAAATTCAGTAATAAAAATGATTGAAGAATACGAAAAAAAAATTGCAGATTTAAATAAAAACCAAGTACCGAATTCGGCCGAAATCGATTTTTATAATTCACAAATAGACGTATTGGATGGTTTAAAACGGGCTTTTATAAGTACAAACATTAAAGGTATTGATGTTAAAACTATCATGAAGCCTAAATACTCTTTTACAGAACTAATAGAAAAAAGGAAAAAACTACAAGACGACTTAACGAAAAAAAATGCTGAAATTGAAACTTTCGTAAAAAAGACAGCCGGTGGACATGTAGAACTCCAAAAGATCTTAACGATAGTCAGAAATGATTTAACTCGCTTAAAAAATTTGGAGACAAAACGAGAACTTGGTAATTTGTTGAAAAAGTTGTCATTGAGCCAAAGTGAGCAATCAAAATTAGATAAATTATTAGAAATAGATAATTTGAATAAAACAGAAATAGACTCTGTAAATAGTTTATTCGATAAATCTGGTCTTCAACCGAATGAAATACAAAAAATGAAAAGATTGGTAGAACAACTTCATAAATACCCGAAAACTATTTCAGAAGAAGAGTTAAAAAATGAAGCCGAATGGAAAAAAAATAAAGACGTGTTTGAAATAATTTTAGAAGAAGGATCTAAACTCCAGTTAGTCGAACAAGAAATTACTCAAAAAATTGAGTTAATTGATAATCAGATTGAAGTATATAAAAAGACAGAAAGCCAACAAGCAAAAATACATGCACAAGACAAAATTATAGAATTTTTGAGAACAATAAAAGATCCATTTATTCAACAAGTTAAGAAAACAACGTTTTCACCAAATATTTATTCAGAGTTATTAAGATTAACAGTTATTAAAAAAGCAGATTCGACTGAAGAAGTGGTAAACAAAGATTTGTTGACAGTAGACCTGCTAGAACAAAAAATAGAACGAACAGGATCTATAATTACAAAATATGATAAAACTGTTTTGAACAACTATTTAAAAAATCTGCATGATCTTAATGTTTTTGTATATTTCAATACTGCAGATCTGCTAAAATTTTTTAAAGCTAAAAAAATAACAGACATCAGAGAAAGATTTTCTCCGTTGAATGGAATAAAACTAGATCTGGTTGAGTATATTGCAAATGTTTGTAGTCTAGATATTGATTTAAATGCAATCAATTGTTTAGCTGGAACTCCAGCTGAAAATGCCTTAGCTAAAACAGAAATCCAAGAAATAATTATAAAACTTCAAACCGATGTTTATAACCGATGGCACCTGAATCCATCCATAAAAAACGATTGGGAAATAGCTGGTTTAGTGGGTAGTTTTAAATGGAGACCGAACGGTGTTAGTAATGATATAAGCAGAACACTTAGACACGAAACACTTTTGAAATCTGGATGTAATTTGCCAGATGTTAATATACAACCAACTGGCGTTGAAACTTACACAAATTGCGATAATCCAGACATAATAAATTTTATAAGTGAATTGACCCCGATAATTGAACAAGAATTAGAGTATAATAGGTACCAAAATGATACAAGACAAAGTTATGATTTCCAGCAAAAATTTATGCTCACATATCCTGAGTTTCAAAAATTACAAACCCTCGATATAACAAAAATAATGGATTTCTTTAAAGTTATGCCAACAGAAATGTATTTCAACAGCATAAATAATAGTGTGGTACCACGTATTCTCCATAATATAAAGGTTGGAGACGGTACACAAGCGCCTTTAACAGATATCAGCGCCAATGAGTTATTCAACACAACACTTAAAAATAATATGTACAACCGTGATTTGTTAGATGAAAGCAAATATGGGCTTTTTTTTGAAAAAGAAAATGATATTTTAGATTTGCGAAATTATATAACACATATGAATGAAGTTGGTGGCTTAATTGGAAATGGTATTTTCACGGCATTTGATAATGCACAGAAACCACAAATCGAGCAAAATTATAAAACTATGTTTCCTGATGATATTTTGGATAAAATGGATATTGTAGAGCTGGGATCAGTTATTCATTTATTGCCGAACCAATATAATTTTATTGACCCGCAACAACAGCAAGATTTTAAAATGATGCAAACAATGTTTGATACTAAAAATTCAGAAGTTCAAAAAATTTTTAACACTTCAACTAAGGATAAAACCGATAAAAACAACGGTGAACCGATACAAATAGAAGACAAAATGAGAAATAAAGCATATCGAAGTAAAACCTCAGAAAAATTTTCGGTATCTCTTAAAGTTGACTCGTTAAAGTTTTATTCTAGTGTTGATCCGTACGTTTTTAAAGTTATAAAACATTTGATACAAAAATTTGACGATATACAAATGTATATTGACATCTACACAATAGCAAAATTGGAACACGAAAAATTGGCAGCGAAGTCGAGTTCGACAAATTTTTTAATTGAAGAAAAGTCTGATGTATGGGTTCCAAGAAATGGTGATAAAGTAAAGTATGTTAACGATAACAAGATATACTTTGTCGAATCGGTTACAACTGATAATACAAAAAAGGTTGGAAAATGGATTCCAAATGACGAAGAAAAAATTATCTATAAGAACTTTAAATATTTTGCAGAAAAAGTGGTCGGAAGCGCAGAAGAATTTAAACTATACAATTTGAATCCGCTAACTGGCGAAAAAGAGTTTTTAAAAGATGCAAATGCCGTTGATTTGGTCGTTACAACTACGCCAAGCAGCACCAATATGTCATCTAAGATCGAGAACGGAGACGCGATCGAAGCCCTTCGCAGCCATGGCAGCAACCAGGGCAATTGGTACCCTGGCAAGATCTCTAGCGACAACGGCGACGGCACTTATGGCATATCTTACAACGACGGTGAGTCTGAGAACGTGCTCGCGAACAAGATTCGGTTGCTGACTCCAACAAAATTTACGATCTACAAATTATTCATTAAAGGAAATCTCGGACAAGAATTTGTATTTTACCCTAACAGTAGTAATTTGATTAAGTTTGATGACGAAAATTATTCGACTTATTTAAAAAATGCAGAACTGAACAAGTTCGAGAAACCTTGTAAAGTAATAGGAAAATACACTCCGGTTATTGGTGATAAAGTTCTGTTAAAAACTGACAAAAAAGAATATTTTATAATAGACAAAAACATCCAAAAAGAGTCGGATGGCAAAGTAAAAAAAGGTGCACAAGATATTTTTACAATATGTGAAGACTACCTGTGTCCACAAAATTCAACAACACAAGAAATTATTGGGGAAACAAATTTCGAGCTTGTATGTACCGATTTCGAAAGGTACATTGCAAAACGACATATTTCGGACCAAATTAAAACTGATTTTGACACTTTCGTGGGCGATCCAAATAATTTCACATTCGATCCAGATGAACAAACAAGACTTCGCGATGATGTTAACCAGAAATTTAAACAACTCGATGACTTGATAAATGCAGTAGAAGACACGTATAAATCGGCAACTAATGAAGCCGGCAAATTAAAATCTATCCATGACGAGCTGTTAAGATATGTTGATAAAACAAACAGCAACTTTTTTAACAATGTTCAACATCCAAAACTTTATCCAAAACAGAGTATTGCATTTATAAAATATTGGTTTTTCCAACGATTCCGAAAAGAAGTTGAAACATCGACAAGTGTGAAAATTAAAGATGAAATTGAACAAAAAATTAAACATCTTGCGGAGACAAGAATTTATAAACTCGAAGCAAAGGATGCAAAAGAGTTTGTCGCTTCTTTACCAAACAAAATATTTGAGAAAACACCTGTTGCAAAACCTGGAGCAAGCCTGGTAGTAAAACCTACATCCAGTAGTAATCTGCCAGGTATAGTAAATTTTAAGAGCGGAGAAGCTGTTATATTTCAAGGAAATGACTACTTTATAAATTATGAAAAATTATACAGGTTTAGTGCTGTTAGCAATTTTGTTTTATATAAAGACACGTGGTTAACAGAACGTTTCAAAGTATTGACCGAAGAAGAAATAAAAGAAGTGGAAAAGAACAAAAGTTATAAACCATGGTATCCAGAAAACGGAGAAGATGTTTATTACATATCAGTGCCAAACCAAAAATTCAAAGTTGAAATAGTAACTAGCACAGGACCTTTTGCCTTAACAAAATTCAAATTATACACAGAAGATAGCAATGGTAATAAAATTTATCAAACATCCAACACTGGTGAAGAAATTGAAATCAACGCAAAAGCATATTTAAAAGAAATCAAACCAGTCAATCCACCATCTCCGACAACCACAGCAACACCTGCAGAAGCAACGGCATCACCATTTAAACAATTTATAAAACCATGCGAAACACCAAACCGAGAAAGTTGGTCGCCAATTGTTGGCGAAGAGGTTTTGTTCAAGAGTACATCATATTATATCATAGAGCAAAATACAGTTGGAAATGGTATGATGGCAAAACAATTTTTTGTTTTGTGTAGAACTTACCCTTGCAAAGACGAAACCCAAAAAGTTAGTGAAATTAACGATGAAAATGGCATACAAAAAAAAATTGAAAAGCAAAACTTAGAATTTAAATGCACAATTTTTGAGCAATATATTGCCAACAGACATTGCAGCACCGAGTTTGATACAAAATTGTCGGAGTATGGAGAAAGTACAAAGTTAACACAACAAGAAAAAACAGACATTGCAACCGTAATGTCCAAGTTTAGAGAACTTGATACTTTAATCGATGTGATTTATAGTGATAATTCAGAATCAGACAATAAAAAGAAATTTACCCAAGTCCAAAATACTTTTAAAACATATGTAGATATTGGTCTGGGCGACCAGCGACTAAAAGATTTTAAAACTTCTGATCAGCAAACCACAGTTTCGGATTTTCCAGTGCTGTATCCCAAAGAATTCAACGCGTATATTAAATATTGGAAATACAAAAATGCCAAACTAATGTATGATAATGAAAAACTCATTAACAATGGACACGATGATGATGAAATAAAGAAAGCTGTTAAAAAATATATGACTGATTCATTAGGTATCGCCCAAATGAGTTTAAAAGCGTTTGCCAGTAATTTTTTCGAATCGTTGAAACTTTGGGAAAATACTTTTCCGAAACCCCTTCCTCAGACAACCGCTCAGATAAACCCTCAGGCAAACCCTCCTACATCCGCTTCGGCAAATACTCCTATAAAGTATGAAACCGATTTGAAATATTCAAAATACAAGAAAATGAGACAAATGTTACCAAAAGGAGCGGTACGACAAAAAATGATGACAGACGGGTTCACCCAAGCAGACATCGACGCATACTTCAATTGGATACCTCCACCTCCACCTCCACCTCCTTAAATAAAAAAAAATAATATGCCCCCACCATATATAGTCATTGTCCAAGCATGAATACCCGAAAACGGACAACAAAGAAAAAACGAGGCGGTGCGCGGGGTTTAGTATTAAATATCATGTACAACAACAACGATGAAATTATCGACATTCGGCTGCAAGACATGCTCGCAGTCGCCGACTATCGCAACCGAAACAACGTCGATCCGACATATGGACCCTACGACGCCTGGCGCTATGTAAAAGAAAATTTTGACTTTGACCGCGCATTCGAAAACATGCGCGACTTTTTGCACCAATCTGAAACATCAAAACCCAAGACCAAGAAAAAGTACGTAAAACTAGCAGTGAACGACAAACGGGATATCCGACTCATACAGATTGCAAACAAAATTATCAGTGTTTTGAACACGGTAAAAAACAAGACAATACAACAGCCACTTTTGATTATTCGTGAAAATAAGAAATTGACTGACAAGACGAAAAAAGAGTTTCGCCGACGATACGAAGAGTTGTTAGTTAACGATTTTTTCGAAAAAGTTTTAGAAACATTTCACACGTCCAATAAAGATACCGACCGGCGCAAAGAGTTGGTCCGCCGCATACTGCAGATGCCCGTAATCGTAAACCTAGTTTGTATCAAATATGGATTGTTGAAAAGAGGTGACTTGGATTTGCAAGAGATACAAGATATTTACAGTTTAGACAACGACAAAGTGCTCGAGTTTTTCAGGGAAGAGAAGAAAATCGACAACACATCGTATGCGCAAATCGTCCAGGAGGAAAACGAAAAACTTGAACGGGAAAACCAAGAGTTGTTGGAAATGATTCAACAAGCAAAGTCAGGGCTGTCCACGTCTCCTGAAATGTTTGTTGTGGGCGGACCTGCTTTAAGCGATAGCGACACAGATACTTCGGCGCCAATCGGCAGTTCTTATGAACCACAACTAGGTTCTTTAGGACAACAAAGGCCCGTAGGACAACAACAACCGCAGCAACCGAAACCACAGCAGCAACCACAATCACAACAAGGACCTTTAAAAGTAATTGACGATATTTTGACAGACGATGACGACAAACAGCGATTGGACGGTATCCGAACTTTCAATAAGTTATTGTTAGACAAATATACAAACAGCGATGAAAGTAAAAAACAAGTGATTCAAAATAACCAAAAGTATTTTGAAAGTTATGTGCAACAAAATCAAAACGAGTCGCCGGAAATATACAAAAATAAGTTGCAAATGTATTTGATAAAAAATATACTGGCATGTATCGGTCTAAATCAACGAGAAGTTTTCAATAAACAAAATTTGCCTGAAGATAATAAAAAATTTCAAGCATTTTGTCTGTTAATGATTCGTGTCTTCTTGACAAAAGATATGCGAAATTATACAAAATTTAAACAAACTTTTGAATCTAACTATAATCCATCACTTAGAATATGTGAATCGGTAACACTTGCAGTAAATAGTTTGTCGTTATTGGGGGGAATTCGCACAACATATTCATACGACACAATAGTTGACAATGTAAGACAAAATAATTCATCGTGTGATGACTACGAACTTATGATCATAATTCATTTGAACAAGTTGTATGATTTGTTTAAAACAAAAGACCCAGCGTACATACAACAAATGATTACCAAGTCTAAATCAAACGGAGCAGATACAACTACTACAGGTAACTATGACGAGACTTACGATCAAGCCAACCCAAATTATATATTTTCATAAAACTGACATAAAAATAAAGTGTCTTCTATATACAAATCAATCATGTCACAACAACAGAACGAAGACCAATTAATCAAGCGATTCCCCCGACTTGAACTTTCTTATGAAACCGCCGCGCATAAGAAAGTTTCGACCAATTACGACATTTGTATCGCCGTCCCCGTAGGAAAGAAAAGTTTCATGTGGTTCACCTACGAGGGAGCCGCCGACGTTTGCTACCTGCTGGAGATCAACAAGGACCAAAAGATAACAAAAATCAGCAAGACCCCCGCCGAAAATATTCCCCAAGAACTTGCCCACGGAACCGTATTGTATGGCTCTTTGCTCGAAAATCAAGCATTTATTGTCGAGGATATTTACTATTTTTGCGGCCTCCCACTGAAACAATTGACATTTGGTGAGAAACTCACATACTTTCACCAATTGATGACCAAGTATACAATAAAGCAGGTACGATTGGCGCTCCCATATATGTGCCAGGTTAACGGCGACAACAAATTGCTCGACTCACCCCAGTTTTACGAGTCCATGACTTCGAGCACGGCATATACAACACACCATGTTCAGTTTCGGTCATCGCACACCATTTCGCCTTATTTGAACCATGTATACAAAAAGCGACAAGATTTTGTAGCCACGGTGTCGGGTGACGCATCCGAAACGTCCTTGTTGTTTCCGCGCACAGACCTTGATCACTATGCGCAAATGTCGCTGAAGACGGCGGTGTTCCGAGTCAAGGCGGATATACAAAATGATATTTATCACTTGTTTGCGGCGGATGGATACTATACAAATATTGCGTACATAGAGAACCGGCAATCGAGCGCCTATATGAACAGTTTATTCCGAAACATCCGTGAAAACATCAATATCGATTATGGGGAGGAGAGCGAGGACGAAGATATTTTTCAAAACACGAGTTTGGACAAATATGTCGATTTAAACAAAGAATACAAAATGAATTGTACATACAATGTGAAATTTAGAAAGTGGATGCCAGTGAGTGTGGCTGGCGATGCAAGCCCATTGGTACAGTTGGCAGCGTTGATACAAAGTCATCGACCACAAAGGACCCAACAACAAGGGCTAGGGCCAAAAAAGCCATTCCATACTCAAAGACATCAACAAAATTCATACAAAACACAACAAAAACCATGTTATAAAGCGTATACAAAAAATCGTTGAATTTAAAAATATTAAATTAAAAAAATAATTATTTACAACAAGTTGTTTGAATTTCGCGTCTACAAATCGGACAATTGCTGCGACTTCTAAGCAATTGTGCGCAACAATTTTTACATAAACAAAGATGGCCACACGGCACAAGAACTTCGGTAGAGTTTTCGTCCATGCAAATAACGCATTCGGTAATTTCGAAGATTTTCAAGGAGGCGATATCGATATTGGGGACAACTTTGATGTTGGCGGCCCTGACTTGGTAAAATGTCTTGATATTCGGGCGCGAAACCACCTCAAGGTCGTTTGCGCCAATTTCGTAAAAGAAACCTTCTTGGCGAATATCTTTCGGGAATTTGCAGTTTAGACCATTGTCGTATACATTGGTGTAAACTTTGCCGTCAGTGTCAGTGAAACTGAAAAACTTGATTCTCAGTTTGCTTTTTTCCTTCACACATTGTAGGGTTATTTTTGACATATTTTTTTTTGATTAAGGGAACTCGTCGATAAGGCACCGAAGGTGCCGATGGTGGAACACCGGAGGTGTTCATTCCCTTATGATCCCATACTTTCTTTTGTTTAAGGGAACTCGTCGATAAGGCACCGAAGGTGCCGATGGTGGAACACCGGAGGTGTTCATTCCCTTATGATCCCATACTTTCTTTTGTTAATGGAATTTGTAGTTTTTATAGAAAAAAAGAGGAAGGATTAAAAGGAAACCTTAGGTTTCCTTTATTTATTCGAGATAGGAATCCTCAACAAGTTCTTCGCAATAAACGGTGGGTTCCGGTTCTTCGCGCAACTTGGGCTTCTTCGGTTTGGCGACAACTTTTTTCCCTTTTTCCTTGGGTTTGGCGACAACTTCTTCGATATCTTCTTGCTCAGCGATATCGTCGTCTTCATCTTCATCATCATCTTCGTCGGCATCTTCGTCGTCATCTTCGGCATCGGAACTAACAACAAAACCATCCTTCACATAGCCGTGTTTGGTCTTGGGAAGAAGGAGTTCGTCCTCGTCATCCTCTTCCTCGTCCTCGCTATCTTCGGATCCGATGTCGGAGTAGCCACCTTGCAAATTATCAATAATGTCGGTAAACTCTTCGGGAGTCATGTCGCTGATGGCATTTTCGACAGTAAGCACGGCTGCGCAGCTGCCGAAAAACAAAATGCTGTCGATGGGGGGAGGGAACTCGAACTTGTTCTCGGTATTTGCCTTGCCAGTGGTTTTGCCATAGACTGACAATTTGTATTCAATGTCGTTGACTTCAATTGTCCAAGTGTGAGACTTCGAGAAGCCTTCGTTGGTCTTGAAACCGCACTTTTTATACAAATCGGGGAGGGAAAGGTTTTTGGTGTTGACGGACTTGAGAGAACCGGACTTTTCAACAATGACGATGGATGGCATAATGATTGAAGATATAATGCGCGATTTGTTTAAGTAGATTTACAATCCAATTGTATCGCTAATGTCTTGTAACTGACCTGCGTTGTTATCCACGGTTTTTTCCTTAATATACAATTCCAAGTCTTCTTCTAAATCATTGGAGACTTGATAGTGACCGGTGTCTTCTTCGAATGCAGCGACAAGTTCCTGAGGTTGGGTGAGTTTTTCTATAATAGTTTTGTATTTCTGAACTTGGAGGTCAACTGCGTTTGTATTCTTGGTTGTTGTTCCAAAGTATTCGAACACAAAATGTAAAATCAAAATGACAAGCAGAGAAATAATCGAAATGTTAAATAACCATGCGAACATGTATAAAACAAGAATACAAATTTGGAGGGGGGATTCGATCGCAAGGAGAACCTACGGATAAGGCGCCAAAGGCGCCGATGGTGGAACACCGGAGGTGTTCACTCCCCTTTAACCCCTCCCTTTTTATTTTGTGAGGA